CGCCCGTGCCATCTACATGAAGTGGCCTACAGTAAAGGCCATGTACCACAGAGAAGGGTCAATGCAGCTAGGTGACTGTCAGTTTGTAGAGGTCGGGGAAGACTTGGTAGTGGCTAATTGCTTCACCCAATCCGGTTATGGGCGAGACGGTCAGCGCTACGCCTCCCCACAAGCTATCAAGAATTCTCTGGCGGAAGCAGCTTACGAGGCTCTGAATAGAGGTTTAGACAAGGTTTACATTCCCCGAATTGGTTGTGGTCTCGGTGGGTTAGATTGGGAGGGGGATGTGGTTCCGGTTTTGTTAGAGATAGAGAAGAATATTCGATTTAACTTCGTAGTGTGCGATGTCTGAAAAACTATTTAAAAGACCTTCTCTTTCCTATTTACTGGAATCGGGAAGGATTGAGGAGTATATTAAGTTGGCATACGGCGAAGAATGGGTAAAGCCGATATGCGAAGATTTGGGTTTAGTTGTAGAAGACCCCTGTGATAGTGATTTTATGGAAAGCATTAGCGTAGAAGATACTGATCATAAGGAATGAAATGTTTGAACGATTAGATTTATTGTTTTATCGCCCTATCAGATCGGAAAATATTTTGATGGGTTAAAGTAATGGGGCTATAGCTCAGTTGGGAGAGTGCTTCGGTGGCATCGAAGAGGCCGGGGGTTCAAGTCCCCCTAGCTCCACCAATTCTTAAATTAGAATAGACTTGGTTAAAGTTTGACATTGACTTAACCGAGAAAGAGGTGTAACGAGGAAAAGATATCTTATTTCCTCAATACGGGGCCGAATTGGTTTCGACGGGTAGTAGAAAGGCAGAGCAAGCGTGCCGACCGAGTTGACCTAGGTCGTAAATATATGGTTGAGACTGGTAGCTACAACTGCCGACAATAATTATGCTCTAGCTGCTTAAAAATAAGCAGCCCTTGATCCGGGAGGTGTCCTAGTACCGGGGAGGGGTCGTAACAGGACTGGCTAGGTAAATTTAGGCCGCAGGGTTCCTAGTAAGATTTTAGCGGTGTAGGTCACTCGGGGGATACCGTCCCTGGCTCCGAATTGACTGAAAATAAACCAGGGACTACGCACGTAGAAAGTGATGTTGGACACTATGCGGACCTGGGATTCGATGCCCAGCGGCTCCACCATAAATTGGAGAATTAAATGGCTGGAAGTAAAACTGCTAACAAGAATGCTGGGGTAAGAGGTTCCCCTAGGGAGCGTTTTCTTAGTGGAACAGATGAGAAAGTGGTTCGAGTTCTCAACGTGGAAAATGGAAAAAGGCGTTTTGTTTGGGCGGTTAAGAATGGAAATGACTTTAAAGTAGTACGTACAGAAGATACAGAACTTCGTTAATTTTTACCAAAGACTAAAGAAGTTTTGGTATCTTATATTTAGTCATAAAATGTCGCGGGGTGGAGCAGTCAGGTAGCTCGCCGGGCTCATAATCCGGAGGTCGTGGGTTCGAATCCCTCCCCCGCTACCAAATAATTTGTTATGAGAAGTAATCGCGATTAGCGATTTTACATTGTGGCGCACGAGCCGCGATTAGCGGCTTACTTTATGATTATATTTATTTGCTGTTTGATAGAATGAAACCCCCGGCTTTACCGAGCTGGGGGTTTCTTACCTTTGTAATTGTAATTATTGATATTGAGGGAAAATGAAAAAAAAAGCCCTGGAAATTGTAGTAGCAATTGATGAATGGATTAGAGAAATAGATTCTATTCCTGAAGTTTCTATTGAGTATATTCAGCAAAGTTTTGAATCTCTTAGAGATGAGTTCGACATTCCTGAAGATATAGCTAAAAAAGCTGTTGCTAGAGCTTTGGGTGAGCTAAAGTTTTGAAGCTTACTTTCCGATGTATTTGTCGGTCAAGCTATTGAGGAAATGTCATGACATTCAGTAGAGCAGTAGGCTACTGCGAAAATGTAGACTGTGAGGATTACGCTAAAGGTGTTTTTCTCCTTAATCATGGTAATCATTTTTACTGTCCCAGATGCAGATATAGAGGAAAAGTTGTTCCTGAGAAGGGTTTTGCCGATAAGTTTGAAAATGCTCCCTTCAAGGAAGTGAGAGTTGAGTTTAACTATGATCCAGTTAATAGGCGTTTCAGGGAGATTGGGATTGTTAAGGATGAAGCTATTGACGGAATAGGAAGCAGGTACATTCTTTTGAGTCCTCTAATAAAAACAGAGAAGAGAGCCCTCAAAGTTGCTGAGTCTATTTTGGCCAATCTTCAAAGAATAGTTAATTTCTTTGGAGATGATATTCCTAAGACAACGGAAGTTGTCATTTCGTTTGACGATGATTTTGATGTTTTTGTTTCCAAGTTAAAGGATCTTGGAGATGAGTGGGAACAATCTAACCTTGTTGAAAAAAATTATAAAAAGCAACAAGAACAAAAAGAAAACATGGCTTTGGATTAAATGGAGTTTTTGGCAAATTTAATCGAAGATTATCCCTGGCTACAAGTTGTGTGGTTTATATGGGTTACTTTTCATGATTTTGTCCAATGGATTATTATGGGCATTCTTGGGTTTACTTTGCTTCGCAATCGTCGGACCATGAAAGACATGGTAAAAGAAGAGTTAAAGCACGTTCACGAAGAACTTCACCAACATATTGAAGAGGACATTGAATTGCACGAAGAACTCGGGCAGCCTAGGGGATTAAGTGAGGGAAAATGGCTAGAAAAGGTATGATTGAGGCAGAAGGGGTTGTAGATAAAATTCCCGGCGGGGGGTTTTACGACATTAATCTTGATAATGGAAGACATGTTCAAGCTAAATTGAGTGGTAAATTACGACAATTTAGAATTAAGGTTTTACCGGGTGATAAAGTTCGTGTTGAAGTGTCTGAGGCGGACATTACTAAAGGTTTCATTACCTACAGAATTAGCTAAAGTTTATAACTGTTTTACCGCTAGGTTAGAAATATTTGCCCACCATGCGGGTTTTATTCAGTATGTTCATTTAAGTAGTTATTCGTATTTATATTCTTAGAATTGAAATATTTTGTGTCTAGGAGATAGTTGAAATGGGATGGGACCAAGAAACAGGTAGAGAAGGTATTTATGATTTTCTCCTTCGATTTCTAGGAATAGACGTAAAAGCTTTGTTGAAACAAGTTATAGAAGATAGGCTTTCCGAACAAGGTCTTACCTACGAGATAGAAGAAGACACATCTAGAAATCTTTCTGAGGGTTTGTACGATAGCTTTTCACCTCAAAAGGTTAAGTTTTCTGATGGACGTGTGTTTGTAGAAGCTCTAACCGAAATATCTCGTGGAGACGACTGGGGGTTTGATTTTTACAAGTTTGTAGAGGCTGGAAAGCCTTACAGAGTTAGAACTGAAGAATACCTATATGATGGAAACGATCCACATGTTTCAGAAGAGGTCATTCCTGGCGAGCAAGCTATACCCTCTAATCTAGAGGAACTTAGAGAAGCCGGAAATGCTACGAGCGACGGCATGGGTGATGAGATTGTAGATTTTCTCAAATCTCAGGGTATTACCCAAGCCGAGTTTGCTATTGGCGATGACGAATAAGTGCTAGATGATTGCATAACATGCTCATGCGGCCATACATGGGAGGATCATGATCTTAGGCATCATGGATGTTCTGTAGTGGGGTGTGATTGTATCCAGTTTGAAGAGGACTTAGATGCGTGATCAACCTTTAAAAGTCGTTAGATGCCGCTCTAAGATGGACGGAGATTGCTATTGGAGTGGCTGTCCGCAGTTGCGTGATGGTGAGCCGGAAGATTCCGGTCGCCATTGCCCACTGGATCGCTTAGAAGAAGAAGAATATGACTAATCTCCATTACCGCTTGCTAGTAAATAAAGTAAATTGGTTAGCTCTGAAGTAAAAAATTGGGTAACGTATATCTTACGATGTTCCGATGGAACCTTGTATACAGGTTGCACTAATGATCTTCAATGTAGACTTGATAAGCACAATAGGGGAATGGGGGCAAAATATACTCGCAGCAGACTTCCAGTGCAAATAGTTTATAGTGAGAACATGGGTACTAAAAAATTAGCGATGAAAAGAGAGATGCAAATAAAGAAAATGGCCAGAAGTAAAAAGCTAGAGCTAATAGATATTTATAAATAATAAAAACTAATAAACACCAAACAGAAAGAGAAAGTAGAAAGGGAGGATGGATTATCTCAGTAGGGGTGGTTTCCGGTTTTTTATTAAACTATTTTGATACTCCATTTTATGTTACTTTATTGGTTTTTATTATTGGTTGTATAATCATTTGTTGGGAAAATAACCTGTGAGTTTTGGAATGCGTCGTAGATTTGAAATCAAAGAGGATAACTCTAAGTCGGAAAATTCAAATTTAACTTTGGATTTGATCTTAGAAGTTTTACTAGATATTAGGGATCTAGCTTTGGAGCATTCCCCGGGGTATGAAGAAGAGGAAGGTTGACGGCTTAGCGGCATTGATCTATCCTTTAAAAGACGAAGAAGCTAAAGTTTCACTCGGTATTGGTCGATAGTCTAAAGGATGTTAGATACAAAACCAACGGTGGCTAGGGTATATTCGGTTTCGGCTGGATATGGGTTCGAATCCCTCCAGCGTCAAACTTTTTGGTGCTTATATATTGGATACAATGATGACTTTCAACCGCAAACCATCCTCATGGCAATCAAAGCCGAACCAGCCCAGTAATCCTGGGCAGGAGGCTGGTGCGCTGTAAGCTCTGACTGACAGAGCAACATTTTGCGCCCCGGTCTCCAAAAGGAAACCGGGGTTTTTGCGTTTTATGGTAAAAGAAACCGCATGGATGATAAAAAGCAAAACCCTAAGGGTGCCGGTGAGTTAACTGAAGCAATGTGCTTAGCCGCTTTTGTGCGTGGAGGAGAAACAGTGCTACTTCCTTTCGGGGATAACCAGAGGTACGATATGGTTCTCCATCGCGGTGAAGATTTCATTCGAGTGCAATGCAAGACTGGCAGACTTAGAAACGGAGTAGTCGAAGCTGCTACATGTAGCTCGTATGCCCATAGAGGAAACGGATCGAAGGATTACACAGGTAGTGCAGATTGGTTTGCAGTTTGGTGCCCGGATACGGATAAAGTGTACGTAGTACCTGTAGACGAGGCACCAAAAAGACAAATCACTCTGCGAGTAGAAGAGCCTAAATGCCCATCTTCGAAGAGAATGAGATGGGCGAAGGAGTACGAATACTGTTCCCCGGTAGCATAATTGGCAATGCAGCGGCCTGTTAAGTCGTGCCTTCGGGCAATGCTGGTTCGAGTCCAGCCTGGGGAGCCACAATTTAAGACAAACGAAGCCATGAGCGCAGGCTATGGGGCTGAGCATCGCGACAGGCGATAAAGTAGGCTAAAGTTTGTGGACCCGCGTTAAAGGGTGTCAGGGGGTCGTGCGGCGCAAGACATATAGCCGGATAGCATAACTGGATAATGCACCTGACTCTGAATCAGGCGATTTCGGGTTCGAACCCCGATCCGGCTTCCATATTTTGGACCTCTAGCTCAATAGGTAGAGCAACTGGCTCTTAACCAGTAGGTTCAGGGTTCGATTCCCTGGGGGTTCACCAACATATCCGGGTGTAGCGCAGTTTGGTAGCGCGCATGCTTTGGGAGCATGATGTCGGGGGTTCGAATCCCTCCACCCGGACCATATATGGGCAGGTAGCAAAATCTGCTGAATGCAGCGGACTTTTAATCCGCAGGGCGGCATGCGCTCCCTGGCCCCTTTGATTACAGACGAGCGGACAATCGCTCTAAGGAGAAGAAAGTCGGGACTGCATGGCACAGCCTGGAGGGTAACACCCTCCCACCGTGAGGTGAGTGACGGCAACAGAGACGAATCTTGATACACTAGGTTCCCTGGAGCCTGGGATTAAACAGCGGCAGAAACAGCGGCCTAGTGTATTAAGGGTGAAACGGGCGACAGCGCAGGTGCAGCAACCGAAAGCAGAGGGCATTGATTGTGCCAGGAGTCCTCGGGTATCGGGCAAAGATTCTGGTGGTAACACCAGAGCAAGATGAATGATTGTCGATAATAGAATCCCGCTTATAGCTCGTCTGCAAATTTAGGAGAGGTAGAACATGTTGGCACGGGTTGAAAACCCGTACAACACAAAGGAAGCATAACTGGGTAGTGGTGTATTATGGAAGAAAAATATAAAGATCCTGTTTTCTTAGTGAAAAGAGAATTGATTCTAGGTGGAGAATCTATGAAAGAAGTTATGCATCGATTGGGATGCGACGATCCTAGTAAGATTACTTTTTGCTATTACCCTGTTGGGGTTTATGCAGAATTACTGGAGTAGGCTTATACAGACGTACGAAGGAAGGCATATAACTTATCGCGTTATCCTGAACGGGCGTAGCCAGGGAGATACTGGCAAGGGGCAGGAGAATTGACTTGGCGGGGGCCGGGCGGCGCATGACATAATAGCCGGATAGCATAATTGGGTAATGCACCTGACTCTGAATCAGGCGATTACGAGTTCGACTCTCGTTCCGGCTTCCATTTAGGCTAAAGATTGAGGCATTTTAGCCGATAGGAAAAGGAGAGAATATACGGGGTGTAGAGAAATGGGCCGTTAGCACAATTGGTAGTGCAAGAGGCTTTTAACCTCTAGGTTCTCGGTTCGAATCCGAGGCGGCTCACCACATACGGACCTCTAGCTCAATAGGTAGAGCAACGGACTCTTAATCCGTAGGTTCAGGGTTCGATTCCCTGGGGGTTCACCAATATATCCGGTGGTATACGGGTTAGAATCCCGTCTTAGAATTACCCTAATTTGAGCCTGTGTTCATTTTAGCCACTTGTGTCGGGGGCCGGTAAATACATGGCGGGGGATATGCTTCTTTCCGCTACGGAAGAGTAACCATAATTGGTACTGGAGAGCCCTGCTAAGGCTTTCACAGCTTGCGCTGTGTGTGAGTTCGAGTCTCACCTCTTCCGCCACGTATTGGGGAATAGCTCAATTGGTTAGAGCACCGGTCTTTGAAACCGGTGGTTCTGGGTTCGAGTCCCAGTTCCCCATCCACTACACTGAGGAAGCACAAGAACTTAGACTACTGCAATTTAAGGGGTTTACCAATAAGAAATTGCGAGAAAAATATGGGATAAGCAAAGCAGCCGTTTCTTACACTGTAAAGGAAAAGTGGCAGAGTGGTAATGCACCTGTTTTGAAAACAGAGATCTGAATGAAAGTTCAGCGAGGGTTCGACTCCTTCCTTTTCCGCCATATAACCCTGGAAGGTTGACAGAGCGATTAATGTGTCCGTTTCGAAAACGGTAGCCTGGGCGAGAGTCCAGCGGGGGTTTGAATCCTCCACCTTCCGGGTAGACTAGAGGGTAACCATGCAGACGGTGCCTGACATTAACCTCATAGCACACGAGGGAGACTTTATGTGCGACGAGTGCAACGAGGAGGCAAGTTTCCTGATCGGACCTGATCCGATAAACGACGGCAAAAATCGCTGTCCGAAGAGGGCGTTGTTATTGACGAGGTTGTGATTAAAGAGGACTAAACTAAGGAAGATTGCCGGAGAGGCCAAACGGGCTCCCTTGGAAAGGGATGCGGGGTAAAACCCCACATAGGTTCGAATCCTATATCTTCCGCCATATTTACCTCCGTTTCGAAAACGGTAGCCTGGGCGAGAGTTCAGAGGAGGTTTGAATCCTCCCTCTTCCGGGGAAGAACACTAAAGGGCAATCTGTCACCCACTCTTCGTCATTTATTATGCCTATTACTAAACATGGATTATCAAACCCCGATCATGAACTTCATGGGTTATATAAAACATGGAAGGATATGAGGCATAGATGTTACAACCCTAGGAACAAGAGATTTCACCACTATGGCGGTCGAGGGATAAAAATCTGTAAAAGGTGGGATAGATTTGAGAACTTTCGCAAAGACATGGGGGATGATTGGAAATTAGGGATGACTTTGGATAGGAAGAACCCCGATAAGGACTATAAACCCAGTAATTGTCAATGGCTCACTAAAAGTGCTAATACAGCTAAAGGGAATATGGAAAGAGCCAAGAGAAGAGGAAGTAGTAGTAGATGGATGAAATAAGTCAAGATCGTTTGGACTGGTTGCAGAAAACGGAAGCTATCACTAAGAAAGGTATTAGTGTAGAGCAGGGGATGTCTTCTGCCCCGGTTCGAGAAGGCTCGATTGTAGAGAAGGAAGGTAGCAAGTTTCGTGTCTACCATGTTCGCTTAGTAGACGATTACTATTTTTGGCATGGTGCGCCTTATGAGTATTCCCCAGAAGACCCTTGTGACGAAGATTTTATGAGTGACATAACTGAGGAATAGCAACGCGAATTTATTATCGGGATGTAGCTCAGCTTGGCTAGAGTATTCGCTTTGGGGGCGAAGGGTCGGGGGTTCGATTCCCTCCTCTTCCGGGAAGATTAAACGAGCTGTAGGGTAGAGGCCACCCACTTCGTTTGGGGCGAAGATCACGTCGGTTCGATTCCGACCAGCTCGACCATTTATTTCCGTGTCTGGATGCGGAAGCCAAATTATGTAAAGGAGTTGAAATGAGATTTTTTTGCGTTGTTTTTATTGCATTATTTTGTTTTGTTAATATTACTAACGCCCAATCCCCCGTATTCAACCCAGAGCCAAATTTATCTTATTTAGCTGTTGGTCAAAATGAAATGAGAATAATGAGCTTTAATGCTTTTATGGGAGGAAGCGGTCTTCATCATTACTCTCTTCGTAGAGATTTGCTGTTTCAGACATTGGAAGATTATAAGCCCGATATAGTAGCGTTTCAAGAAACCCCACACGATACTAGTGGAAGTCTTTACGATCCAGAAAATCCAGATGTTGATACTATTCTTAACGATATTCTGTATAATTTCAGTGATTTTACTAGAGTCCCACTGTCTAGTCCCGATATACATAACGAGGAAATCATATATCGCCCTGATAGATTTGATGTTGTATCTAGCGATACAGCTATTGTAACTGATTTTGGTTTTCCTATAATTTGTCAGATTACAGTTCAACAAGTTACATTCAATTTTTTCAGGTATGTTAGCAGAGTTTTATTTGAGGAAAAAGGTACTGGTGAACGTTTTTATGTGTATAATGTACATTTATGCCCTTCTCAGCAATCTGTTAGGGAATTACATGTTGATTTCTTGATAGATAGAATTAATTCTCAAACTTATCCATCTTTACCCACTTTTGTTGCTGGTGACTTTAACAACAGTGAAGACTCCGTAGAAGTTCTAGATGTAAAGGATCAAAATTTCATAGATTCTTTTCGAGATTTTAATCCTGATTCCGAGTTCCAGGGAACTTGGAATGGGTTTCATCAAATTATATCTTCCATTATATCTCAGACTTCTTCTGATAAAATAGATTACCTTTTCTTTCGAGATCACCCTGATGTAGACGTTATGTCGTCAAGCATTTATAGATTTTTGGTGATTGAAGACAATGGAGAAGGGTCTAGCGATGTACGGTACAGCTCAGACCACTACCCAGTGGAAGCGACTGTGAAAGTTCCTGAGCCTGCTCCTCTTTTGGGCCTATATTATTCTATTATTGGACTAGTTGTTCTCTGTAGGCACAAATCTAGGAAGTCACCATGACTAGGGAGAGAAGATGGAGTTGGAGGTGTTTGTTCGGTATACACGATTGGGAGCTATGTACAGAATTTATGGTTCTGTGTAGTAGTATTGGTAGTTTTTAATGCCAATAGAGCCTTAGTTACAACTTTTTTACCTCCTGCTGACTTTATTGAATATTTTCTAGACTAAAGTTTCACTTCTTTGGTGACGATACATTTAGTAACTTGTTTTAGGGGGTTCTGTAATGCAAAGTTCTCGTGCGCCTAAAGTAGACCAGCTAAAAAGACGTGGGTATCGTGTGTCTGAAAATTATCAGAGCAGAGATAACTTCTTAGTTTTTGCCAGAAGATCTAGAATGACTCACGATTGCGGGTCTTATTTCTGTTCCATCGGGAAAATTGAATACGATGAAGTATACGTAGATTGCACAGATGAAGCATCATTTCCTTTTACGAAGGATAGATTTCACATTGCCTGCGCCCTAAGAGCTGGCATCATTGAAAAAGAATCAGTTGACGCGGTAGATAGAAGCAACACTAGAAGGGCTGCTATTGAAGAGCAGAAGGCGAGAAGGGGGATCCCATGTTAGTTAGGTTAGCTTCAGATTTACATCTGGAGTTTGGGCGAGATAATTATGAAAAAATGATTCCTTCCACCTCTTCTGATATAGATACCGTTCTAGTAGTGCCTGGGGATATTCATGTAGGGTCTAAAGCATGTGATGATTTTCTCCCAAGAATGGGAGATAGATTTTGTCACGTAATTTATGTTCTTGGGAATCATGAATTTTACGGTTATGATATGGCGGAGGTGGCTGACCTAGTTCGTGAAAAACTTGATAGTTTTTCAAATATTAGTCTTTTAGACGACAGTAGTGTTGTTTTGCACGGGGTAAGGTTTATTGGATCAACTCTTTGGACTGACGTTAATAATAGAAATCCTATAGACATTCAGCTTGTGCGAAGAGCTATGAGAGATTACGACTACATTAAGAACAATGGCTATGGTTTGAAAGTAGAAGATACCATTGACAGACATGAAAAATCTGTTAGATTTATAGAATCATCCTTAGAAGATAAATTTGATGGTCCAAATGTGATCGCTACCCATCATGGACCTAGCTACAAAAGTGCTCATCCTAGATATCTTGGGAACTCATCTGAGCTACTAAATGTGGCATTTTACTCTAATCTTGAGTATTTAATGAATTTCTATAATATAGATTATTGGTTTCATGGGCATACCCATTCCACTGTGGAATACGAGGTAAATGGATGCAAGGTTCGCATGAACCCCAGAGGTTATGGTGATGTGGCTGAAAACCGAAACTATGACCCGTTTTTTCAGGTAGAAGTATAGAATGTTCGAAAACGAAGAGGAAGAATCAGATCCCAAACTAATAGTTTCGAAGGACGGCTCTAAAGCATGGTACCTAAACGGTAAACTTCACCGTGAAGATGGTCCTGCTGTTGAGTGTGCGAACGGTTCTAAAGAATGGTACCTAAACGGTAAACGTCACCGTGAAGATGGTCCTGCTGTTGAGTGGGCGGACGGCTCTAAAATGTGGTACCTAAACGGTAAATTTCACCGTGAAGACGGTCCTGCTGTTGAGTGGGCGGACGGCTCTAAAATGTGGTACCTAAACGGTAAACGTCACCGTGAAGATGGTCCTGCTGTTGAGTGGGCGGACGGAACTAAAGAATGGCACCTAAACGGTGAGCAAATATCCCTTAGTGAGTTTAAGTACAGGACTAGGCCAGTTCCTAGAAGAAGAAAAGCTATTCTGGCCCAGAGACGTATAGGTAAGTTATGAGCAAAGAGATAAGAGAATGAAGATTTTGTATAAGGTTCTTTCGAACGTACATCGCTGTGCTAGAAGTTACGGTAGGACTATGACGGAAGAAGCCATTCAGATAACTATAGAGCATTTCGATATAGCCTCGATTGAGAAGAAGCATATTGAATGGTCAGCCGTAATGGCTGAATACATGGTTTTCGATCTTGAGAGAATGGTATGAGAATATCCTAAAGTTTCGAAGGGATCTTCCGACAAGGAATAGGAAATGAGTGATTACAACGTATATCAGGGATCGAGTGTCCCTATCAAGGCGTGGACAAAGGGCGTTCAGGTTGAGTCAGAGGCTTTGACTCAGCTAAAGAACGTTGCTTCTTTACCGTTTATTCACAAGCATATTGCCGTGATGCCAGATTGCTTGTCCTCCGATACAGAAGCTTTGACACCTTCTGGATGGCGTTTAATTTCGGATTTGAGGGTTGGAGATCTTGTTGCAAATGTCTATCCTCTCACGAAAGAAATGGAGTTCTTGCCGGTATCAGGCGTTGTAGAACGACACCTTCGCCCTGGTGAGAAGGTTTATTCTTTTGAATATGGATTTTCTTCTTCCCAGAAGCGAGAAATAATTGTAACTGAAAATCATCGTATGGGGTGGATGAATAATCCTGGAGATTTGGCTAAAAACCTACCAGAAACTTCCATGTTGATGGATTACATGTGGTTTTGTGTCGGAATTAAAGAAGAGTGGGGACCTTCACAAGATCTCAGTGTAGATGAAATTTGTTTGTTGGCTTGGATTGTAGGCGATGGAAACATAAAAACAACGCACAACGCTAAAAGCACTAATCGTAGGATTAGATTTGGTTTCAAGAAGGAAAGAAAAATTCTTAGGTTGAAGGAACTACTTTCAAGATTAGATCTTGAATATAGTGAATTTGTATCCTTCAAGCAAACAGAGATTTACATTAATACCAAAAGCAGTTCTAAATATTTGGATATAGTGGGTGAGTCTAAGACTTATCCTTGGTACCTATTGGGTATGGGAAAAAAGAAGGCCGAAGCTTTTTTATTGGAATCTGTTCAGGTGAACGGGGATTACGAAATTTTCCTAAAGAATGGCAGTATGCGATTTAATTCCTCTGTAAAGGAGGAAGTAGGGTTCTTTTCGGCAATAGCTGCTGTATACGGTTTTGGTAGCAGCACCACGTCCCGGGTCGTTGAAGGTTTCACTGGGAAAGTGGAATCTCATTATACTGGGCTGATAGCATCTGATAGATTCGTTCATTGTCGCTCGGGCCTTCACGCACGAAAAGTTAAGAGAAATACAGTACCCTACACTGGAACGGTGGTGTGTTTATCGTGCCCTACTACATTCTTCCTGGCTCGCCGGGATGGTGTCCCCTTTGTTACAGGTAATTGTCATTATGGTCGCGGTGCTACTGTTGGGTCGGTTATCCCAACCAAGGGAGCCATTATTCCTGCTGCTGTTGGTGTAGATTTATCGTGCGGTATGGTTGCTGTTAGAACAGGGTTAGTTTCTCACGATCTGCCTACGAGTCTAAAACCATGGCGTAACGCCATAGAAAAGGCGATTCCTGTAGGTGCAGTCAAGGGGGCTTCCCACGATAAGGGAGGGTATGCTCAGGATGATGTTCCGAAGAACAATGCTCGTCTGTGGAAGAACAAGCTAGAAAAGAGCTATGCTACTATTCATAGTAAGCATCCACTCATTTTACATAAGAAGGCAGCTTCCCAGCTTGGCACACTGGGTAGTGGAAATCATTTTATTGAGATTTGCTTGGACGAGACGGATCGTGTATGGTTAATGCTTCATTCGGGTAGCCGTGGCCCCGGTAACTCTATTGGAAGATATTTCACTGAGCTTGCGAAGGAGGATATGAGAAAGTATTTTATCAATCTTCCAGATAAGGATTTGGCTTACTTCCCAGAAGGAACGGAATATTTCAATGATTACATTGAGGCTATGGAATGGGCTGGAAATTTTGCATTCTATAACCGTAACCTAATGGTGGAGAACGTATTCGAAGCCTTGAATAGGGAAGGCGGAGTTCCACATAAAAAGCTCATGACGCATGATATAGCAGTTAATGTACATCATAATTTTACTCGTAAAGAGTCTCACTATGGAGAAAATGTGTGGCTCACTAGAAAGGGGGCAGTGTGTGCCCGAAAGGGGGTAATGTCAATTATTCCAGGCTCAATGGGCGCTAAGTCCTTCATTGTTGAAGGTAAGGGTAACCCGGAGAGCTTTCATTCGTGTAGCCACGGCGCTGGTCGTGTTATGAGCCGTTCGAAAGCTAAGAAGACGTTCACTTTGGATGACCATATCGAGGCTACGTCCGGCGTCGAGTGTCGCAAGGATGAAGGCGTCATTGACGAGACTCCGAGAGCTTACAAGGATATCGACGCTGTTATGGCAGCGCAGGCGTCTTTGGTGGATATCAAGCACACACTGAAGCAGATCTTGTGTATCAAAGGCTGAACAGGGGTGTGCTCTTGTACGAAGATTCTTACGGAAAAATCGGAAGGCTGATTTTGCCACTGCAACGCTGGTAGGCAGCGCCAGAGGATTCTTTTAAGGCACATCAATGGGCGAAGCAAAACCACACTCAGTGCAATAAGGAGATCACACGATGACTCATGAAGAAATGCTACAGTTGAAGGTTGGAGATGTGATTTGCGATTGTCGTTTCAAGCATCTTCGGGTTACTGAGATCGAAGAAGACAGAGTTCCGACACGTAGCTTTTTTTGGTTTCTGGGGTGGTGGCTTCCCATGAAGTTGCATGACTTCGTGTCTGATCGTTGGCCTACTTATGTTGTAGACAAGTCTCTGACACTAGAGGATGGGGCCAAGTGCAGTGCTATCCACTGTGCAAGTATATTCGATCATGAGTGGGAGCACCCGTCTGAATAGGAGATTGGGTAGGTTAGAAGAGATTGAAAATTCTTGCCTTTGCTAGCCGGAAGTAGTCTTTCTATTTATTGGTGTCAGCCATTTTTCGCTCCTTCTGGTATCTTATGGCAGCTATGCGTGAAAACATCTCTCGTTCCATATTTTTGATTTTCTCGCCCATGACACGAAGACATTCGTGCATATTTTTGTGTGACCAACCGCTGCCGTTCTGTATCTTCACACCCCCCAGACCACACAAAATACACGTTCGATCATCAAACGAGGCAATGTGTTTGTCGATCTGCACCTGCGTCATTTGGCATTGGCAGACTTCTTTACCCGACATAGGGCCCTGTATAAACACGTAATTACAAGGGAAGGGAACCTCTTCTTCGCTGTGGGTGCTCCTGTGGTGCCCGCATTCGGGGCAGTCTGTGTAGCGGTTATTCATCAGTCTCCCTTCTGGATTCGGTACGAGTCTTCGTCGTAATGTCTGGTAGATACTTCAACTAGGAAGGAATTTTTGACGGCAGACAGTTGGTGAATTGTTCCCCTGTCTAGCTCTATTTTATCACCGGAAGATAAGGTGAACTTTTCTGTTACACCGCCTGCACTTACAGTGCAGTCGAACTTACCTAGCAAGCAATGCCAAAGCTCTTTTTTCAATTTGTGGCTGTGTATGGAAAACTTCTTACCTGCGAAGAATATCAAGTATTTCAAGCAGTATTCTGGTGTATTGGTTATCCATACTTCTATACCCCACCCCTTGGAAACCAGTTTAGAGCCGGAGAGAACAGCCCCAAACAATATTTGCCACATGGTGCGTTCGTAATTAGTTAGTAGGTGGCAGCGATTGCACAAAGATATTAGATTGTCATCGTGGTTGTTATGCCTGTTGTAGTCAATGTGGTGAACCTCTAAAGAGTGCTCAAGTTCTGTTTTTTGTTTTCCACACAGGCAACAAGTGTATGAATCTCTTTCCAGCACAAGGTTTCTTGTCTTGCGAAATTCTACCTTATTTTTGACAAAAAATTTAGAACAACAAGAGCGAGAGCAGAATATCTCTTTGTGTCCCTTTGCCACCCCACAGCGAGATAAAGAAGTCTTTTTGCCGCAGTTTTCACAGGACACTATTTCCTTGTTCTCTATAAAGTCTGGGTTGCCTTCGCCTATCCTAGTCTTGGACATATACTTCGCCTGACATTTTCGTCCGCATAAAATGCGACTACCGTAATGCTCAAACTCTGTATTGCACACTACGCATGTAGACGTATTCTTTCTGGGGCTCGCTTTAATGGCCCCTCGACTAGAGCAACTTTTTGAACAAAATTCTCTATCCCTGTCTGCATACTTGACCTTGAATGTTTTCAGGCAAAAGGAACAATCAATTGAAACATCTTCTGATTTTGCCTCCCACCTCTTTTTAACTGCCAGGGAACTAGAGCACCTCCTGCACAAAATCTGACCCTGTAACTTCATGGATTTACGATGCGAGCGTTCTGTTCTCTGGAAACGCGAGGTGCATAGAGAGCACTCTAAATCTAGATAGGCTGTTGGGTGCAGTGCCTTTTTCTTGCCCTTCTTGATGGCAATATTGTGATTGTTTTCCGGGACTAGAATTTCAGCTCCTTTCTTTTTGTTTTCCGTGTTAATTTTTGTGTTTTGAGGCTTTCCTTCAAAGGTAATGATTATGTTCTTTGATAGCTTTAGTCTACCTTAATTAGGTTGACTAAAGGTAAAACCAGTAGGTCTTACACTTTACCCATTGAAAGGATTCATGTTATGTCCAGCTTTTTTAATTTTGGTAAGAATACTGAAGGCAATGATTTAGATATTGTTTTTGATGGTGGGTTTAATCATTTTTCTTTTCCTTCTTTTTGGTCTTACTGGTTGAACACTAAGAGAAACGGCGAAAATGAGGAAACCAATCTTGACTTGAACACCGATGTTTCGGTAGGTTACTCCTTTAATACTGATAACAATTACGGAATTGCTCCCGTCCCCGAGCCAAGTGGGATACTTCTTTTACTTGTAGGGTTTCTTGTTATGTATCAGTTTCTTAGAAGAGAGCGTACAAAATTTACGAAAAGACTCAATGGTTTTTCTCAATATGGGATATAGAGACAGTATCTATATAAGATTATGTCACGAAAAAAAGAACGAATAGTATTCACTAATGGGTGTTTTGATATATTACATGTCGGTCACATAAGATACTTAGCCTCAGCGAAAGCTAAGGGTGACATACTTATTGTCGGACTTAACTCTGATAAGAGTTTTCAAAGGATCAAAGGAAGATGCCCTATCAATAACGAGCAATGGAGATATGAGCAGCTAATGGCCCTGAGGAGTGTGGATGAGGTTCAAATCTTTGACGAAGATACACCTTATGAGCTAATAAAAGAAATAGGACCTGATATACTGGTAAAAGGTGGCGATTACGACGTTAAGAACATTATCGGAAGGGATCTAGTGAAAAAAACTATGGTAATAAGTAGTGGCTCTAAAGTACACACTTCCGATATCATGAGACGAATAGCTGATATTATGAACTAATTTCTATTAAACATGAATGAGTTCGTCTCATCCACCCTTTTAGAAACGCAGACATATCTGGACTTCGTTTGACTATATCTGAAAGAAAATCAGATCTAGCTAGAACTATTTCTTGAGCAATTTTCTTATCGCTTTTTTTCGATACAGCTTCTTTCACTTTTTTTATAGTATTTGGTCCAATTGCTCCATCTGCTTTGGAGCCTACAATATTTTGTAGAGCTATTGAGCTTCTTTCCACTCCTGAATTTACTGCGTAGTCCATAACGGCTATAGATATTAGTTCGGGAAGTTCGTTTCCTTTTATCTTGTTCCAATATCTATCTCGATATATTTCTTTCGCTCCCTCTTCGGTGAGGTTTTTGATGTCTACGTTCGGGTGAGACCTCTTCGATATTCCGAAATTAGTCTCGCCTCCTGGGTCGGACTTGTGATTTACGTAGCCGCCTTCCCAACGAAATACAAATTTCATAGCTCTGTCAAATTTATCCATCTTGGGTTCCTTTTGACTATTTTCCTCTATATTAGGAGCTGGTGGTTCTTCTCTCTTGGTTAAGAATCTGAATAGCCAATTAAGAAATCTCATGTAAATGAGATAATGGGAAACTAAATTCTGGGCTTCTGTGTGTAATCTACGGTCAGACCGGATTTTCCTACAAGCTTTAATATTTCTTGCCAAAGATCCTCTGAGCTTGAGGAGTGGCTTTTATCAAGGGCCTCCAACTTAGGTCCTAAGCCCAAAAGCCACATAGGGGGCCCATCAACAACTACAGCCCCGTGATCTTCAAATCTTTGACTTCGCAAAGCTTGTATAGCTGGGGAAACTTCTTCAAATAATGGAGACATCATTATTATTCGTTCTCCCGCTTTACCCCTTGGGTTAACAGCTATAGAAAGCTTTTGGTTAGGAACTAGAGTCTGAGTTTGTTTTTGATGTATGTCGTCGTCTGCTTGTATGGGGTCTGGGGCGACATGTCTTTCATTTCTGTGCTTTGTATTTGGCCCCACTTCGGGTTTGTTTTTAATTCCCCAATCAGGATTATAATCTTTGGGGAAAATGACATCAAGGTCATCAAGGTCTTCCCTTGTTCTGGCTGCCTCTGCTTTGTATACGTTTTCTTTAGGGGGGTCTATTGACATAAATCCAGGTTTTTTGCCAGTGAAGTCCATATCCCAATATTCCCGACTATTGTCATCACCACCTCCGGGGCCATGTTTTTCTTTGGTTATATATCCTCCGTTACCACCACCGCCTCTTCCGTATTTTGGTGTCCCTTCTACGGTTTCAGTTCCTGGGGCTGGCTCCTGTCCTTTGTTTTTCCAAGGCATGTTATCCAATTCATTTCTAGGTTTTCTCTCATAGAAGTCTGGGTCTGTTTTGATCTTTTCCTTTACTATTTCTTTAGCATCTTTAGGTTCTAGTCCGTTTTCTTCCTGTTCATCGGTTATCCCTCTTTTTAGGTCGTATTGATCAAAATCTGAATCAGGTATATCAATTGCGGCTTTGAACATATTTCTAGATGGGTTTGGCATGTTTTGCACAGGAAGAAATCCACTAGGTTTTTTCTTTCCTTGGGGGCGAATCATTGGAGCGCGGTCTAATCCGCCTCCTCCTGGGTATCTAGTAAACTGACCAGGGTGGCTAGATTGTGGTGGGCTATCCGTTGCCCTCATAGGGGATGGGTGAGGGTCGATACTAGGCCCCTCTAGAACCTGAGGAATAGGTAACTCAACTGGTAGAAAACCGGCACCTTTATCAGCAGGGTAATGTGTAGCTGGAAACTGGTCAGCATTTGGGAATTCATCCCTCCATTCCGGTCCTATGTCTTGTACTGTAGGTTCTGAATCCCAGTTAAAAGATAGAAGAGGGTTCGGAGGTTCTGGAATTACACTTTCCCAATTAGTAATATCTTCTGGTATAGTGGGAGGTCCAGCATGTTCATGTTCTTCTGGTATGTATGGAAACAGTCCACTGAATCCGTCTCTACTTCCTTTGCCACGCTCTGACCTCTTAGATCTTGGAGTACCCGCGTTAAACCATCTTGGTTGATATGTTATAGATCTTTCATGTTGCCTTTGTGGTTCTGCTGTAGCAAGACCTGGGTGTTTTACCTTCATATCATCCTTCCATGGCCAATCAAACTCGTGCCATAGAACCCAATCGGGCTCATTAGGATTCGGGTGTGTGCGGAATTCGCTGGGCCCCTGGCTGCTTTTTGTTAAGCCCTTATTTCTTGCTTCTCTGTATTCCCCGTCATAACATTCTTCCCCTGGTCTAATATGGGAATCCCCACACTCTAGTTCATCTTTCTTAGGAGAACCGCCCCCCTCCTGGCGGCTATCTAAAAAACGAGTAGCCAAATCTATTATCTTGTCTGGATCTTTTAGACCTGTTTCGTCTTCAATGGCACGAGTAAGCTTTAAAAACTTACCCATGTCAGGCCCAGGTTTCATCCCTCTAGCAATTAGGTCCTTTCCTGTTACTACATCAGTTAATTTTTTTTGTCCCGGCTCTATTGTATTAGTTACATGCTCATGAAACTCTATTAGAAATTTATCAGCTAATCTGGTGTCTTTTCGTATAGCTTTTTCTGTAGTTCTACCTAGAGTATCTGCTTTCGACACCGAGGCCAAAAGTTCGGGACTGACATTAGCTGATTCAAGTAAGCGCCCTAGTTTTCTGTACCCTTTTCTTCCTGCCCTTTCTGGCATAAGCTGGGGTCTTAGGTGAGTTACTACTAATGTAGCTACCTGTTTTATCAGATCATTAGGGGCTTTCATCCTTTTCAAGAAATTTACAGTTGGCTCCCAACCCCCTTCTTCATGCCCTAGGGCGCGAATTCTTCCATTTTCTTCTTGAGTATTATCTGGTTTTCCGAAGTCGTGTGCTAGAGCCCCAAACATGAGTGGCAAATCAAAGTCTGGGTTCCCTCTTTTTTGTTTAGCTGCTTCATCTATCACCATTAATGTGTGAACATACACATCCCCCTCGGGGTGGTGCTCCGGATCTTGTGGGACTCCTTGTAGATTTTCTATTTCCGGAAAATATCGTAACAAATTGGCCCTTCGTAGAACTTCTATACCTTTGGATGGTTTTTTACCTTTAAGTAGCATTTTAGAGAATTCAGGTAAAATTCTCTCCCCAGGAAGCTCCTCAATAGGCTGTGCTGCTACAACCTCTAGGGTTTCGGGGTCCACATCGAAATTGAAACGGGCGGCGAACTGGGCCGTCCTGAGGGCTCGTAACGGGTCGTCCCCGAACGTGTTGGGATCTGCCATCCGTAAAATACCTTGTTTAAGATCTGCTATTCCCCCAAGGGGATCAATTATTTCCCCAGTTAGCGGATCCTTGCTTAAAGCGTTTATTGTAAGATCTCTACGCTTAGCGGCTTCTTCTATCGTCATGGACGGGTCTGGCACCACATCAAAACCTTTGTGCCCTTCTCTCACTTTCTTTTCTCTTCTAGGAAGAGCAATATCCCAGTCTAATTCTTGAATATGTAGAACTCCGAATTGCTTACCTACCTCTTTTACGTTTCCAAAACGAGATAGGATTTCTTTCAATTTTTCTTGATCTAATCCAAAAACCTCGAAATCGTAATCTTTAGAAGGCAGCCCAAGAAGCTCATCTCGCACTAGTCCACCCACAAGTAGAGCTTTTCCGCCCTCTTGCTCTACGGCTCGTGCAAATGCCTGCACCATAGCATCTTTAGTTGCCTCTACTTTCATCTGGGCCTTTTCATGAATATAGCACGTATAAATTCAGAATCTAAGCTTCCTTGGATCTGTGCATCTGATCCCAATTGTATATTAGATATTTCTAGCTCATCTAAATTTGACGGAAGAGCGGTTGTTGTATCTTCCACAAGAGTATCACCATCTACAGTTATTCGCAATAGTGGAGTTAAGCTACTCCATTCGGCAACAATTTCTGAAACCTTTCCAGAAGTCCATGAAAATGGTGTCGATGTTGTAGCTTCTTCTGTTGTGTTTTGATCGGAAACTAGAAGGGTAAGTGTTCCGTTTGCGTTTACTCTAAGTGCAACCCCTTTGTCTAAGGTAATGGAATCCCTGGTGTCGAATATGTACTTGGTTTCTGTAGGAGAGTCTTCAAATCCAATAGCTATGTTGAAAAATGCTGCTCCCTCGACTAAGTTGAATGGTGTATCTGGGGAATAACTTAGATTGTCAGATACTCTAGTTTTTCCTGTTATAACTTGGCTAGTGGCAAAGGGGGTATAAGTTACACTGGGTAGAGCAGTTTTAACTGTTATATAGTCTCCTCGTTCCAGTGACCCTATTTCGAGCCTCCAAGTAAATTTTTCTGTAGTTGCCGGGTATTGTGAAGGTTGTGCTTGTACACTGAATGGTCGTAATGGTCTAGCGTTAAATAAATCTATAGGGTCAAGAATTTTAGTGATGGATGGAAGTTCTCTGTCAGCATAGTCGAAGAATTGTATAACTAGTTTAGCTTCGGTAATATCTGATTCTGGGTCATTCTTTTCTAGCCCAGCTAGAAGAGACAAAGCGATGGGCTTAGTAGTGTCGAACGGTATTGGGCTCTCTAGACCTATAGAAGCTACTGTAAACGGGGATATATCAGGTGGGCTGGACCCGTTGACTTGAAGTTCCCATGCTTTTGCGTCAAATCCTTCCCCTTGAAGTTTAAGCATGGTACTTTTTACTATTTTTATTCCCGGAGAATCCATAGTGTACCCTACGGGAAAGTTTCCAGCACCACAGCTTACAGGACTATTATTCTCGTAAGTGTTATTTGGTAAAACTTGTGTAGATCCTTTTTCTGTAAAAGTTGATGCACCTAGCTCCCAGGCGGGAACATCTACGTTTTGAAAGATTAACACTCCAGTTCTTGGAAGTAATCTACCCCCTCCACCAATGTATATCAATTGACCGTCTAAGATATCTGAGGATTTCTTTTCTGCTAGTTCTTCAAACTTAATGTCTACGTTTATAGAATTTACCACCTCATCAATAGTTACTGTTTGGTTTTCACCTAACTCTATCGGAGTGTGGGGGGCTATATCTTGGTAGGGCTCATCTCTCTCTTTCTCAGGATCCAAATGCCAGGAGCGATTTTTAGCGTTACCAATTACAGAATGCTGAGGAGTATCGCTGTAGGTACCGGCTTCTGGGAGAACAACAGTGGAAGCAGTAGTGGTTCCTTGTCCTGATATTTCTAAAATTGCTCTAACTTCTAAGTTGGTGTTAATTGAAGGATTTACAAAGAATATATTAAAAAATCCATCTTGATTTGCGTGTTCTTTGTTAAATAATACTTTTTCAAGTGGTATCTCTTGCAGACCAGATTGTGGCATGTTGAACACGTTGAATAGTTGTAACACCCCTGAAGAAACGTCTTTAGGGTGAAAAAATTCATCGCATGGATCAGTAACATAGAGTTTAACTCTAATTGTATTAGAATCTACGTTATAATGCGCTGCTAGAGTAATTTCTCTCGCCATTATCAGCTCCAGAGCAAAAGAGCCAGCCAGAAGAGTATCCTCTGACTGGCTCGAATTGGGGAAAGAAAAACTCTACTGCTCGGTGGTTTTCTTGACCCCATCCTGATTTGGGAGCAGGCTGGATATACCGAGAGTTAGAATCTTACCTCCAAGATCTGTAATTTTCACTATGATGTTATCATCTTTGGTTCCAGGGACCACTCTCTTTACTACCTCTAGTACAGAAACTACGGCTGCCCAGATAAGAGTAATGGTCTCTGCATTGCTAGCAAGCCATTCCATTTTGTTGTCTCCTTCGAAGTGAGATGTAACCTAGACTGAGGCCACATAAGAGAGATAAGGTAGTTTACAATATTCCAATATTACTGAGGGTTTGAATTATATCACCTGACTGGAAGCTTTGAATTGGGAAGGTGAATCTATGTAAAGCTCTAAAGCCCATTGGTTTTCCTGCAAAAGTTCCGACAGAGCTGGTAGCCCGGATAAAGCCTACTTTGGCAGGAGTTACGGCCTCATCCAAATAATCTCGGAATCTATTTATAGCTTCTGCCAGCATTGGAGCATGGTCATAATCTAGAGTAACAGTCTGTCCAGAGAATGCAAATCCAAGATCGACTTCCATGAGATATTGAGCATTTAGACCGTACCATGCTGCTCCCAGCAACACAAAAGCTGAGAACTGTGAACCTGCAATAAATGGCATAGTCCAATTTGTAATAGGATGAGCGATATTAATTATTTCAAGCCCTCTGTCTAGATATTCAACTAAATCAGAATCTTCATAGGCTTGAACCCTTCCTCTTTGTTTTTGGAATTTATCAATTAATTGTCTAAGTTGAACGGTCATGTTTAATATTTGACCGTCTACAGTTCGTATAAGAGTAAATTGTTTTTCTTCGGCAGAGGCAATATTCTGTCTTATGGTCCAAAGAGCTATGTATTGACAGTTAGATGTATTCAAAACTCCTTCTGGAATATCGTAATAGTAAATGAAGCTATCTCCGTTGGCCACTTCTGTAATTTGCCCATTTTCTAGTGTTACTGTAGTTGTGGTTCCTTGTGGTCCTATCGGCACATATCCATTTGCGTTAGCTGTGTTACCTAATATGACTTGAAGTTTGAGGGAACCATGATTGTCTAGATCTATCCTCTCGGTGCATCTGATCATTGCTCTGTATTCGCAACCCGCTAAGGTTATATGACTTTGGCTTCTATCTTCGGTAGCGGTGACTACATCATCTTGAACATCAAATTCGTGAGTAATTTCTGATTGTTCGTTTGTGTTAGTTATGATGAAGGCGTTGAACTGGTATCTGTTGTTTGGATTAGAAAGCATAGCATCATTGGGTACAGTCCAGCTAGTAGCATACTCTCCAATCCCCCCGTCTGGTTGCAGGACCCCATTTTGAACAGTTACTCCGTTAGGGTCTCTGATTTCATAGGATGGGTATTGAAGTGGATCTTTTGGAATCAACGGGGTGGTTTTGGAACCGTCAGTAAAGAACCCCACGCGAAAGACTTGTGTAGTTCCGCGAGTTAGTATTCGTGGGATGTCATCCGATTCGGTAAGAAAAGCCATTATAATTCCTTGGGTACGGATCTAGAGGCTAAGTATGTACTTTCTGGCATAAATATGACACCTATTTTATTGCCGTCAGAAAATACTCTATGTCTTAACTCATCACTAGTTCCCATAGCAAGAGATACATCTTTTTTCATTTCCTCAAGAAGTCTATCGGAAAATCCTTGGAAAGTTCCTCCCCGGAAATCTACATCGTAAGGGAAATCTTCAGATTGAATGGTGATAGTTACAGTATCACCCCATGCATCTGCATTTCCGTACTTTCCTTTTAGGAAGTTAAGATTGGTTTTAGGGGCCAGACCGTCCAAATCAAAATAAGGTAGTAGGCTGAAGGACATGAACCTTTTTACCACTTCGGCAGCATAGTTTATGGACGGTAATGGGTAAATTGTTAGGTCACAAGCTGGTATTTTATTATGAGTAACGGTAAAACCTAAATCTTGGTTTCCGTGCTCATCCAGTTTATAGACAACGGCTACCCATAAATCTACTTTCATATTCACCAAATTTTGTAGATTTTCCATGTGGATGTAAAAAGCCGAACACAAGGTGTAGTCCATGTCTACACCTTGGTCCGACTCATACGACACACCTATGGGCTCTCTAGCTTCCGACAATAAGGTATGAGCTAGAGTCACCCCTATTCTTTGTACAATATGAGCAGCATCCATAAACCTAGTTCCCTAGGTCTTACGGCTGGTTTCTGATTAAATCAGCCAATAGGTCAGGATGAACCACTACGGCAACAGGATTAGAGTCATTGATAGAATTGAATACTCGAACAGTACCAAATTGGAAAGTTCCATATCTAATGTTTGTCAACCTATCGACTGAAGCAGCTCCAAGATTGATTACTTCCTGCCCAGTAGCTGCAATCGATGCACTTCCTACTGTAGCACCGACTACTACTGTAGCACCTAGTCCAAGCGGGGTATTACCGTCTGTAATGTCAACTTCTCCTCCAAGGTCTTGAGATCTAAGAGCGACTTGAGAAAATCTTTGATAAAGAGCACTCCTTTTACTTCTATCCAGATCGAATTGAGCATTACCTTGTAGAAGTGTTCTTTCTACAGATAGTGTTCCATCGCCAAATTCTGCGGTAGCTCCCCCTTGATTGTCAATATCAGCAGCTAGTTCTTCATCGCTTGAGAAATCGAAACTCTCTCCAGTATTACCGATTACGAGAGCTTCTGATTTAACATCAACTAAGTCTTGAATTCCCACATCTACACCGTGAACTTCTCCTGTAATTCCTCCGCTTCCTATGCGATCGTTGTTGAATTCACGAACATTGAAATTTTGGGTATCAGATACGATAATTTGTGTTATGTCCCTTACCGAGGATCTACTTCCGTCTTCCTTAAGCTTAGCAGCCCGACCGACTAAACCATCACCAGCATTTTTGGTCTGATAAGCGCGATTCACACCTGATACTTGATCTAGTAGATCAAAAGGTTCTTTGATCAACCCTCTTACATCGATATCAGTGAAATTTTGGCTTGGTGGTGTATTGTAAACCGGGTTTATTCCGTCGTAGTTACTAAGAAGGGAATTAAATCTTGTCCAGCTAATTAACTTTGCAACTATATCAGAATCTGTAACTGTGACTCCTACATTTGAGGCATTTTGTGAATTTCCGCCACTAGTTCTTCGGCGCTTGATATCTATTCCAGAGCCCTCTGCTAGTGAAGCAAATGGGTCTCTGTCTTCTACGATATCTTTAAGAATTTTTGGAAGTCTAGACTTCCCGTTTGCGTGCCCATCATAAATCTCTTCATATGTGAGATCTGTGCGAGCATTGATAGTTCTAGTTGCCATTTTTTCTCCTAGAACGCATTCTGGACCATCGCCAGCAGCGTCGTTCTATGGCCAAATAGTCAGCAACAAACCAAATCTGGGCGGACCTCGGCCTTCTAAGTTATAGATAACTATGTTCTTCCTATAGGAACTTTTACATATGGTTCAAAACCTTGTACCAATCTCAAGGTCGTATCGTGGCTGGTTAAAATGTTTAGAGGACGATTTGGGCTAGAATCTACTACTTTCCATCTCTCTTGATCTCTACATCGGAATACAAAGTCTTCTACACCCACTTTTGGTACGGTATTATCAAAATAAGCAGTAATAGTTTGCCAACTATCATAAATACCAAATTCTGCTAACGTTATACTCTCCCTGTCTCTTGGTATATCAACTCTTACTTTGAGATCATTTACCAATTTTATTCTAGCGAAGAAATGCGAGAAAATAGGATTAGCGTCGCTTAGAGTTTTTCTCCGAAACTCGAATCTTAAGGTCATTTTTTGATAACCAACCCTAGAATTAAGTGTATCGTAAGACACAGGAACAAAATTTGATTCCAATTCAGTTTTTATGAATGCTGATATACTGTTGTTTTGTGTTATACTTGTTGTTCTAGTAACTAGCTGGAAAACATCTGTTACCCCGAGGGACTGTCTTATTTCTATGTCCACCTCGACAAAACCGAAGGTAGAGTTGCTTTCTAGTCCCAGAAGCACTGGCCTTGCTTGAAGCTCGTATAGTGGTCTGACATTTAAAGATCTAAGACTCGGGTGCGTTACGTCTATTGTAAAATCTACTGTACCAAACTTTGTGTATCCCCCGACAATGCCAGTTCCATAGCAAATCTGACATTGCCCATCTGGGGATGATTCTACTATGAAGCAGGAACAACGTCTTCCGTTAGTTTTTCTTTGAAAAAATAAAGTATCGACTCTATCTACTGCTAACGCATCTCTTGCTCTAGATTGAATTCTTGGGACTAAATCTCTTAAAGCTACTTCGTGAGGAAAGTCTTCTTTGTGTTGGGTTTTATCAAAAACCCAATTATCTCGATTAACTTGCTGAGAAGCTGTGCCTCGAACACTGTTAGCTTTTCTTAGAGACATTTTATTTCCTCTCCTAAAAGATAAGGATCCTTATCTTATAGTAGGGGGAGTGTGTTTATGCCTAAGAATGCTACATACTTCGAGAACGAGGATGACGAGCCTAGAAACAAGAACCACAGTCCAAGCCCTAACGAGTGGTTTGGCGTCGGTCGTAGCAAGTTTAGAACTAAATCCCCTACCTTTTCAGAAGAGCTTCCTGAAAACGATAAAAGCTCTAACTGGAGAGATTGGTTTCATGGGCACATTCGTGATCCTTTGTGGAATCCTCTTCTTCCTGCCGAAAAGAAGCATGAAGCTATAAAATTTAGAGATATGGATAACGATCCCAGAGGATTGATATATGTTCTAGAAAACTCTGCTGAGGTTTTTGAAGCTATGGGTCATATTGATCTTGCTGCGGAATGCGAAAATATATGTGAAATAATCTGCTCGGAGGAATAATGGTACGCAGAGTTTTAGTTATTTTTGTTTGTTTTATTACTATTGGGTGCGTCAATTATAATCCAATTATGATTGAAGCGCTTTCTAAGAAGCATCAATACGATTCTGAGATAACTGAAGAGCTGTGTGAAGATTTTTATCAAGGAGCTGTTGCTTTAAAAGAAGGGCCAGAAAAAGCATGGCCTTGGCTTGGAAAAGCTAGAGAAATTGAAGATATGAACGTGATTATGAGAAAACAAGGCGCTGCATGTTATGAAGCGGAATCTAGGGATTTTAGTAGCGATCTAGAACATAGAGCGTTAGACGCCTTCAAAATGACCTGGGAGGAAGCAGAGGAAATTACTAAATGAAATGGGTAAATTGGATACTTGAGGCTATAAAGCTAGTAATATCTTACTTTTCCGTAGAAAATAGAAACAAAGACACTATTGTTGAGGATTTTACCAACTTTTTAGGAGATAAGGCTGTAAACCTAGAGGGCGTAGAGAGAGCTTTAGCTAATTTGGGAATTGAGCTCGGAGGGGCTGCTGTTGGGGACGCTTTGGATTTTGCTAAAACTCATAAACACACCATTTTTAGCATGACAAAAGAAGAAATGTCTTTTATTTGGGGAAAGGTATTTGACCGAGACGGGGAATTTAATGAGCCTCAATATAGAGAAATTCTAAAATCTTTGAATGATGAAGCCCTGGTAGCTGCAATAGAATCTAATGCTGACGAAGCTGTTAAAATTAGAAGACGTGTTCAAGCTAAGAGAGATATGGTTAATGATTTAAGCCATAAAGTGTCTGTATTAGGTAGGTTTGCTTTAGCTAAAGCGATAAGCATTGCTTCTCATGGAATCCTATAGTACACTATTTTCTCTTTCTAGAAATTTTGGGTGTTTTTCCAACATGGGGATATCTTCTAAGACGGCGTACCTTTTTTAGTATTTTCCCTTTTTCGTCGAATTCGTTTTCCATAAAATAAACTGCAATTGCTAAAGCATCCGCTTCATGAACGCTTAGGTGCTTAAAATGTTCTTTCATGTCTTTAACAGCTCCGTATCTAGCTGTCATGTAATTTTTCCATTGAGAACTGGTAACCAAGTGAGTTGGGATACCCTTAGATGAATTTATAGTTGAAACTATTCCTAGCATTATGTTGATATATTCTCCTACGGACCCCTGTTGAGCCCCCGGACGCGCCATAAATCGTTCAGCTAAAACAAAATCTGGGTTTATTTTAGATAAAAATTCAAAATAATTTTCCCTAAAGGCTCTAGATTCTTCGTCAAAATCGTCTTTCTTAAGGGATTTTATCGTGTCGATATACCTAGTTTCCAGAACTTTATAGTCCTCCATTACAGCGGCGGCGAAATTGTTTTTGCCTGGATCTAAGGCGATGATCTTCATAGACTAAAGTCCTGGGGTACTTAGGAGAGATAAGTTGTAATGCCAGGAAAATCTAAGAGTTTTGAACTTCAAGAGATATTGGATAATTTGCCTCATATGACCTCTGAGGAATTGGAGGCAGCATTAAGTCGTTTAAGTGAAGAGGGAATAACTTCCCCAGAGGGGCCGTTATATAGACCGGGTATTACTTGCCCTTTTACAGACATGCAAGTAATAAGTCCTTGCAGCCTCAGTAAATGTAAATTTCATGTTGAAAACGAATGGGCTAAGAATTGTCTTCTTCAATATTTAGACAATCAGAACTCTGAGTCCCTAGCTTCCGAAGAAATTGCTTTTTTGTATCAAACTACGACCGAAAAAGTTAACAATGTTATTGAAGGGGCTATGAGCCAACTCCGTGAAAATTCTGAAGAAACAGTTGGTATTGAGGGTGATTTTAAAAAGTTGGAACCTAAAAAGTTTAAGGTATCTATAGACTCTTCCGATGAAATAAATATCACCTCTTCTACCTTATCTCCGCCGTTTTTAGGGGATCTTAATAGAGCATTAAAATCATTTGTTTCTGATGAATTGGTGTTAAAACACCCCTCAGTTAAGCTGCTAGGAGTATTAGATTCAATTATCAGCGAACTTGAGTGAAAATCATGTATTATCTACATGTATAGGAGTCCAACGCGCATTTGCGGGGGGAGAAAACTATGGGTTTAAATCCTGAATCTGGCCAAAGTCGAGAGCATAGAATGCTTGCTCGACTTAGAGGCAAGATGCAGAGCAAGGTGGGTCACCGTGCTGATTTGTATCTTGGTGATTATAGGGCCATCAATAACGTTACTGCACAGATACTGATTGGGTACGATAATAGATTCGGCGTTCCATCTGGAAATGAAATATCAGATTTCATGGTTAAGAGTTTTTCTGGACAAGTTGTACCTCAAATGGCAACTGCTAAAGTACACAAGGATATAGAAGCTGTTTCTATTGTATCTGAAATATATAGACCGACTCGCAGAATGGAAGATTCTCAAAGCATGGTAGCAGTTGCTTCTACCTTGTATGTTGATAAGGACATGGGCGAAACTTGGGAAGTAATGGGTGACGATGATACTAAGTATCTAGCCAGAGTTATGAAAGATGATATCTCTGCTATTTTACAGGAACGTCGCAATAGAATGCAATCTCAATTTTCTGGAAACGTGACACTTGCCAATGCTCTTTCTGCGGGTATAAATCAAGTAGATCAAGGCGCTCTGGTTCGTTTTTACTGGAATGGAACTGTTCTTCAGGGAGAAGTTACTCAGGTTCAGGAATCTGGGGTAAGAATTAACGCTGAAGATGGCGGTTCCTTTACGGTACCTCGCGAAGCTGTAACTGAAGTTCTTCGCTGGAGTGACAAGACTGAGAGCAATCTAAAGAACTCTCTCAGCCAGTATTTTAGTGAAGCTTATGGATTTGAGGATTACGGGGAACAAATCGCTAGAGATCTCAACGGTAAATTCCGCTAAATTGCTCTTGGAGCACTGCAATGCCTAAGCGCGCTCTACCGCAGGCCCCAAGAATACCTCGAATTCCCCCGATAGAGGAGCCTATTCAGCTAAACCCCACTGAGGAAGTCGATCCTATTAAGAGGGTCGATAGAGGCGACCAGAATATTGGCGACCGCCCCAAAAAGGATGACTCTTTACGAGGACAGCCTGGAGGCGAGTTTATTTCTCCGTACATGCATCGTCAGAGGCAGGATCCCTCCAGGCAGGGGAGGGAGGATTCTGAGCAACTTAGGGAAATTCAAGAGTTAAAAGAGCAAAGACGTAAAATTGACGAGAGAATTAACGAGATAAGAAATCGTGATACTCGAATAAATCCTTACAACGTAAACCGTCACGTAGAAGAAACAGTTCAATCAATTATCGCTGATCTGCGCAACATGGAGCAAGCTCCCTGGAGCGGTAACTTAGACGGCTTTTACGAGTATTCTCCCCTACATAATTTATTCCAAAATCAGTTCAGCGTTTCAGAAGAAGGAAATGAGCTACTTCCTGACGATGAATGACATTAGAGCTGGTCGTAAGGTTCTTCTAAAAGGTAGAATCGTATCACCTGTTGATATGATGGGTGACCAGATAAAGATAGCTGAGGATGGAAAGTGGTATCCTCATTTATCTTTACGACCTTTGACCAACGAGCAATTTCACGAATCTGAAATTGCTAAGATGGCAGAACTGGTTTCTGGAAAACCTATTGTTACAGCTAAAGCCCAAGGAAAAGGGTTTGAATTTGTTTTAGATGACAACACCAGGGTTGGCTTAGCTTATTCAACAGAGCACGGTTTAGAGTTATTTGTATATGACTCGGAAGGCACGAGGGTAATGTAATGCCAATACCTAAGAAAAACCAGGATAATTTAGACGATGCTTCTAAGACTCTTCTATATGAACTTACAAAAAAGGGTAATGAAAACGAGGAACGTGATCATAGTAATGACAGTCCATTTATTGACGAGGACGGAGATTTAAAGGTCGTTCCCACTCTAGAGAGTTTATCGGAATTAATTGATCAAAAAAGTGCTCTTATACCTACTGTGGAGATTCTTCGCCGAAACTTGAGAATCACTTTAAGGGCTATTGAAATGGCTGAATTAGCTTATCATGCTATGCCTAAGCAGGGGACAGCAACTGCTTTAACACAAATGCAAAACATGGCTAGAGAGCTTATGAAATCGCTTGAAGATCATCAGGACCCTGAGGCTCTTGCTGATGAGATAGCAGACGTAATTCTCAAGCCAATGTGTATGGCTTTTGTCAAGTCTCTAACTACTGAACTTGATAAGAAGAGATCCTCTCTAATGTCTATAGTGCCTGTGGAGAGTTCAGGAGTTATTAGACATGAATTATCTGATCTTCTTGATGGTACCTCTAAAGGTTTAGATGAGGGCTATGAAGAAGCTAAGAGAATACTTTTGGATGTTCTATCTGGAAAAGGCGATAAGAAGAAGAAATAATGGCTGAGGAATGGAGCCCATCGAGTCTAGTTCAACAAGCTCTCAAGTCTAATCTTGACCCTGGGGTTTTTTCTGTACTTAATGAGGCAGATATTCTAAAAGCTCCAAATTTTTTGGATTTTTGTTTAAGCAAAAAATTTCTCAATGTTCTTCCATACCCAAGACAGATGGAAGCTGGTTTGTCTTTTTTTGAGGATTACTGTCCCCATTGCAGCAACCCTGATTGGCTTAAAGGAGATAGTAAGGAGTTAGATCTTTTTGATCAACCAACTTCAGAGATTTTAGATAATATTAAACTTTTGGAATTCGGTAAGTGCCCCAAGTGCAATAAAAATCGAAACGATTTTGTTAAGGAGGGCATATTTCATAACCCATACGAACTAGCTGGCTGCATAACTGGTGATGCTTTAGTTCAAACTGGTACTGGAATATTTAGACTTAAGGACATGCAGCATAAGGTAGGAGATTTTGTTAACACTGGATCAGGAACATCAGAAATAGTTAATTGGTGGGATCAAGGCAAAAAAGAGGTCTTTACATTAACAACTTCTCGGGGTTACACTGTGAAAGGCACTGCCGATCATCGTGTACAGGTATTGCAGGATGATTTGACCTTAGGGTGGAAGGAACTTTCAAAATTAAATGAGAACGATCAAGTAGCTATTAGTCCGATGCCTGTAGCAGTAAAGAACAGGAATAGTTTAGATCTTCGTTTTTCAGTGAATAGTAGAACAAAACTTAATATAAAAGCACCTAAGTATATGACCCCAGAGCTTGCTTTTGTTATAGGTGCTCTCCTTTCTGACGGATCCTCTAAAGGAAATTATGGGGCTATTTACGGAACAGATAAGTCGTTTCTAACTAAAGTCAGTGATAATTTAAACAGCTTGTTTGGCTTAAATACCTGTGTTTCTGTAAGGGACCGCGTTGGGTCTGCCAGAACATTTAAATCTGCTTTTGGAGAAGAAGTAAAAACATATTCAACAAAAGATTATTATCATGTTCAAATAAGTATCAAACAAGTTCTAAAATGGTTTGAAGAGCTTGGTATTAGTCAAAATTCTAAAGATACGCATATACCTGCGTGTATATGGGAATCCGACTTCGATTCCCAGTGTGCTTTTGTGGCTGGGTATTTAGAAGGTGATGGGTCTATTAGGGATAATAGAATAACCGTTTGGAGCAGCTCTAATACTCTCCTCAAAGATATGCAAATCTTGTTTCTTCAGCTAGGTATTGTATCAAATAGATTTTTTGATGCAGGGAAACACAATCGATTAGACGTTAGTGGAAACTTTAAATACAAACTATACAATTTAATCCATACGTTTTTGGTGAGTAAGTTAAATGAGTATTATCCCAAAAAACATGTGGCAGATAACGGCTACGGCATACCCAGGTATCTTCTGCAAAAGAAATTAATCTTTAGAAGAACTGGGTACTCATGTAGAGGGTCTTCATTTCTAACGGACTATGGAACAGAAGTAACCGTTAAGGGATTAGTGTCCTTGGTGGGTTCTAATAACTCTGTATACGGTAATAACATATACTACAGCAATTTTGATGGAAGAGAGCTTTACTTTAGAGGAAAACCTGTTTTACAAGAACTTAGGAAAGTATCAGAAGATTTATACGATAAGCTGTTTTCTTTGCTATCTTCTGGTTTACTGTTTGATACAGTATCTTCTATTGAGAAGTCTGGCGTTGAGCGCGTATACGATATAGAAGTGGTAAATGAGCACAAATTTGTGTGTAATGGGATTGTGGTACACAATTGTGCTGGCCAGCGGTGTGTAACAGCAGATACCAATGTATTAACATCTGATGGCCTCGTGGAAATTGGCGATTTTGCAAGATCTTTACCAGAAGGTTTTAGTCATTTTTCTAAGAAACTGCACACAGGGAAGAATGTTGGAGAAGCCACTCGTTTTTTTGTTAGTCAGCCTGAAAAAACCTATGTTGTGCGGTTTTCTAACGGATTAAGTATTACAGGTACTTCGGATCACCCTTTGTTAACAGACAAAGGTTTTGTTAAAATACGTGATCTATCTATTGGAAGTGTTTTACCTGTCTCATGTGGGCAGAATATTTTTGGTACTACTGTTGTAAACTATAATAATTTTTATTATGATATAAATGAAGATTTTTCAAGATGGCTAGATACAGTACCCAGGAACGCCAAACATAATGTAAAAGATCATAGAATTCCAACAGGATTCATGTCTCTTGATGACGCACGCTTTTTAGGTTATTTAGTGTCAGAAGGAACCATAGGAAATGGGTTAAGAGTATCCAACCTAGATGAAAATGTTTTAGATTTTTGTGAGAGTATACTTGTTAGATGGTTTGGGGAGTGTAATCGAACAAATAAAAGTGTGGGTATTAGAACCCAAAAAGCATCTTTGTTTGCAGAGAAATTGTTAGGTTCTGGGGCATTCAGTCAAAGCGTAAATAAAGAAATACCAAAATGTATACGAAAAGCACCTAAGGATTATGTGTGTGCTTTTTTATCTGGACTATATGATGGTGATGGGTACGTAAGTAATCGATCTATCGAATATACATCGATTTCCGAAAAGCTTTGTCAGCATGTTGCTCTTATGCTGCAAAACTTAGGTATTCCAAGTAAGATATGTTCTAAGATGTCAAAAGCTACTAATGGTTCCGCTACGCAGAACCCTGTTAGATGTTACACTGTTGTTGTGGAAGGGCCTGCCATGGCATTGTTCCATGAAATCATATCTTTTGGTTTAGAGTACAAAGAGAAAAGAGTACAAAAGGCAATAGCGGGTCTTGACTCTCGTAAATTAAACATGCCCTTTTGGTATCAAAAATATTCTGTGGCGGACAAAGAAAAATTTCTTCATCTAATGAAAGATTTGAAGGATCATTTGAATTCCCAACCACACCCTTTTAATAAGAAGTCTAGAAAATTAGGTATACAATCTGTATTGGGTGTTAAGAAGACAGATGTTTATAATCGAATGCGGAAAGCAGATAATGTTGCGCTATCTAAAAAGAAAGTGTTTGATATTTTGACCCCGTTCACAGAAGAATGGCACAGATTTCTTTCTAAGGAACTTTGTGAACGTATAAATTCTTTCCTAGTGTCTGCTAGTTCTTCCGACTATTTTGTTATGGTCAGTAATATAGAAGAAGGTCCCATTTCTAGAACTTATGACTTTACTGTTCCAGGGGACCATTCTTTCTGGTCTAACGGAATAACTTCCAGCAATAGCGGTAAATCGGCTCTGGTAGCTATGATAGCTGCTTATGTTCTGCACAGATATTTAGTTATTCCGGATCCGATAAATTACCTTGGATTACTCTCTTCGTCTCAACTTTACATGAGTATGACAGCAATTTCTGCCGGTCAGGCAGAGGCATCTCTTTGGACCCCTTTTAAAGAGTATGTTGATGAAGCCCCTTGGTTTAAGGAATATCATCAACTTCTCTCTGATACTGGGGAGAAGCTAGGAACTGAGTTGCTTCACCGACCAAGAACCTTTCTAGTGTACAAACATAAACGTATTGCTTGCATGTATGAAGCTCCTAATAAAAGACGCCTTCGTGGTAAGACTCGAATATTTTGTGTTGCTGGAGACACCCAGGTTACGACAAATTTTGGAACATTTGATATAGCTAACTTGTTTATTCCTGTCTTATCAAATTCTGATAGAGTTGATAAAGTTGACAATTTGAAAGTTGCTGCCCTATCTAAGTTTGAAGATGCCACTCACATGTTCCAATACAAAAACGTTCCAGGGATCAGAATTGAGAGTAAGGACGGAACTCAAATCACAGGTACTTCTGTGCATCCTGTTTATGTGTATAACCCAATAAACGGATATCAGATGAAGAAACTGGGAGATATTATACCGGAGCAAGATTACTTTGTTCTCCAGACTCCGAAATTCGATGTGTTTCCGTCCACACCGCCTTCTTTTGATTTTGATTATAAAAGAGATAGATTTGGTGGAAAGCGTTCTGATAAACAGCTTTCTGTTATGGATAAAAGAATGCATTCCGTGGTTCCGGATGCCCTAACACCAGAACTCGCAGAGCTGATGGGATTTCTCTGGGCGGGGGGTTCACTTGTAAAAACGTGTAGGAAGGGCAAAAAATCTACAGCTTATAGGATTCGTTTTACATCCGGTGATCCCTACTGTCTAGAAAGATATAGAAAACTATTTTTATCTTGCTTTGGACTTGAGCCTCGAAAGTCAAAATCCTCAGGAAAAGCCTGGAATATGGATAATCAAAGTGCTTTTGTGGGCCAGTTTATCCATTATCTTGGTTACGAATATGAAGGCTGTACCATTAAGGATGTACCTTGGCCCATACGAAAAGCTCCCAAAGACTTAGTGGTATTGTTTCTTCGTGGTTTTTTTGACGGCGATGGAATGGCAACCGATACTCAAGTTAGTTATTATATTAGTGCCCCAAAATTGGCAGAGGGAATAAGACTCTTGCTTTTTAATTTGGGAATATTGTCACATATTAAGAGATACGAGAGGCGGGGTAGAAACTATTATAAAGTATCGATGTATGGTAGCGACAGAAAAAGGTTTTTTGATATAGTAGGTTTTGGTTTGGAAAGAAAACATAGCTTTGAATCCTCTGTTGCTGATGATTCTCGTTCTTCCCATGAAATGATGCCTATTGATGTTACTCATTTAAGTACAAGTAACATCAATAATCATCGTAGTGTGTGGAAAACTTTAGACGGTAGAGAGGTCTCATTACCAATTGGGTCTCTTGTTGAGTCTCATACGTTGATGCGAGATTGTGGAAACATACAAGGTAGAGAACTTAAATTGGTTAATCCGAGACGTTTGTCCACAGTGTTTATGAATAACTTGAAAATAGTTGATGAGGATCTGTACTCTACACTTAACAGGGCTAGAAACGATGAGTTGTGTTTTTCAAAAATTGTTTCTAAGGAGAATGTTGGTAACATTGATGTATACGATTTTACTGTCGAGCCTTCACATCGTTTTTATGCAAATTGCTTGTTAAATAACAACACTGCCATCGACGAGGTGGGGTGGATGGAAGCGGATGCTGCTAAGCAATCTGTCACCTTATCTGCTGACGAGATTTCGGCAGCTCTAGATAACTCTCTAAGAACCGTTCGAAGTATGGCGGAAAAAAAGAGACTACAGGGGCTGTACAATACTATAGATGCTTACGCCTGTAATATTTCCAGCCCTTCCGCAAAAGACGATAGGATTATGCGCTCAGTCAGAGAATCCAGGGATAATCCCAAGATTTATGCTTATCATTACCCTACCTGGGAAGCTAACCCAAACATCTCTAGAGAGAGTCTTCAACCGGAATTCAATAAAAGTAAAATGGTTGCCGAGAGAGACTTTGGTGCAGTCCCTCCATTGGCAAATGATCCTTTTATTGATAATCCCAATTGTGTAGATCTTATGATAGATCCAAACCATAAGCATAATTTGTTGCGAATTAAAACACAGTACCATGTGGATGACTTTGGTAATAAAACAAAATATGCTTCAGTTAATGTCCCTCTCGTTGATAAAAGAAAACCAAGAATGCTGTTAGTAGACGCAGGGGAAAAGAGAAACCATTTTGCTGTAATGTTAATGACATGGGACTCAAAAAGAGATCGCCCGCGAGTTGACGCCGTTTTTGATGTTACCCCGGAGGAAGGCATTCCTATTAATTTTCATTTAATGTGGGAGTATTGTTTTCAGCCTATAGTTCAAAATCTTCTTATCAAGCATATGTTTTCTGACACGTGGAACAGTACGGATTTGGTACAAAAATTAAGACAGCATAAGGTTTTATCTGAACAATATTCCATGAAATTTCAGGATTTTATTGAAATTGCAGCCCGTTTGGCTTCTGGAGAGCTGATTTTGCCAAAACCAGAACGTACACCAGAAGAGCTTAGGTTGACTTACGAAAATCCTCTAGAATTTGTTGCAGGAAAACCTATACTAACATTGATACTTCAAATGTTAACTGTACGGCAAGTAGGTAGAAGGGTCACAAAACCAGTAAGTGGGGATGATGACATGTTTAGAGCTTTGTGTCTAGGTATGTATCACATAGTTCAGCCCCAATACAAACGAGTGTACGCTGTGGACGCTGCTGGAGGGGCCGGAGGGAATATTGGGGTTATGTTATCTAAGAGCGCAGGTTCAGGCATGGTAGATCCTAAAAAGACTACTTCTGGGGCCAAATTAGCAACTAAAAGAAATTATAGAAATAGGCACTAAGGGAATTACTATGGACATAGTAGCAAAAGTCGCAGAAAGACTAAAGTTATCCGAAGAGATGGCCAAGAAATTACGTACTACCGCACGGGTTGCTAAAGCAGATACTGAGGGTAAAGTTGTTGCTGTTTTATCGGGGCTCCAGTCAGGGGAAAAGAGTACGGCGTTAGCTAATTTTTCCCTTAGGCGTCCTGTGGAATATCCCCAGAGGGTAGATGAATGCCCTATCTGCTTTGCCCATATGCAACCTGTTACCTTGGCGACCAGTAGGGCTGCCTACTTTTGCCCTATTCATAACGTTTGCATGCCGGCTGAGTAATAAATGAACTTTAATTTTGACGGTAAAAAAAGTCGAAGCGCCCACTCATCTAGAGATTCTAGTGCGAGTTTAGGTAAGACTGTAACTTCCAACGTAGGGGGATCTGGAGGCGGATCTGGAGGGGGAGGTGGTTTCGGATTCCCAGGAAGTGGTACTGGAAGAAATTTGACTTCTGGCGGTCAGTATGACGTTTCTCGTTACAATCCTGTACATGACCATCTCGAAATTGGTTCCCTTATAGAAGATTGGATGCCCCGTGATGCGTCCGGTCTGCATCAGATGTGGCGTTTAATATATTTGAGAGATGCTATCGTAGGCCCTGCAATTGATTTGTATAGCAACCTTCCTTACAGCGAATGCAGATTAACAGGTATTGATGATCCTGCAATACTTAGAGTGTATCAGGATACTATGGAACGTTTAGACATTGTTACAATGATGCCTGAGCTTGTTAAAGAGTTTTTGACTATAGGTAAGTTTTGTAGCTCTTTGATTTTTGATAGTCGGAAAGGTGTTTTTGTTGACTGGACTCATCATGACCCCGACTTTCTGAGAATTGAACCTATACCGGTAAGAGGATTTGATCCTAAAATAGATTTGGTAGCTTCTCCTGCCATGAAGAATTTCCTACACTCTATGGATGAAAGAGATGTAGCTGTTAGGGATCAACTTCCGGATGAATACTTTGCTCAATTCGAAAAACAAGGTACGTATCAATTAAATCCACTTAGTACCATTTTTGTTCCAAGGCGCTCTAGTCCTTATGATTATGTCGGTACTAGTTTTTTGACTAGGATCGTAAGTTTTTGGGCTTTAGAAAAATCTCTAATAGAGAGTACAGTTACTAATGCTAGGAGACGCACTAGGTCTATTTTGCATGTGACAGCAGGTTTGGAGAATATGTGGGAGCCGACAGAAGAAGAGCTTGAAGCTATTTCTGGGCTTTTCATACAAGCGGATGAGGATCCCATAGGGGCTGTAGTTACGACCAGAACTGGTGTAGAAACAAGCGAAGTAAGAGGTGGAGCAGATTTTTGGAAATTAAGTGATGAATGGGCCTTTTTGACTGAAGGCAAGATGAGAGCACTTGGTATTTCAGATGCGTTCTTGTGTCTGGCTGGAGATACCTACATACCCACTGTAGAGCGCGGCATTGTTAAAATAGAAGACTTTCTGGATAAGGGACGAATTCCTAACTTCCAATCAAATACACCCTATGATGGCAGGAGCATAACTGTCAACTCTCAATATGGTCACGGCACTGTAGATTCATGGGTGTATAGCGGAAAGAAGAATGTTTCCAAATTGATCACATTCAGTGGCTACGAACTCGAAGCCACAAAGGAACACAAGATTGCAATTCTTCGGGATGGAGAAGTATTGTGGACTGAATTAGACGGTGTTACTAAGGAAGACTTTGTGATCGTTCCTGTGAATGAATGCACCAGATCTAAGACGCTATCTCTCGATAGGAAGATTTCCCGAAACGATATATCTAAGATCCCTTCCAAGAACAAGGTTCTTTTCCCGAAACGAATGACCCCCGATTTGGCTTTCCTTCTCGGGAGTATAGTTTCTGAAGGCTGTGTGGACACTTATCGTACACGTTTCTGCAACTCATCCAACAGTTTAGTTGATTCTTACGTGAGTAAAATGAAGAAGGTTTTTGGATTGGACTCGTTTGTTTACAGCAAGCAAGCCCAAGGAGAAATCACTATAGCGGGTATTGACACAACTAGCACTAAGGTGTGCATGGATGTTAACACCAATAGTAAGCAGTTGTCCGCTGTGTTGTACGAGTTGGGGGTCAAAGCAAGCGAAGAGGGTCTTGGTAAGAATAATTCTTACTTTAAGGAAGTTCCTTGGTCTATACTTGAAGCAGACGCACAATCACAGCTATCCTTTTTGGCAGCCTACTTGGAAGGGGACGGTACTGTAGACTTCTCCAAGAGAACTATTAGTTTCATTTCTTATTCCGATAAAATCCGCAAGCAGCTTCATATCATGCTGTCTACTCATGGGATAGTATCAAACTGTAGAGATAAGTCCGTAGATGTGCATGGAACCTTTGCTATCAAGCTAATGGAAAAACTGAAGCCCCATTTGGTTGACAAGTATGTTAAGTTTGATGGTGTCGAACTAAACCATAACCGCTATGGACTGCCCGCGGAGCAGTTTGTCTCAAAGGCGGAAAAGAAGATAATCAAGATAACTAATAGCGGAGTTCAATTCAAAACTGAGGGCGGTGGAGATATATTCATTGAGGGTTGGGTGGCCTCATTGCCTCCTAAGATTATGCACTACGACGCCTACAAGAGAGGCGAGTACGATAAGTGGCTAAGCATGCTAAGACGTGTAGACCCCAACACCTATGGTCAAGCCATGGACCTCCTTGAGGAAGAGTATTTCTTGGACCAAGTGTCTCTGGTTGAAGATACAGAGAATTATGTAGACACTTACGACCTCATGATGAATTCAAATTGTGACAGATCCTTCGTAGCTTCTGGCATCCTGACGCATAACAGTGGCGATGCTTGTGTGGTTGGAGACACATTGGTTCAGACTGACAGAGGTTTGCTCGAAATAGCCGCTATCGGAGAAATGGGGACTAACGAAACGCAGGATAGATGGGGAACTTGGAAAGATGTGAAAGGACTTAATGTTAGTTCCCACAATAAACAAGCCCAAATCGTTAAATGGCTCGATAATGGAGTAAAGCCCGTTCTTAGAATTACCGACGCCGTTGGCAACAGTATTGAAGCCACAGGCAATCACCCATTCTTAGTCCTTAGAGATGGTGTGTTTGAACAGGTGCGCGCAGATAGTCTGGAGATAGGAGATCTTTTGAGTTCTACCACTAAGGCGTACACTAGGAGTGGTGTTCTTGAGTTGAACCTATCTAATCCATCCAATGTAATACACGGAGGACAAAGAAAAGTTGTAACTAAGCCTTCAACAATGACCCCCGATTTGGCTTATTTGTTGGGTCTATTGGTTAGCGAGGGGTCAATTCTGAAGAAAGCAAGTCAAGTACGTTTTTCTAACAGCGATCCTGAATTGCTACAGCAATACGAAAATCTTGTGTACAAGATATTCGGATTAGGTACAAAGCTTCACCCTACTGCTATTCCTGGGAAATATAATACGTGCTACGATTCGGTAGTTTGTAGCAAAACTTTGGTTGAATGGTTGGATGAGCTTGGATGCTACACAGACGGAGACAAGGAAGGTAAGTCGGCTTCTCATCATAAGGTTGTCCCTTGGAGCGTATTACAGGCTGATTCTAAGAGCCAAATAGCCTTTGCCGCGGCCTTTTTAGAAGGTGATGGCAATGTGAATCTATCTCGGAAGTCAATATCTTTTATTTCGTCTAGCAAAAAGCTTCTCATTCAATTGAAGTCGCTTTTGGCCTCCAACGGTATTCCTTTTGGGGTTATCCAGTCTCACGGAAGAGGTTGTCATAAGCTTGTGCTCGGCTCAAGAGATGTTTCCGAATTGGTCTCTAAAACTGAATATACTTATCGCGGTTTTGAAAAGTTGCGTGCAGCCTTAAATATAGTTGAAGGTAAAGTGTCTGGTTTCGGAGTGCCCTCATACGCCGTAGAGGGCTACTATAACGTGTCCACTCGTAAGAAATTCAACTATGCTGCTGTCAGTTACGAAGATCTAGAAAATACGGACGATAATAAAATTTTCTCAGATAACCGATATTTCTTCACACCTATTGAGTCTATTGAGGATGTTGGCGAAAAGAACACCTATTGCTTAACTCTCAATGACAAATCTGAGCATTTGTTTGTCGGAAACTCTATAATGGTTTCGAATACCTACAATAACATGGAGACCGCCCTGTCGGTATTTATGGAGTCCCTCAGGACTTTACGGTCCTACATGGACCGCCGAGTTTTTTATGAAAAAATCTTCGCCACCTTGGCTAGAGTTCACGGCTTTGTAAAGAAGGACGCTCGTAAGGGTCCCATGTCGTTAAGACCTACAATGGACTACAAGAAAGCAATGAAGATACCCAAGGAAGACCTTCTTATACCCAAGATTGCATGGGATAAGAAGCTCCAGCCAGAAGGGGACATGAATTTCCTTGATATGCTTAAGACTGCTGATGAAGCTGGAGTTCCTGTAACTCTTAAGCAATGGTCCTCGGCCGCGGGATTGAACCTAGAAGAAACTATGGAAGAGTTGAACGAGGATTCTAAATATAGAAAGAAAATTGCTGAATGGCGGAAACAATTTACAGGCGATCAAGCGATGGAACAAGAGGTCATGTCTGGGGAAGGTTTAAAATCTATCCCCGTTTGGGACTCTCAGAATGATTTTGTTGTTCTTTCGTCTAACGAAGCTTTGGACATTTTAGAGCATTTCCTTGGAAGTAGGCAGAATATGCTTAAATTAACTAGTCCCGGAGAAACTATGAGAACCATTAGTAGCATGGTTGATGGGCATGCTATGAAGACGGAATTAATGGCTTACTTGCTGAAAAGATTAGGAGTTAACACTGATTTGCCAATTGAAAATAGAACAATAGAGGCTATTGGGGAGCATTTGTATAAGATAGGAACTGCATCAGATTCTCCTGTTGTTAAAAAAGCAATTCATTCGGAATTTCAGATATTAGCTAGAGTTATGTCTAAGGATATACCTCAAGAACGTAAGCTCTCTCTTTTGAAAGGTATGTCTAATCGCCAAGATATGACTCCGTTCTCTCCCAAAGCAGTGACAGGGGTAGATAATAATGCATCCTAAAAAATATCAATTTGGAAATATAGCTCCTGAGTTGTCAGTTAAGATGTTTGAAGATCATGCTCGTTTGTATGAGGGTTATGTAGAACGCCTTAATGATACATTGAAAAGTCTTTCTAATCCTTATGATCCTGAATTAGTGAGATCAGCATCTACCTCAGGGGGAGAGTTTAGAGGAATGCAAGAAGATCGCATGTATTTAACAAATGCGGTTCTTTTACATGAATTATTTTTTGAGAATGTGATACTTCCACCTAATAGTGCCCCTATGCTTATGGGGCCAATGTTATCTTCACTACTACAGCAAAATTTTCCTAACTTAGCCCAAAAAGATTTTTGGAGCCATGCAGTTAAACCTATGTGTAAATCGGCACGAGGGTGGTTTATTTTAGGGTGGGATACTCTTCAAGCCGAACTTACTACCTGTATGATTGATGGTCATAACATTAATTTGATGATTGGGTTGTATCCTTTATTGGTTATAGATGTGTGGGAGCATGCTTATACACAGCAGTATGGCATTGATAAGGGAACTTATTTAGATCATCTACAAAGAAGTATTAATTGGAATGTAGTTGAGCATAGAGTGGCGACTATTCATAGTGCTTCGGAAATGATGAGAACGGCTATTCCAGAGCAAGCTGAGGATTATATTAGAGAACTTCAGCATCAGAATAGAGAAGATTCTGATTTTGGATTCCCGGGAGAAGATTATTTTGAAGACCCTGGAACTCCTCCAAGCTCTACTTTGGATAATCGCAAAGATGATATGGTTCGACAGAATCCCCGTGTGCAGAGTTCTGTTTCTGTGACTAAGGCAGATTTGGAAAAAGCTTATGATAGGATTAAGTTACTTAGCAAGGTAACTTTTTCTGCAACATTCGAGGACTTATTTGATAAAGAAGTTAAAGGTAAGGGCAGTGAATTTAGAGAAGCTTTATGGGCCCGGCTTCATGAGGACGAAGAGTAATGAGCACTTCAAAAGATATTCAAAGAATTACTCAATTCGCGGGTCAGGCTATTGTAGCAGGATTCTCTGATGAGATTGTCCGATTAAATGAGGTTGTTGCATTTGATTTAAGATTCAATTTAAGGCACCCCAAAATTGCTGCTATTTATATGCTGGAAACGCCTATCAATGGATGCCATTTTGAGGTTGTAAAAAGGGATGGTAATCGTTACCACGTTGGAGGTGACATAGCTGCTCGTATTCTCGGAGAAGAAAAAGCATATATGTCAACTTTGGAAAACATTGCCACTCAGGCTAAAGAGCAAACTGGACTTATAAAGCAGTTTTGTAGAAAATGTAACTTATTTGAAAAGCTTTATCCGGATGATGCTAGGGAACAGCAGATGAAGGATAGAGCTAAGGCAATGGAAGAGCAGTATATTAATCAAGCAGGGGGAATTATGGCTAGATTGTCTAAGGTAGATACAGCTATTCCTGAACTTCCTGTTACAATTGAACCAAAAACTAAAGTTTCTACCGCTGTAGCTGAGCGCCTACATTCGAAATTAAGAGCAAATTGTGAAATACAATTTGCTGTAGCTCAAGCTCATATTTCTAAATGGGTTGATTTTTTATCTAGTAAAATAAATCAAGTTCTTAGCTATACAGAGAATTTTAAAGATACAGATCCTACTGGTGTGTTGAAATTTGAAGCCCTTGGGGGGAAAATTTCTCTTCTTAGAAATGGGGAGATTATAGGAGAATGGGATAATTATGAGCAAGCTTATGCATTCATGAAATTAGGTTTGAATCAACTTCCTAACCCCGTTTTACCAATTACAAAAGTATCTTACGATAGAACCGTTGAAGCTATTCCTGTCGATGAGGCCGTATTAAAGAGAGCTATTTCTGCTCAAGTGGGCAAAAGTATTTGCTCTAGTGAGCTGTGGGTTTATTTGAATTCATAGCTCTTATCTTTAAGTAGGCTGACTCGGAGGAAAAAGTGTCTAATGACCCACATGTTGTTCTCGGCGAAGTAGTTGTTGCTGCCTCTACTATTGAGGCTTACAAAAATATGTACAACTACGATAAGGGCCAGGGCGTAACCGCAAGCATCCTTGAAGGTAAGAAGACCTCAGCTTCCGGGGCATTTAAGCGAGACATTGATGTTTCTTGGCTAGCTGCTGCTGCTGATACTTATCATATATCAGCAGATATCAACGATTATGTAATAGTTGACATTCCATCAGTCACTATCGATATCCCCAACCGTAATCTTCAGGCGTTTCCCTATGAAGAAGTTTCTTACTTTGATAACATGCAAGGAAGTCTTGTATATCAAACATTTATAGGTCGCCCTACTCACATAGATCATAAAAATGCTAATCCAATAGAAGCTAAGGGCGTTCATTTCGATTCTGCTTTACAGTTTGTTCCAGGCTATAATGTGTGGAAAATTCGTACTCTAGCAGGTTTTGATAGAACTAAAGATGCTAAATTAGTAGATGATATCCTAAGCGGTCGTCGCAATGGGTATTCTATGGGCGCTTTAGTTCAGAACTTTGTCTGCTCTAATTGCGGAAAAGTAGAGACTGTTAAAATGCCATGCAGATGCATGGCTATGGGTAAGGGTTCTATAGTTGACGGGAGATTAGTATATCAGCTTTGTGCTGGTGTTCAATACTTTGAGCAAAGCTCAGTAGATGATCCAGCAGATCCAACAGCCCTTTCTAATTCTATTAGGTAGTAAAATGCCATATAAATCAGAAAAGCAAAGAAGATGGGCTCATACTAAGGAAGGCCGTGAAGCTCTGGATACTGAAAAGTGGGACGAGGAGAGCGAGGGGAAGGATCTCCCAGAAGAAGCAAGCGCAGGAAAGGGTCCCGCTAGAACACAAGGCCCAGGTAAAAAAGTTCCAGATACTGTAAAACAATTAAAGCGTATAAGCAGAGAACAACATAAGGGAATGCCCACTGGTGGCCCCCACGGGACTAAAAAAGGTAAAAAGGGTTACACTAGGAAACAAAAACATAAGGATCTAAGCGAGGGGGAAGAACTTACCCCAATCGATGAAACCTATAGAAATTTGAACTTCCCTGTATCCGATTTTACAGAGGCTAGACCATGTGGGGAAGGAGAAGACCCAAGAATAGGTCATTGCAATCCTAGTATTCCACCTGAATCGGATCAAGAAGAAATTTTGTTAGATGAGGAATATGTTCCTAACGAGAATCTTATTGATATTATAGAGAGTCCAAGTGAATGGACTCACCCGTCTGGCCGTGGATGGGAAAGAGATAAAGGTATGGATGATTTTTACGATAGAACTCAGCTACATAGTAGCAAAATTGTTGCCGATTTAAGTTGGTCTACTCATAAATCTGAAACATTTGAAGATACTGGGGAAAAGGGAGATTTCCCTGCTTGGGGGTTAAAATCTATCATAGATAGGGGAATTAAACCTCATGAAAAATCTAACGGAGACAAGAAAATTCACCCCAATACTCAGACCCAGAAACGTATAGTTAAAAGAAAAAATTTCAAATCTTTTTCTCACGTCTTATACTGGGACTAGTTCCTGAAAGTAAACAAGGACGAGAATATAATGTCTGACATAGCAAAGACTCTAAATTGGTCTGTGCCTCGACGTAGGAACCGAGAAAGTGGTTCCAAAGTCGTTGGGTACGGTCATGGAGGTAGGTAGGCCCCTGTGATTCGTCACAGGGGCCTACCTGAACATTCGGTTATCACTATAACCCTCATGTATCTAAGCCCGTTGCTCTAGAACCTATTGGTGAAGAGGGCGGATATCATTATTTCGGCCCGCCTCCAGATTACGGAGGATCTTACGGTTTCTATAGCGATGGTGAAACTACAATTTCTTGCCCTAAGGCTCAAGAAGTTTTTAGCCCATTAAATGGCAAGAAAATGCAATATGTAGGCCCTGCGTCCGTAGATGACATAAAAAAAACACTTTCTGGTTCTAAGTTCGCGAAATTACTACATTCTTGCTCTGCTTGTGGATCCTCTTACGTCACATCTTGTGATTACGCAGGATCCATGGCATGTATGGCTTGTGGTACCCCTAGTGAATATGGTTCCGCTTTGATGCGAGGAAGAAAAAGTAGGGCTTAAAATTACTTGTTTAGGTGGTTATATCTAAATCATGCAGCACAACCCGCCTGCAAACCCAGGCTCAGGTGTGGGTCCATTACGCAGTCTTATTTTTGAACAATTAGCGGTCCTGAGCCCATAGAACTAGTTCATAAGAGGACAATAAACAATGGATCTCAACAAGATACGAAAAGCTCTTGGTCAATCCGTCACAGCCGGGGAGCCAGGAGAACTTGATCCCGCCGTTGGTCCCCACGGCGGAACTCATGACACTGATGTAGAAATCGCCGATGACGTTGTAAAATTGGTAGATACCAACTCTCCGGATACTCCGGATTTAGAGACCCGCGCCTACGAGAGCGGCACCGAAAACGCCGGCGATAAAGATGAAATTGGACCTCCGTATGATGGAGAGTCCAGCGTTGACGGAATTCCTAACATTCCGGATACAATGGCTAACACTAAAACTACAGCTCGCGAGGATTGCGACGCTGGTGAGCAACAGAAAAACAAGGGTGGCGGTGGACCGGTGGTTCAGCTTCCCGATACTTTGGAGGATGATCTATCCGTGGACCCCAAGGACCCTCATACCGCAGCCGTCGCTCTAACGACAGACGACATTTCCGACCTTCGCAAAATAATGGCAGAACCTGCTGAAGAAAATGTAAAGAGAGCAGTTAATGCGCTACAGTGGCTAGATAGGAATTCTAATCACGCTAAGCGCGGTCAGGTTCAGGCAGGTATTGATAGATGGAAGCCAACCACAGCTCAAGCCAATGAAGCTCAAGCTAGATATGGTTTTTCTTTCCTTCATACTGAGGCTGCTGCTTCTCCCCAGAACTCTGAAAAAACAGTAAAAGTAATGTCATGGTTGAAAAAGTTTCTAACTGCTAAGAAAATTAGCATTGCTAAGAATTTTCTTTCTTCCGAAGAAGCAAATAAGAATCCGGAGCTAGCTAAGCAGATCAATGCTTGGCTTGTGACAGCAGTCGATCAGGTTAGAGAGAACAAAGAGGACGTAGGAGTCGAAGACATTACTCTTTACGGTCCTCAGAATAGCTCTCCAGATCATCGACCCGGCAAAGAGAATGATGGATTTACCGAGCCTAAGGTTGTTAGCTTGGAAGATGTTCCATTCAAGGACCCACAAAGGCATCCTGCTGAGGCAGGTTCTGAGGTGGACAAGCAAACCGGAACACCTGCTCAGGACTCAGAATCTGTAGATTCGGACTCCTTTGATGCTAAGGGCCATGATCGGGCTAAAGAATCCAACGTACCTACTGCTAAGGCTAAGAAGACTCAAGCTGCTGGTATGGGGATGCCCCAAATGCCTGGACTAGGGGGGCCTGAGGAGGTTCAAGAGCCTCCGGTACCGGGTTTGCCCCCTAATCCAGAAGAGATGGGAGGAATCCCACCTGTTCTGCCAGATGGAGCTGTTGACCTTCCACAAGAGGGTGCAGGATTCAATCCTGAGGAAATCCCCGATCAAAACCTACAACTTCCTTCTGAGGGAGGAGATCACTATGACCTGGGTGGAAATGGCCCAGACCTTGGTGGAATGGGGCAGTCCCTTGAGGAGTGGCTTCAGGAGGAGCTTATGGAACCAGAGCATACGGATCCTGCTGAATCTGCTCACGTTGAAATGCTATCCAATTTCGATGAAATTGGTCCGATAACCCCGGATGATGTAGTAATGGCTCTTTATGGTGAGGATCAAGAAAACCCTCACTGGAATATCGACATCAAGGGTCGCCCAGTAGCTCGTGTTGATCTTTCTGATCAACCTAAGCCAGAAGAAGTTCGAAGCACTTTCCTATCGGCTCCTTACGCAGAGAATATTGCTCAGGCAATGGCTAAGGTAGGGGTGACAGAAGTTCTTCAGGCCATAAATGCTAAGCCCTACGCAGCCCGGGTAGAAACCGGTAAACTAGCTGAGAAGATTCGCGCTAAAGTAGAAGAAGAGCACGCTGCTAAGTACGCTCAAGCCGTGGGCGAGCTTCGTGAGCGATTCCTAACGGCTGCCAGAATTGCTTTGGCTGGTTACAATAGCAACTTCTTCCGCGGTGAAGATAATCAGCTTAAGGCTGCTCTCTGGAGCGAGTTGAAGCGACTTGGCATTCGTGACGCCGCCGGTGTCATTGAAGCTTCCTTCGAAGAAGGTGCAGTGCCATTCTTTGAAGGAGTTTTGGCTAAGGCTGAAGAACTGATGGACCTGCCAGACGAAGCACGAGATGCTATCGCTAAGGCGATCCCTCAGAGCAATGCCCTTGTAGCGGCAAGTGCCGAAAACGAGGGCGAACTTCCCGAGCATGAGACTCTTGCTTCGGCTCTTGAGCGAGGAAATGTCCCGTTCACCACCCTTGGTGGTAACTCGGTCCATGCTTCTCGTGATGATGTTCGAGGCGATTTGCGTGCCCGGATTCGACTATCAACATATCGGTCCAGCTAGTAACTGGCCACAAAGGTAAAAGAAGGAGGACAAGATGTCCTATGATCTAAAACGAAGTCATTTCTCCTTGATCTTGGAGAAGGAAGTTCTTCCCGGAGAAGTTATCACGGAAGAAGGTGTACTTCTAGTAGCTGCCCTTGACGCAGCTACAGGAACGGAGAAAGTACAGCTTTCCGCAGGAGCTGGTACTGACGTTGTTGCTGGTTTCGCAATTCGCGATAACGCAGATAACTCTACTACTTCTTCTGTGGAAGAATCCACTATTCCTACTTCCCCAAACCCACTAACGGTTCAGCTTTCCAATAACAATCTGGTTGCTGGTCAGATTCGTGTGGTTGCTTCCACTACTGGTGCTTTGACTGAGGGCAACCCTGCTAACCCTGGTGAGTTCTCTGTTTCAGACTCCACGGGTCTAATGACCTTCAACTCCGCTCAGGAAGGTGAGGACATTGTTGTTACTTACCGCTACAACCTAACGGTTGCTGAAGCTAGGTTGAAGTTCTTCCAGAGAAACATCAACAACGAGGCAGGAACTCTGTTTGGTCAGGTTGGTGTTGGTCATGGTCATGGAGAGATCTTTACTGACCAGTTCGATGCTTCCGTAAACTGGGCAAGCAATCCGTCTATTACGTCGGGTGCAAATGGTCAGCTTACCACCGGTGGTTCTGGTGTTGCTCTTGACGCTCGCGTCATTAGCGTGCCAAACGTTAACAATCCTCTGTTGGGTGTAGCGTTTGACCTAGGTGGTACTACATAATCTAGCGTGAGCTAGTCCAGGGCGGGAGGCCCGCCCTGGTTTATCACCTAGCGAGAGCAGCTAGGCCGCTTTATCTCGGATTACCTCAACGCTCATGGTGTCAAACAGTAATTAATTAACTCTTAGCTTCCATATAGGAGAAATAGAAAATGGCTAAGAATCCTTACGTAGCGCGTCCGGCTTATGTCGGCCGCAATGGGGATGCGCTTAAAGATGGTGGCGTTAAGGCTACCCGCGTTAATCCGCGCTCCGGCACCATGATTCAGTCCAACACTGAGTCTTTAGTTGCAGGTAACGGAGAGTTTAATGCAGGTTCCAAGCGCGAGCTTATGCAGGCGATCTCATCCCTTCAGAGAATGGTGCAAGCTGGCGATGTTCGTCAGGCTTCTCCCCAGGAGCAGTACGGTGATGTTGTTAGCGCACGTCGAGAACTAGTAGAGGCAGCTTACGCCGATAAAAACGGTGAAGGTTGGCAAGTTCTGGGCGAGGTTATCGGTGAAGAGATCTGGGAGACCCTAGGTCGTGAAGGTTTCGCTCGAAAGACCCTTCTTATCAAGCCTCTTGGCAAGGGTGAGACTGGTCGATTGCGCGTCCGACGCAAGGATGTCATTTCGTTCTTCGTAACGAGTGACCCGAACGTCATCGCATCTCAGGTTCGCCAGTTCTACATCTACCCACCCGAATTCTATCTAATCGCGCACATTACGATAGAGGACAAGGAAATCGAGCAGGCTTCGGGTGACCTTCTGGACGACAAGTATCAGGACGGTTTGGAGCAGATCATGGTCCGAGAGGACAACGTTTGGCGGAATCTCGTCAACGCTGCTGCTGGTGCTTCTAACGATCTGTTCTTGTTCAACACCTTTACCCCCACGGTGTTCTCCACCATGCGAACGCAGATCGCTCGGTGGGGTATTCCGGTAACTGGTGCGATCATCGCGTTCGATCTCTGGGACGACATCATTGCTGACACTGAGTTCAGCACTTGGTTCGACCCAGTATCCAAGCACGAGATCGTACTTGAGGGTTCTCTTGGTAGCATACTTGGTGTTAACCTCATCACGGACGCCTTCCGCCACGATACCTTGCAGGTTCTACAGCCAGGCGAAGTTTACTTCGTAGGTGCTCCTCAGACCCTCGGTGGTATCACTCAGCGTAAGGAACTCGCTACTGAGTCCATCAACAAGTACAACCAGGGCAAGCCGGAGCGCGGTTGGTTCATGGAGACTATCGAGGGTATGTCCATAGTGAACAGCCGTGCGGTAACCAGAGGTAACCGGGTCTAATTGACCTTCCCCTTGGCCCCTATCGGGCCTGAACGGTAAGGGCGGGGGGACATGGCACTATGTCGTGTCCCCCCGTTCTGTTCTGCCCGAAAGACAAACCAAGATGAAGTTTAATTGGGAAATATTAGCCTTTGACTTTTCGGATCAGCCTCGCAAAGCACATAGGGTTCTAATATCTGAAGCGGAAGATAAGGTTAACGAAGCTACTATGTTGGTAAAACAGATTAAATCAGGAGATATTCCTGAACCTTCAGGCGAAGAGCTTGATATAATTCTTACAGATCTTAGCACTGTTACAGATAAATTACGTAAAGTGAGTAAAGATCTGAGAAACCTTTAGGAGAAGACCCACAATGACTCGGGCACGTAGATTGCTTACCCTGGCTTATAGGGCAAATCAGCGAGGTGAAAAAGAGATTGCTGCACGTATCGCCACTATGGCATTCGCTCAGGAAGACGCTGCCTCGCTTTTTGAAGAAATCAATTCCACTACAGAGGTTGCTGACGAGATTACTAGTAAAGTACGTCAAGCAGAAAATATTCTTAGAAAAGCTGAAGCTTCTAGTGAAGGTAGTATCTTTACACAAGAGGGAGCAAAACAGCTATTGACTATAGCTGAAAAAGCTCATAAAGCCGGATACACCAAAATTGCACAGTCCATTAAGCGCGTTGCCAGCTAAGGGCTGCCTATATCGGGAGACTTTTAGATGGCCGACCCAACAGGCAGCGTAGGCGGAACGTTTGGCGCAAACCAGCCGGGACGTGATCCTGGGGAACGAGTTTTCCAGGCAGTGGATACTCTTGCGCGTCTTTCTACTATTCAAACAGCATTTGATAGACAGTTAATATATGTAGAAGAAAATCAAACCCTTTATGCTTTGGATAAGCAGGATAATAATGCAGATTCCGGCTTGGGGGAAGTTGCTGCGCCCAACGGAGGCGTTTGGAGAATTGTTAACGGAGGTATAGTCGGGCAAACTGGCCCCACTGGGCCGGCAGGTGCTCCCACTGGACCCACTGGCTCTATAGGGGAAACTGGAGACCCCGGGCCGGCTGGGTCTCAGGGTTTGCAGGGCCCAACTGGCCCAACTGGCGCCGAAGGATCTACGGGGTCTACTGGTTTAGTAGGACCCACTGGAAACAAAGGAAACACCGGTTCAACAGGAGCCGGAGTTACGGGAGTAACTGGATCTACCGGAGCGGGCGTTACGGGATCCACGGGAGCCACAGGACGCACCGGCCCTGCTGGAGCCCCAGGTACACCGGGAGGACCACCAGGACCTAAGGGATCTACTGGTGAAACTGGTCCAGCAGGTGCTCCCACTGGCCCTACTGGCCCCACAGGAGCACAGGGTGCTACTGGTGAGACTGGACCCCAAGGAGAACAAGGTGTCCAGGGTGTCCAAGGCGAGCAGGGCCAGACAGGTCAGACGGGTGTGACAGGTGGAACCGGTAATACCGGAAATACCGGCCCTCAAGGTCTTCAAGGTGTTCCTGGCGAAACAGGAGAAACAGGAGCTACTGGCGCAACTGGAGATGCTGGCCTAACAGGACCAACTGGACCAACCGGTGCTCAAGGTGAGACCGGCGTCACTGGGCCAGATTCTTATTCCCCTGGGGATTCTGCTGATTGGCAGGACCCTGACCCAACTACAATTTCCGAGGCGCTTGATCGTTTAGCTGTCGCAGTTAGAGGTGGAGAGACTGGACCAATCGCATAAATAGGACATTGACATTCTAAGGGCCGATAGAAATGTCGCATAACACAGGACCTTTTGCAACAGAAGAACATGTTTTGGGAGGGTCGGAAACATCAATTGGTGGTACCGTAAGCACAGAAACCTCTGCGGGTCAACGCATACATCAATTTGTTCAGACCATTGCTCAGCTTCAACTTCTACAAGATCAATTTGACGGACAAATAGTCTATGTTCGAGAGAACCAGACTATTTACGCCTTTCATCGTAACGACACGTCAGGAGACGTGCCTGCCGCTGTGGGCGGCTTTTGGCAAATCACCGGAACCGTGGGGCCGCAAGGGGAAATTGGCCCTACAGGGCCTCCGGGCGCCCCTACTGGGGAAACTGGTGAGACTGGCCCTACTGGGTCTACTGGCTCCGTTGGTCCTACGGGGGTTGGATCTACTGGCCCCACAGGGGAGCAAGGGCCAACTGGCCCCTCTGACGGTCCTGTGGGGGATACCGGAGAAACTGGACCTACTGGGTCTACTGGTCTTCAAGGTGAAACAGGTCCCACCGGAGAACAAGGACCTACTGGCCCCTCTGGTGGCCCTCAAGGTAATACAGGAGAAACCGGCCCAACTGGTCCTCAGGGCTCTACCGGTATCACTGGTTTTACTGGCGAAACCGGCCCAACCGGCCCCTCTGGCGGGCCTCCTGGGGAAACGGGATCTACTGGCCCAATAGGACCAACAGGGCCCGGTGTTGCCCAGTTTGAGGGTTTTAGAGTTGAAAGAGCTATAACCAACCAAACATTGACTGGAGATGTTCCTACAAATGTAGAGTGGGATACAGAATCCTACGACGATGGAAACTTTATCGATATTGGTGTAGACCCAGAATCAGCCATAGTTCCTGTAGGAAAAACTGATAAGTATAGAATCACAACAAATGTTAGGTTCACTTCTGTATCTGGTGGATTTCGTCAGGTTGATATAAAACGAAATGGGACTGTTATAGCTTCATCTAAGATACCTGCTCTTCCATTACCAAATGTAACTGATGTTAATATTGCTACCGAGATAAATCTTGTAGCTGGAGATAATATTCAAGTAACGGCTACTGCTATCGGTGTAGCTAGTGCAGAAATAGCTACCGGCACTGAAACATGGTTTACTATGAGCGCTGCTGGTGGTGCTCTTGGAGCTACTGGGGAGATAGGTCCTACAGGACCAATAGGTCCTACAGGGTCTACTTTTGGCGGGACGGGAGCTACGGGAGAAACCGGACTTACTGGTTCTTCTGGAGAAACTGGAGAAACCGGGTCCACTGGTATGACAGGAATGACCGGAACTACTGGGGAAACCGGTTCTACCGGCATAAGTGGAACAGCAAATTTGATAGAAACTTGGTCAGCTTTTATTGAAGCTCCTATCTTTAATCAAAGATACGTATTAGAGCAATACATTCCAGTTCCTATGACAATAAATAATCTTCATGGTCAAACGGATTCTGGAAGCGTAAACATTACTATCTTGAAGAATGGGGCCCCCATTGGCCCTACAGGGGTTAGCTTCACTGCTGGGGCTACAGGTTATACCATGTCTGCGGCTGCTACCGCAGCTACGGGTGATAAAATTGAACTTAGAATCGATAGTGTGGCTGCTGCTGTTGATTTTGGATTTACTGCCATCAGAACGAGAGATAATTAATGTCAACTGGATCAACATTACCACCACAGTTTGATACCGATCAAAGAGCACTTGATGAAAATAATCCAAGCTCTGGTCAAGGCACTAGTGCAAGTGTAGGTCCTACGGGAGCTTTAAAGAAATTTGTTGGCAAGGAGGTGGATGATCGGGTTCTTCTTGCTGTTGGTACGCTTAACGAGTTATCTAGCATTGAAAATGCTAAGGATAGAACTCTAATATTTGTTGAAGAAACTGGTTTAATATATTCCTTTGACAAACAATCTAGTGATGTTTCTTTCGGGTCAAATCAAATTCCCGCACCAAATGGCGGTGTTTGGACTCCAGTTGATTTTGGCGGAATTGTAGGACCAACTGGCCCTATTGGACCCCCTGGTGCCCCTACAGGAGAAACAGGCCCTACAGGGCCTCAAGGACCGGGAGGGCCCGCTGGTTCTCAGGGTATTGCTGGATTCACAGGTGCTACTGGTGCTACTGGTACTGGACTTATAGGTTCCGTAGGCCCAACAGGTCAACCCGGTACAACAGGAGTTACGGGTGTCCCTGGTGCTCAAGGTATCAAAGGTAATACAGGTCCTACTGGTGCAACTGTAGGTTCTACAGGATCTACTGGTCCTACCGGACAAACTGGCGCCACTGGTTCTACTGGAATAGGGGAAACCGGCCCAACCGGTCCTCAAGGAGACCCGGGCGGTCCTACAGGTCCTACAGGACAAGAGGGCTCCACAGGCCCTACTGGTCCAGCAGGAGCACCTACTGGGGAAACAGGTAGCGTTGGCCCCACAGGCCCCACAGGTCCTGCTGGCTCTGAATTCCGTGGCGCTAAAGCGATTAAAAATGTTCTAAATCAAACATTCAGTTCATCTGTAGCTTCTCCTGCTGTCTTTGATACTGAGCAATTCGATGAAGGTGGGTTCTTTACTTTGGGATCCCCTGCTCAAATTACAATCCAAGAAGATGGGGTTTACGACATAAGAGCTGGAGGCTTATGGGCTACCAATTCTATAGGCAAAAGAGTCATTCAAATTAGAGTCAATGGAATCAATATTGCTCAACATACTAGAAATATTTTGGGAGGGGAGCCAACTGATATTCAAGTTGAATCCTCACAGGAGCTTAATGCTGGTGACGTAGTTCAAGCATTCCATACTCAAAATTCAGGTGGAAATTTAAATCTATTAGCAAGTCCATTTACATATCTATCAGTGGAACTCCAAGAGGGGGTTCTAGGTTCTACTGGGCCTACTGGATCGAAGGGTAACACAGGAAATACCGGGATCACCGGACCTACGGGAGGCGCTGGGGTAACTGGTGAAACGGGAGTTACTGGTTCTACTGGTGTAACAGGTGGAACAGGTAATACTGGAAACACTGGAGCTACAGGTGGGACTGGGATAGGTGTTACCGGGCCTACTGGTGGAACCGGGCCTACCGGGTTTACAGGGTCAGTAGGTAGTGCTGGTCCTCCGGGTACAACAGGATCTACTGGTTCTCAAGGAGAAACAGGACCAACTGGTGCCACCGATGGTGCTACTGGTCCAACTGGTCCTCAGGGTAACACTGGAGAAACTGGAATTCAAGGCCCTGTTGGCCCCCAAGGCAACACTGGACCAACTGGAGCTAAGGGAAACACAGGTGGGACAGGTGAAACAGGCCCTGTTGGTCTTTCTGGACAATCAATTACAGGTTCTACCGGAGAAACTGGCCCAACCGGTCCTGCCGGGCCTCCGGGCGCTCCTACTGGACCAACCGGAGAAAGCGGCCCAACTGGACCACAAGGAGAAGTAGGTTCTACTGGTGCTACTGATGGATCTACTGGGCCCACAGGCCCAACTGGGGCGACAGGCGTAACCGGCCCTTCGGGTGGTCCCCCGGGCCCAACTGGCTCAACTGGTCCAACTGGATTTACAGGTCCAACTGGTCCGTTCGGTCCGTTCGGTTTTACAGGCCCAACTGGATCGACAGGAGTAAAAGGAAATACTGGTTCGACTGGCGAAACAGGTATGACTGGAGTAACTGGTCCAACCGGTCCTACTGACGGATCCACTGGTCCAACTGGTTTTACAGGCGAAACTGGCCCAACTGGTTTTACAGGCGAAACTGGCCCAACTGGTCCTGCCGGTCCTCCGGGCGCCCCAACTGGTCCCACTGGGGGACTTGGCCCAACTGGGTTTACCGGCCCAACTGGATCTACTGGTACTGCTGGCCTTTTGGGGCCAACTGGACCTGCTGGATCCACAGGTGAAACCGGCCAAGACGGATCTCAAGGTATCCCAGGAAACACTGGAACTACTGGACCAACTGGTGCTACTGACGGGGCTACTGGACCAACTGGTACTGCTGGTATTCCCGGACCTACTGGACCTACTGGTGAGGATGGTGCAACTGGAGCCGGAGAAGACGGTGTAACAGGGCCGACAGGAGTTACTGGACCACTAGGTGAAACCGGACCAACTGGAGGTGAAACTCCTGTTATAACCGATACTATAGGTCTAAGCCAGACTCTTCTTCCGAGTCAAGAAGTTCTACTTGTAACATCAGGAGGTATTACTCTAACTCTCCCAGATGCTACTAGCAGCGGTGTTGGGGAAGGGAAAGTATACTGGATCAAGGATATAGCTGGGGTAGCAACAGCTAGCCCAATTACATTGGATACTACTGGTGGTCAGACCATTACCAGTTTTGCAGGAACAGCTACAACCTTCTCCCTAAACTCTGATTATCAATCTATTGCTGTTGTTTCTGATGGATCTAATTGGCAGATGGTATCCGGTGCAATAGGAGGGGGAGGGGAAGGGCCTACCGGTCCTACCGGAGAAGCCGGACCTACAGGTGCAGGTAATGTTTCTAATCTGTCTGTACGGGGATTGATAGGATCTTATCCTGAGGTAGATGCTAATACTGTTGGCTTGTGGAATCTAGATGGTGATTTATCAGATTCTTCTGCTAGCCCTGTAGATCTTTCAACTGGTGATTCTTTCACTGAAGGACAACTTCGTGAAGGATATCGACGCTTTAGAGGTGCCCAAGCGGACACTGGGTCCGAAGGGTATGAAGGCCCAGCAGCAGGAAAACTTGCAATAACAGGAGACATAACAGTTCAAGCAATTTTTAGAGCTTCTAATTTTGGTACAAATGGTCGAGTAATAGCAGCTTACGGAGTTCTTTCGTCTGCGGCACAAGCTGACAACTTGCAATGGGCTCTTGAAATACGAGGTTCTAACGAGAGTCGCGCAATAAGGTGGGCGCAAGAATTCGGTTCTGGTGGGCAGAGCATTTTCGATATTGGAGCTTCTATATTAGAAGTTGATCAAACATATCATGTTTTATGTACTCGGGAATCAAATGTTGTGAGAACGTATCTCGATGGTGTGCTCATTGGAACGTCTTCAACACTTACAACCCCAGATGGTGGGGGAAACGCAGTTATTCTTGTTAACAACTTCCCCACAGGAGCAGGTGCCGGAGATATGATAGTTGCTGGAGTTAAAGTTCATAATGTTGCTCTATCGGAATCTGAAGTCATAGCTGAATGGAAGAGAACGTGGGAAAGGCTTGAAATAGTAACATGATAAGAGTTATTAACTTAACTAGTAAATGGAATATTTACTAATGGAACCATCAAAACGGTACATGGTTGTTGTACACCTGCCTGTTAAAGCTACTAGAGTTAGCGAAGTAGTAGGTAATCTTGGATCAGCACTCAGGACTGCTGACGCCCACCCTATCAGACCTAGTGTAATTGTTAGCGGTCCAACTAACATGCTTAGACATTCTAAAGAAGCTTTTTCTGTTCCTAAACAGCCTTGGTTAAATACTAAGCAATTTCTAGCTCATTGTTATGCAGTATCAGCTTTATTTGGGTTCAAGGTAGAGGTAATCCAGAATGTTGCAGCTTGGGATGTTAGAGAAGCGAGAGAAGGTAACTAATGTCGCATAATCCTACAGGGCCGTTTGATACAGAAGAACACGTTCTAGATCCGGAAGGAACTGGAGGTGGGGGTGGAGGAAGCACTTCGTCTTCCCCTCCTGTACCACATAGATCCCCTGTATCTGATCTAACTGCTTTAGCATCCATCTCTAATGGTATAACAGGAGAAGTAGTTCTTGTTATATCTAATGGTACTCTGTATTACTTGGATACTGCTTTGGTTTCAGGCCCTTCGGGCTCTGTAGTGAACCAAGGTGGTGGATTTTGGGTTCCAGTAGGTCAGGAAGGTCCTACTGGTCCCGCCGGTCCTCCGGGCGCTCCCACTGGGGAGACCGGAGAGCGTGGCCCCACCGGAGCCCCTGGGGTGGGTTTTGTCGGCCCAACCGGCCCCGCCGGTGTAGTAGGCCCCACCGGTGCTCTTGGTCCCAGAGGTCAAGTCGGTACAACTGGTAACTCCGGTACTACCGGAGCAACCGGTCCGACTGGTACTGGGATAACAGGAACGCCCGGAGTGACCGGTTCAACTGGCCCCACCGGAAATGCGGGTCCTACCGGTACTCAAGGTCTTCTCGGAAACACCGGACCTACAGGGGCAGGGCAAACTGGTAATACTGGTCTTTCTGGAAACACTGGACCTACCGGTGCCACAGGTCTTCAGGGATCTACCGGATCCACAAATGGGGGAACAGGGGTAACCGGATCAACAGGATTAACTGGACCCACTGGGGGAACAGGGCCTACTGGTGTTGGCCCCACTGGGCCCACCGGTCCGGCAGGTGCTCCAACTGGTTCAACTGGTCCCACAGGTACTTCAGGACCTACTGGTCCTCTAGGTCCTGTTGGTTTAGTAGGGCCTACTGGAGAAATCGGCCCAACCGGTACTCAAGGTTTGCAAGGAGATGTAGGAGTCACCGGACCTACTGGAGAGGATGTCGATCATGGGTCCCTTGCAGGTCTTAGCGATGACGACCATCCTCAGTATATACGTCGTGATGGTGGTGGAGGAACTGAGTTTACTGGAAATCAGTTTTTGTTTAAAAATAGCGCTGACTCGTCCATCAGTTCAGTTATTGATTCTGGAAATACTATAAGTAGCGAAGCTAATTTCATACTTAGGGATAGAGGAAATACTCAGTGGTCATTGGGCAAAAGTTCTTCTAATAATTTTGTCATAAGTAATTCTAATGGAAAAGAAACTATTGTTGTTGAACAAGGTGGACTTCTTGGTATAAATCAACTTTACTTAGATAGTGGTGGTTTTGTAGGAATCGGAACTGCTAGTCCTGCTGCTAAGCTACACGTAAATGGAGATGGTTTGTTCCAGGGTGAGGTTGAGGCACGAAATAATGCTGATGCTTCTAATAATGTTATAATTGATTCTGGAGACGCCACTTCACAACAATCTGGAGTAGAGTTTTCAGATCGTGGAACTGTTAGATTCACTTTAGCTAAAACCTCTCTAAATGAGTTTGTTATTTATGACAATGGATCTGCTACTTTTCCATTTATAGTTGAAGCTGGAGCCCCAGACAGCTCTATTAGAATAGATAGTTCGGGTAATATTGGAATAAATGGAGTAATTAATCCTGCCTTCACTCTAACAATTACAGGATCTATTTCCACAACTTCTCTTTCGTCTTTTGGGGCCATTACTGCTGGAGGGAACATTACAACTCCGGGCCAAATTCAAGGAGGAGTAGTTCGTGCAACTTCCAGTCTAGAGCTTCCTGCCGAGACAGTTACAGATGGTGTATCAAATACTATCAATTTGTTTGAATCTGTAGTTCCTACTGGGGCTGTTCTTCCGTTTACTTCTGGGGTTATACCATCCGGATGGCTTCAATGTAACGGTCAGGCAGTAAGTAGAGTTACATATGCTGAACTATTTAACCTAATAGGTACACAGTACGGTCCGGGTGACGGAGTTAACACGTTTAACATCCCCGATCTCCGTGGGCGGGCCCCTGTTGGGCTAGATCTTATTGATGTAGATTTTGGATCTTTGGGAGACACTGGTGGAGAAAAAGACCATACCTTAACAGAACCAGAAATGCCTTCCCACAGTCACGGCGCTTTGGGGGATAATACTATCTTAGCGGCTAGTTGGCCTTATGGAAGTGAGCCTATTTCTGGAAATGTAGGATCTGCTGGTGGTGTTGATTTTGACAACGTTGCGTTTTTGTCAAGCCCAAGGGGACAAAATCAACCCCATAACAATCTACAACCTTTCATAACTTTAACTTTTATTATCAAGGTTTAGGATTATACTTTCCTAGAGGAAATTATAAATGTCTCAAATTGGACCTACAGGATTCACAGGACCTACCGGACCCACTGGGGAAACTGGCTCCACCGGTACAGGGATAACTGGGCCTGCTGGGCCTCAGGGTGCAACAGCGCCTATTGGCGTTGGTCCTACTGGCCCTACTGGTCCTACTGGTATTACTCCTGTAGCTGTTCCAGGTCCAAGCGGTTCTACTGGTTCTACTGGTTCTACTGGACCAACAGGAGGGGTTGGTCTTAAAGGTTCTACAGGACCCACTGGTTTACAGGGGCCTCAAGGTCCCCTTGGTATCCAAGGTAAATCTATAACAGGTCCAACAGGGGTAACTGGTGCTCCCGGTCCCCAAGGAATAGGATTAACAGGACCTAAGGGTAGCACAGGACCAACTGGGATTCAAGGTGTTAAAGGTAATTCCGGCCCAACAGGGTCTCAGGGAGGTGTTGGTTTAACAGGTTCTATTGGTCCAACAGGAATAGGGATAACTGGCCCTACAGGTGCTACTAGTGGCGCTACTGGGGGGACAGGCCCAACAGGACCTCAAGGTGTACCAGGTTCAACTGGAATAACAGGGCCTCAAGGGCCCCAAGGAAATCAAGGAATTCAGGGTGTAACTGGTAATCAAGGCCAGCAAGGGGAGACTGGAAAGCAGGGAGAAACCGGTTCTGTGGGCCCCGCTGGTGGGCCTACGGGGGCCACCGGAGCCGGTACTACCGGACCCACTGGTCCCACTGGGCCCGTTTCAGTACACGACCAACTAAGTGGTTTAGGGGATGATGACCATCTCCATTATGTGCTAGTTGATGGTAGTAGAACTTTTGAAAATTCCGTTAACTCGGCACTAATAATTGAAATAAATTCTGGAGACACTACTGCTCAGCAAAGTATGATAGATTTTGCTGATAGAGGAACCCCAGTATGGAGAGTTGGAAAAAGTTCTGCTGGTGTTTTCTCTATATCTAATCAGGTTACTGGAAATACCCCAATAACGGTTCAAGGAAATGCTCCTACCTCTTCCTTGTTTATTCAGGGCTCAGGAAATGTTGGTATAGGAACCAATTCCCCAGCGCAGAGACTTCACGTTATTGGGGGAGCGAGAGTTCAAGGCGATGAGTTAAGGGTGGATAACAATGCCGATAATGACACAACCCTGACACTTGATAGCGGATTTTCTGCACCACAGCATTCTCATATGGTGTTCTCAGATAGGGGGTTTGATCAATGGCTTCTTTGTAAGCCACCGGATAACTCTTTTTTCCTTCAGCATGTTCCAGATGGTGGTCCTTCAATTACGTTCCGCCCTAATAGAAAAGTGGATCTAGATCCTAATACTAGGTTCCAAAAGAATTCTGCTGATGACATGGATATTCATGCTCATGCTTCGCGACATGATATAGGGGGAGCAGACGCTTTAAATTGGGCGTCACAAGTATCAAGTGTATTAAGTACGGATGGTACACCCCGTGTAGTAAATGGATTTGTGTTACAATCAACTACTTCCAACCTTCTATTGAGTAGTTCATTTTCCACTGTATTTTCTATAAATTTCAACAATCTTGTATCCAGACCAAATCTAACAACTTCTACTATTTTGATTTTAATTCAAGGAAATTACCAAGCAGACGCTGATGGTGCTTGGAGTTACGAACAAAGAATTAGATTGAACCCAACAGGAAGTGCTTTAACCTTAGGAGTCTTAGGAGCTGGAGCTGGTAATAAAGATGCTTTAGCGACACAAAACGATTCTTCCATATGTTTCTGGATGGGATCTTTAGATAACAATCAATCACATGAAATTGCCATCCAGGCTCGTGAAATTGATCCTGGCGTTCAGTTTAACGAGGGGCAAATTTTGGTTGTAGATTTTGGTATAGATTCGTAATAGTCTTATATTTGGTTAGGAGAAGAAAATGCCTATTTCTATTAGAATACATCCCGATGCTTTTAATGCTGGAGGCCCGTTAGCGGGATTTCAAACCAGACCTAATCCCCCATACGCTTTTCCGCTACAGCCACCTCAGGTGCCTAGCTTTAACAACCCTCCGGGAAGTACCTTTGCTCCTGGCCCTGGATTCATCGCTAGTGCTTCTCCTTTGACTCACAGAACAAATATTGCAGAAGATGGGTCTACAGGAGCTGCTGCACCTTCGTCTACTTCAGAAGAAAAAAATCAAATCATTGTTCACATAGCCCCAACTAGTGGATCTACTGTTATTAGGGGTGATACTTTCGTTCCTGGGAGAATAGAATTTAACCCAGCTTATGGGTTAAATGTGGGAATAGCACCTATAGAGCTGCAAGAGGATCTTTTTGAGCAAGCTCTATCTGAAACCGTAGGGAATGGATTTATTACCCATCTACAGGATTTGATAACACGGGGTATCATAGAAGTGAGAGATGAATCAGGCAGTGTAATGGACGCAGGAGACATTGCCTCGTACACCGCTCCTTAGTATGTCTGCTACACTAAAGACTCTCCATGCAGAGCATTTGTCCCGTCTGTGGGGGTGTAGATTTCACTTCTACTGAAGTCCCCGGTATTGGTCGAACTCCTTACTTATCTTGCAATAATTGTGGACTTTGGTCTCAATTCCCCCCTCCTAACTTTATGTGGGAATCTGAGCTTCAGCCATCCTCTGGCCGTGAAGCTATGAACGATATTGCTAAGCTACTGAATAAAGATTTAGCAGAGCGATTAACATGGCATCACAAACCTAAAAGCGTCCTAGACATAGGATCAAAGTATCCTTATTTCCTTAAATGTTTCAAGGATTTAGGAGTGGATACTCAGCTAGGTATAGATGGATGCGATGAGGCAGAATTTTACGGGGAAGAGCTTGGCGTTCCGATGGTTGTCGGAAACTTTCTCGAACATGATTTTGGTGACCAAAAGTTTGACTTGATAACTTTGGTTCACTGTATTGAGCATTTCTCTGACCCTGTGCAAGCGATGAAGAAGATAAAAAGTCTTCTGACAGAAAAGGGAGTAGTATATATTAGAACTCCTGTTGTCGGGGCTAGGGGTCTACCTATTCATCTAACAGACGAACATTATCAAGTACATCCCATCATATTTTCTAAGGATTCCTTTAAGCTCTTATGCAAGAAAGAAGGATTTAGAGTTTTTGACGAATGGGAACAGTCAGAACTTGGCCAAATAGATTGGCAGTTAAGATTAGCAGAGGATATTAGAATTTCTTTTGCTGTCATTTCTTGTAACGAAGAAGAAGTTATTGGTAGAATGTTAAACAGCATTGCTCCTTTAGCTTGGGAAGTAGTAGTTTATCTTAACAACTCTACAGATAGAACTTCAAAAATAATCAAAGAATTTGGAAATAGAACAGGCATTCGTACAAAAATTATAGATGGTTATTGGGATAATAACTTTGCTAGAGCTAAAAATGAAGCTATTACGGCATGCGAAGGAACCCATGTTGCCTGGATGGACTGCGATGATGTTCTTTCTCCAGATTCTCCAGAGAAAATCCTTTCTCTTTTAGAAGAATTTCCAAACAATCCTCAAGATTGGCGGCTAATATACGGTGGCGATACTTTTTTCCATTTAAGATTATGGAAAAATGAGTCTATAGATGATGGGCGTGGAAATGTGTTTAAACCGCACTTTCACGATAAATGTCATGAATATGTTCAATTGGGCGGTTATGGTCCACTGAAGTTGAAATGTGATGATATTACGTTAACACATTTACCCAAACCTAAAGATGCTTCGACTAGAAATATTGAAATTCTATTAGAAGCCGAGGCCGAGGGGCCTCAACCTTGCCCTCTATGCCCAGGTGAGTTCGATGGAGAAGGTAGAACCTTGTTCTATCTTGGGAATGGGTTAAGAGAGTCTGGGCGCCACGAAGAAGCCTTAGAAAGATACGATAGATATCTTATAAAAAATCTTGGATGGCACGATGAAAGATTCTGGGCATGGATGTATAAGGGCTTTTGTCATCATAGTTTAAACCAAAAAGATCAAGCTTTCAGGGCCTTCTGTCAAGCTATAGCAACCAATTCCCATTGGGCCGAGCCATACATGGCTATTGCTAGAATGAAATACGAGGAAGGAAGACAAAGCGGAGATTTAGACAAGTTTAAGCAAGCAATTTCGTGGGCTGTACATGCAGCCTCTAACCCTCTACCTAATACTTTGATGTTTTTGAACACTGGAGCCTATAAAGATCAGCCTTGGCGTTTGATCAGTTGGTGTTGGGAGCATTTGGGGGACATAGAAAAGGCCATTTCATATGGAGAACTTGCGGCAGAAAAAATAGGTGCCCCAGATAAATCTTGGGAATCTAGATTGGCCCAACTAAGAGCCCTAAGGTTTCCTGGCTCAAATACACCCCCAAAACCTAACAATAAAATTGTACAAGTATGTCGCCCTGGTGCTCTGGGGGACATTATCATGTCTACTGCTGCCTGTAAAGGTCTAAAAGAACAGGGGTATTTTGTACGATATATCTGTCATCCTTCTTCTGTGGATGCTATTTCAAACAATCCATTTGTAGATGAGGTAGTAGCTATACCGGAGAATAATTATCAAAAAATAATGGAGGCTACACAGGAGCTGGAAAACCCAGAAAAGAGTGTCCTTTTTCAGTACCCTATGCATCAGGGTTATCCTGATGCACCCATGAGACAACACTTGGCTGCCTTCTTTTGTGAGCAAGCTGGAGTTGCTGCCTCTATGGATCTCAGCATAGGATTGACACAAGAACATCTTGATTACGGAGCTAATCATGGCTCTGGTAAGGTAGTTATACACACTACAGCGGGATGGTCTCCTCTCAAGAATTGGCCCTTTAATTGGTATGAGTCCTTAGTCCAAAAAATTAAAGAAGAACTTGGTTATGAAGTTGTACAAATTGGGTCGGAAAACGAAAAACCTATCCCTGGTGCTATAAAGTTAAATACACCATCAATTAAACATGCTGCGGCTGTACAGAAATTCTCTGCTTTGTTTATCGGAGGAGATTCTGTTTTTAACCATACTTCTCAAGCTGTGGGAAAGAGATCAATTATCGTATGGGGATCTACTCATCCTTGTGGATCTGGGTATGATCAAAATATCAATTTAGTTAATGGTTCTACGTGGTTTAGAAATATGGGCAATGAAGGTCCTACTAAGGAATGCCAACCATGCTATCGAGAATACAATAGTATGTCGGCTCACCCCAAACCTCCATGCCCTTATTTAGTTTCTCACGAAACTACTACACTTCCACAAGAAGACTATCCTAAAAACACTTTGAATAGCTGTATGGCTGCTAATACTGTTGATGTAGTTTGGAAAAAGGTTAAAGAAGAGCTTTCGTAATTGGTTGTAGTTTGAAATTGTTTAATCTTTTCAATAAGTTATAGAATCTCAAATTATAGGAAATTTTGTTATGTTAGAAACTGTTAAAATGAACCTAGATTCCGTTATATTCGACCCGTCAGAAAGCGATGAGGGACGAAAAACCATTAACGGAATCCCAGCAGGGTACTTAAGCCCCAGTTACCCTAAATTGGTCGGTAGCGATGGGAAGCCTAAGTCCATAGATTTGTCTGAGATTGTGGACCATTTTCATAGAGGAAATGAAAAGAAATGTGTTTATACGGGTTCGCCTTCTGATGGTGTTAACGTTATTGACGGTGATCCGCAGAATATACTAATCACGAACCTTGAACCAGTATCCAAGAAAGCTTTAGACAGTATACCTTTTATGCCTAAATCTTCAATCACAAAAGTTTTTCATTTTCCAGAGAAGGAAATTCAAATTGAGCTTTTTGGTTTACCACTTTTTAGGGCTCGTAGCCTTCTTGACAAAGTAACTATTCCAGATGTCCCAAGTTCTTTGGGGTTAGCGCATGAAGAATTGGATCTATTATGGGTCTGGAACGAACTAACAAAAGTACAGTTGTTAAAAGGTCTAACAACCTTAGTTAAGCGCGATAGAAGAAGCGGATCGCTTGTTAAATTGACCAACCGATCGGTATTTGAGTTTTGTTTTAAAGCTTTGCATGCCGACATTAAGGAGTAATAAAATGTCTAAACCTGATCTTGATGATCTATTAAACAATGGGAAGAAAGTATATGTAAAGAACACATCTCGCCCTATGGGTCACATTGTTCTTACTTTCGTAACCCCAAACGGGAAAGCTGTTCCTCGTCCTATCCCACGAACTTGGATTCCAATATGTCTGACAGATACTTTGTCCCCTGCTATTATTCGAGATAGCAACGATCTTAGACAGTTCCTTTCTAAGGGTGTTATTCAATTAGTTGATCCTTCTGAAGCTCAAAGGATTTTGAATACCCCGGAAGGTAATGAAGAGCAGGAGCGTCTAAATCTTTCTGACTTCTCTAACAGAGCTGAAGCAAGTGAAAGAGTTCTACAGATGGAATCTCAGTACACTAGCGAAGCTAATGTTAACAATCCTATGGGTCCCCCTGAGGGACATCAGACAGACCCGGTTAATAATCGAGTTAAGGCAACTCTTTTGAGAGTTGAATCAAAGGATCTTTCTGAGAGAGAAGCTGTTGGCGAATTCCGAATTATGGAAAATGAATTAACTAGTCATGATCTTACCTACATTATATCTCAAGCAGAGAATGACGGACCACTAAAGCGTTTTGCCTTCCAGATTTTGGCTGCACAGAACGCAACAGTGGATCCAGATATTGTAGCTAACGACGAAGAGCAGCCGGAAGATCCAGAGCAAGTAGCTGCTGCGAGAGCTAATCAAGTTGTGAGCTAGTATTAGGAGAACATATGGCCGGTGTTGCAGATATTATCACATCTGTGGTAGATCGTAAAAACGGCCCTGGGATCCTCAGAAGCCCCCAGACCGTAGACAACCCAACTTTTGCTCTTGCTGGCAATATTTTGGGTTTCGGTCGGGGGCTTCTTCCTACTTCGGGGCTTAGAGACAATAGAAATGATTTTGAATGGGAAATGGGTTGCTTGTCTTGGCAGCAAGGTGGAGGCAACGTTACTGTTCAAAATGAAAATGGGGAAGAAGAAACCCTTTTTAGAGAGCCTAAAGCTATTAAATTTAGAGTTAATCCTTCAGACGTATCGTGGACGATGGCCCAACGTTCTCAAGAGCAGAAAACCAAGGCAGGGACTGTTCTACATGTTTGGAACGATAATGAGCGAAAAACCTATTTTGATGAACCTGTTCTTACTATAAATTTCCAATCCGGAAATATTCTTCCTACAAGAAGCTTGCTTGATTTCCAAGGCACTATTCCAGAAGGGTTAGTAAATTTTTACGAATTTATGGCTTTAGTGGACGAGGTAAAAGTTCTTGACGACGGTAGAGCAAATTTATGTTACATAAAGTACAATAGCTTGATTTTCCCGTCTATTACTTTATGGGGATTTTGGCAACCTCAAGGAATTTCTTTTTCTGATCAAGCTTCCAATCATGCTCAGGTTAACAATTGGTCCGCTTCTTTCACAGTATACAAGTCCACCCCGGAGCTTGGGCGTGCTGTAGCTATTACAAATCAAAGTAGAGTAGACGGAAGAGAGGCAGGTCATCCGTTGAAGCAGAAATACATGGAAAGAGTAGGTTTTACCTATTCTAATAGAAGAAGTGAAACTTTTTCCCCTATCCAAGATTTACTAATAACAGGACAAGTCCCTCCCAGAGCCATCGCAAGTGCTTCCAAAGCATCTGTAAATGCTGCTAGCCAGCGCATAGTCTCTAGAACCGCAACAGCTATAGCTGGGGCTGTGTCCGCTGCTACCTCGGGTACCCCACAACCCCCTAGAACTACATTTTAGAAAAAGAGTACCCCAGTTATGAATGCCTTAGTCTTATCTTTTAAGAGAAAGGGCGAGTCTTTTAAGAGAAAGGGAGGGGATTTATGTTCGGTTCTAGACGAATACACATGGATATTTCTACCGTAGAATACGGTAAGGAGTGTTTTGATTGCTTAAGGTGGTATGTTCCTGTTTTTAGTAAAAGTGATCCTTGCCCTCACTGTAAGAGATTAGGTCGGCCGCCCTATCCAAACAGAGTTAGGTTGATGGCTGTTAAAGCTAACATATCTCTTAGAGAGATTAGCAGGAAATCAGGTTTAGAATGGAGAACAGTAAAACTAATTTCTCAAGGGGAACGTGCTCCTCATATCGGCACCAGAAAAAAGATTTTGAAAACACTTGGTATGTCTACTAAAAAAAGCAATATGGATTACGTATTTCCTAACAAAAGGAAAGGATAATGGTATTTAACTGGGACGTGACAGCAGACTATAGCTATGCATCAACTCAGGTTAATTTACCGGAGAATGTCGCTAAAAATATTATAGAATGGGGCAAGAAAAATATACCTGATAGCAAGCTTTATGAAGACCCGGAAGACGATTCTATGGGTCGAGAAGATACAATTCATTGCACAGTTCTTTACGGATTGGTAGATGAAGATCCAGATCCTGTGAGAAAAATTCTTCAAGGTGAAAGCCCTATAAAAGCTACTCTAGGGAAAATATCTCTTTTTGAGAATGAAGATTATGATGTGGTAAAAATAGATGTCAAATCAAAAGACCTACATAGGATACACAACAAACTAAAAGACAATTTAGAAAATGAAGATAAATTTCCTGAATATCAGCCTCATATAACAATAGCCTATGTGAATCCGGGAGAGGGTAAGACTTATTCCGGCTCTGACGAATTTGAAGGTATTGAACTTAATTTTAACAAGATTAGATTTTCCTCAAAAACAGAAGAAATAACATGGATTAGATTAGGGAGCATAGCTGCTCGTCTTAACTGGAGAATCTAGTGTCAGAGCCATTTGATACAGAAGAAGCAGCCCATGCTCTAGGTCCTGATGACGGTTTCTTCGTTTCTTCCAGTAATCCTACCTTTGTTGGTCCCACAGGGCCTACTGGTCCTACCGGTCCTACCGGGGCAACTGATGGATCTACTGGTCCGACCGGCCCTACTGGTGAAATAGGCCCCATAGGCCCCTCTGGGGGTCCTGTAGGCCCTACAGGGCCGACCGGTGCCGGTCAAGCAGGGCCTCCAGGCTCTACTGGTTCCCCTGGTGTGGGATTTACTGGACCTACTGGTCTTACTGGTCCTACAGGTTTGAAGGGAAATACAGGCTGCCCTGGTCCCCCTGGTGCTCCCACAGGGCCTACTGGAGTTACAGGTTCCCCCGGCGCCCCTACAGGAGAAACCGGGCCAACTGGTCCTGCCGGACCTCCGGGCGCTCCAACTGGGCCTACAGGAGCAACTGGGGACCCTGGCATCGGTTTTACAGGCCCTACAGGGGCAACAGGTATTGGGGTAACTGGCCCAACTGGGGCCACGGTAGGGGAAACTGGAGCTACAGGCCCCACGGGAGTCACAGGTCCGCAAGGTACTCCGGGTTTTCCCGGACCTCCGGGTCCTGCGGGGGCACCTACTGGGCCTACCGGATTAACTGGCCCAACTGGGGCCACGGTAGGGGAAACTGGTCCAACCGGTCCTGAGGGAATTACTGGTTCTACCGGAGTTACAGGTCCCACCGGTGCTACTGTTGGAGAAACTGGAGAGACCGGCCCTACAGGCCCTACTGGGCTTAATGGGCCTACCGGCGTTACAGGTGCAGGTGAAACCGGAGCTACTGGGGCCACGGGGGAAACGGGGGCTACGGGCCCAATCGGCCCAACAGGGGTTACAGGTGCAACTGGGGCAGGGGAAACAGGAGCTACTGGGGAAACTGGCCCAACCGGATCCATAGGGGTTACAGGTGCAACTGGGGCAGGGGAAACAGGAGCTACTGGGGAAACTGGCCCAACCGGATCCATAGGGGATATAGGCCCAATCGGCCCAACTGGGATTGGAGCTACTGGAGAAACTGGTGAAACTGGGATTAAAGGTGAAATTGGTGAAACCGGAGCTACTGGATCCACAGGAGTTACAGGTGCCGGTGAAACCGGAGCTACTGGATCCACGGGGGAAACTGGAGCCATAGGTCTTACAGGAGAAACTGGACCTATTGGACAAGCAGGGGAAACAGGCACTACAGGATCCACGGGGGCTACAGGTTCTACAGGAGCTACAGGATCTACTGGTTTGACGGGTTCTACAGGAGAAACAGGCACTATAGGATCCACGGGGGCTACAGGTTCTACAGGAGAAACAGGTTCTACCGGTTTGACTGGTTCTACAGGGGAAACAGGAGCTACAGGTTCTACCGGTTTGACGGGTTCTACAGGAGAAACAGGTTCTACCGGTTTGACTGGTTCTACAGGAGAAACAGGATCTACAGGTTCTACCGGTTTGACTGGTTCTACAGGATCCACGGGGGCTACAGGTTCTACTGGTTTGACGGGTTCTACAGGATCTACTGGTTTGACGGGTTCTACAGGATCCACGGGGGCTACAGGTTCTACTGGTTTGACTGGTTCTACAGGATCTACAGGATCTACTGGTTTGACGGGTTCTACAGGAGAAACAGGAGCTACAGGATCCACGGGGGCTACAGGTTCTACTGGTTTGACTGGTTCTACAGGATCTACAGGTTCTACTGGTTTGACTGGTTCTACAGGAGAAACAGGAGCTACAGGATCCACGGGGGCTACAGGTTCTACAGGATCTACAGGATCTACAGGATCTACAGGATCTACAGGATCTACAGGATCTACAGGATCTACAGGATCTACAGGATCTACAGGATCTACAGGATCTACAGGATCTACAGGATCTACAGGATCTACAGGATCTACAGGATCTACAGGATCTACAGGATCCACGGGGGCTACAGGTTCTACCGGTTTGACTGGTTCTACAGGAGAAACAGGTTCTACCGGTTTGACGGGTTCTACAGGAGAAACAGGCACTATAGGATCCACAGGAGAAACAGGCGCTACTGGTTTAACTGGATCCACAGGAGAAACAGGTGCCACTGGAGAAACCGGCCTAACGGGTTCCACTGGTTCCTCAGGCGCTACCGGAGCTACTGGAGAAACAGGCCAAACTGGCCTAACAGGTGCCACAGGTTCTACCGGAGAAACGGGACTAATTGGGTCTACCGGTCTAACAGGTGCCACTGGAGAAACGGGTCCCACCGGTCCTGCAGGAACTACCGATCATGGATTATTACTAGGTCTGGCAGATGACGACCACGTACAATACGCCCTGTTGTCAGGTAGACCGGGTGGTCAAACTATTATTGGGGGCACTGGTGCTAATGAAGAGTTAGCCCTACAGGGGTCCTCTTTGACTGGTTCGTCTGGAGGGGACGTTACTGTAAGTGGAAAAATTAGATTCATAAATGCTTTCGATCAAGCATCGGTAGGCCCTACCGTTTTTACCCGTCTGTATAACGGCCAAGCAGTAACCTTTGGATCGTCTAGTCAGCTAAGTTTCATTTTCGACAACGGAGCTGTGAATGTAGACTCTATTGGCTTTGTTTTTAGAATGATCTCTAATAATCAAGTGCTTACTCAATCAGTAAATCCTTTTTTTAGTACTTTTACTTTGTTTGATGCTAGACCTACTATTAGAAGAGGTGGTGGGACATCAATGGGAGCTGTAATTTTGAATGCTCAACCCACTATTGTTCAACATGGTTCAGGGACAATGACAGTTTCAGAACCTGTTAAGGGCATTAATTTTAATCCGATATATGATTCAGATCTTAATACAAATGGAGCTAATTTAACATTAAGCGAAACATATGGTTACGATTTTCAAATTAGAAGAGATTTCCCATCTGGATCGACTCTAGATATAGGTGATGTCTATGGTTTTAGGGCTAGGAGATTTGTAGCTTCCATTGGAGGAGCATCTGGGGGAACTTTTATACAAAATAGCCATTACGGTTTTTATTATGAAGCACCTCTTAATGATGTAACTACTAGGGCAGCAGCTTTGTATAGCGAGACAGAGCGGTCTCTTTCTCAACATTGGACAATTTTTGCTCAAGGTAGATCTACTACTAAAGCTGCTCCCAGTCTTTTCGGGGGTGGACAAACAGTTGTTTTTCATGGTTTAGCTCTTCCAGCTATAAACCAAGTCATCGCAGGTAATCAGAATAACTATGATGCTGTTGATGATGCAACCACATCCGACGCAGATCAACGTGCAGTAGTTCGCTTGGACGGGGGCGCAGGGAATAGAAACATTACAGGATTTTTGGCCCCCGCTCTGGATTCCTCTGATGTTAATGGACAACTTTTTTATATCATCAATATCGGGTCAACGAATGATATTGTCCTTCAACATCAAAATGCTAGTTCTAGCGCTGCAAATCGTATTATTTCGCCTACAGGTGCAGATTATACTCTCTCCCCGAACGAAAGCGCTACTTTGTGGTACGATACTACTACTGATCGTTGGCGCATTATACACGGTACAGGAGCATAATTGAAGATGTCTAAAATAGTTGGAGAAACTGAATTCGCAGTACCTTACGCAGTATTGAGAGTAGCTATAGAAACTTTGTCTTCTTTGCCATTCAATCAAGTTAGGGAATTGGTTCCTAGATTGGAAGCATGTATGACGGAGGAAAATGTTGTAAACAAAAATCCCTCTTAACAGGATAGTAACTAATGGATATTCGAGATCTAAATTGGAAAGAAAAATCCGCAGGGAATACCTTAATTCAAGAAATTGAAAAGCTAGCTAAAGCAATTAATGTTCCTGTAACTAAAAGAAGAGATTTGAGATGGATGGCTAATAATTTGCGTGATATTTCTAAGAAAGACACAACATGCCGCTGTGAGCTAAAAGTCCTTATTAGTTATGTTGATTTAGCGCTTCAGCAGGGGATAAACACATTAAGCTAGGGTTTATTTATTTCTTGGGGTATCCTAATGTTAGCTAGCGAACTTAACTGGAACATATCATCTTCTTATACCCAAAAACGATTAATGAGAAGACTTAAAAAGGGTCGATACGAAGGTGTGTGCCCTAATGGGCAACGTGTGCGCATTGATGCTGTTGATGGTGGTTGGGAGCTGTATATGGGAACAAAATTTATAGGAAAATACCCTCTTAAAAGAACTGCTCTAAATAAGGCTAATGCCCTTTTAACCTCAGATAAATGTGATGAACATAAGATCAATAAATAGTTAATATATTAAAAAGTGAAATGATTTATGTTAGATAAAAAGGTTGAATCAAAATATACATGCGGTAAGCATGGGTTCTTTTTTCCATTTTTTGATAGAATTATAGATGGGCATAGCTGTCCCAGAGTTATGTGTGAAAAATGCGAAGAAGAATCATACGGACCAGTAGAAAAACGTCCTAAGAATATCCCATATTTTTATGATGGAGAGCAGAAAGCTATATTACAAGAAGCACATATGGGCTCTGCAATATGGAGATTTGATCCACCTGTGGTGTACCCAGAATGGCATTTTGCAGAAGACTTGAGCCCTATAATCCCTGAGGGGGCTAAAACTTCAGAAGAAATTATGGCCCAGATGGAAGAGCTTCTTCCCGAAGTTGAAAAAGCATGTAGAGAAAATGGCGTAAACGTACCTGACCCTAGAGACTTACTAATTTTGCCAGGAAGGAAGTTGCGTGTCGGATCAGAATCTTAATCCTGGCTACATATTTCGTGCTGCCCCTCAGTCAGTTCAGGAAGCTGTTTCTCGTGCTAGTCACGATAGAATTAAATCTATAACTAAACAAGCACTTCAGCACTATATACAACAGTTTATGGATACAGATGGGGTTAAGAGGTCTATTACAGAAGCGGTTGGTTCTTTGTCAAAATTATTCATAACTGACACAGACTCTTTAACTACAGATCCTACTCTTAGGCCAACTCAACTAGCAAGATATTACAATGATATAAAAGAAAGACTCCCAGCAATTTTAATAATTGATTCTGGAATGGAATATGTAGACCCAGGGCTAAATGTTTTAGATCATGCTACCCATCTTGGGAACAGGGGCGAGTTGGGTAACCCTCTTATGTGGCAAGGTCAGTTTCCTTTGACTTACAATATACCTATAACAATTGTATCTGCTGCCCAAGATCAGGAGTCCGCAGACGCTCTTGGGTCGTTTCTAACTCTCATTTTCGGACCTTTGAGAAATATCGGAGGGGGTCAAAGAATTACTGGTCGGGATGATAAGGGAGATACCTGGGAAGTTAGATTACCTCTTAGTTTTGTGCCGTCTCCTACTACCAATAGTAGTATAAACGATGACCCCAAAGATTCTGTTTGGGCTATGACTATTGATATGCTGGTACAATTTGAAGACAGAATAATTCTTCAACAAGAAATGTCTTCTGCAACTTTTCCTTTGGGGCAGGAGGTAGGAGATCCTAATCTTGGGGGCCCTGGCGGTACTTTGAAGCCAGTTATTGAATTCCCCGATGAAATAAAATTAAATAAAACAAATCAAATACGTGTTAGAAATTTTCAAGATGGCCAGAGAGTGGCTTTATCTGATGGTAAAATTGCTGTTTTTGATCCAGAAACATTAATTGTAACTGCCCGCAGACTTGGAAAATTTGAGATTCAAGTATTCGATCGTCGGCATAGACAGCCTTCTGGGGCTGCGTTAGCTCCAGAGGTTGTTGCATCAAAATCTGTAAATGTGATTCTATAAGAAGTTATTACCCTCTTATATCATAGTAGAACAGGTTTACGTCGCCGGACACTCACTCGGGCGCTGAATTAAAAGACGCAAGCTCTATTTGAGGGGACCGCATACATGGCTAACCCAAGTTTTCGATTGGTGAATACTAGATATGTTCCGCCCGGGGTCTATATCGGGCAGCTAATTATTCCGCGCCCAGTTAATCTTACGGCAGACGCTAGGATTCCATGTTTTGTTGGAGTAGGTAACAGACTTGCAGAAGGCAAAAACATCTCTATTCGCCGATCATTCATTTTTGAGGAAACTCTCGCATTCACTCAAGTAGCACCACATCGTGCTCAACTAGATTTTGATGCTGATCAGGATCAAAACGCTCCGGGTATACAACTGAGAAAGCAAGATGGAACCGTAGTTAGAAATGATTTTTGGTTCTTTAATGAGAGCGTGCCTGGATCGGGTGTTTTTGACCAAATCACTATTTCTTCAGAAAATTTTGACCCAACAGCAACATATGTAATAGATTATCAATCTGTGGAAAGAACTCCTCAGGATGTTATTCCCGTAGAGGAGCTGAGAGCAGTAGTCAATGTTGGTTTATCCGAGGATTCTCCACAATTTCGAGAAAACACGGATTTTTTTATTGTAACCGATGTTACTTCTCCTGTGGCTGATTCTGGGAATGTCAATACTGATTCAGTATTGACTGCCCCTTCCCCAGATCCCGGCAACACAGGTGCGGGAGTTATCACCCAGGGAAGCTCTTCTCAATTTGATCACAATTACAATAGATACTACGAATTCGAATGTATTGCAGCTAGCGGAACTATTGCAGGTGGAAATCGTGTTGCTTCGTTCTCTTATACTAGCACACCAGTTACTGGTGGTAACGATGCTCTTCCTCCCCGCCCTTTAAATTCTCTAGAATCAAGCCCAACTATTACTGTACACGAAGTTGGGCACCCTTCTCCTCCGGCGGGTTCTGTATCGCAATTCAACGTTGAAATTGAATTAGGAATAGAGCTTGATTTCTTTTTCCCTGGTTCCGGATCCCCTGAGAACTTTGCAGTTGCAGATGTTTTCTCTTTCCACGGGTTTGGTCCAAGCCTAGTTGAGAAAGATGACAGATACGACAACACTAACCAATTCCCAGAGATTACTGGTATTGTTGTTGGTGACGATAACACGGGAACTGGATCAGTATCCATAGCAACTAGCTCTGAATTTAACAGAAATTTCAACACTGGGTTCTCTATTAGATGTATAGGTATTTCTGGTTCTTCCCCAAATAGAACTGCTACTTTTGTTTGGTCTACTTTTATCGAATTGGGACCAAATGGAAGCTTTACTATAAATGAGGCTACTCCTGCTTCCCTGACTGAGAGCTTGGCTTTTGGTGTTGATATAGATCTTGATTTTGGCTCTTCTAACTTCGGAGTAGGTGACGAATTTGCCTTCATTGCCAGAGCACCTAGGCTTCTGTATTCCGGCAAAGATAACCGAGCTTACGAACTTCTACACGGCTCCACTAGCAATCTAGTTCCGGGAGACACTAATCCAGATGGAAGTGGAACCCTGACCGGAAATCAGGTAGTAGGAGTTGTTGAAGGAGAATACAGCACAAATACTCCCGAGGGAGGGTTTGGAACATACCTAGTTCGTCAGCAAAACTACTATGATCCTTTGAATCCAGATGAACAAACTGGCCATTTCTTGTTTCCTGACAACGTTAGAATGGCTTTCCGAAATATGACTAGAGGTGATGGAGCTTCTGGTAATCGTCATCAGGGCGGAGACGAGTTCACATTTACAGCCGTAGATGAGAACAAGGTAGATTGGTCTCTAGTAGCTAGACGAGAACAGGAATTTGAAGTTGATGATATCATCGTTGATACTAATGGAACTGTAACCGGAACTCCCGGCCAATCCTACATCATTACAAATGATATTTATGAGCCTGCTTCTGTTACTGTTGAGACTACTTCTGGGCAGGTTCCCGTCGCTTCTGTGGAAGTGACCGGAACGGCTTTCGTAGCTTTGCCTGTTCCACCAACAGAAGCATTTACTGTAAACTACGAAACTCGTGGAGATGAGCCAGACCCAGGCCAGCTATACTTTTTTACCGGTAACTTCCTGCGAGGAAGCGAGCTGTACAATAATCCTGTTCTAGTCCTAGACAGAGATGAAGGTAGAACCCTTTTAGGTCCTCCAAGCATAGACAACCATCTACACATTGTTAACGAACTTGCTTTCGATAACAATGTTTTCGGAGCTTACTATGTCCAAGTTTCTGATGCTGACGAAGACGGGGTATTCCAGCAGACTGATTTCAAGACAGCTCTTCTTGCTACGGAAGATGTAGAGGCTATTACAGATCGCATCGTTCTATCCAGGCAAGATGCCTGGGGAGATCAGCTTGCTGTTAACGAAAGAGCCAATGATCCCTTCTCTAGACGAGAATCTTTGGATTGGTTTGGCGCTCCAATTGGAACTCCAATAGGGGATAGACAGACACCAGATACACTTCGATACATTGCTGACAATACATTAAGAGTATTTGGACAATCTCCTTCTCATGGTACTAGAATCCTAGTTGGTCCAACGTCGGCAACTGTAAATGTTGTTCTTCAGAGTGGAGATACGGTTCAAGTAACTGTTGACGGATCCTTTGTTGCAGCGGCTTTGGCATCTTTAACTGCATCTTTTTCCGACCCAGCTAACACTGTCTTGAAAAAGAATCTCTCGGGATTCCGATCAGTACAGACGTATACTCCTAAAGAAAATGCTCTACTGGGGGATTCGGCAATAGTTTATTTTACGGATCTTGGGAACGGAGTCGTTCGAATAGAAGAAGACACTACAGTTGACACTTTCTCCATCGATTTCTACCTCATTTCAGCTATGACTCAAAAGCAGTTTGTTACAAAGGTAGTACGACGCGAGATGGAAAACTCAGTTGTCTCCCTAGTTGTCCCTAGTGCTGAGGCTGGCGTTGGTGTGATACGAGCAACTCTTAGCGGAATTCTTCTAGGACTTTTGGGTCGAGGAATTATTGGCCAGTATGAGGATGACAATCAAAATGTAAGGAAGTTTGATCCACAAGCAGATGTTGTGGTGTTTAGAGACACGGCAGATCCGACTCTATATCACATGTTTTATGCTTACTTCCTACGATTACCTATTAAGAGAGTGTTTGGTCTTTTCACGGTCAACACAAACGACTTCGGGATTGGCTCAGGCAACCCGTAATAGCGAGGAGCTAAACAATGCAAGGATCTAAATTGGTTACACTGTGCAGGATCGCTGCCCATCTTGATTCTGAAAAAGTCGGTAAGCATGCTCTTGCTGCTCAGATCTATGAGGTGCTTGCAAAGCAAGTAGATCTGTCGCCAGAAGGCAAAAAGCTTCTTAGAGAATTCTTTGGCTTTGGTGTTAATGGAGCAGATGATTTTAAGGTAGGGGATTTCGGTGAAGATGTCCCTCATGCCGATTATCAGACTAAGCGTGATCCTTTCCTCGATAACCCAACAGAAAGAGGCCCAGAGCCTAAGAGCGATATGCTTTCTCAGGTTGAAGCTACTGCTGTAGAATTGGAAAATCGAGGGGAGTTTGTACTTGCTCGCGATATAAGAAATTCTTTTGGGGCCTAAAATTGTCTTACGGTAAAATATACGATGAAACTGTCTTTCGAGGATATAGAAAAAATTAAAGTATTAAAAGAACAAGGAGCAACCCCAAAAGAGCTTTCTATTATATTTAAGGTAGGCAGGGGCTCCATTAGAGGAGCACTAGCCTACTAAGTAGGATAGTTCGGGAGTTTAAATTATGCCAAATCCCTCGCCTTTTGCCACGAATAGTTTTGACGTTACAGTTCAGCCCTTAGAGCAAGGGGCTGCTGGTGCCCCTACGACCAAAACTTATCACGGTCTTTCTATTGTTGTAGACGGGAACATTGTTGGACGTATTCAGTCGTGGCAGCCCAATGCTTATACACGAGAAGGTAATCACATCAGAGAGCTATCCCATGTAACATGGGGTCGCCCAATTGATTACGTTCCGGGTCAGGCTACTGGATACACTATCTCCTTCACACGAGTGGAAGTATGGAATCAAGAGCTTGAACTTACCCTAGGGTTCGGAGCAGTGTTTGACGACTTGATGGATCAGACTCGTCCTTGGGTAACACAGGAATACCTATTCCGTGGAACGGAGCTTAACAAACTATGGCAATATAGTGGTTGCTGGTTCCAGACCAAGAATAACAATAACTGGGAATCTGGTGGAGATGCTGTTGTAACCGTAGAATGCGAAATGGCTTACGTATCCCGAATTCGTGTAGCTGGGTAATATATGTCTTGGCAAGGCAAAAAGAAAACTCATATTGCTCATCATCTTTGTTGGGCTACCTTCTCCAAAGAGTCTTTGCCTAATAGCTTGACTAGTGATCCCCAGGAGCATGACCATGCCGTATGTAACGGTGAAGATAGTGCTGGAGATCCTAGAGATCATAGTTACTCGGGATTTTTAGCTCACGCAACTAATTGGGATGCTCTATTGGATACAGCAGGTGTACCCACAGATGGCACACCTATAAATCCTCTAAAATCAAAACAAGCTGCTGAGCAAATGGGTATACCTTCCTTAGACGAAATGTCTAAGGCTCAGAATCCTCCTAAATCTACCGGTCCTGGGGGAAACCCTCAACCCTCTTCTCAACCTTCTTCCCAAGAACCTGCTATGGATCCTCATAAAAAAGCAGCTCTTAAACGTCGCGCTGGGAGAGGTATCGAAGGTGATGAAAACTCTTCTCCCGTTTCCCCTCCAGCTCCTGATCCTCACAAAAAAGCTGCTTTAAAGCGTCGTGCAGGCCGTGGGGTTGAAGGAGAAGGTGTCGCTAATGATCTAGGCCCATCCAACCCTATGGACAATCCAGAGAATTTCGACTGGGATTACCTCTCCCTTCCCGGTCAACCTCCCGTTAAGGGCTACTAGTGTAAAGTAGTCTTATGGACGGTAAGAGTATCTACACTCTCCCTGTAATAGAAAATGGTAAGCCAGGACTTTATCACTGTGTTTTTAATGCAATAAGTGATTATATCCCAGCTTTTAACTGGTTTTTGCTTAAAGGCAAGAATATATTATCACAAGGAGTTTGTGGAGAAGAGGATATGATTACCATGTTACAAGTTCTTCGATCTGATTTGAAAGGAATCGAAGATTGGTATGAAGAGATAATTCATTAATGTTAACTTGGATTAAGGAGAGTTGGAATGGCTGGTGAAAGAGATCCTAAAAACCCTATAGATGCCATGATGCCGCCTAGAGACGGGAATCCCAGATACGAGAGATTAAAAGCGGAACATGAAGAAAGAATTCAAGGGTCCGCAGAACAAGGTGTTTTAACTGATCCAGCCTATGCAGGAATGGGAGACAGAATGCAAAGGGTTCGAAAGAACATCCCCCAAGCAACGCCTCCCAGCCCTATGCCCCAAACAGATATGCCTCCAAGGGCAGAACCTCAAAATTCCCCGCAGGCAACTGGGTTACAGGTTGACCCAGGACAGGCGGAAGTTCCTTACGCCCCTGTGGAACACAGGCTACCCAAAGAGACCGTTACAGAGCAACCTGTGGCCTCGAATAGCCATTCCACAGCGTCCTATACACCTACCGATAGCACAAATCCAATTTTGTCTAAGCTTAGGGAGGATTTTGGTATAGACAAAATATCCCTTGAGGAAGTTAAAATTGGAAATATGGTTTTTACCATGAGAATTCTTACTACGGAGCTAGTTGCGATGGCTATGAGATTCTCGGAAAATTTATCCATGAGTTCTGGGGAGCAAGCACTTAACATGCAAATAGCCTGTGTTGCTTTCTCCGTACAAGCTATTGATGGGGAACCTCTTTGGAAGATTTTTGATGTAAAACCAGATGATTCTGATATGGTAACTGTGGAGGGGGAATCTCGCCCAATATTCCATCCTATGAAACCCCCTCATGGTATTAGAATCCAAGCTTGTACACAATTGATGGAATTTTTAGGGGCTGAAGCATCCCCAGCCTTGGTAGATAGCTTATGGGAAGCTTACGGAGAAAAAGTTGATCCAAAGGGTTCCCTTAAATCCATAGTAGAACGTGTTACTTCTGAGGGGGATGGGGAGCCAGAAGACCTCCCTTTGCCCTAAAAGCCTCGGAAGAGGATCCTGACTTAGCGATCCGAGGCTTCGTACTAGCCCGCACAGGATGGACTCTGGATTACATTAACGAACTTCCAGAGGAACATCTATTATTTGCCTATCACTATATTCACAAAGAAAAAGAAGAATATTGGGATAGATTTGCTTCCCACCTAGGTACCGTCTGGGATAGAGAATCTCTGGAGATTTTGGCAAGTAAGCCGGGCGGATCTTCAACGGAAAATCCCAGTATATTCGTACCATTATCTCTAGTAATGAACCCTGAGCTTCCTAATGCGTTGTTAGGTAAGAAACCGGAAACCCCGGCAGGTAGACCTATAACAAATCCTCCTAGCTCTTCTCTTGGGGACGGGCTAAATACTGACATGCCACTACCTTCTGACGCAGAAGTAATTAATATGTCTAATCTTCCTAAGGAAGAATTTTTTGGACTTATTGCTAATGCAGGTCTAGCTACTACGAAAAATAAATGCCAGGACCATTAGACATTCTTAGAACTCTCCAGGGAAGCAACCAACAGAGGCAAGCACCCCCTGTTAGGTTACCTGCATTTGATGCTGGATCCGCTGAAGAGCTAGAGAAAATGAAAAAACAGATAAAGGGAATTAATGACTTAATTCGCACAGGGAAAGCTGGGTGGAAAGATTATGCCAAACGAGAACCTATAATTAAGGCCACTGCTGCAACTCAAAATTTAGCAAAAGCCCAAAAGGAATTGAATCGTCTTATAAAAGATGCTAATGCATCCATAGCCGATAGGGCAAAAGCCTATCGCAGAGTATCCGAAGCCCAAAAGAAGGCTAGAAAAGAGGTAGAATCAGCCAATAGGGAATTAAACGAACAAAAAGGAATGCTTGGACGTTTCAAGAATACTCTTGATGATGTGGCTAAACACAAAGGCATGTCCATTTTTACAGCAGCTCTTCACGATGCTAATATAGTTCTTGGGGACATGAATAAACAATTCAATGTGTTAGCACGCCAAGGTGCGGCTGGTGAGATGACATTTGGAGAATTAGCCGGAGCTACAGCAAAATTTTCTGGTGAGATGCGTATTGCCATGCTTAACGCTGCAACCTTGGGAGTAGAGGCTAAAGAATCCAACGCAGCATTTTTGAGATTGACCGAGACGTTTGGGGGATCTGAAGAAGTTGTAGCAAATTTAGGGGATAGATGGAGAGGAATGGCCACCCTTGCCCGCATGAGCGGCCTAGGTATGGCTGATGTGGCAGCTCTCGCTGATCAAGGATTTAGAAGGCTTGGTGAGTCTGTTGATACCACTATGGATAACGTTGTGGCTATGACCAAAGTTACTCAAGAGCTAAATCAAAGATTTGGAGAGGGCTCCGTAAATACCAGAGAATTTGCTAAATCTGTAAATACATTAGCGCATAGCAAGGGATTCTATAACCAAAACACTAGATTGGTTATTGAAGCATTGTCTAGAGAGGTCCAGATGCAGCTTGCCCTAGGGAGATCGCGAGAAGCTGCTGTTCAAAAAGCTCAGAAAAACCTCGAAATGGCAGGCAAGGTAAATATTGTTGGTATAACAGAGTTTAGGTCTGAAATTCAGAGGGCCTATAAAAATGCGGAAGATCAACAGCAATTCCTAGCTGGATTGCAGGAAAGATTCGGTGATCAAGGGAGAACTATAGCGAGCATGCTTGAAAGAGGGTCCTTAATGACCGGTGGGGGTTTGTTCGCATTTCAAGAGGCTGTTAAACAATCTACTGAGCTTCGGGCTGCTATGATGGAAGATATCAGAGTTCAAGCCCTTGCTGGTCCAAATGCTCTGTTGGCAAAGGGAATAAAGTTTGGGGAAGCCATGCTCTTGGTGGAGGAATCTAGAGCAATAGCTGACAATTTGGCCAAGGTAGCTGCGGGGGATAGGGGTGTTACTAGAACGCTATTCGGGGATACAGCAGAAAGAGGAGAAGAAACTAAGCAACTTATTAGCGAATTGCGAAAAGAAAGAGATAAACCTCTTTCCCAGACTCAAATGCTTTCCATGTTTTACAAGATGGGAGGAGCTGGTCAGAAAATGGCAGAGGCTGCTGTTGAGGACCAAGTTGGAAAACCCCCAGGAGAAGCGTGGAAGGAGTACGTAGATACAGTTGAAGGTAAAGGTGGGACATGGTTCGCAGGTATTACTAATTCTCTGAGTGCAATCAAGAGCCTTCTAGGGGAAGTTCCTATAGCTCTAGCAGGTGTTATGGGAGGTTTGATGCTTAGAGGCCCTCTGGGGAGGATGCTAGGCAACATTGCAACTAGGGGAACAGGTGCAGCAGGTATGATAGGTTCCCCGTCCAGGGGAATGGGTGGTCTAGCGAAAGCCGGAGCTAAAGCTGGCCTTATCGGAGCTGGAATCGCTGCAATAGGGGGATTTGCTTACGGAATTGTTAACGCTTCTGATATATTAGGAAAACAAGATCCCAGTAAATGGGAAAGAGTAGCTGCGGGTCTAGGATCTGCTATTTCTACTATTACAATGGGTATAGTAGATGCTGCTGCTGTGGCAAAAGGGGAAACTGCTCTTCAAAAATGGGCTTATGATGTTGCTTGGAAGCCTTTTGAAGACGATACAGACGTTAATGCACCTAGATCCAAAGAAGAAGATATAAAAGCTCAATATGAGTTTCATAAGAAAAGAAGAGCTGCAAAAGGAGAGGAGCCTCTCTCGTTTGAAGAATACAAAAGGATGCGAAGCACTGTTAAGCCAGCAGAAGCAGTTGCAGCAGCTAGCAGAGCTAAAGTTCAAGCAGCAGCATCCAGACCCCAAACTAGACCTTCCGACCAAGCTCCTGTTGGAGCTACGGAAGCAGGAATTACCACCGGAGCCAAAGGCCCAGCTACCGCTGCGGCTTCTATGTCCGGAGGCAGCCTTATTTTGGAAGTAAACAACTGGGAGGATGTTTTTGCCCAAACTCAGCATAACTTGATTGGATCAGAAAGCTAATCATAGGAGGATAAAATGTCTGTAGCACTTAGTAGATCATTAGCTTCGGGAAATGTGAGCATTAGAAAAGTTGCTTCTGGTGAGGCAATTATTGTTTTTCGCAATCCCGTACAAAAAACTGACGACGATGGAAATAGATATTCAGTAACTATTTCCCCCGTTAGAATTTCACATGGTAAGGTTATTAACCTATTCCAAAGAAGGGAAGTAGATGCTGCTGCCATTAAGCAATCAAACCTAACCAACTTAATACAGCAGGGCGTCCTTGAAGTGGTATAGAGGATCTAATGATGAAGATTAGATTATTGATAGCAACTTTTCTTCTGCTGTTACCAGTTGTTGCTTTATCTGGTGGGCCACCACAACAGCAAATTATAGATCCTAGAGTAGTAGTTAACATTCCAGAAGACAAAGGGTTTTTCTCTTCTGAAGTCATTGCTGCATTTGTTGTAGGTGGGTTAGGGTTGGCAGGTATTTTACTTAAGAAGGCCCAGAAGAATAATGTTTAGATGTTACATTTGTGAATCTGAGAAGCCTTTGGATTTTGTGAATAAACACCATAAAATACCAAAGTCTCTTGGAGGATCGGATGATCCTGCTAATTTAGTTAGTCTTTGCTCCGGGTGTCACCAAGATATGCACGTTATCGCTAGAATGATGAGAAACCCTAAAAGAGTTGGGGAAGTAAGAAGCTCAGTTCAACAAATGTTTATTGATGGTTCATCCCAAAAAAGATGCATGGAGTTGGCCCAATTAGTTGTGAAAAGCGGTCTCCTTGAAAGAGATAGGGCTCAAGCAAATCCCGACAGGGAAATAGGAATAGGTTTAAAACTAAATAAAACCTATAGAGATGCTCTTCAATTAATAGCCAGAGATAGAGGTATGTCTATGGCCCATTACACTAGAAAAATTATAGAAGATCATATAAGAAACAAATACCCTAATGTGGAGAAAATTTAATGGCATTGATGATAACTAAAATTAAAAATGATAAAACTTTACTTTGGGTCGGTTATGAGGGGTTTGATCCTATTCAAGTACAAAAGAGTCTAAATGCCTCAGGAATGACTTTGGAGGAGATCCAAGACGATAAATGGGCTGTCTTGGGAAGCTTCTATGGTAAACAAAACATACAGGAGTCCAATGATGGCTAAAGAAAAAGAAGGTAACCCTTTACCCCAATCTGGGGCAGGAACTAAGGACAGAGAGCAATTTAGAACCCTTCCGGAAGATAGAAACAAGAGCGAAGAGGGTCAAAAGAAGTGGTCTCTTGCCCCCCTCTTACACTGGGACGCAGATCGCCCAGCCCCGCCTTCTGAAGACGCCAGAAACATAGATGATCAAGAATAGTTATTGTTATGGCAACCAGAGGATTATTGTTAGGAACTTTGTTCGGAGAGGAAGCTGTCTCAACCCAGGTTGAGTTTATTGGGGCTTCTCAAGCTTCTTTCCCTGCCGACCAAGCTACAGAAGATGGGGATACTGTAGTTATTCCTGTACCTCCTGCAACCCAAGCGGGGGACATAATGTTGGTCATGGTTAGGTGGGCAAGTGCATCTCCTGTGACTCCCCCCGGGGGTTGGACTCAAATAGCTAACCCAGGGACAGGAAAATTTGTCTATAGTCGAACCGCTGGTGGATCGGAGCCAGCTTCTTATACATGGAATGGTGCTACAGATACAGGAAGGTCCGCTTGTATAGCAGTTTTTAGAAATGCTTCCGTTGGAGATGTAGCAGCTACTACGTTACCCTCTTCAAACCCAATGACAGCCCCCTCAGTGGACTCTTCTTCGAGCGGGGCAGCTCTAGTAGTTTTGTCTGGAAAGGCTCTTGTTAGCTTTGCTAGCTCGTTTACGGCGACTTCTCCACTGATTGAGGCAGTTCAACACGAAGCTGCCCAAGGAGACGGTGGAAATCCGAACGGTAGTTTTATAGCCTACGAGCTTGAGATTGGAATAGGGACCATCTCAGGAAGAGAATTTACTCATGGACAAACTTTCGACGCAAATGCAACTTCAGTTATCCTAGAGAAAATATAGTACAACCCAGGCCAAAACCGCGCCGGACAGCGCGAGCCCGTGCGGCTCTGTGGGATGAGATCTGTCCGGCGCGGCCACCCCTGCCGGACAGCAGGATGTAAGGTGAGACTGCCTGAGGATGTGAAGACTTTAGTCTAACCCAAATATAACCCTATTTGCCTATAAACTGGCTCTATCGTGGTCTGTGCCTATATAGCATGGATATAGTCCCCTAAAATGTAGGTCTAGATACGCTAATACGGCTCTAATTTATATTGACTATAGTACATAATAATATTGCTATAGAAGCGATTTTGGATCCTTTATTCCTAAAGGGGGAATTTCCCTACGGGAAAACATAAGCTGCTCTCCTAAAGTATCCCAAGTTATCTTTATACAGGAGGTTACTTCGCATGGATGCAGCTCTTGGGTGGATAGGAGAACTAGTAACGTGGTTTGCTAATTGGATTCCGCAAATATTTCATGTTAGAGCCACAGAAAAGGCCATAAAATTCGTAAGAGATAAAGCTAAGGTAGTTGAGCCGGGAATTCATGTCTATTGGCCTATAACAACGCAGCTAGAGATATACCCGGTCGTAAGACAAGTCATGGAGCTTCCCAGACAAACAGTGGTTTGTAAAGATGATACGTCGCCTAATGGGAACACTAACGTTGTTGTGGGCGGAGTTGTAATATATTCAATTACTGATTTGTATATGTTTATGGTTGAAAACTATGACGCTGCTGATTCTATGTCTGAGGCCGCGCAAACAGGAATCAGGAAAGCAGTGTTAGCAGAGACAGTTCAAGATATCAATGAAGGCAGGGCAAAAATAGACAACAGATTGACGAGAGAAGTTCAAAATGCTGTAAAGAATTTTGGAGTAAATGTTGAAATTGCTAGATTAACTACTTTTGCCCCAACTCAAGTAATATCTATCGTAGGAGATGGGTCTATAGGATCCAAAGGTATTCCTAATCTGGAGTAGATCTCCCAGGCTTCTGGTTTCCCGGAGGTGGGCTTTTTTCTTCATCTACATAAACCCAGTCACAGGAATTTGCACCCCAATGTAAGTTCAAGCCAACGTCAACACTCCAACCATCCCCATTAGACCTAGTTTGATCTGTTGTTCTTCCTCGTCGGTTATTGGACTCTGAATCAGATTCCCAACTTTGGGGCCCACCAGATACCCATGTATCTGCTGATTCAATTTTGTAGCATTCCAACGGGGAAGCACATCCAGAAAGAAAAAGAATCAGAGCAAATCCAGCTACAGTAACTCTTTCTAACATTCATTCTCCATCTCTTGCAAATGAGGCCCGGAAGACAGACTTCCGGGCCTCACGGGGTGCAACTCACAAAGGAGTTCCCGACCAGGGCGAGTTTACTGAGAGTTCCCGGCTCTATACAGCCTTTAGTCTAACCCACCGAAAGAGCAACTGGGGTTGGATATTTCGATTCATGGGTCGGAGGGTTTTCTCGGTGCCGCTACCCGCGCCATTCTCCGCCGTCGAGTACGTTGAGTAGGGCTCGTTTTCCATTCTTATATACAACACAATGAGAATTCATCCACGAGCTGGGACCTGGGTTGTACTCCAGCTTCAGGTAGGAGCTGGTTCCTACTTGCACGACGCCCTTTTCTATACAAGGGCTGTGGGAATTTCCAGTTAACGAGACCTTTCCCTTTTTCTTGTCCCTTACCCAAAAACAATGGGTTTCGGGAACTGTGAAACAATATACGGCCTCATTCTCGACATTTATAGTATTTGCCTGCCAAGCTCCTATACGCGCTTCGTCATGCTCTTGATCAGTGCTGTGTGCTGGCTCGCCTTGTGTCCAAGTAACCAAATACTCTGTGCGTCCGTGGTCTACCCTTTCTAAGAAGATTGTACGGTATCCTTGTAAAGTACACAAAGCTGCAACTATATTAGCTTCGTCCTCTTTTGAAGTCGAGAACTGTTTTCCTGCTTCGCAATCTCTTCCTGTGCCATCCCAGTATACTAGTTCGTCAATGACTATTGATCGGCATTCTTCCGATAAGTCTATAAACCAATGAGGTAGTCTTTTACATTCTGTGGTTGGATTTATATACTTGATGATTTCTTTGTAGGGTTCAGAACCCATAGATACTGTTCTTCGAATTGCTCCGTTGCCTTTGACAGATCCTTTGTCACGAAGGGAATCACCGAACAAGAACTTCAGCCTTTCGTGCTTACGATTCTTTTTTAGGTTGAAAGACAGACTATTTTTGTAAAAGCTGCCATCAGCACACGCAGCTACAAGTCTTCGCAAAGGCATTTCTGGTATAGAGATTATACCTTCAGAGCAAGGAGCGGCAGAAATAGGTACCTCGTTAGCTTTCCTTGTCATAATAGCTTCACACACAGGAACTAAAGATCCGTCCGACATAGCCATCCTGTGATTTGGCGTAACAGTCTGCCCTAAATGGTTTAAGTTAACTAATTTTCCGCTATATAGATATTCTTGTTTTTCTGTTGTTTTAGACCAAATGTTATGACCATCTTTTGTAGTAAGAATTTCACTTCCAGAAGGAACATCGGCTATGCTTTTCCATCCAGATCTCGTTAGTACGTCGTGGTCTCCTGTAAGGCAATGCCCGATTACAGACCGAATACCAATTTTGTTCAGGTTGACCGCAGAACCCCTGCTACCATTTGGACCCAGGTCTCCGTGCAAAGACAACTCAATTTTGTTTACCACGAAAGACTCATCGCGCCCCAGGAATTTGATGGGGCAATTAGAGTCCATGTTCTGTTCTGCCCAATACGCGAATGGGTCGAAAGTAAAAGCTCCAGACTCCCCAAATTCAGCTTCATTTAGCATATTATACCAAAACCAGTGATATATTTTGGCATTCCATGGCTCTGCTTTCCAATCTACTTCTCTTAACCATCTATACAGATGCTCATTATGGTTTGAAGAAACTATTATGTTTGTTGCATTTTGGGGGGTGGTTTCTTCTATGAAGTTTATAGTGGCTTGCAACTCATCTTCAACTTTGTTTATGTTTTCTCTCCATTTTATGTATTGAGTAACTGGATTGTTTCTGTGATGGTGAGATATACTGTATCCGTCAAAAACATCATGACGGACTATAACTTTCGGTTTTAATGTGTTAGCTATAGAACCATTGTCAGTGTATGTAGCAGCTTTTACTTCCGGATCGTTAAATAGAACGTGTTCGTCACCGGTTACTAAGGCATCTATTCTGTGGTTTCTTGTAACTCCATTGGCGGTGTACTTTTTATCTAAATCGTAAAAGCATTCCCCATCCCAAATGACTTGTCTAAGGTGGAATTTCTTTCCTTTCTTTTCCACAACTAGTCCGGCTTTGGAGTGGTGAAACTCACCTTTAACTCCTGCTTTGGTTTTACTATAATTTTTAACACTACACGATCCAGTAGTGTGAAGTATCTTAGGAAGAGCATTCTGCGGAGTAGGGACTGTCTTCATCTGAAGCTGCCCGTGACCGTAGATAGCAGAAGCATACTGGCTCATGCCCTCCAAACCAGATAGGGGGTTTACCATTGTGGCTTGGATTCTCATGTTCCCCATAATCCACAGTTCTGGGTGTATTTTTAACTTATTTTCAACAAGATAATCTAGAACTTCTTCAGGCCACCATACAGCATCGTCATCATCTTGCGGCTGAAGGTAAGATGTAGGATTCTTGTAACGAATAGGGAGGATTAGAAGTTCTGAGCCATTTTCCTTAGTATAGTGTTTGATGGCTTTCCAGAAATTTCTGTCTATATGAGTGTTATTTTGTGAGCTAGTTATGAAATATCTTTCTTTACGTTCTAACTCAGCTACTTTCTTTTTATCAAGAAAGAATTCAGGACCACTTTTTAATTCAACTATAGATATTAAAGACCAGCGTCCACATTCATTGCAAGCATATTGCTGCTTTGGTTCTTCTGATCTGGTAAGTCCACGTTTTTGAAGTGAATCACTTCCACAGTGGGGGCACTTCTGGGTATCCGACACAAAACTCTCCCAGTGCAGGCTCAATTAAGAGATAATCTCTCTTACAGTCTCTTTAGACTTCTAACCCCTCTTTCCTTGAGTTCTACTCAATGTTTCTTTAGGGACGAGAGCTGGCCTTCCCTCCAGGGGACCATTTAGCCATATAATTTGAACACAGTTATGCTTTGAAAACCCTGTAACCTTACATCTCCAGGCTGTTTTTATCCCTCCCCAACATTCAGAGCCTTTAGAAACGTTGGGTCCAGACATTAGGATTCTCTAGCTATCCTAGACTTGTCATAAAAGTCGATGATTTCTTTGTCTGCTTTTACTATTCCTGGGTTTATTGCATCAGTTAGGGCAAGACCTTCTAGGGACTTCATTCTAGATAGGGCTACATAAGCTTGCCCAGCAGCAAATCCTTTACTTAGGTCCACTTCTACATTATCTAGCGTAAGACCTTGGCTTTTATGGATAGTTATAGACCACCCTAGCCTTAGGGGAAAATGATGCATTGTACCCATTACAGATCTGTTAGGGTCCAGCCAATCCCAAGATTCTCTTTCGATAGAAACAGAGTTTCCGTCAAGAAACTCAACTGTAACACTTGTAATTTCTTTGTTTGGTGTAACTTGAATGTCAGATACCAAGCCTCTTTGTCCGTTAACGTAACCTTTAATTCTGTTATTCTTTAGTACAAGAACAGGAACTCCTATTTTCAACCTTAATGGGCAATCTGTTAAACTATTTTTCGACAGTTTTCCTTTTATATCTTTCCAGAAATCTTTGTTTTTCTTAAACACATATTTGAAATTTTCTGACATTGAAAACAAAGGTTTTGCAGAAAATGTCTCTCCAGGGTGCATCATGAACTTACTGCCGTTGATGTCCGATGCTTCCTTGTTAGTTGATACCAAGAACGTTGGATCTTCCAGCTCTCTTCCAACGCATGGACGAAAAACTTTTCGAACTTCTTTGGAATAATCGCCAAATCTAATTCTATTTAAAGCATTTATGAAAGTTTGGTCCTGCTGTCTAAATGATCTAGTTAGATCAAAAGTTTCGAAGTTGGCTTCTTCCCATGAGGGAGAATTAAATGCATAGCGATATTGAGGCTTTCTATCTCTCTCAACAGGAGGCAACTGAAGAAAGTCACCTACTAGGATTACCTGACATCCGCCAAACGGCTGCTCATTGTTACCTCTTAACTGACGCATCCAGAAATCCATCATTGTTAAATAATCTCCTGATAACATGGAGATTTCATCAACAATAACAGAATGTACGCTTCTTAGCCTATCAATAGCAAAATGGTGAGCTTTTGTTCCTAATTTAACTTTCGCCTCTTCTATATTCCCTGCTATTGCAGTACCTAAAAAAGAATGAATGGTAACCCCGCCTACGTTGAGAGCTGCAACGCCAGTGGAAGCTGTGACACTACAATTTCTTTCTCTAGCTTTGAATTCTTTTATGATTTCATTAACTAAGAAAGATTTTCCAACTCCTCCGGCTCCGGAAATAAATACATTCCGATCGCTCATAGCAGCATCAAAGCATTCTTTTTGTTCTAAACTTAATTCCTCCATTAGTTTTCATCTCTAGTAGAATCACTGTATAAACAATTAGTTGAAACTCTGTCCATATTACCATTTTTAATAGATTCTGAACGACTTAAAGTGTAAGCACGTACAGCATTAGAAACTGTATAATGTGCTTCACTTGTTCCTACTGAATCTGCTGTCCATTTAAGTATATTACCCGCATGAATTCCTGTTTCTGCTGCTACTTGGGTAAGGTCTTGGTTAGCCCCAATATAGGTAAAATTCCATCCCGCATCTTGAAGCTCTTTAACCCTGGAAGCTAGTTCTTCTGAAGAAATCCTCTTTGATGCGTTTTCCATGCCGTCAGAAATAACAATAATTAATACGTCATCAATTGGTTTAGCTTCATTTTCGAAAAACTCAATCAATTCTAAAACGCCATCTCTCATGGCAGTAGTACCGCTTGGGAAGTAATCATTATCCCCTATATCTTTAAGGTTGGAGCATGGAACGAGAATTGGTTTTCGATTGTTTATGTCTCCATCGTTAAACACAGGAAAAACCATTTGATTAAATGTAACGAATGCAACAAAGGTATTTTCAGCATCATCAGAATCTCGTAAAGCAGAAAATTGTTCGTTAGTTCCGCTTATGGTTTCAGCTTTAACACTGTTCATAGAGCTACTTCTGTCAAGCGCAATACCTACTAGGAGGCGCTTTTGTTGCTTTGGTTTTGGCATTTTATCTTCTACCTATCCACCCTGTAATGGCGGTTCTGTTGTTTTGTACCCAGCTCGAAACTTGACTAACATAGTGACAATTTGCTGATCTAACATTCATAAAAACAATCGAATTGAATTTTGGAGGTATTACCTGCCACTTGCCTTGTGTAAGAATAGTAAGACACCCACCAAAATCAGGTTGCCAATTGCGTGTGAAATTTGCAATAAAGGCAACCTGCCTAGAGCCGACTCCATCACTATGTTGCCCAAGAAAGCACCCAGATGAATACATAGTTACCTGGGGCTCTTCTGTATAGTTATTCTCTTGTTCAGTAATCATATTAGCCGTAGACAAGAATTCTGTATTAAACCAATTTAGAAGGATAGGGTCAAATTCAGAAAGATGTTTGACAAAGAACAAGTAAGCCATTGTTCCGCCACGGGCTAATTGGGCCAAACTTTCTGGATAGTCTTTAGCATACTCCTCTGCTGTTATTCCCAAACTTTTGAGACTCTCATTTTTTACAACTCTTGGGCCCCCGTCTTTGTCACATATTCTAACATCCCAATTTTGTATTCTGCTAATTTTGGATGCAATTTCCTCTGCTTGCCCTATTGGAAGCCAATTGTCTAAAACTATGAAGTCTTGCATTATTCATTTAGCTCCTCTATTACTAATGCTCCATATTCAGTAGCATTCTCAAGGGAAGAATCTACTTGTCTCAAACGCCCCCAAAGACATCCCAGTAAATAGGCGGCACGTGCGTGCTCCACCTCAGACCAATCAGCTTTTAATGACCCTTGTATAATTTCATTTCTAAATTTAGCTGTTGATAGGTAATTCAAAAGCCATTGTCGAGATTTAGAAAAAGGTCCAGTTAATTCAGTTTCCAAAATCTTATACTCCGAGTTTTAAGTTATATGGATTGTCAAGAACGATCCAGCTTTCTAGCTTCGACGAAAAAATGGCCATATTCGTCTGCTGTGGCAGAATATTCCACAATTTCCATTCCACAAGTTTGGATTAGATATTTAGCGATCATTATGGGATCTTCTGTCCCACCGAACCTAGGGTGCTTCTCGTACAAGTACAATATTCCCCTAGGGGACAATCTTTCCATCAAATCAAAAACCTCATGTCTCCAGTTTTCTTCAAAAGTTATTTGGAGCCTTTGGATCAGATCGTAACCCGACTGATTTGCCTTATCCTGGGGGCCGCAGGTTCTCCCGTAAGCGTACTTCTGTGATTTTACGAGCAGGGATACTAGAGGATCTGGTAGAGGCTTGTGTAGGCTTGTGTAGGCTGTTTCAACGGCACTCAGTAAGCCATCAATGTTGTTGTCTCGAACAGGGATTGTAGTGTTTGGGTACGCTCTAATCCCTGCGGGGAAATAATCCGTGTATGCGGCTACAATTCTTGGCACGCTGAGCGCCGAGGCGATGTGAGCCCCGGCCGAATCTGGGCCTATGAACAGCTTGGCTCCGGCAATTGTTCTGGCGAAATTTTGTAGAGCGTCTTCTGTCTCTGGTTCAGACCCAATATCGACAATAGAATCATACTTTATACCTTGCTGGTCTAAAAACTTGGTCACAGCCGACGCTCCGAACGTTCTGAAGTCGTTGTTTCGTGGGCTCTTGTCTGTCTTTTTGGGGGTATGGATCACGATGTCTCTGGACTCTACGGGGACGGAGGGGTCTAGATACATCACTGGGGTTCTACGGAACGGGATTGCGCTGCACGCAAAGGCAAAACTATCTATACCATGTATGCCTCGGTTCATTTCCACGCTACCGGTTGTGTTATAGAAATAGTCGAACCCTTGAGGCTTCTTCTCGTCGCTTAGAATGCCTTTGGCCATCTCTTGCGGATTGGCTGTTAGAACACCCGGAACAATATTTTGAATCAGGGGGTGGAACTCATGAAGATCTGTGTAGTGGAAATGCGTGCGAAGATGGATCTCTGCGGGCGTGAACTTGTAGTACAATGCCTCTAAAACCGGTTCCATCATAATCATGTCACCGGCACCGCCGTATCTCGTTACTAGCACCTTCGTGACGTTCATCATCAGCTACCTTGATTCTTCAGCTTCTCGGCTTCTATCTTCCCCAGGTCAGAGAAGTTAGCCGGCTTGACAAGCTGTTTCTCTTCTTTGGATTTATCCTGGGCTGTTTTGTGAGCTAAAGCGGCCAAAGCGATGAGCTGATAGTTTGCGAAAAGGAACTTGCGCATAAGCTCCACATAGGGGATGACTTTCTTAGGAAATTTCCCCCTGCCCGCAGAGACGATCTCACACATCTTCTGAAGCTCAACATCGGAGAAAGGCTTACCGTACTTATCAGGGTCCAGATTTAGGATAAGCTCGATGATGTTATCCCACGCGCTGGTATCAACCTGTTCTTCGGAAGTAGCTTCCAGTTTCTTCTCAGGAGAAGCCTCAGTCTCTATCAAAGGCCCAGAATCGGTTTTCTTCATCATATTAAAATTCCACTGCTTCTTGTAAGTTTCGTCCCTCTATGGAATAGCAGCAACGACCCATTTCTAGTCATATTTTCTCGCTATTATGTAGTAACTCCACAAAGAATCTCGTCGAGAAGTATATTCGATTATGTTCATCCCTAATTCTTCTTTAAGGAACTTTACCAAAGTAACAGGTTCTGGATTCCAGACATGGTTGTCACCTACCCAGGATCCGGTAAAAGCATGCCAAACTTCTGCACGGGGGTGAGGTAGATACATGAATATGTATCCTCCATTTCTGGTAACCCTATGCCATAATTTTAACTCTTTCTTCCAATCTCGGATGTGTTCTAAGCAATGTGAGGAAAAAACTCCTGAAAAATAATTATCAGGAGCTTTTTCTATAATTTCTCTATTGTGCGTATCAACAGGAATTCCATTTGGTATAGGCCAGTTACTGCACCCCACATCAATAAAATTTGACTTCATGTACATCTTAGCTTTGTTTTTTATGAATTCAGCCGCGTTACCGCAGTTTAGAAAATCTGGATATCGTTTTTCATATAAAACATCCTGCACTGTATTGAAAATGCTATCTTTATCTTTGTTAGATACAGTAACATTTATAGGGGCGCGTAATGGTTCTTTATGCGGAGAGTCTAAGCCCATCACTACTCGGGCGTCTAATGCTGCTGCCGCTTGAGTCATCCAACTGTCAGGACCTACCACCAAAGCTGAAGAAGCTAAAACCGTTAATTGAAGTCTTAGATAATCATTGTTTTTAGGTTGCTCAAGCCTTACAATCGGGATTTCTTTGAAAGATTTTATATTATTTGGAAAATGCCAAGAATCTAACAAGTGAGGGACATCAGCTTGGACAACTATGTTTCTATCGGGAGGGAAAGGGTTTAAGAAAATCTTTGGAGTTTTACGTAGAAGTTGTACTTTGGCGGATATAGCAAATTTATCTACAGTTGCTACTGGTGCGTCCCACGATTCTAGATCTGATATTTCTATTATTTCTACTTCGGGAATAAAATCGATTTTGGAGTCTTTGGTAATTACATTTTCTATCAAAGGATGGTTTTCAAAAAATGGAATGTAACCTTCCCATGTTCGGAGGGTTAATTCGCAAGGAAAATGTTCGTAATATATCGCTTCTAGGGTAGGTTCTAGTTGAACAACATTGTGAAGCGATGGGCAAGATGTTACGAGCACTTTCTTCAAAGTAGTCTCCAAAACCTAAGGGAGGGGCATTTAAGCCCCTCCCTTACTTCCTTTACTCTTGAACAAGAACTTCTTCAATCTGGAAAACTTCGATTTCAACTCGGCGATTTTCTTGGTTTCTCCCTAGTACATTTACTAATAGAGATGTCTCACCATATCCAACAGATTTGATACGATCGGGTGAAACTCCAGCTTCTACAAACAACATTTTAACAGTTTCAGCACGCTGAACTGATAAAGCCATATTGTAGTCGGGATCTCCGGTTGAATCCGTATGCCCTTTGACTACGAGACCAGCACTTGGCGTAGTCCGTAACCAATCAACAATAACCTTAATTGCCTCCTCTGCTTTTAGATCTGAGAAATCCGCAGAGTCGTGATCAAAAAAGGTTACCAGTTTGTGTTCTACAACTTCGATAGCTTCGGTCACCGGATCCGGTACGGATACTTCCCTAGGACCGGAGACTCTTTGTGCAGGAAAGCAGTACGCTACGCCATACGTTCGGCTGTCTGTACCAGACATGCGACGATCAGCGAGACGCCCTTGAACTCCCCCCTCAATAGTCCCAGAAGAGGTAGCTCCGCACACCGCGATATGCGGATCCGTGGAACTTTCTGCCGTTGGGATATTAAAACCATGAACCTTGGTATCAGCGGTAGATTTGCCGCCCCAAGCAAGCAGGAAAGCTACGATCAGTAGAATCCAGAAAACAGATCTATTTTTTTGCATAGTAGACTCCTTTTGTCCAAGGGGGCGGGGATAAACCCCGCCCCAACATTCCTCAATAGCTACTAGAATAGCTGTCCGAAGAAAGGAATCCACTGGCCATATACTCGAACCGGGTTCGTGCGGTTCTTAGAGAAAGAAGCCGCACGCTCGGTTAGCTCATTAGCAAGCTCGGTGTTACCAACCTTCAAAGCAAGCTCGACCGCAAGGGCAAGATCACACATGGGATTGGTACTAGCTAGAGCACCACCAAAGCCGTAGCTTTGGGCAGAAACTCCAGCCGAACAAGCAGAAGCAAAAACAGGAGCAGCCGAAGCAACAGGATCGCGAGTATCCTGCACTAGAGTGGTAGACCTATCGGATGCATCTACACTTAGATCGGTTTCCTGCTTATTCTTCTGATCTGTGTCAGTAACCTGACCTTGATTCTGACTTTGCCCCTGATGTTGACTCTGCTTGCCTACAAGGGTGTTTTCGTTTCGGCTATTTCCGAAACTGGCGTCTTCGAAATCAACCCCCGAGAAAGCAGAGGCATCTGAAATAGATGGACCAGTAACAGCGGTGTTCGGGCCGTTAATAGCAGTAGACTTGCTATTACCAGACCCAAAAACACCGGAACCAGAAACAGCAGTGTTTTTGTTCTTGTTGAGATTGGCACTATTGCCAGATTTAGACACACCAGCATTCGCCGCTGCGTCCGAACCAGCAACACCCACGCCTACCCCAGTAGCCTGGGCGGTGCTATTGGTGGAGTTGTCATCTCCGCCATCAAAAATGGCGTAAGACGGTGATGCGAGGACCATCCCCGCTACAGCAATCAGCAAAATAATGAAAGAGCGCATCTCTTTCTCCTATTTTATGGCATTCAGCCTTGTTAAGTTATGGACTTAATGTCCTCTTTCTACCCAGAAAGACAACCAGTCTTACTGGAAAGATCAGTTTGGTAACCATTCCTGCAAATGTGTCAACCTTCTTAAAAAGTCATAAGTATCTTCTTTTACTAAATTCATGTGTGCGATCAATATGTAATTTGCTAAAGGAATTAGATCGCTAGTTGATTCCGCGCTTTGCTCTTGTGCCCTGGTGATTTTTGCTGTCATCCATTCAGCACCTTCATAAAAACATAGATCAACTAGCTGTTGGTATAATTCAATGTAATCCCTTTCATTTACCATGAGTAAAACTACCCCACCTTCTTCTGGTGTAGGTAGATGTATTTTTCCTATTGCTTTACTTTCCCTTAAGTCATATAGTTTGTAATGTAAAGTATCAGCGAGTGCTTTATTAGCTTCTTCTTCACCCATTAAAAATCTAGGAGACATCGTACTTTTCTTCTTCCAAGAAGTCCCCGGAAAGTTCAGAAACAACTGTTTTTACAGCTCTGTTTAGAGAGAACTTGCTGGAATACGCTTCTCCGCCTTCTGCTATGATTTTTCCATTGGAGGCTACAAATCTCCAACGAAACCCATCCTTTGCTTCGTACTTTACCAATTTACTCGCCATTAGTCAATACCCCGAGAATTTTTAGTTTATTTCTGCACTCGTCTCGTTCACGACATCTCGTTAGATTTGCCCATTCTTCAGGTTGAGAGTTATTGAAGTGATCTTCCAAAGTATCTGTACGATTCGTATTCGATAAGACCATTATTTTTCGAATTACTTCAATATCTAATCTAGTAAGATTCAAGGATTCAAGTTTATAATCTACAAAAGCTTCCCAGGATACCGGAAACAACTTAGAGACAATTTCTTCTCCGATAATAGTGGCAAAATCTCTAATTTCTTTTTGAGAGTGGGAATCCATTCGAAGTCTCAAAAAATGAAAAAGATTGTGTAGATCGATTTTCCAAAATGCCTCTGTGTAATTGGAGAGGGGAAGATCCTTTCTAGCTTGTTCGCGAGCTACACCATATTCCAATCTTTCATCATAAAGCTCACGGGCCTGTTTGTGAAAATCTGCCTCACGGGAGGAAAGCATTTCTCCCCCTTCTGTGATAGGTAGGTACCCGTCTGAGCCTTGTTTATTGTGCTTAGCCTGTAATCTCCATTCTCCAGGCAAAGTAGTTACACATTCATCAATAGCTACAGAATATCGCGTCGAATACTCGTTTACCGAGGCTGTTCTATGTCTTATCCACTGTCTCCATACATCCATCGGAACCCGGATACGAAACTTTAGCTCTGCCATTTCTAGTGGGGTGCTGTGAGAATGCCTCATAAGATATCTAATCAAAGTGCGATCATCAGACACATGTCTGGTTCCTTCACCATAGGATACTCTGGCAGCCTCTACAATGGAATAGTCTTCTCCCATCCAATCCACTAGACAAATAGATCCCCCGGACCCTACCGGGAAGTTCTTCCATCGGAGTTCCTCACCAACTTCTACATTTTCGGCCTTGCGATTGCTCATTCGGTATATCCAGTCAGTATTGAGTTTACTACAAAAATTCCCGCGTCTAGGGTATCTACTTTGTAGGAAGTAGCTTCGTTCAGCATAGCGTGTTCGTGACAGTTTCCGGTAGAGAGCTTCTTACCAGTGAAGTCTTCTCCTCCAGCCTCCATCACAGTAATGATTGGTTTTTTGGACATGTAGGCCCAGGCGATTTCCATGACAGATCCGATGGAAACCCTTGTTGCACCCAAAAAATTGGCGAGAATCACATCCGCATTGCGGCAGTCGAATTCGTCTCGTACCATAATGCCCCTGGTGGTGCTGAGAACATGCTGTTTATAGGAGTCAGCAAGGGATGTTTCATGCTGAAGGTAATCTTTCCCACGTAGGGGGGAAAGACCTACAATCCCTGGATTGAATCTATCTCTGGCATATTCTCTCCAGTTAGTAGTTTCCACCCAACTGGTCCCAGTGATAGGTCCTACTAGATATACGAATCTGCTCATGATGTCCCCTTTAGTCTATACTTCCAGAGTGTGAACACACAACAAGCTAAAAAGAGGCCGAAGGGGAAGGATTCTTTCCACATACCTTCAAAAATACAAAATAGGAAGAAAGTACCGTGGAAAACGGTTCCTATGGTTCCGATTATCCACCAGAACAATCTCATTAAGCTGCCTTATTTTGTCTTTCTGATTCTTGCTTACGTAACTGATTCATAAGGTAATCTAAGTGTAGATTGGTTCCGTCCCAGCTCACCAGATCTCCCCATTTAAGACCTATTTCGAAATCAACTTCGAGTTCTATGTTAAAATTTATGTCCCATACATTTTCCATTCGCTCCATGAGCTTGGTGGAAAAAAAGGGTTCGACTGCCTGTAGCGCTTCCGGCACATCTTCAATCGGAACCTGAAGTACCAAGGAGTCGTGAACCACATCTTGAAGGAGCCAACATTTTTTGTCCGGGTGGACATGCCATTTACCTTCCTCGATCAGCCACTCTGAGAACATGGACGCACCTAAGAAGGCGCCATCCGAGGATATACCCTGGATGGGAGAATTTCTTGCGATCCTTTTGGCTCTAGCAATCTCTCCTTCGTCTCCAAACCCCATCTGAAAAGTTAACAAACGTCTACGACGACCTATGGGGCTCTCCACATAAGCATTTCGTTCTCCAAATTTCTCAGAATCGTACATCCAAGCTTCCGCGTCTGGAAACTGGTCAAAGAAGTTTCTAATTTTTTGTTGTACATCGTTTATGTCTGCAATTTTTAGCTGTTGCGCAATAGCTTTAGGTCCTCGACCAAACATAGTACCAAATACAATAGCTTTTGTATCGTTACGCATGGATTTGTTAACTTCTAGCAGAGGTACACTATACATCTGACTAGCGGTGTTTTTATGGAGGTCTCCAGCAACACTGGACCAGACTTTGGTCTTGATCAAATTAAAAAACTCAATATCATTTTTCATTAAACGGTAAGCTAGTTTTAGTGCCTTTGTAGGGAATTTTCCTTTAAGTTCGTTTAATTCACTGTTTTTCTTCATCTCAAACTTATCTGTAATCATCTTCTCAGCAGCCATAACTACCTCATACCTCAGCTTAGGGTGCTTTCTTGAGTAATTCTCACTTTGGGTCTTGTAATCCTCCCTAGCTATTTTTCCGTTCTCAAACGCCTTTGCTAGGGCTGGACACTGAGCAAGAATTCCCCACCAACGCACCTCTGATGTCATGAAGTCTAGCTGAATCAAAGCACACCCAGGCTCCGCAGCGAACATGTTTTTGATTTCTTTTTTAGCCCAGTTATCTGCTCTAGGGACCTGTTGTAGGTTGGGGTTGGTGCAGGAAGATCTTCCGGTGTCGGTTGTAGTTACCCAGAAAGTAGGACGCACGCGACTATCCTTGGCACCTTCTTTTCCGTTTCTTGGGTCTAGGAATGATTCAATGCTAGTGACATATGAAGTTTTTAGCTTCTTTAATCCCTGCCACTCATGATACAAAGCTACTTCCTCTAGATCACTATATCTATCTTGAAAAGCCCTATCCAATTTACCTACGGGTGTGGGTGCTACCTCTTTTCCTTCCGGGGCCTCTACCAAAGGAATTCTGGTGCCCTTTCCGTAATCCAGAGGCTCTAGATTCATAACATCAAAAAACAAGCACCTCTTATGCTCCATTTTGTCTATGCTGAATTCCCAGGAGCCTTTTCCTCCCCCAAATGCTGAAGCCATCTTACCACCTAGACTCGATTCAACTAAGCGTTTATTGGCTTCAATAGCATTAGCGTTACTTCTCCAACCTTTTTCTATCTCTTCCATTCTCTTTACTATGGGAGAGGTTTTATTATTTCCTAGAACCCTAAGTTGGTGCTCATCTACCCAGAACCCATTGGATTGCATAATGGAATTCATTCTACTTACTGGCTCAAACCAATGTTTACACAATTTCAGAAGCTTGTCTTTATATCCCTCTCTTTTAGCTCGTTCAAGAATATAGAAGAAAAGACGAAATGTGTACACAGAATCACTAGCACCGTATTTAGCTAGTCGATCAATTTCAATTTCTAGTAACTTTCCTTGCTTCTTTAGTTGCTCAATTTCTTTGTCTTCATACTTTTCAACTTTCAGATAGTCTCTAAGCAAAGAATCTAAACTGTAGGGCTTATCTATACCCGACTTGCCTCTGTTCTCGTCCTGGCTATATGCCATCATGCCAGTGTCCATTAGTGGTCGATTGAAATTTGTGACCCCTAAGGCAAAATTGAATATCATTCTATAATCGAACCCAGCGTTATGGAATACCCAATACTTCCACGGCGGGTTAGGTGTGGTGAAAAGCTTTATCAGTGCATTGTCTATTCTTTTAAGCTCATCTGGCCACCATCCCGCTTTGGGGTGGTGGTAGGGTATAACTGTGCCCCTTTTACCGTCCTCAGAGAATTGAAGAGTTCCTAGTGTATTGTCATATCTTGCGTTAAGGTTTTTTGTCTCTGTGTCTAGAGCAATTATCTTTAGTTTTTTGTTGTTGATAAGCTCTTCCACATATTCTTCTATTTCATCTACAGAAGAAAGAAGTCTCCATTCGTATGGTTTTGACCATTTATTACTCTTTGATACTAGTTTGTCGCTACTGAGCATTAATTGCAAATCTGCTTCCCACTGATAGAAGAGATTTTGCTTTTTAAGCATTAACCCAGGATCGTAAGTTACAAAGATCTGACCTAATTGCGGGTGGTCGAAATGTTTGCCTCGTGATTTCAAGATTCCTGGGGCGTCGGGAAACAGAATCTTGAGTGCTTTGGAACCTAGAGCTACTATTTTGCTAGGTTTAAGATGCTCTACATCACGCAGCAAGTGTGTCATGCAGGAAGATACAGCTTCGGGATCTGGTTCACACCTTTCGCCATTTTCATTTCTTGGCCAATAGCGAGTGATGGAGGTGTAAGCTATAGTCAGTTTTCTAACGTTTAGTTTACGTATGGTTTTGCGAAGTAGATCTCCGCCTCGGCCCTGAAACGGTAAACTATTTGCAGACTCGTGTTTTCCTACCGAGTCTCCGATGAAAAGTATGACTTCATCTGGGCGTTCGGTACCTTTGATGACCCTGACTTGGGTAGGTACCAAATCACATCTATCGTAGGCCGGGCATTGAGATTGCTTACAGTCGAAGGATAATACCCCAGATTCCATGAATACTCTTTAGGGTAGGTGAGGTATTAAATTACAGTAATCAGTCCCATAAATACTTGACAACAACAGCGTTGGCGTTATTCATAGCCTTCCTAAGAGAAAGTGGGAGCATCCAATAAAAATCTTCTCTCAGTCTGGGAGTTATTATGACTGTTCCTTCTTTATCTTCTTCGTCATACATTCCAGGCGCGAGACGCTGAACCTCATTTGTCTCTACTGGCCTAATTGGGCTAAGTATAAAAACACCTTGAGCCTTAGCTGGGCTAGTTTCCTTGAGTATTTCTACAAGCCAAAATTCTCCATCCTCTGGGGTTGGCCCACCTTCGGGATCCCACTTGGAATCTATGACCCCCAATTTGCCTAAGGTACGAGTTATTAGATGGTTGTGTATTTTTGGCTTTCCACCAATTGTCCCACCGCTTGGGTGTTGAACGTTGTTAAAAAATTTTACTACTGTTCGTAATCCGGTAATTGTTGACATATCTCACTAAAATGGTAGGAAATTAGAAGAGGTTCCTACAATAGATAGGAATGCTCTTTTTCCTGGGTTAAGTTGGGTTGTTATTGACACAAAATAAGGTCTGTTTTGTTGAAACTTAGTAACATCAACATTAACAATTGTCATTTCTCTAGAAACAAAGACATTAGAGGTATTAGTAATAGTATCGTTTTCAGCAGGAAATACAGTTCCATCTTCAGAAACCAAAGCAGCTTTAACTGACGCCCCCAAATCCACACTAGCTTCCAGTAGTATTCTATTAGGGGCCCTAACTCCAGCTACAAATGGAACATAGTGTTGAATTGTATTAATAGCAGCAGCAGTATTCTCTAATTCCATAAATGCTTTCAAATTTACAACATCGTATTCATCTGACGCGCTAATAGCGCCTACGGATGGAGATTCTGATTGAATGTATATGTTAGGAACAAAAGGAGGAACTTTTACATTAGATGAGAATTCAGTAGGGTTGCTTAATTGAAGTTTAGGGGCTTCAACAAACATTGTGGGGTTTAATGGAACTCCTCCACCCGGATAACGTACCCACCCTAAAACAGTTGTGTTTTCGAGATCCTCAAAACCAAATAGTCCCTCCAGTGCCAACATTGTAGCTGGAACCCCTCCTTGAACATTTTGGTTTATATGTTCGTAAACAATTGTCCAGTCCGTAGAGTCTTGTGGCAAGGTTGGTGGAGTTCCAAACCCCAACATTAGATCTGTATTTCCATTTTCAACTAATAGTAATTCATCTAACATTGCTTTGTTGGGCCCAACTCTCAAAGTATTACTAGTTAGTCCTACAGAAAACGAACCACCCTCCAAAACTCCCTTTGAGACAATGGCAGTAGAGATTTCGTTTATTCGTCTAGCTAAAACTGTATCTCCGAAATTGATAAATCTGTTTTGTGCCATAATGCTACTCCGTTCCGTATAGTCGGAAAATTCCTCTTGCAATTGTGTTGGATTCGAAGAAAAACCTAATTTGATCGGCTCTTCCATATTCTAGAGCAGTTACGCCCCTATAGGCTCCAGCTCCCCAAACTCCCATTAACCTGTTGCTGTCGTTTATGCCAGCTCCCTGAAACCATGACTTAGGGAGAGTATTAGCGTCCTCGCCAGGAATCAAAGTTACTGTGAAATCGAAAGCTTCATCAGCCTCATTTCCCGCTGTCACTGTACCATCATCCCTAGTCATACGTATATGTTCATCAATATCGGCAAAATCATTGCTAATACCAGTATTAGAGGGAAAAACACTTACGTTATATTGATAATCGCTAGAACCTGCCCGTATCGCACCATTAATACCTAGTTGATAAGCCGGGGCTACTTGATCGTTTGTTGGTGCCCAATCCTCTATTTCAACTACATATCTCTTGAATTGCCGAATTGGGTCAGATCCCGGAACGTTCTCTATAAGGTCCAGAACAACATCTCCCTGTGCCGATAAAACGATTTCTTCTTGTAGAAGAACCCTCCCCCTTAGTGGAAATCCCGGTGCAGCACCAGGGCCTATTTGAAACTCAGGATTATCGTGTCTCATTAGCTAACTCCTACTACTACCACTTTGCCTGTAGTGGGTGTAGCCCATGTAATTTCTATGGTGTTTGCACTCAATATTTCGACATTAGAAGGTATGATAGCATTATTGTTGTTATCATATATAGCCCAAACAACTGCATCTGTATTGAGGTTGTGGTTAACAGTCCATGTAGATTGAGACGAAATAATAGCACTCTCGAAGATATCGGCGGAAGGGCCGGTTGCGCCAGTAGCTCCTTCCGTGCCGTCGGTTCCAGCAGGACCAGTAGCCCCAGCAGGACCAGTAGCCCCAGCGGGGGCTATAGGACCAGTAGGTCCAGTAGGACCTATCCCTACAACCCCAACATCAGTTACATCTATAAGTGCAAAATCCGAAAACTTTCCAAACATTTCAAGTTGAACTTTTTGCACATTTGATCCGAAATCTTTTTCAAACCTAATGAAGCTAGGGTTAGCTTCTATCAGAGGCATGAAATCATAGCCTTGCCAATTTCCTGGGTTAGATTCAAAAGCAGCACGTACACGCACTGAAAAAGCACTAACGTTACCGGGATTATGAAGAATGACAGATGCCTTTTGCACAGGATCTACAAAACTTATTGGCTTAGCCACAGCTCTAGATCTATACTTCTTTCTTATGCTGTCCAAATCTGTACCGATTTCTGGTATTCTAGTTCTAAGACCCTCAGCAAAGGAATCAGGAGACACACCTCTGTATCTGTTGGTACCTTTTGAAAAACCATCCAATGTGACAGGATCAGGAGAATTGAAAAATGTACCTATTATCTGATCATTGCTTAAACCGGGATCGTTTTTAACCAATTGAACAGCAGGTAAACTATTTATCTCAGTTGATGTTCCTGCTATCCCAGAATCGAATGTAGGGTCGGCTAGGGTTGCAATAATGTTGTCAACTGTTGTATCTGCATCAGCACTTAAGCCAAGATTGAACTCCCCTATAGATACATCAGCTCCACCATCCGATCCATTTGACATCCCGTTAGGGTTTAAAGTTGACCCTGTGCTAATAGATTCAATTATGGGTTCGTTACCTTGGGATCCGGGAGTATCGTTCACTAGATTTACGTTGGCTCCTGTACCTGCGCTAGCAGTTATGTCTATAGGTGCCCCGTTTATAGCATTAACCATGGCTGTTTGAACGGCCCCGGAAAGAGCTAAATCGCCGCCAGCGGGTATTATCGGTACATGAGATCCGTTATTTAGGCCGCTTCCCGTGTCGAATTCAAAAGTTACTTCATTTGTTCCATCATTTAAAGTAAATAGGTCACCATCAGCCAATCCTGTATTGGAAGAACCGGTATAGGCGTTAGTTCCCGAGCCACCGTTCAATCCTATTACCCCACCCAAAGGGCTGGACACTATATTGAAATTCCCGGTAGCAGAAATTGTAATTTCTCTGTTTGGAGTTGCATTTCCATTATAAGTTAACCCAGCTCCTGAAGAGGCTGTTAGCGCTGAAGCTAACTGTATAGCAATTTGTTGAGGCGTTTTTACCCCATTTGAGATGTTAACATTTATTACACCACCTCCTGAGGGCCCCTCGTTAACTGTGAATGTATTGAAACCCACAGAAATGTTTATTCCGAAATTAAGAGCCGACAATATTCCCGTTGCTTGGACGGGGGCCATAGCAGTTAAAACTTTTCCACTACCTAAATCTATTGTATCCCCGTCTGCTATTAGGGAGTTATCATTTATGATAATAGATCCTTCTGCTGGGTTAGCATTTTCATCACCCTCGAAGGAATCTATATATCTTGGTCCTCTTAGATCTTCATACACCCATGGTCGTGCCCCGAGAAACATCCCGCCCACACCATTAAAAATCGGTGTTTTCGGCAATCTAAGCTCCGAAGAAACAGGTCTAGCATCTAGTACAAAATCAACTGCCAATCCGTCCCAAAATACATCGGCTAATGGGCATTTTTCTTTGAAAGTATCTGTAATGGCAGCTTCTTGATCAGCATATACTATAATTGTAGAATCATTTCCATCATTAACACGATTAAGTATCGTGACACTCTCTAACGTTCTAAACAAGCTAGAAGATCTAACAAATTGATCCTGTTCTTCTTCTGAGGCAGGAATAGCTGAGTCTTGGTAAATTCCAAATTCAAAAGTCAGGGTCTCAGATAATGGGAGATCATCAGTGCCAGTTCCAGAAATTAATATTTCTACCTGCATACCAGAAACATTAGCAGCTCTAGTCATGCCTATTTCTATGGGCGCGTCTCCCATCATACCTCTAGTAATTGTTTGAGGTACGTTTAACCCAATAGCATCCAGTTTAATAGCAGGTAGTAAGATTTGAGGAGTGGAAATAAGATCACCGTCAGAATCGATAAGAACTCTAAAATCTCTTGGTATAGGCCCAGAACCGTCAAAAGATATGAGAGGTGTAGGTATTTCCGAAACTGCGATTCCATCAGCTATGATTAGCTCAGATTCAGCAGGTTGTGTGAAAGTTAAGTCATTTGTAGCTGGGTCTACTGGGGCTTCTCCTGCTTGAACGTACAAATATTCTATAGTAACACCAGCATCAGGAATGGGTTCATTTTCAGGTATTACAATAATATTGTCATCTTGGATAAAACTTGCCGCTAATTGGATAGCTGGCTTTCCTGTCTCATACACACTTCCTAGGCTGATTGGAAAGTGTTGTAGATTTGCCCATTGGGCTCCGGAGCCACCATATAAGTAATCTCGACCTGTAATAGATCCATCCCCATCTACTTGAAAACTAGCAGCTTGAATAACTTCAATTATTTTTATGCCTGGGGCTTTTGGAATACTTACATCTTTTGATAGAACTATACCATGAGAAACTTCTTGTTGATATAGAGTTAGTTGCGCAGCGGCTAGATCGTTAAGGCTAGTTCCATGAGGATTCGTATCCGTTGGAGTAGCCGTTCCTGTCATATTTCTGTGTTCAATATCAACTGGGCTGAACCACGGCCTATTAAAGCTAAAGTTATTATCACCCAAGTCAATAGTGATATCTAAAGTAGAATCAGCGAGCTGATTAACTGTAACAACCCCTAAAACAACTATATCTTTTCTTCGACTAGGTGGGAACTGGGATGTATCAAGGAAATTGGTTAAGGTAGAAACACCAATTACAGAGTCATTGTCTTCTGGCCTTTGCTGTCTTACAGCCACATCTACATTGAACTTGTTTATTCTTCTGTCAGTCCCTGGTTCTAGAAAGTATTCTATGTAAACTACATTTACTGCCCCGACGACAGTGGAAGCTAGACTTAGCAGGAATATTTTGCTATCCAGACTAACCCAGTTACCGTTTTCGGTAACAGCAGTTCCGGGTGTAATATCTACCCTTAACGGGTCGGTGGATGGGAGAACATTTAACGGGCGGCTAAGATCTGTAGTAGCTACATCTCTTGGATTTGCAGAGTCTACAATACCAAAGGACCCCGACATAATAAGACGAGTTCTCTCTTGTATCTCCTCACCATTGCTGTTTTGCTGGAATTCCAGATCGTCAGTGGCTAATGGAGCTTGATAGTTTACGCCAGGAAGTCTTTCTGTCATAATTCTGTCCTACCTTAAAGATAAAGCATTCCGCCATCAAAGCGGTTTGGTGTTCTGTTAGAGTCGAATCTTCCTTTCAAGCCCATAGCAAAATTTAAAAAATAAGGCTTTTGAAAGGTATTTGTAGCTTGCCATTGGGCGTCACCAAAAACATTAGCTGTTAAGCCGTATACCATAGAGAAAGCTTGATTTTGGGTAGGAATCCAATTGCCAAATTCAACCTCAGTTTCCGAAGTTCCAATAACTATTATTTCAATTCTCTCTGTAGGAAGCTCATCAGGTTCCGTACCTATACGAATTTGTCTTGGAGACCTAGCAGCTAATTGAAACTCTCGTGATTTGTTTGGTACAAATGTTACCTTTACAGTACAAGGTGTGGTAGACACTACTGGAACATTCCATTCCGTTCCCGGAGGTAAAAACGGAACAACTTCTTGAGTCGTCTGAAATTGACCATTAGAATCACATATAGAAATTGCTAAAATTTCTTGAGTGGTTCCTCGTTTACTAAACGTCATGGATCCATCAGCAACCTGCCATAGAACAATAGAATCAGCCATAATAGGCATTTCAGAAATAGGAAAATTTTTAGATATTTTTGAAGGAAAACCCCCATCGTTAACAATTGAGTTGCCTAATTTATCAAAAACCTCTATTGAAAGTTGTTCTTCTACCTTAGGACGATCAAAAAGTACCCCCGATACGTAATCTAATAAAAACGGACCTATATCGTCAGGTTGGCCAGGAACTTGTGGAATAAATATTTGATTGCTTAAATAACTGGGTTGTGCCTTAAGATATAGATTTGCACCACCCTCTACCAAGTCGATTGTTACGGGGGTTTCCAGCTCGATTTCAAAAAATTGACTAAATGGAGAAAAACCTTCTACTATATCTAACAACCTTGACTTAGATACTTTAAAATCAAGTAAGCTAGTTAGAAGCCCTGGTGTTGTTTCGATAGAAATCCTGTCACCAGCAAGTATGTGGTATCTGCTTCTGACTACAAATGTAGAAGAACCTTCCGATACGTCCTGCCCAGGTTCTATTGGGGTAGCGAGCAAATGAACTCTATTCTCAGCAGTAAAATTTCCAGTAAGGGGTTTAGTCAAAGTTATTGTAGAATTGCTAAAATCTTTTATTTTTGCAAATTCTTCGTCTGGTCCTATGGAAAGTATAGCTCCAAGCTCAATCCACCTGTTAGGTCTGTCTAACTGTAGAATTTGCGTGTTTTTAGGAGCAGAAGCCGATAAAAGGATTTCGTTATCGGGATTGATAAGAGCAAAATCTGCTCCTGTTTTTCTAGCAAACCTAACTTGCCCTTTCAAAAGAGGATCCGAGAATATAGGAAACCCTCTTGGCTGTACTACCACATTCGTATGGTGTGGAGTAATACCGCTAACTAACTGTTGATATCTTGTGAGACGACCTCTAGCCATTTTCTATTTGGCCTCGAATCATTTCAATTCGATAACCAGCTCCATTTAATTCGTCGTTTTGAAGTAATTTTTTTTCTGCTTCCGAAAGAAGTTCAACACTAGCTTTTATTACCTCTGGAGATAACGCTCCATTTGGGTCTAGCACTGACCTGATGCTTTGGGATGCACTTTTTAAGATAGCAGCCATTGTTACAGAATCTAGTTGTAGTACGGATTCCATTAGGCTTTTAATTTCTATAGCTGATTTTATTGCTATCTTCTCAAGCTGTTCATCTGTTTCGTTTTCTAGAGAGGCTTTATTTTCTTTCACTACTGAAGACAAGGATTTATTTTGAGGCAAAGAAGTTTCTTGTGACATGATAAATAATGCAGCATCTATATCTGCACTTACATCTTTAAATCCCTCTCGCTCAAGAGAATCCGCAATAACAAGAAGATCTGAAAGTATCGTGGTAATATCCATTAGTATTGAGTAATAACCCTCGTTACGAATACACTTTTAGAGTTTTTTGACACTATTGGAAAATGCCCTATAGCGTACAATATTCGTTTACCTATTTCCTGTGGGTTTACAGAATCAATTATATCGACGTAAATACCAACCTCTCCAAGACCAAAATTTCCTTCAGATTGCCCTGCCCTACATACAAGAGAAGTAGCTTGAGGGTTAGGGAATTCTATATCTAAGAAATCTTCTATAGTTCCAGGGGCAGCAGGTGGAAATACCGGGTTTTCGAGATTTGGATTAGCCCCTCCATCTAAAAATCCTGTTCCCGGAATAATTCCAAAATTATTTACAGCTAAACCTCCTTCATCGAATTCAACCAAAGTGTTCAAATTACCTAAATCTCCGGAAGCGACCGCAGAGACAGTAATTATAGCGTTTTCTACCGTTGCCCTTACGACATTCTGTACCAACGGATTAGTTGAAGCATTTATTGCGTCAGCTATATTTTGAGCTGTTTCTTCTTCATTTTCGCCTGGAACCCAAGTTACTCCACCAGGGCTATTGGTGATAACCTGCCACTGCGTTGTAATGTCTGGTGTTGCTCCCCCTCCACCAGCCTGGGTCCAAGTTTTTCCTGTGTTGGGGGGAATTCCTATCTCGAAAGAGTTACTATCATTAGATATAATTACTTCATCTAGCCCAGCAAGAGTTCCCCCTGTTAGCCTTAACCTAGACCCTACGAAAGAATTAATACCCAAGGATCCGGAAGATATTGTAAGGGTTCCACCGCCATTAGGGCCACCTGCCTCCGTCCCACCATTGGCTGCGCCAGAAGCTATAATTTCTATGCCTGCCGGAAACGGTACACCGTTAATAACTAAGGAATCATTTACGTCGAATCTATTATCTAGTACAGCAACTGTTGCTTTTGCTTGTTCTGTAGTGTCATTGATAGGGTTTACGTCCAACGGTAAACTTAGACTGTAGCCACCATCACCAAAGGCAAACCCCGATAGACGAAATGTAACCAAAGAACGATCAGGTTCTGACCCAGTAAGCTGAGATCTAGGAACTATAGATCGAGCTAAAAGGCTTCTTCCTGCTTTAGTTAATTGCGCTACAGGAACATCTGAATCAGGAGGTAAGTAACCCATTATTCATCTTCTCCCGGTGTTATCAGCTTAGAATCTTTTTCGACATCTTCTGCTACAGCTTTTACAAACCCGGGTATCACCTTAGCTATTAAAGAGTAACCCCTAGCTATTTCATTTTTGATGTCTGAAGCAGTTCCTGTTGCCACTGTCGTTGCTTTTATTGCTTCGGTCATTATCCACGGCATAAGTTGAAAGTGGCATCCTTTGACTATTTTTTGCTCCCCCGTAGAGGTTTCGGTCATCACGATTTCATTCCAAGCCGGGCATCCGTTCTCATCGTTAGACCTAGGACATTTGTGACATTTCCAAGCATTTTTGTATTTTTCAGCCATTAATATTAATCCGTGTATTAGTTTTTAATGCATACAATTACATTGACAAAACTTGGTCTCCAAGTACCATCACTGGTTACCCCGTGTGAATGGGATTCTCCGCCGCCTTCGTTTTCAGTGGGCCTCCCTAAATCTGACGGGACTAAACCAGTAGTTGGACCTACATTGCTTGTGTTATACGGGAAATTGAATTCTCCTCCACCTCCACCAATGATAGGATGGTTGTGCTCTGGCATCTGATTTATTGTAAGGGCATGGGGATCACCAGTTAGACCTGTAATAATCCATTGTCCGCCAGTGTTACCACCTGACGCTTCTACATTGGTTATCATTACAGCCCTATCGTTCAAAGTAGCATCTAGTGTCCAACCTGTGGGGACAAAATTTTGAACAAACATCATTTTGGTTCCAGATGGTACATCTATTCTATCTGATGTTGCTTCTTCCCATGCTGCTCCGTTGTAATAATCAATTCTAGGAGGATTGGTATCTGTTCTAATGAAGATTTGCCCTTCCTGTGGTCCAGAAATTCCGTCTCGGGCGGCTTGATTACCTGAAGCGAACGTGTGAAACCCAGAATCGGGATCGTGCTCAGAATCCCATTTTGACGGGATGGGGAAGTTTGTGGAATTTACTAGCAATTGATTTGTAGCAATAGCGACCCCGAGAGGCCAATCATTTTCAACTGTTGTGAATACTCCGGCAGTTGCTTCGGAACTGCGCCCAAAATAGTATCTAGTTCCGGGAGTAAATGGATTTCCTGATGAAGAAACATAAACTCCACTTTGTATGACGTTATTGTTGTTTCCTCTAATACCGAGAGGAATTCTTGATGGATCATCCGGATCTGCAAACTCGAATCTCATGTTTGCACTATTGTAGGAAACAGTTCTTCCAGGCTGCAAAGTAGGATCGAACATACTTGAAGGAAAAGCTACCGGCGTAACAACTGCCCCACTTGCTTGAAGAGGGATAGAGTTCATGTTAACCAGCAAGCTTGTTTGTGAGATAGCAACCCCTATAAACCATTCATTAGGGGTTGTGGTCAATTGACCAAGGTTGGTTTTGTCGGCATAAAGTGGCCCCGGGCTAAAGGCTCCGGGGTTAGTAGAAACAAATAGACCTTCTTGGATTAAATTGTTGTAATTTCCTCTAACTCCGATCGGAGTCAACCCTATATTTGGGTCAGCTAGAACAAATTGAGATCCATTCCAAGCTACAACTTCTCCGGGGGAGATAGAAGCATCAAAGATAGATTCCCCAAACATGGCATTTGGAGTTCCAAGCAAAAGTCTAGCTAGCTTAGTATCTATTTGACCACCATCAGGACCTCTAGACATGAGTAATTCTGGCAGCAGATCTCCAAGTCTAGTCCTTTTTCCATATGAAACTCTAAATGCTGTATCAACAGGTTCATCTGTTTCAAGGAATAAACTTGTAGATGGAGAGGAATTGTAAAAACCTAGAGCATCTACATTACCATCTGTAGATGGGTTTAATTCGTTTGCGCTGGGCGGCCCTCCTTTGGGTCCAGTTAAAACACGAGTAATTATAACCTGCCCAAATTCAGAATTTATGTATTCAGAATCTTCAGAAACATCAGAAGAATACAGATTAAACCACCTCTGCGCTGTCCCTTGTGCCCCATTTCCTACAAAATAAGGACCTGCGGTGTCATCAAGCTCTATATTGGCGGGAGCTGTTGGGAAAGAGATTTCTGTGGGAGCTGCGAATATCTTTGAAGAAGATATGAATCTATTTGTATCGCTGGGTGTCTCTGGTTCAAGGCTGTCGGAGTTAACAAAATTTCCCAACAGAGCATCATTTTCATCTTGTGTGGGTATTCTTGGGTCTTGCTGAGAAACCACTCTATTCTGAATCTGATCCCCGTTAACAGTGGCTCTAATATCTATCCCCGATAGAATTTGTTCCCCGTCTAGAAAGGTTCCAGTGACATTTTTTAGAGCTATAACACCATCACCTATTGCAGATGTACTATCAAATGCTACTGTTCCTTCAGCATTGCTTGTACCTCCACTAACAACTTCTCCTATATCAAACTCGCTTATTTGAGAATCGTAGGAAATAAGAACTTCAGCCAAGGGCAGAGAAAATGGAATTTCAGAAGTAGTAACAGCTTCTGAACCGTCTCCGGTTGTGGAAGCCATAGAGTCAGCTTGGATATCGGTTAAATGTTTTTGGTCTTCGAGTATGTTGGCCTGATGATTGTTAAGAAGGGTAAGCACTTCTCCAGTATTGGTCATATTAAACCAATCTGCACCATCCCAGGCGTAAAGTGCTGGCTCGTTATTTGGCCCATTTCTTACTATATAGAAATCGTTCTCTCTGTTTACATTTAATCCAGATCCTGGGAGGTCAACTTCATCATCAACTGCACCTCTGAACTCAAGACGACCTAATGTATCAATTGAATTACGCTCTACTGTCGAAATGTGAGAGGAATCAACAGAATTAGCCCCCATCGGGACATTGACAGTAGCGAATACTATAAGAGATGGGTTATTGACTCCTTGCAACCCAGGAGCCCCATCACCATTGAATTCTATCTCAGTTAAAGATTCAACAGATACAACTGGATCCCCATTTGCGATGTATTCTTGTCTTATTACAATGTAGTTTTTAGTTCCGGCAGATACATCCAATCTTGTTATCTCTGAATCCTCACGAACAAACATCCCGTCGGATCCAACAGTAGCAAATGGAGCTACGTCTACACGAAGGACTCCCGGTACTGGGGTAACCTGTCCCCCCAAAAACACACCTTTGTTGAAAAGACCGCTAAAGCGATCGTTGATGTCTTTCGTGGAGTCTGGATTTCTAAATTTTAATAGGGCTCTCTTAGGCATTAGTTAGGTCCAAGGTCAAGAACTATAAGAATTCTGTCTTGAGTAGAGGCATCACTTCCATCAGATGCCATTCGAATATCCAAAGTATGTGGTCCAGCGGTTAAGTTACTTCTAGACCCGATTACAATTACTTGTCCGTTTTCTTCTTCGTTAGCCAATTCTATTTCGTTAATCTCGGATGTGTAAGGACCGGATTGGACTGCTCCATCAATGAATGTAGAAGCTCTATAAGTTCGAGAACCTGCTGCACCAGTTTTTGATACATTAGCGACAGCCATCCACACAATTCTGGAAAAAGATGACCTACCTGTGAAATCAAAATTCACAGACATATGAGCTGACAAATTTGTTATTATGCTATTTAAAGCTTGAGTTCCGTTATCTAAATCTAAATGAAGTTGTCCTATAACTCCAGATATAGGGTCTTCTCCTCCGGCAAGATGTCTAGCAGCATGCGAAAACACGTTAAAGGTATCTCCGCTTGTATCATCAATTATGCCGGTAGGAAGTCGTAAATTTCCGTTAACTGTTAAACTGTTGGTAATTTCTAGAGGTCCAGAAAACCTGCTGATTTCCACCCATGTATCTGCTGATCCATCTGTACATAAGAACACTTGCCCAGTATCTGTAGCGAATAACACCATACCAGTAGACGATGCAAGGCTTCCGGAAGTTGCGGAACCTGCTTCAGAAGAAACCCCAACAAAAGTTCTAGCAGATCCCTCGGAATGAGCCCCACTGGAATCACTGTGCTCAGCACTAAATGCTTGTCTTGCTCCAGTCCAATTTGGTTGTCCTATCATGTTAACCATTAAGGAAGTAGGAGACAAAGCGTGCCCAACTAGATAATCGTTAGCTGCTGTTGTTATTTGCCCGTCTACAGAAGTGCTGGCGTAGTGTGGGACTCCTTGCACATATATGTTGCCGGGGGCGGTGTAAAGTCCAACTTGTATAACGTTATTGCTATTTCCTCGAATTCCCAAAGGCCAAGGAGTAGAACTTGTGGGGTTAGAAAAATCCCATCTTTCAAATTCAGAAGTAACATTGTTAAATGCACAAACTTCGCCAGGAAGAAGTGCTGCATCGAACATACTGGCAGGGAAAGAAATTCCGGGAACAAAAGACGAAGGAGAAATGCCAATCCCATTCATATTCACAAGTAACTGAGTATCAGAAATAAAAGTTCCTATAAACCTATCATTGGATGAAGTTGACAAGGCACCCGGAGAAGTGCTACTGGCGTAAACTGCATTCCCTGCCCCAAAAGTAGTCGGTGCGGGAAATATATAAAGACCTTCCATTATCAAATTATTAGAATTTCCCCTAACTCCTACAGGGAACAGACCTAATCCAATGTTATGTTGAACAAATTGAGATCCGTTAAAAGCTATTACGTCACCCGGAGAGGTTCCTGCATCCCATATAGAATCTGGAAACTGTGCATTAACATTCGCAGATAAAAGCTTGTTAACACGATGGTCTACTTGACCAAATTGTGGCCCTCTCTTAATGAAAGATTCTGGTAGAAGATCACCCAAAGACGTTCTTTTAGCGTAAACAATTCTAAAGTTGACATCAGCTTGTCGAGTTGCTTCTTTATCGCTTACCTCTAAAAACAGAGATCCTCCTGAGAAAAACCCTAGTCCGTCAACTTGACCATTAGCTGCCGGGTTAAGCTCGTTAGTTAAGCTAGCCTCTGTAAATACTCCAGTGACTCTGACACTTTGGAATTGACTATTGATTAATTCCTTATCCGAATTTTCTCCGGTTGTGTCACTCATCATAATGTTAAAATATACTTGAGCTGTTGAGGGTCCTCCCTCACCTACGTAAATAGGGCCATCAGCATCAGTAAGTTCTATAGTGGCATTCCCGTTAAACGCCTTTTCAGCAGGAATAGCGAATACCTTTGAAGCAGCAACGAAACGGTTAGAGTCGCTTGGAGGAACTCCCCCAGATAGATTCGTAGGATCTGGTTGGAGAGCATCATTTTCATTTTGGGAAGGAACACGAGCGTCTAGATTGGTAACGAATCTATTGCCATCACTGGGAGTTCCTGTGGTCCCTAACACAGCCTCGAATTGTAGATTAGTTAGATGCTTTCTATTATTAGTTAGATTATTAATGTGATCATTTAGAAGACTTATCATAGTCTGGGCTTGAGTAATGTTTTTGAATTCAACCCCGTTAAATGCCCATATTTCTGGAAAATCGCCTACTCCGTCTGTAACAACGTAAAAATCACCGGGTCGAGAAATATTGGAGCTGGGTAACGGAAGTGCCCCGGTATTAGTAACTCTGCCTCTAAAAGTTAAGCGTCCTAGAGGATCAACTTCGTCTCGATCCGTGTAGTCTATCATACTCTGTGTAACAGCTACAGAGGACGCAGGTACGTCTACTACGGCAAACAATATCAGGTATTGAAGCTCTGAGTCACTAAGATAATCGGACTCGATAAGAGATTCTATAGAAACTATTGGTTCTGAGTTATTTAAATATCGAGAACGAAGAACAATGTAATTCTTTTCACCGTCTACTACTGAAAGTATATTTTCTTCGTCATCTTCGCGGACAAACATTCCGTCAGCGCCCACAGCAGCAAATCTAGTAAGTCTGACAGTCAAACTAGCAGGAACTGGTTGAACATCTCCCCCAGAAAAAACACCTTTATTAAAAACTAAGAATCTATCATTTAGATCCTTAGTGCTGTCTGCGTTTTGAAACCGTAAAAGCGGTCTAAGAGCCAAAGTTTCCCCCTTAGAATATAATTGATACTAAAAATTCTACTACTTCTGTGTCTACTTTGACTCTTAGCGGGAAATTACCGATAGCGAACAAAAATTGAGTTCCAGCTACACCGTCAGCTACGTTTTCAGCGCTATCCGTATAGGTAGCAATGAGACCTATATTGGAAAGTTCTCCAACAGCCTCATTTTGTTGCAGAGCACAGAGGAATTCAGGTGTAAATAGATCGTTAGGAAGACCCGACTCATCGATAGGCTCGGGCCCAAAAGTAACGCCAGGAAGATCTGCTAAGGATGTGTCAGGTGTAAGAGCAACAATAGGATTTCCAACGTCGTGACCACCGTTACCTACTTCAAATTGATTTACAATAAAAGAGGTGCCTTTAACTGTTTGGTCTGCAAATGCGGCGCGACCACGATCTGTAATCGCAGCGCTAATAGTAATTGCCATCTTTTACTCCTAATGCTACTTTTGGTTTAGCAAATCGTCAGCAAGATCCTCATGCCCCCGCTCTACTAGAGCTTCCACTACAGAAATGATTTCTTTTGGGGGTTTAACTAGGGTTCCATCTGGCAAAACACAACCAGCCAAAGCTCGAACACCTTCACGATATTCCCATACCTTTAAAGGTCTATTCCTGACCTTGGTATATTTGCTAGCAGCTTCAATGGCCTCGTCTAGGGAATAAAAACGAGTTTGTTGACCCATTACTGCTTTATACTCTGTATCTAGTACGAAAAGTCGCACGTTTCCCTCCCTGTTTGGCCCTATAAAGCTCACCTTTAAGAGATAACGTCCTTTTAGGAAGCTCCTATGATTTTGAAATAATGATGCTCACCGGATTCAATGGACCAGAATCCATTTGCCCCAGAAAAAGACAAGCCAGAATTGGTAGACGCTCTAGGGTTGGGATAGCCCCCGCTTTGTTTGGCCCAAACTACATGATCTTTTGCGTCAGCACCCTTTAGTACATCCCCTTTTCTTCTAATTTCTAGCCCTTCGAAAGTAGCCGCCCCATCAGGATCAACGCTTAAAAAGTCTATTCTAAACCCAACAGCTCCTATCGGGGGAGCACCGACCACTGATAAATCTATAATTGCTGGGGATGGATTCCCCGCAGGTAAAAATGTTAAACCAACAGTGTTCATGAATTGATCATTTGTATCATACCACGATAAACCAACTAATACTGTTGAGTCAGGGGAAACAAACGGGCCAGTATTGTTCGACGCGACTAGATTACTGTATTGGATTTCTAATTCGAATTCCGAAAAAGTAATTAATGGCAAAAGTCTAGATTGTATTACACCGGAATGCCCAGTCATCCATTCGAGTCTTAAATTGTCTGATCCATTTATGATACCGGAGTTACTTCCCGCGGGGTTTCCTTCTTTTGGAACCCATACGAACTTTGGATTGTTGAATGTTGAACTAAAAGAAGAACCACTAGTATCGGATGGAAAGGGCTCATCGAAATCTGATTCAAAAAAATTTATACCTTCAAAATATTCAGGATTACCAGAAACTACAATCCAATAATCTGTAGCCGCTGATAGATTTATATCATCTAGAAGTCTAAATAGCGTATATCCGGGTATTCCGTCTGTGATATTTCTGGCAATAACGTTTTCTGCTCTTTCCAAAAGTGTTCCGGGCTTTCCAGAATCGTCCTCATGAATAGAAGCTGTTATGCTTCCAACAGGGTCTCCAACTCTATACAAGAATATTTCTAAGAACCTAGCTGTCAGGGGTCCGGCGGAAGTGAATTGCTGCGCTAGGGCTGATCCAGGGATCCCTAGAAGCCTTTCACTAAAACCTAATGTTCCTCCTGAAAACCCTGTAAAGTCTATAAGATCTGAATAGGGATTAGGATTAACAAGATTTATAGTTCTTTTATTACCCGTGGGTGAAAATTGCTTGCTAAATATATTTACAAAAACTTCTTCATCGGTATCCGGGAGCCCTACTATTTGTTGTGGGGCAGCAATTACGTTAGATTTTTCGTGTAATTGTCTTCCCATCTCTCTTTGTAGATTAAGAGCTGTGATATATCGGTTAAAACCTTCTGTTCCTATTCCACTTGTGGATTGTATTTTGTACAACCCAGGAAAATACACTGTTTCTGTGTCTGCGAATCCTGCTTGTTTATCCAAAGTATTGTAGGAATCGTCTCCTTTGAATGTTTGAGTGTTTCCAAATCTATCAGTAAAAACTAGTTCACTTCCCAAAAGAGAATCAGGAGCTATGTTATCTATGTCTTCAAATTCTATTTTTGCTCTTGCTGGCCTGAAGTAAGCTTGAGGGTGCAGCAAATGAAGACGACCTAAATAAATATCATTCCATCCTGCATGATTTGGAACCGGTCTAGGGCTTATACGTATTTCCGATATAGAGGAAATGTCCCAATCCTCACCGTTAGCAGATACACTAGATGGGTACTCCAACATTATTGGGAGTATGTTTAATCCTTTTTTCAAATCTTCTTTGTAGTATGAGTAGCTTCTTTGGTTTCCATCCCCGTCAACTAGAGCAATATTAAGATACCATAAATTCCCCGGATGTGAGGGAATACCCTCTATGGATTCTGGTATTGCTTGATTACCTAGGTAAACTGTGAAGTACAATATCTTTCCACCTGCCTCAGAAAGATCAATGGGGGTATTGTAGGATTTGATAATAATAGGGAAGGAACCACTTCCTGCCGGTTGTACGTGTTTAATTGAAGATGTCCCCGCAATAACTATTTCATCGCTACTTTCTATTGTTCCGGGTGAGGATCCAGTAATTGACCAGTCCGATATATTGCTGAAATCTTCAATTGTGGTATCAACTTCGAAACTCTCTATAGTTTGTTCTTCTAGTTCACTGGATAAGCTACCCTCACTATCAAACTCAGAATTTATATCTATCTCTCCACTTAAGGTAGATATTTGTTGTGTAAAGAATCCTTCGTACACACAGTCTGGTAACCCGGATTCAAAAGAAGGGGTTATGAACAAGGAATCCAAGGCTAATTGAATAGGGTTGTGGTTCAAAGAAAAATCCTCAAATCTACCAGATAGGGTTAAACCTATCCACCCATCGTCCCCTGGGTCTATCGAAGGGGCATCAAAAGCTTCCCCAGAATCTAGAGGAATATTTGAATCTAGAGCTATTCTTTTAGTCCCTAACGGGTTGCTTTCCGATACAAATAAATCAAAAGGATACCCAACTGCACAGAACCTAATATTTAGTTTGGTTAGCACCTCCACTACTATTCTAAACTCTGTAAAATTGAATTCGCTATACGCAGTAGACGTAGGGTCATCAAAATCGAATCTATGAATCTCAGGAAATCCGTTGGCGTTTACTAGTATTTCATTCTCTCCGACTTCCTCTATAGAGTAAAAGTGTCTGGAGCTGTTTATCAATCTCAAAAAAGCTAACCAATGTGTTATTTCAAAATTTGGAATCCACGTATGAGCTTCATAACCTCCAAATTCTAGTTGACTCTTAAAGAGAGGAACTACATCAGGCTCGAACAGGTTTTGATCTGTTTTAGTTGGAATAAAGATGGGCGTGGTACCTAGTAAAGCTGCTGTAAAATCTCGAACCCCATCGGTAGATCCATTCTTTGTCATGTAAGCTCTGGTTACAAATCTACTGATTAGTGTTCTGAGAGACTTTGGATCTGCATACAGGTCTTGAAACGGGATCAGTGTTTCTGTGATCCTAGATGAAAAATTACTAAACAATGCACGATTTTGCTCATTAAGAGGATTCTGTGTACTATTAAATATTTCACGAGCATAAGTAGTTAAAAATGTTCCAAAATGTGTTGCAATAACGGAAGTGAATGACCTGTCATTAACTGTGCTAATCGTTATTTGATTCTCACCTTTTAGAAGAGGTACTGTAACTGTTACTACGTTGTTTACAGGTACAAAAGTCTTTTCAGTGACCCTATTCCTAATAGCTAAGATATTTGCTTCTGTAGCGTTACTGATTAATTCAGATCTTATTGTGTGTATTTCCCCAGGGCTATCTGTTACAATTTTGAATGGGGTTTCTATGACAGAAAATTGTGTTATAGGGCCGTCCAAATGAGTAAAATTCCCACGAGGAACACCTTTGTAAGACCCCAAAGTTGGGCTATTACTTCCCCTCAATAGATTATCGAGGTTTTCTTGATATACCTGTTCTTGTAGTTCTATTGAAATTGACATTTTATCTGACGTTCAGTTGAAAGGCAGCATCATCAATAACTGATATTTCATTATCATCTATCTCTATGATTTCTACATCTCTAGACGATTTATCTGTCCTTCTAAACTGATTTAGATCTAGTGAAGTAACACCTTGAACTGATGTCAAAATGTTTGTTCTAAGCTCTTCTGGGAAAAGTATGGCCCCAAATTCATTTCTTTCTATGTAATCCAACGTTACATTTTGTACCTGATCTGTAGTTCTCGGGACATCAAAAGATGAAGCAACTCTTATAGACATTTGAATTGTAATGGGAGCCTGTTTAGCCTCATAAACCAGTATATCAGTCCCAAACAGCAGAGAGTCTCCAATGTTTGTTGGCTCATACTCATTTTGTACGTCTAAGACCAATCTATTGAAGGTATAAGCAAAAGTTACCACATCTCCGGCAGAAAGAGGGCTTTGTAAATGCACTGTGTCGGTTGCTCTTATGCTTCCCGCTAATACTCCAGAATCATTCACTATGGAAGCATTAGATGTCATAACCCCATTTATACTTAATGATAAGGAAGAAGCAATAGACGGGGGGCTGGCTATTACTATAGTGTCTTCTCCACCTAAAGCGACATAGTTTTGTCTAACCGCTTCAACATTGCTTCCTGCTATGTAAATATCTATAGCAGGTGTACTCGGTGTTCTCTTAAATAAAGTGCTACTTGGCTGAATAACGGCAACATCTCTTATGAATTCCGGAAAAGAGTTCGAAGCTATAAACTTGACTCCATCTACAGAACCAGTGTTCAGCCCAGAGAACCTTTCTCTAATTCTGGTAACTTCTTGTGCTTGCGTTTCCTCTTCTGACCCACCATCTACTGGTGCTCTATTTTCAACACCGTCAAAATCTGTATTGGGTGTGACCAAAGTTTGGATTCTAAACGCAGGTACATTATATCTCCCTCCCGGAGAAACAGCTTCTGCGTTTACTTGAACCTCATACGTTCTTCTAGCAGCGTTAAAAAATGCATCAGCATTATCTGGATCAATTACGGCGTCTTCCTGCACTATATATTGAAGAGTACCGTCTAGATTACTGATAAGAGATCCGCGACGAACTAAAGCAGGTTCTTGGGGCCTTGTAAATCTAAAAAAGAACACAGGTGTAGAAGCTCTGGTTCCTGGCGCCCTTTGTATTCCAAAATTAGTGGCTAAAGCTTCAGTTTCCTCTGATGTAGCTACATTTTGAAACTGTAACGAATACAGAGCCCCAATTCGTTCTTGCTCTGCCTCGATTCTAGCAACTTCGTTTGCCACAGGCTGGACCATTATATTAAAAACTGGCCCACTACGGGATTCAATTGTAGGGTCAGAAGCTTCTACAGACTGCTGAATAGAAGCTGTGACATCTTCTATACTACGAGCCATTATTTATTTCTCCCGTAATAGAGCCACTTCTGCGACTTATTTTTCTTTCAAACTCTTGATCTTGTTGAGTCTTCGATGGGGGTAGCAGATGATTAAGGGCAACAGGCTTAGTTGCTAACGCTATCCCTGATTCAATTCTTGGCCCTGCTGACGTAGTAACAGCTAACCCAAACGTTACCTCTGTTTGGTCGTTTTTAAAGACTTGAATTTGATCAATTGAAGCTATTTCTTCCTGCAAAGTTGTTGTCGGGTTAGTTCTTTGCAGGTTTCGAAGTCTTTCCACAGCATCAAGCACGTATGAAGATACTTGAGCCTCTGATACGTTAAACACCGGCGACGAATCGGTCAAAGCTAGCTCACTTCCATAATCTCTATCTGGATCAAATTCCGTTAATAGTATCTCTGCAATATCTTGGCTAACCTTGTCAAAACCTTCAATTTGATTTAATCTTCCATTAATGTCAAAGAACAAATCTCCATCAACCATTCTAAAAGTGGATGCCATTTTATGCTCCCGTAACTCTAGCCTGCATAGAAGAAATTACATCCCTCCAAGATAAAAGCTCCTCGGCAATTCTATCATCAGCAATTCCACTGACACTATCTTGAGACCTTCTTCTAGTTATTCTATCTATATCCAAAACTTCAGTTTCTACCAGTCTATGCTCTTCTCTTCTCTGATCAAAAGCAATTTCACCCATAGCTGCTTGTGAATCTCTCATTATGAGACCTATTTCCGGTATACCGCTAAATCTAGATGGTGGGTAACTTAAGGGATCATAATTTGGCCCTACTTCTATTGTTTGGAATGTAGATCTGAATCTATTGAATCTTTCTGTTCTTCCTCTTATCTCTTGCACTTTAGCTAAAGCATCTCTTTTTTCTAATTCAAATGCTTCTTCTAAGAGGTCATCTCTGTCTGCTCTTCGGAGTTGGAGAGTAGCTGCTTCGCTAAACCAAATATTAGCATCTGATAGAACATCCGGATTTTTAATAGCTTGGAGTATCAAAAACGCTTCAAAAGATCTAGAAATAGTCTCTTGAGGCTCTTCTCCTAAGCTTTGGGTCCCAGCGTTAAAGTATTTAGGAAGGTCTATGGGTCTTACTACTTGGAATCTCTGAACTTTGATTCTTTCTTCGTCCGTAAGATTGTCAAAAAGGTCAGTGGATAAAAATGTGTCAATTGGCATATTAATTCTGCCTTAAGGCTGTAATAAGGTTACTCACAGAATCCCCGGATAACCTAGAAACTAAGAATTCTGCATCTGTAAAAGCGCACCCAAAGTTAACGGATAGCACATTAAGGTCTCGAATTGTTGAAGAAACAGTTCTTCTAAGAACGTCAAAGCTGTTTCTTATTTGCCGTAGAGCTGGTTCTTGGTCACCCTCCAAGTCTACGCTAAACGAAGATACAACGGATTGAGAAGGTAAAACTGAATCCAATAAGGCTAACGGCATATCTAACAACTTCCCTACGGGGTCATCTTCCGTTGTTCCCCTTAAAACGGAGGTAAGTTCCCCTACCTGTAAAGATACTCCTCTGTAAAAATCAATACTTTCCTCATCATTAAGTATATTTTTTGTTATAGATTGCTTCAGTCTACTGGTGACCTCTGGTGTCTCTTTAACAATAACATTTCTAAAAGGCTCCCCGTCGGAGAACAAAATATTTGTCACGCTAGATATGGAAATAGCAAAAGCTAGAAAATCTCTAACCTGACCTTTTCTATAGGTGTTTAGATATGTTTCTATGGCTGTAGTCATTACCAACAAGGAGCTTAGAATTTCTTGAATATCGGGATTTATATTATTATCGAAGCCCAAGGGAAAATTTGTTATTTGATCAGAAATTCTTAGAGTTTTTACTAAATTAGAAACTCTAGTTATGGTAATATTTGCTGATTCAGTTGTACGGGTGCCTTCTTTTCTAGTAACAGTTTCCGGTGGAGTCAAATATTCAGAATATGCTAATTGTAGCTCGTTTAAGTCTGCTAAAACATTAGACATCACATTAGCTATAGTTGAGTTGTCAATATCGGCTCTTTTTAGTATCAAACTTCTAGCATTTATTCCTGCAATAAGCTTCTTTGCTGCAACGGAAACTATTTCTCTTCTATCTACAGGAATGTTCAATGCCCTGTTAGTGTATCTAGGGGTATCAGAATCTTGTTGGAGGATAGAAGCTAGAGCTACTCTATCAGAAGAGTTGCTGGTTGGAGGAAAAACTGTAGTTAAAAGAGAGTTGGCTTCCAAGTCTGCCCCAGTGAAGTTGATATCTTTTCTGTTTTTCAATGAAAACTCTAATTCTTTGTCACTTACTCCTGCTTTTCTTGTTTTCTCCAATATAAATGTATCAGTTAGGACTATAGTTTCAAAACTAAACTGAGCTAAGAATTCTAGAGCATTTTGTTGAACAACGTTTAAAATATTCAAAAGGGCAGAAGGACTTGGAATCGATCCATCAACAAAATTAAACTGATCTATCATTTCCTCTAACAGATCATCAAAAAACTTTGAGCTTGCTACACCAATATCATCCCCAAAAGATGCAGATCTGATTTGTATAGAAGGTAAACCTAAATTTACTCTCATCTTAGAAAAATTATTGGAATTAGCGTTTACACTCCCAAACCAGTTAATTTTATTTACAATTTGATTTATCGGTAAATTCAACCTTCTGCTAATACTGGACATCGGTTCGTTCACGCTAATGAAGTCCATGTAAACAGCAAAAGACGTTTGAGGAAGATCAGGGAAAGTAAAAAGTTCAAAAGAGTCTATGCCTAATTCCCTAGAAATCTCATCTTTGGTCTTCAAAACACCTCTAGAATCCCTAGATGAAACTGATTTAACAGAAAATTTACTAGAAGCGTTGGTAAAGGTATTGTTTTCACTGTTTCCCGGGGGATGTTCTGATAGCTGAGATTCGACAATAGAAAGTTTATTCCCCACACTTAGGTAAAAGATTTGGGTAGCTTCTAAATTATTAGAAGTAGGCAAAGAAGGAAAAAATATATTCCCTAATACTGTAATATCAGAAAACCCTATTCTTTTTTGATCAAATAGTACGGTTGGGTTAATTGGAGGAAGTTTTCTAGTATCAACTAGATTTTCATAACTTAACCCAAGCACATCTCTAGATATTAAGTTGTATTTCTCCAGCAATGAATTAAGATTACTTACATCCAAATCAAGTAAAGATATTTGACCAAGAACCGATTCTAACGTTTCTCCTACCTCTTCCTTAACCAAGGAAGACGCTTCTTTAACAGAAACAGCCATTATATTGGATCCGTTTTAAGAGCTGGAGTTGGGACTATGGCACCTGCTCTTCCCGCCCCCACAGTTGGCGCATTAACAGCACTATTGCTTGCTACAGGTCCTTCAGACTTTACCATTCCTGTAAAACTGGCTTCGGGGGTATTAAATGTGATTTTAGGGGCTTCGAAAATGATTTCCTGAGTAGCTGCAATACTCAACACTTGCGTCTCAACAGACGATCCCACAGAACTTAACCCGATTATGTTATCACCTGCTTGTATTTTGATTGTCCCATCTACCTTAATAGTCTTATTTCCACCTACAGTTTCATCCGAATTTGTCTCTACGTTCTTGGTTTCATTTTTTCTTACAGTAAGAGCCCTATTTGATCCTACGATTTTTGTATCATTATTACCAATGGATTGAATTTTATCTATACCAATAGAAATTGTCTCATTTCTTCCAATTTCTCTAGTAAAATCCACCCCTACTCTTGCTCTCATGGTTCCAGACGGGAGAATAAATAACCCACCGTAAGTAGCTTCTAATGGATATTCAAGCTTAAAATTTCCATTTTCATCTAACTGATACAATGAAGATGTTTCAGATGCAGTAAAATACTCTTCACGAACTCTTAAATTCAAACCTGTCACGTCTAACGTCACGGGTTTCCCTGTGTCATCTATTACATTTCCAAATCGCCTATCAAACAAAGTAGATGGAGCATTGTTAGACCCATTGGAAAGTTTCATCAAATATTCTTTGGCAAACCCGTTACTTCTGTTCCCTTCTTGTCCATTCGCTGACGGAAAAAATCTATCTACAAAACTACCCGCTCTCATTCTCCTAACTGTGCCGAATCTTTCCTCGTCTCGTATTTCGTTTTCTGTGTTTTTATGACCTCTTCGTATGTGGAGGGGGGCTTTACTCACAAACTCTGCTTCATCTTGGTCCATTATAAGACGAATAATTCCGGCTCTCATATCCATGTGAGGACGGCTTCCCATGTAAATGGCCGCGCCCCCTCTAGATTGAATATCTATTTCCCCGCTTTCAATAGGGCGAAATGCTTCATCCGAGGCTGGAGTTCCACTCCCTCCGGACAAACTTTCTACACTTAATCTGTAAAGCTGTAAGCGTTGTGCTGTATCTGTGTGCCACCATCTCATAACCTCGGGTTCTTCAGAATCGCTTCTAGTAATCATAAGAGAGCCCATACCTCCTTCCGGAGCGGCTCTCATCCAGGCTGTTTGACCAAGGTGTGGCTGCGGAGAAAACATGGTGCGCCGACCGCCGTGGCTGTCCACTAAGACATTTTCTGAATCAGCGGCATAAGATTGAACGAATCCGAAATAAGGATCATAACGGCCCTGAATTTTCCCCTTATGTTGAAGCTTGGCTTTCCTCAATAACTGAGTCTTTGTTTCCGCTGATCTAGCCATTATTTCCAGACCTTCTTAATAGATTTTGACTCGCCTGCACTTGTTGGGCAGAGGCTTCTGTACTTCTGCGTGCTTGTTTTTCTCTATTATCGAATACTAATATTCCAACATTATTTTGAAACCCGGCTGAAGACGGTAGTGGCCCAGCTTCTTCTACGGCTTTTAGTTCTGCTCTAGCGGCTTCTCCCAGGTTTTCATTGATAAGGTTCTGAGGTTCTTTTTCTCCGGGAAACAATTTATCAAATCCATCAACAAGTGGCTGGGCTATTTCTTCATATTTTTTTCCTAGTTCTTTAATTACAGCTCCGGTACCTCTTTGAAATTCAGCAACTATATCGGCATTTCGAACTTTTTCTGCTCCAAGCTTGAATTCAGCTACAGCCATGTTTAGATCTCCTTTGTATTTTGATACAAGTCCACGAAAATAGTCATTGGCGACATTTACTTGTGAGGTAATGTCTGTTGTATCACCTATATTGCTGAAATCTCTCAACCCTTTAGAAAGTCCAAACAAACCGAAGCTTCCATCCTCCCCTCTGTTAGCTGGATTCCAGCCACTAGAAACTTGAGCTAGAGCCATGAATCTTCCAACTTGCTCTAAAGGAGGGGTTGGACTTGCAGCGGCGGAACCTATTTGCTTGGTTATAGAAGCAGTTTCAATTGTAGCCTGGGTTATAACTGGGTCAGTTACCGGGGCGGCGGAATTGCTTTCCAGATCCGCAGTTAAACTGTTAACACGAAGGTTAACACCACCTGCGGCTGGCGCACTAACTGGATTTATGGTGCCAGGTTCGTATATTTCTCTGTAGGAAATAGGCATGGAACTCCCACTAAATATGAAGGTATAAGCAACACTTCCATCTCTTCTAAAAGTTTGCCTCCGAACATATCTAGTAGTTATAGATGTGCTTCCCGACTTAAAGACTATTAAATCGTTTCTAACTGCTGTCGTGAGTCCCATTCTTTTTCGTTCCATATGCTCTATGGGTCGATTTGGTAGAATAAATGGACGATAATCGAACTCTATTTCCATTTTATTGGATTCTGCAAGTTTCTTTTGGAACTCTATCTGTGCTATCCTAGCCAAGGAATCTGGATTGGTTATGAATGGTAGAGTAAGATCGTGCTCTATAACTCCATATCTCATCATCATCATAGGAGACACAACCACAGCTTTGGGCTGAAACTGTGCTGCTCCCACATTAGCATCTCTTTCTGCTCTGATACGTCCGTTAGCAATAATCGCAGTAACCATTTCCCCTGCTTCGTCTTGAATATTATCGCTACGAAGATGCTTATCTACTTGAAATACTGTTTTGTATTCTTGATAATCTTCTGGTAGAAAATCATACATAGGGAACTCTATAACTATATCCCCTATAGGTGTAACCCAAAATTGATAATCAATTCTATTGCAAAAGTCTTGCATTATATCCAACCTAGATCGAAAATCTAACTGGTTACTGTTGACATTTGCAGCATCAAAGTCTATTAGATTTTTGGCACCAGTTCCAGCAGCAGGCAATAACAAATGAACAAATTGTTTGTGGGGGGACCATACTCCGTCATGTGTTGTATTCTTACCTATGTTAACAGCTTCATCGCGAGTTAACCATCTTCTGTTCATTTCAGCGTTTAGAGTTCGCTTAGCTGACCCCCCTGTAACATTAACTGTTTGGTCTCCTCTCCTAACTGTTTGTCCGTCCATCCCAAACAAACATAGAGCATGCCAATGTTCCAAAGGATCCGGGGATATCCCAGCATCAGAATCTCCGGGAGAATGGAATATCTTATCCCCTACGGTAAAATCTCCTATCCCTCTTTTGAATTTAGACTCCCCAAAAGCATCGTTTATATTGCTATCTGATGTCGTGGAACCTGTAATAAGAAACTCCATAACATCTTCAAATCTTTTCCCGGCTAGCGGAGAACCAACAATTGTTGGATCTAGTAAATCTGTAAAAAGGGATTGGCTTCCTGCTTCTTCTCTACCCCTGAAAATGGCCCTTGGGTTGGTAATTCCAGTTATGGCCGTTGTTTGAACTCTCATTTTTTGAGCTAAAGCCCGAATATCGTAGCACGATATTTTCACGGTTGATAATCCGTTTACATAGTTCGTATCGTAACTGATCTGGTTTAAATATCCAGCAAACGCAGGCATCCACTCGTTAGTTTCCCTAATAGGATTTTTCCTAAATATTCTAATGGGGTCGTGTTTATGAAATACTGTTGATTGAAACCCTAGCTGCCATCTTCTGTCCACAGCTCCGTCGCTAGAAGTAGTGGCCTTATCTCGTCCCCTATCTCTTCTAGTGGCTATGGCGGAATCAGATACAGAATTTGGTTGTTGGCTAGCTAGTTCCTCCTGTCTCCCAAGGGGGGCTACATTCTCTACTCCAGTGGTAGTTCCTGCTTGTATTAACCCCATCGTAGATACATCCACAAAAGGGTTCCTACCTTGGTCATTTTTATACTCAATTATTTGCTTTTTCGCTCTTTCGCTATATTTTTCCTCACCTGGGATATCTTGAGTTCTGAATTTTCCTTTTAGATCTCCGTTTATACCTATGTTTTCTAGAGTTATTACAAAATTGTTGGAAGCATTATTGAGAGTAAGGTTAGCTTCGTTCCACCCGTCTCGATCAACCAAGTTTATAGACAGTGTTCCAGTAACATATTGAGTTACATCAACTCCGTTAATGAAAACAAGAAAATCGTGAGAAAAAACTTGATTTTTTTGCTCCAAGAACTTAACTTGTGGTCTAGTTACGTATGGGGCATTAGTTGGTCCAACATTATCTAATGTTGCTTGATCCCCCGCTCTTGGGTTGAGAGGGGCGTCTCCGTCTGCTGCCTCAGGAGGAGCTTCTTTACTCCGTATTTCTGGGTTGGGAACTTGTCCGTCAGGCTGTGCTTTTCTGATTATAGACTTTCCCTCTTCACTAGAGGGAAATCTTTCCGATGCTTTGGTCCCCGAGCCGTTCGCAAACACCTGATATTTGAGACCAGTTCCTCCTCCTGCTTCACGATTAGAAATAAATGCAACAGCGCCTATCTGTTGACCTGCCCCAATAACTTGCCCTAATGCTACTTCTGTGTTTCCTAGACCGGAATATCTGGTGAAGGGGGCATCTCTTCTTGTCTGTAGATTAAGAACACTTTTAGTAGCAACAACTTCAACCACTATAGTGCTGTCAGCTTGCTTTTCTATTTTACTGACACGGCCCGGGTGAGTGGCCCGTACCACAGTGCCCCCAGGTGTGGAGATAATTAACCCCTTTTCATTGGGATTATTCCCCTGGGGAAGAACTTCGGCGCCTTTGGGATCGACTGGCTGCACGCCCTCTAGATTGGTTAAACTGCTAACCTCTCTATTGCCAGTCTTCTGGGTTGGTCTCTTAGACATTTATGTTCCTGATGCTGCTGATAATTCTTCTTCTAAGAATATAATCTAATTTTCTGTAGCATCAGGAGCTGGTTCTTTCTTTTCTTCTGTGCTTCCTATTGCGTTCAAAACAGAAATTATTTCTTCCACACTTTGTGGGTTATTTATGGTAATTTGAGAAGCTTTCGCCAGCCAAGGGCTTATCCAAGTAGGTATAAATGAGATAGAGACAGTTCTTATGTCCAACAAGTAAGCCAAAACTGGTATATCCAGGCTAGCTCCGTTTTCTGTTAAGAGAATATCAGATCTGCTCAATAGCCATTGATCTCGCCATATACAGTGTTCTGTGCTTACAAATTTATCGGCATCTACTAGAACTTGCTTGACTTGGGATATAGGTTTCCATATTTCTTTCCCAAGCTTAAAAGCATCCGCATACTCATATGCATTCACATTGGGCTTTACCCCCTCTAAAACTGGTTCTAATCTAGCTAATTGATCCTTTATTGGTCTGGCAGGGCTGTATACAGGGAAACCTGCTTTTACCAGTTCAGAGGCCCACCTGGGTTCTCCTCCACTGTAGTGTAGGAAAATAAACATTATTCTTTCCTTTTATACGGATTGCTGTTTTCGTTTTTAGATGTTGGAGGTAATGAAACTTTTGGATTACCAAAAAGACGATCTATTGTGTGGTCAACGATACGATCAGTATGAGCCGGGCTTAACCCAAACAACCAAGACATTTCTCTCATCATTTGACACATGGCTAGGTTCTTAGCCGCTCGCTCGAATCGTACTTCATCAAAAGGGACATCTTGGCCTCGGGACTCGAATAGCTGGGTTACTGCTCTGACTATTTCATAAGAAGCTTTTTGTTTCTCGTAAGAATCAGAAATTATATCATCCAAGCACCTAAAGTAATTAATATAGATTTTGTGATTTCTTTTCACCTTCCCTTCTTCTGTATACACAGATTCTGCCATTACGGGAAGCCCTTCTCTAGAGTTTCCATCCGATTGGTCGTTTTGTCTTGATACTTCTTCTTCTTCTTCCTCTTCTTCCAACCTGTCTAACTTGTCTTTGGCTTCATTGATAATTTTATCTCTTAAAGATTTAACATCTGTTGATTTGCCATGAACAGTTCCTAGAAACCTACGCGGCATCGAAAGACCTCCTAACCTTTCTGTTTTCTAAGATAGTTCTACCGTTTTCTCCAATTTCTCTTAGAGCAAAATAGGTGTTGTTGAGGTTTACGTGTGCAGTTTCGGCTATGCTTCTTAAGCTTTTCCATTGAGCTAAGGCTCTAACTATTGGCCCATATACAAATGTAACAGCAGCTTCTCTTGTTTCCTTATTGCCGCACTTTTTCATTAAGTGAGGATATTCAGTGAACAAATATGCTTCTCCTGATTTTAGAAGAATTTCTAACTCGTCTATGGCTATCGAAGCCTGTATAGAGATTAATGTTAATCTGTCCCTATAAGCTTGAGTTTGCTCCATAGAGTCAATCAAGCTTCTTAGATCCTCAGGAGAGTTTGGCTCAAATGCTTTTCGAGTAGCATTTGCAAATATAACGAATTTTTGTATTTCCTTCTGCAAGGATTTATCAACACTAAATTTCTGTAATCTAGCTCTATCGTTGTACTTTTTTACTTTAGTGTCTCCCTGAGTTTCTGAAAATATATTCTCAGCATCAGCCATCTATTTTCTCCGGTAAATGAATATGTACATTCTATTAGCTAAGCTCTTTCCAAATTTTACTAGATTTATGGAAGAATCTTTGGAATATAACTTTGGATACATTAACTCTTTAGGATAATCACCCTTGTTAACATAATTAAGGACTAAATAAAAGCTATCTTCCAGAATAGTGGGGCTATTTTTGTAGTTTATCTCGTAGCCTATGACCATACCTTTTCTGTTGTAGAAACCCGTAATAGTAATCAAACTATCCGAAAAAATCTTTTCACTATCTGGTTCTGAATCAGATACAATTTTCTTGGTTCTCAGTATGTAGCTATTTCTTTTAGATTTTAAAATAATTCCTATTGGATAGACATTCCAATCTATTTTGGACATTAATCCCCCAAAACAGGAGCCAGAGAAGACGCAGGAACCTTGAGACTTTCAAGAATTACGTATTCTCCTGTGACAGTCATTTTGACGGGACCGTACTTTAAAGCCTCATCCCGAGTTAGCTTTAATGTATCCGCAAATACGTGGGAACTTACTTTAAATTCAACCTCCTCATCACCATCAAAACCATATATATCGAATTCTGTTTCCATTTCTCCAGTCTCACTCTCAGCAAATAGTATGGCTGTTCCGTTAGGTTTAAAAGTCAAGTAAAAACAAGACTCGTTCTTTTCTGCGGACCTTATAATTCCCTTAGCGGCATCTATAGCTTCAGTTACCGCATTGCCATCGAACTCTACCACGGCGCGAACATCACTCTCGGAACGAATAGTTGTAATCACCTCCTTTACGTCCTGAGTGTCTTCTTGGATCACAGCGTGGTAGAGATCAAAATTTTTAGTTTTTATTCTAAAGTTGTGTTCATCTGCCCCAATTTTTATAGTTTCATCTGCACCCATTCTAGAGACAATAGAGCGCCAATAATTCATCTCTACTAGTAGATCAAATTGATCTTTTGTTTTAATTTGCTCGTCCGTAGTTCCGTAATGAGTACCGATATAGTTGTCATAGGAGCTAATGTTGAATTCTTTGTTATTTATTTCTATTATTGCGTCTGGGCTGCTAGAATCCAAAAGAGGCTTAAAAGCTGTAGCCCCTGTTGCAAAGCGAACCATTTTTTCAGGCACCATAGCGCTAATTTTGACTGGAGATTCTGGCCTTTGTATTATGGCGTCTTCTTCATCTATTAATCTAATAACTCCTTTTACTCTACCCCACTTGACACTTATGTGATCTTCTCCGTTAAATAGCATTTCTATAGTCTTGGTTTTAAGGTTAGGTCTTATAACCTTTAGATATTGAAGCTTAGTAAAAACTTTACCTTCTCCGTTTATAGATTCAGATTTTAAGGGAACTTGAATCCAAGCTTCATCATTTGATGATTCTAGTATAATTTTACCTTCTTTGACCCTTAGAGCACAATCTACTTCAGAGCCTATGAGTCTTGATAACGTGTCTATAGCCTTCAAATAGGATTCGGTTTCAATTACTATATTCATCGACATCCTCTTAAGAGGTGAAGAAATATTTCTGCGATATTTTTGGCATCGTCTACTCCCCGATGGAGTGTTCCAACAAAAGGTCTTCCTATGATCTCAGAAGCATCTCCAACAGAAAATCCTTTTTTACGACCTGTCATTATAGAGAATAGACCTTTCACATTGAAGTGAGATCTCCCAAACGGATAATTAATCCCCTTACGAGCACATTCCCGGAAAAACTGAACTCTATCATAGTCTCCCCAAGATGCCCAAGGCATTTGTCCGATGTCAAACTTGTTATCTTTGCTCCATTTTTTCAAATCCTCTAAAGCAAAGCGCAGAGGGGGAGAATTTTTAACATCAGAAAATGTTAAGGTAGTTAATTCTGTGCAAAATTCCCCCATTGGACCTTCCGGCCTAACTAAAAACGATTTAACACATTCTATTTGACGTTCTGGAAGGTTTACTAGAGTGCAACCAATTTCAATAATTTCTTGATGTGTATTAACAGTCCATTTTTCAGGCTTATCCTCATCACTATCACGAAAACAAGTACATTCAATATCAACGATTAGCATTTTTTTCCACTGCATTTAACTGAATCTCCTAGTACCTTAGTTCTTGTGAGAAAACAATAATTTACTAATCTACAATCATAGGTACTACAACTTTCACTCTATATCTAACATATCACGAAGATAAGGGCTTGGCCCCATTTCAATCATTCTGTTCCACTTCCTCCTCATTATAGGGAAGCTTATGCGCAATTGATCCTTAGCTCTAGTTAACGCGACATAAAATAGTCGCCTTTCTTCGGGTTCCCTATTTTCCTCTACACTCTTTATGTGAGGTACAATTTCATGATTAGCTCCCACAACAAAAACTACGGGAAATTCTAACCCCTTAGCTGCGTGCATTGTCAAAAGTGATACAGAGTCTGGATTTTTGTTGTCCCCATCCTGCACTAAAGCAATTTGTTGCAAAAACTTCTCTAGGGTTGGTTTGGAGCCCCCTTCTTCAAAATCTCCAATCCCCTCTACAAACTTTTCCATATTCTCTAGCCTCATTAGACTGCGGGGACCTTCCTTCTCGTCTTCTACATCTTGACAAAGCTGTGCATGGTATCCGCTCTCTTTCATCAATTCATCCGCAATAACCATAAGACTGCGGTCAGTACGCAAATCTGCTCTCTTCCGATCCAAGAGAGCCAGAAACTCATCTAGGCCGCTACGAGCGATCTTCGTCCTAGCCTTTACTCTGGCTGCTGCTTCGGACACCGAAATATCTTCATCTCTCGCTAGAATATCGATCTTTCCTATCAGGCTATCTCCAATTCCTCGTTTAGGATTACTAATAGCCTGAGCAAAGGCCGTACTGTCAGAAGGATTCGTCAAAAGTCTTAGGTACGCCAGAGAAGTTTTGATTTCCCTCCGGGAAAAGAAACTCTGCCCACCTCGTGTCTGATACGGAATACCAGCCTGGGAAAGACCAATCTCAAATGCTTGCGACAGCTTGTTGAGGCGGTAAATAACCGCTATATCGCTCCACTTGTAACCCTGGTTATGATAATCCCTCATTAAGTGAACGACGTTCTCAGTTTCCTCCCACTCCGTATCATATGAATCTATATGCACAGAACCACCGGCACCACGTTCGGATACTAACTGCACATTAGCTGCATCATCGTTGTGGACGATAACGTTCCTAGCTTTTTCTAGTATTTCTGATCGCGATCTATAATTCCTAGGGAGTACAATATTCTTGGCAGTCGGATAATCCGTTAGGAATTTGTTCAGATTTTCGGGATTAGCTCCCCTAAATGAGTATACACTTTGTTGGTAATCCCCTACCATGAAGATATTCCCATGGGACGCGATTAGTCTAGCAATTGCATACTGTATATCGTTGGTGTCCTGAGCCTCATCCACTAGAACGAATTGAAATCGCTTGGTTAGATTAGCACAAATCTCTGGGTTCTTAGAAAGTATTTTCCATGTCAGGTGTAGCATACCACTAAAATCGACTGCGTTAGCCGTTTTCAGCTCACTCAGATACATACTTAGACGTTCATCCTCATTGTCCAAATCGAAAGGTTTAGCAGATTCTCTCAGATCGTCAACTCTGGACAATAGCAATCTGCGAAGATGGGGCTCAAGGGTAGAGTTTTCTTCTCGTGTAGCGGCCCACATACGATGAACTTTAGTCATAACTCCATTGGAGTCCTCATCGTCGTAGATTGAAAATCCTTCTTTCAGGCCAACTTCCGTTCCATACTTGCGCAGGATCCGCACACACAGTCTGTGGAAAGTGCTGACCCAAACCTTACGGGCATTAGGATCTAATGTCCGTACTCTTTCTTTCATCTCTTGGGCAGCTTTGTTGGTAAAGGTAATACAACAAATAGCTCTAGGGGAGACACCTTTTTCTATTAGCTTAATTACTCTAGAGGTTAAAGTGCTTGTTTTCCCAGATCCGGGAACAGCAGTAACCAAGCATGGACCTTTAAAATGATCAACAGCTTGTTGCTGTTCTGTATTCAAATTAACTGAAGAGGAAATCATATCCATTTCCGTGCAAGATGCTATTGCATTCGTAAGTAGCTAAAAACTCTTCTAGATTGGCTTTATTGCCGGGGTGGTATTCCAATCTAAGATCCAAATCTTCCTTTAGTCTAGTTAATAGTAAATTTCTTTTCACAACATCTAAGTTTTCAGAAATAAGCTTGTGGCACCGAGGCTTTTCTAATTTAGAAGTTCTTTTCAGGAGCAGTTCTATACAGTCGTCTTCTCTGGTGTACTTAAGACCTTGCATAGCTTCATGAAAATCTTTTGTTGGAATCCTAGGTACTTTGGGTATGTTATCACTAGAATCCCCCATTACAGCTTTGTACAAATCTACCTTATAAGCTTCTTTTCTTGACCTAATATCATATTTTTTAAGCAGATCTGCTTCTGTTACCGGTTCTGATTTACGTAAGCTTATGATTCTTACGTTTGGCTTAGTTAAAAGTTGCCATAAGTCCTTATCGGAAGAAAGGATATAGCACCTTTTCTTTTGGTATTGACTTACTAACGTGGCTATTACATCGTCAGCTTCTTCATAGTGGGAATCAACAAATGTACAGGGGAATGTTGATAGAAATTTTCTGTACTCACTAAGTCTCCAATTTAGGTCATCTTCCTCTAGTTGTTGAGTCTCATCCCTATTCATTTTGTAGGATGGAAGTATTTCCATAGCTCTCTTGGGTTCATTGTCCCAAGCGAATACCAGAGCAACTCTTTGACCCGGCTTGGTAAGCTTTTTTATATGACCACGAATTCTACTGAAGGTTCCATAAATATGAGCAGATGGCTTTCCAGAACTAGTTGCAAATGACCCATAGGCTTTACTTAAAACACAAGAAAAGAACAAATTCAACGAATCATACACAAGAACAGTTTGCGATTTACCAATCTCATTGAACCTCTTAGGTGTCCCAAATGCTGCCTTAATTTTCATTAGTCTTCCAGCTCCTCTCCAACTATTAACCCATATTCATTACGATTTACTTTGGAAGTAATCTTTTTCTTGTTCTGTTTAAAATCCTTTTTTAATTCTCTGGAAACAAGAAACATAGCATCTGCTATAATTCTCTCGCTTCCGGATTTTTTCCAAGCCCTGTCAAGAAGATCTTGAGCCCTATTGAAATCTCTTCCTCCATCCATCTCAAGATGTTTCAGTAAGTGCAACAGACCCCTAGCTAATAATTTTGTATCTCCCCCTCTATCTCTAGATCTACGAAAATAATCTTCAGCTCTATTTATGTCTGCCATTTAGTTACTCCTCAGTTAACCAATTTAAGATAACTAATTTAATCTTTCCCTAGGTTTGTCCGAATATACTTTAAATGGGTCAACTATGCCTACTTGTTTTTCTAGCCACATTTCCCCTATGATTTGTATAATTTTGTCTGTTAACTCATCTGCCTTTTTGTTTTGTAGATCCTCAAAGCTCATCGCTATCTCCTTCTTCTTCTAAGTTCATTCCAGGCATAGGTGATGCTGTAGGGTGTTTTTCATATTTTCTTTTCTTTTTACTTTTTTGTATGGAAGCATCTACGTTATTATCTCCACCCCCAGCATCTTCAAATCTTTGAACTCGAAAATTTTCCCGTAGGTTGAACTTAAAAGCCTCACTATTTCTACTTTTTTGTTGATCTATTTCTATTAGGTGACTCTCTCGTTCGGAGTCCCCATAAGTCCACGTTAACATGTAATCTGAATGTTCTTTAATAGCTCTAGAGTATTTAACTATTCCTTGCTCATTAAGCTGGGCAAGAATTACCCATGCAGCATTGCTGGCAGAAGCTTGAACTTTGGCTATTCTTGCCATTTCGCCTAATATAGAAGCTTCACTTTTTTGACTTGAGTCATCTTTGTTAAGGAGATTTATGTAATCAATTATTATTAAGTCATAATTGAATGCCCTAATTTGCAAAGCAATCTCACTCAAGGTAGTGTCAGTCATAGAAAATATATCCAGTCTTGCACCAGTCTTATCAGTATGCTTAAGCATTCTATCTTTAGCTTTTCTAATTCGCTGCTTTTGCATATCATTCAAATTGGATAAATTTATGTCTTTATACGAGACTCCTGATTGGTTGGACATTAACCGACCAGTCATTTGATCCTTACCCATTTCCAAGGTAACTATAGCAACACTGTTCTTTTCCCAAAAATTGTTAACAGCTATTTGCAGTGCCATGCATGATTTACCTCCCCCAGAGCTTGCTGCAATAGTAGTTAAACCTCCTCGGGGAAGACCACCAGCTTCTGAATCAAAATCTCTAAACCCTGTAGGGATTGTATTAGGCTTCTCTCTGCTAAGCATCGCCTCGACAGCTTCATCGAGATTTCCATTTTTAGCGATTTTTAAGCATTCATCCGTATCAAACGAACGTGCTGCCAGCATTCCTGTTTCTATTATAGAAAAAGCTTCTTCGGGGTCTGCTGTATCAGCTTGCATCTTCTCCATCGTCTTATCAAACATGTCAAGAATGACACGCCCTTGACGGAGCTTTTCAAGAACCTCAATTACTTGCTCAGCATCTCCCAACGATCGACAAGGAGGATATGATCTATCATCTAATAACTCCTTTGCTTCGTCGCTAAGCCTAGGATCCTGCCTAACTAACTTGTAGCTAGGCATCTTCTTACGGCGTCTAGCGAGAGCTAAAACAAGAGAATATACCTCCCTAGTTCTAGGATCTGCAAAATGATCATCTGTAAGTGACGTAGCCAAAAGCGCGGCAGGCTCTTGGTGCTTGCTAAGCAACGTCATAACAGAGGTTATTTCGTTTGCTAGGTCCCTAAGTTTCATTTAACAATAATTTTCCTGGGTCGTCCTTCGAAATGGTAGGACTCATGTGGCTCAATTCGCAATGTTTCTCTGGCGAATTTGAGTGGGTTATCTGCCGCAGCAACTACCCCACGGTAAGTCCCCTCGAAGGACAGAAGAATATCCCTCACTAATGAGAGGCGTTCTCTGGATGTGTTATCATTCAAATTATGAATCAATAACATGTCAGGTTCTACTGAAAAGAACGGAACCTGTAACTTTCTAGCTTGTTCGTAATCCTGAATATCGTCTATCCTGACTTTTGGAGCTTTGTTAGCTGCCCATTGCTTTTCAACTAGTTTACTCGCTAGTAAACATGCCGCAGCTAGTCCATGCTCGTCAGATGGGTACGAAGTTATACATATAAGCCTATTTTCAGTTAATAGCTCAGGGTGCTCTATTCGAGCATTTAGATATTCCTGTTGTGTAGAGGAGGCTATCCTTTGAATGGATCCATCTTTATTTTCATATTGAAATGAGGAAGGAACAACAGAATCCTGCTTAATTCCCCAAAATCTCTGGGGAATACCGCAAGCCCATTGTACCCTATTCCATTTTGAGGCTGTATAGTATTCTCTCGGTTTACGGCGATTCCACGGACCTCTGCTCATGCCCTTCCTTTAGTGTGGAGATGGAAAAGTCAAAAAGGACATTCTTATGTCGTTCCATAAGTATCTGTTCAGTCAAATAAACCCTGTGTCTATTCTCTTTAGTGTCCGAAAGTATAAACGTAGTAGCTACTACTTTATTTTTGTTGTCAGAATCTACAGACGATTTCACATCGACTCTCCTGACATTGGCTAAATTAATAAGAAACTCATGAACATCATTCTCAATATCTTTTAACGACTTCACTTTCATCATCTCCTATTACTTCTATTAAAAAGTTTCGTACCTTGTTTTGAATACCGGGAGACTTAGATTCCCGATTACCGGCTACATTTAGCACTTTGATTTGGTTTATCAAGACCCATTCTCCAAAAAGACGAAAATAAGTCTCGTCAAACGATTCTATTACTAACCAAGGTTTTCCATTTTGTTTGCACATTTCCCGAGTCATACGAGAGCCTACTGAACTAACAAGCCCGAATATAACCGTTCCGTCAGAATCTAAAATATTGTACCGTGTTCTAGGAGGGTACTCATCTGAAGATAATTCCTCTAGACCATATAAATTACTCAACTCTGGTTGAGGCCCTTTTTCAGTTTTAAACCCTCTGGGAACCTTTCCTCCTGTTTCAATCCCCAATACTACAGCGGCTTCCAAGCCCCCTTGATCTGCCCCTGTTTGCCCTCCTGAGATAATTTTTTCAATCATATGCGAATACTCTTCCTCTAATTTCTTTTAGAGTATCAGAGAGGCTTATTGCGCCGGCCTTAGAAGCCGGTAGGAGAAGGGGAGGGCGGTCAAACCAGCACCTTCATCCTCGTGGGTTCGAATCCAACCCTCGCCGCCATTCTAAAGTCCGAGACGGGGTATATTTTCCAATCCTCGCTCCACAGGGCTTCCAGGGCCTTTGGTATGCTCCCGTTTGTCCTCTTGATGTAGTTCTTTCAATTATATGCCTGCAATTATATCTTTGTTCTTGAACCGTTTAATCCCTTTGAGGGGGATCTCCTTCTTTATTAGCTCCCTTCTCACCACCCTTACCTCAAAATCCCCCTAAGATGTGGAATATCATCCTTCCAAGAGTAGTGTACTAGATCTCTAGCGGTTTCCATGAATTCATCATTTATCATTTATCAAAGCTTTACTTGGTCTCAAGGGGAAAGCCTCGATGTGGGAATCTATCCACTTTTTAGCACCTTCCCTACGATATTGCACTACATATTTTATCTCTATAGACATCTGTTTTCCTATTTTTCCAAAACCTTGGACTCATTTTGAGTTAAATGAAATTGTTCTTCAATATCGCGAATAACATCACCCCGAATGCTAGCCAAGTAAGAAGTAGGATTTAAAGCTCTGTCTCTATCAAAACTACCTTTGTTATGGAATCCCCACTTACCAAAATGTTCAACATAGCTGACCAAAGATGTAACAACTCTACGATTTCCTATGGTCTGAGAGTAAAACCCATCCCACCCTCTTCCATCAGGGACCTGAACATACTTTGGATTTTTTCTAAAACTTTCTACTCGAAAAAACATAGATATGCCAGCGGACATCCCTCTTACCACTGTATGGTAATTTATGACATTATTTTCTGATTTGTTCCTTCTAGGGGAGTGGAATTTAGCATTGTACAGACAAATTACTCCCCAGTTTGGATATAGATTCATTATTTCGTGAATCCTGTAGAAGAAGTGCGGATCGTGGTACCCATCACTATCTACGTGGTACAGGTATTCGGGGCCGTCTGTCCCATAATCCTGCTTTATCCATTCTAGAAATATATCCGGTTCAAATTCCCCTAAAACACTTTTGGTGATATTAGATCGAATGTTCTTTACACCTTTCCTTCCACCTTCACTGCGGGGATGCCTAAAAACCCTATCTCCGAATTGGCTTAACCATTCTACATCATATTCGTCTGAACCGTCATCATGGATGTATACTTTTGCCCCCAATTTGTATCTGTTTGTCGCGCCAACACAATGCTTAACTGTCTCTTTTCTGTTGTAACAAGCCGGAGTAATCATAGTACGAGAAGATAGATCCCAAACAGCCTCGTGATCATAATTTTTGAAATATTCTTCAGCATCAAATGGAGGTATTCCGGACGTAGGGATAGTAGCCTTATTAGATGAAGGGGGTTGCACTGGATTCCCTGGAGAAGGTCGTATAACTCTACCCATTTTTAATCTTTCTATATAGCGCCAATGCCGTGGGGAACACTTGGTTCAAATCATCTTCTACAGCTACTGCTTTAGAGTAACCTCTCATGGAAGCTGGAAACTTCGAAGTCAAAGAAACTATGGTGGGAACGTCTAAGGCAACAGATATATGAAACCCCCCACTGTCGGGCCCAACAAACATTTTTGATTGTTTTATCTCCCAAGCCATTTTTAACATATGACTTTTTCCGGGCTCCATAGGGTCTTGTCCCACCAGTCTAATGGAAGGTTTTTCCCCCCGAGAATTAAAGTAATCCATAAACTTTTTCAAAACACCCATTCCATCTTTCCAAGATAGATTTCTCGTTTCGTGAGGAATGTGAAAAGATATATCGCTTTTTGGGGGTATTTTTACAGGAGGGTGGGTTACCACGGGGTACCTATCGTCTTCTGTCCTCACGCGGCGACTCACGCCGTCTAATGCCAATCTGGGTATCCTTCTGGGTAGCTTTACTCCGGCTGCTAACGCAAAAGCGTCAATTCCATGAACCCCAAAAGGTGCTTTCTCTATAACTTCATGTAAATTTACATGGATATCATACCCCTCAGGTGTGGGGGTCCAGCATCCTGTTCTAGTACATAAAATTTCATCTATCAAAGGATGAAACAAAAGTAAATCATAATAATGTCTGTGGGTTCTATAAGTTATGTGACATGGATAATATTTATCATAAAGAGCCTGTAGTACAGGTTCCGTCATTATCATATCGCCAGCTCCGCCTAGCCTAGTTAGGAGTATTCTGGTCTTCGACATAAGGACTAGCTGCCCCGTCCGCAGGTACTATTTCTCCCTGGATGAATCTTATATGCTTTTCCATTTGGTCCACCCAAGTCTTATTTTTAGCCCACTCGTATCCTGTTTCTGCTACTAGGTTTCTAGCGTTTTCATGATCTAGCCAATACCTTATGGAATCTAGCATAGCTTTTTCGCTTATGCTGTCCCCTTCTGGTTCATCCCACCACGCCAGTTCAGTTCCATTGCTGAAAGAGTGTTTGATATCTGCATTGGATTGTGATAAACAGAATCCCCTAGATGCCATAATTCTCATAACTCTATTTGACGTTATATCCCCACAATTAAAATTAATTGATATAGGAGTATTGTAGTACAGTTTAGCTGCCTTCTCCATAAAAGTTCTACGATGGTAATGCATTGTAAAGCCAGCTCTAGTTATGGCATTCATTTTTGCTCTTCTATTTCCATCCCCTTTGTACACACTTCCTAAAAACACGATCTGAGTGTTAGTAGTGTACTTTTCTTTTCTTCTCCATACGTCGGGGCGATATCCTTGATAAATCTGAGCTATCCTATTTCTATATCCGTTTTCTCTTAACCACCTAGCCCCTTCAGTTCCAGTAAGTATAACTCTATTACACATTAGAGCCCTATGTCCGTGTTCGATATCTCTACCAGGGGGCCCAACACTTATAGAGTCCGGGATAAACATAGTTAAATCAACTTGATTAGCTAACCATTGAAATCTATTTTTAGGAATCCAATTCCCCTTGGTAACTACGCATGCATCTGCTTTTTGGCAATCCTCTAAGAACGACCTTAAAGCCTCTTCATGGTGTCCCCTGGTAGCATACTTCTGAGAATTGGTAACCATTACTTGGTGACCTAGTTCTTCCAAAGCAGCTATCATGCCAACATTAGTGGACTCTATCCCTTTAAATTTCGTAAGCCAAGCGATTTTCATTATTACTTCTTACAATCTAGCTAGAAAACAATAATGGGAATTTTGAAACTCAGCAGAAATATTGTGAACCGTTTCTACACGCCCTCCTAGGGCTTCGGCAATAATTTTTGAAGTTCTCCACCTCATGTGAGGAGCTGGCTTTACCTTGAGAGAAGGAGTTTCGATACCTATAAAAAACCCTCCCGGCTTTATTACTCTAGCTAGTTCATTCGTCCAAAGTTCAAATGATTGGGGATCTACTATGTGTTGCAAAACAGTTAAAGCTAATGCCCCATCAAAAGTATTTTCATCAAATGGCAAATTATCTTCTAGAAGGTATGTAAATGTCGCATTATCTACAGAAGGCGCAAACTCTAGAGCTTCTTTATTCAGATCAACTCCGTCGTATTGATCTACTATTGAAGATATTACAGTTGTAAACCTACCCACCCCACACCCAAAATCCAAAACACGTCCGCCTGATGGAAGCAATGGTTGTATAGCATTCCAGAATACTCTTTCTTGCTTGCTAAAAGCTTTAGCCTCGTTTCTCCAGGCAACATAATTTTTTCCCTGCTTTTTTAGTCTTTCGGGCCAGTATTTTCTTGGTTCATAATGTTTCACTAGTATACTCCCTAGCATCTCCATCACAAAAATCTTCTTCCCCTTGGATGAATTTTACAATTTTGTTCATTTGCGATGTCCAGTCTCTTTCTTTAGCCCAATCTCTTCCTCTTTTCGCTATTTTTCTCCTTACATCTGGATTATTAATATAAAATTTAACCTTTTCTTGCATTTCTTTCTCTGTTTTAAACCAGTCCAATTGGTTTCCGGGTTCAAATGTAGCTTCAATATCTCTGTTCCATTCTGTTAAAAGAAAGCCCCCAGATGCCATCACTCTAATAGCTCTGTTAGAGGTGCAATCCCAGGCAGAAAAATTTATATTTATAGCGCTAGTCCAATAAATACTAGCTGCTTCTTTATGAAAAATATTATTCCGTACTAAGATCTTATAGCCTTTATTTTGGAGTGATTTTAACTTGAATTCTCTGCCTCCGTCATCTTTGTAGAAAGACCCCAAAAAAGATACTCTATCTTGCGTGCCTCCCGGACCCTCTCCTGGCTGCCATATATGTGGCCTGTATCCTTGATATATTTGTGCTATTCTACCAGAATAGCCATTATCCCTATACCACTTGGCCGCTTCCGTGCCAGTGCATACTATTCGAGTACAAATCATACCTCTAGGTCCTACTGAATCTGCTCTTTTGCCCCTATTAACCACATCAGGGATGAAGTAAGTTGAATCTGCAACTTTACTAAATACCATTTGGTATTCATCTAAGTTCCTAATCATGGTACCCTTACACACAATTATACTGTCGTATCTATCAGACATTGAAATAATTTCTCTTGCTTTCCACTTATCTGCAAAGAACATATCAGCTACGTGCCCTCCTTGTTTTAGGCCGTGCTGCATCCCAAATGCAGTCCCAATGGGGTTTGAAGAACAAAGCAAGAGAAATTTCATAAACGAAGTTCCCAATATCTCTTGTGTTGTTGAATGTATTCTTGAAGTCTTTTAATAGCCAATGTAGAATCTATGTAACTTATATCGGGTACTGGGGAATTAAAGTTCAACACTTTTAAAGTATCCATAAATTTAGATACTTTCTGAAGAGCATCTATTTTAGGAGAATTGTAAATCAAGTAAGCTGTACCTCCTGTAGACAAAACAGGTGTAGCCCCGTGAATTCTTCCTCCTATGTATAACTTTGTGTTAGAGTATATGTACTTGTAATCTGTGTAATCAGAACTATAGAAAACAGGAGAACTAAAAATCTTTTTTGCTTTTTTGTATTCACCTTGTTCATGCACTGTTACAATCTCTATATCGCTTTCATATTTTTTAGCTATTTCTCTCCATTTATCATCATAAGTATCCTTGAATGTCCCGTTACCTCCATGAGATCTATAATTAACAACCAACCCGTAACGTTTCGATGTAGGAATGGTATACGATGCAGAGAAAGCTGGATCAGGAAACCATTGAGACTCAATTCCGCAACTTTTTAGAGCAGCAGAAGCATGTTTATCCCTTACAGTGGCCCCTTTTATCAAGTGTTTAACACTGTTTACTAGATTGTTAGCATCTTTAGATACCGATCTCATCCCAATACCAACCATGTATATTGGAACATTGTATGCAGACGCTTGTATATAGAAATCTTCAAAGAAATCTACCCATTCCGGACTTCCTGCCATAATTATGCCTGTTGCTTGAGATACCAGATGTTCCGTAGACTCGAAATTACGAAGAATCTTCCAGATAGGAACAGTTTTATCATTTACCTTTGTCTGCCCTCTATTAACAAAAACCTTGGGAGTAACTTGGCTTAACCTTAAGAGATTGAATACCCCCTCCCTAATTAGGTCATCTCCGGGGTTCCACCCGTAAGAGGTATTAATCAACCACATATTCGTCACCCTCTTTTCGATATTTCTTCAAATTCTTTAGGCTCTTGCAAATTTGCTTTCCATCCTTATCGAACGCTAGATTGTGCCACGGGCACCGAAGACAACCATATTCGTCCAAATACCCGAGAGACAAATCAGCACCCTCATGAGTACAGTATCTAGATAAGTAATGTACCTCACCTTCGATCTCTACGGAGATGATTCCAGACTTTACGACCTTGATCTCGCTCATATTTCCTCCGATGTGATCCACGGACTGTTACCACCGTGAGCACCCTTTTTAAAAACAGGAGGGACTAGCGAAAATCTCGTGGTCAAAACAAAACGAGTATCTTGTGTTTGATTCAACTCTGACGAATGAACTGTTTCTCCATGGAAGAGAAGCATATCTCCCGGATCCATGTTAAAGTTTACAGGAATGCCAAGCTTCTGGTCACGAGGCATACCGTAATTCCCATCGTGGTTAATATACCCTGATTCGGTAGCTTCGGGGTACAAAGATAGACCATTGCCGGGCCGGACAGGGCCTATAGCCATCCATAGATTCATGCCCTCGGTTGCGTGACCGAACCAAGTATCGTGATGAGGCCCCTGTATTCTGAGGTGACCCCCAAGATTTAGTTGACTTTTGTTTGCTACCCAGAAGTCATGAGGTGTGTAGAAGCGCACCACAGGCTGGAAGTCTAGCCAGAACTTGTTTGTGACTCCTAGATCTTCCCTTACTACATCGTGGGTAAATTTGGCCATCATCATCCGCAGAGAGTTAGGTCCTGACTCTCTGGCAAGATTGGTACACAGAAGTTTTATTTTCTCCGCAGATATGTGCTCGTGAATCTTCTCGAACGGCCACTCTACCCTACATCCAGATTTATATCTAGCAACTTGCTGTACTTTTTCTACCACCTTATCGAAGAAACCCTTATGTTGTAGGAACCCTCGGGCTAGGCAGACATTATTGTTACGAATGCGAACAATACCATCGTGTAGATCGGGATAAATCTTCATGGCTTTCTTCCGTGCGTCACGAAATTGGCATTAACTTGTTCAAATCTAAGGTTTCGAAAGCCAATATTCTCTAGATCCTTACGAATCCTTTCTCTAGTCCATCCATATTTATGGCAGAAGAATTGAGGGTATTCTTCTCTAGAAAAATCCATCTTGCCTTGATAAAGATCTTGTCCCCCGTACATCTGACGAAGTTTCCACTCTGTAGGTTTGTCAGAGTTGATAATCCACTCGCTATCAGGAACCCGCAACTCTAAGGTACCTCCTCCTCGTAGAACTCTGTAGAAATCTTCTAGCAAAGATACAGCCTCCCAGTGAAAGAAATGCTCTATGAAGTCATTGCATAGAATGTGGTCAATCTCTCCGAAGTGATCACTGAGCTTAGCTGAGTTGAAATCTATCACTTGGTCCACGCGCGGTAAAACATCACTACCGTCTATATTGACGAAACCCTCTCTGTAATCAGTTCCGCATCCTACGTTTAAGCTAAGCATTTCCGTACTCCGATGCCGCGTCCGCAATCTGCTGAGGTGTAGGAATTTGCTGCTTTAGGTAGGTGTGGGGAGTGTTAAATGGGTTCCAATGGTCTCGGTAGCGGGCGTAGGAAGTAACTTGATTGGGTCTGTTGTACCACACAACATGAGGAGTATTGCATAGAGCGGCTAGGTGCAATGGCCCACTACTAGGCCCAAGCACAACCTTGCTCGCCGCTATTGCACTGCATTGTTCTTCGAGAGGCTTGCCTCGAAGGTCAATAGTTCCAGGGATATAGTAATTAGAGGACCCTCCGATGCATGCTACAGAGAATCCTCTAATCATTAGTTCCCCTACCAACTGAGTGCATAATTTTTTAGGATACTCTTTGTCGTTTAAGACCCTGCCACGATATCTTTTCACTGGGCGAAAAGAACATAGAACTTCTGCTACTTCAATGGGATTTTCTGGAGCTAAACAGCGCCATTTTTTCTCTGAGTTAGCCTGATAAGAGCCTTTGAGAAGTTTCATCTCTGGCTTACCCATAAGTTCCCAGTTTGGTCGAACTATAGTAGCATTTTCTCTCGATCCAGCAGACTTTGTAGTCTCTCCTTTATAACCATCTGAAGTATTAGGTTTTGTATTGTTAATAATATATTCGTCAGCAAATTCATACAAATATTCTGATGTAGATGGTCCTTCTACAATAACTCGATTGTAGCCCTCTGCTAGCTTGCGAATTCTAGGGTTCCACGAACAAAGCTCCCAGCCAAATTCCCCTGCCCATGGACCAGCATATAAAATCTTCATACTTCGTGTCTCTCTAAAAATCTTGAGCTTATCGAATTCAAAATCCCCTTCTGCGTGGAGTTAAGATCATCTATAGTTACTATTTTTTCTTCTGTATGGTTCTTCTTAACTTGTAACATTTTAGAAGTTATCTCAACATCATTAATACCAAAATCTCTTAATAGTTCTTGAGTGTATACAGTATCTGATACCATTTTACTGAATCGTATTTTCCTAAATTTTTGCTTTACACACCATTCAATAATATCAAGATCGTTTTCAAGATTATAAAGGCACTCATCCCACTTTTCTGAATTTCGTCTGTTTATAGTAGATAAAAAAAGTTCGTAAGGGTTCCTAAGAATTATACCCTTTTTATCAACAGGAAAATCATTAACTCTTTTTACATTAGAATTTTTTTTTGGTATTATAAGAAGCCTCATTAAACTATTAACTTCTCCATAGTAAATAGTATTAGCGAATCTACTGTAAGAAGCTAGTTGTAATAGAGGTCTTGTTTCTTGTGTAATTCTTTTTCTCTGATACCATTGAGCATCGGGTTCATGGTTTACCGTCCATATTTTAGACTGATTCATAAGATCAGCTAAAAATTTAGTGCCGGACCGGCCACAAGCTGTGATAAGAAATCTATTCATTTGATATAGGGTTACTGTAACTTACACAGTGCAGTACCAATTTAAGCTTGTCTTATATTCTCATACTTTTCTAGAGAGGTTAATATATCTTTGACAATTTTGCTTCTCTCCACATCTCTAGCTTGGAATCTGATTACTTCTACATTATTTGTACGATCTACAGCATCAATAATATTATTTAAACCAGATCCTTTAAGATCAGATTGATTAGGATCTCCACTTATCACAAGCTTAACGTTTTCTCCCAATCTTGTGAGAATCATTTTTAACTGCTCCCAGCTACAATTTTGTGCCTCATCCAAAATTATGAAAGCATCATCTAATGTACGCCCTCTCATGAAGGCTACTGGCGCAATTTCAATCACACCCTTTTTGATTTTATTTGTACCGTCTGAATACCCTGCAATGTTGTATAGAGCATCATATAGAGGACGCATAAACGGATCCATTTTTTCCTCTATAATTCCCGGAAGAAATCCTAAACGTTCCCCTGCTTCTACCGCTGGCCTAGTTAAAATGATTCTATTTATTCCAGTAGTTTTTTTGCTCCAAAGGTAACATAAAGCCTTATACATTGCAAGAAATGTTTTTCCTGTGCCCGCAGGACCAATTCCAAATGTGACCACGTTTTCGTCAATTGCTTCGAGATAGTTTTTCTGGGAAGGGTTTCTAGGAGTTACTTCTTTTAAAGACCTAAAGTTCTGTGTTTTCTGTTGACTTGTCAAGTTTCTTTGGGTCAATTACCAATTCCATATTCAGGGCGTCTGTATAGCCCATATCAAAGGCCATCCTCGCTTGCTTACTACTCCAATCAAACAACTCAACAGGAACTCTCTGCTGTGGGCGAATTAGACTTACCTTAACACGCTTGAATCCAGGCACAAAGTTTCTAGCTTCACAAAGTTTCAAGTCTTTAATGGCAGAGTTAGCTAGCGTTCCATCTGTTAATGCACTGATGACATCAAAAACATCATTGGTATTACAACGATATATCTCTTTTTCAGTTAACAGTATTAGAACAATCTCGTCACACCCGGCTGAAATAGCTGGATCAAGCAATGTGTTATCGATGGCACCTCCATCGACACACACTAAATCATCGTTAAACCTAACGGGAGGGAAAAGAGCAGGTATAGAACACGAAGCAACAACGTATCTATAAATATCGGGGTCATTCTCTAGCAAATCAAAGACTTTTCTTTTCTGAGTTATAAGATTACTTGCTATCGAGTGAGACTTAAAAGAAAAATCCAAAGTATGCCTGGGGAAAAGATTCTGTAAGCTTTCGAGCATAGGTGAATTATCTGCGATAGGTTTACCTTGAGCAAATCTACTTATCTTAGCAACATTGTGTGTGGCGCGAACAAATTCGGTTGGTTTTATTTGTTCCGCCATATCCCAGGCTATAGAAGGATTACCCTGCATCCAAAGTAAGGTACATATGGCTCCGGTACTAGTTCCGTAAACATGATCAAAATATTGCCCTTGCTTTTTTAAGCAGGCTAAAGCACCAGAACCAAACCAAAACTTTGCTCCCCCGCCGGAAATCACCAAAGCTCTCATACATCACCTTCCCTAAAATAGATAATCTCATTCTTTACAAGTTCGCTTACCCCAACTAAAACGCTTGCTAGGGGTCTTCTTCCGGAAGGATGCATTTCTGACTTCAAACCCTTGATCTAGATATACAGAGTTTCTTTTTTTCATGGTTCCAAATATAGCCCCACGAACTTCCTCTTCAGGGTCGTCGATAAAATCACGAATCAAAGGTAAAGGCTTACCTTCGTAAAAGGTTCTAATTCTTGATAATTCTTGATAATAATTGTAGGGATCGGAGGTAGGAATGATGTTATAGAAAGTATCCCATAGAGGAACATCAATTCCTAGACGAGTTATTCTCCTCATAGCAACTACCACTTTAACTTCTCCATTGCGGGCCTTCTCCCAAACGGCATCTCTTTCCGCAGTTGAGCCTATTACGTGAATTGCAGGAATCCCTTTCTCATCTATCATAGAAGCCAATTTTTTTGCATGTTCAGTCCGTTCCGTGGTAATTAGAACGTGACGGCCATTCTCTGCATCCTCGATAGCTTTATCAACTATGAGTTGATTTCTTTTTTCGTCTTCTACAATTCTAGAGATCATAGTGGTCCATTTTCCCTTAGGAAATTTTTCAACTACGTAGCCAGTGTGAGTATATTCAACCGCACACTTCATTTGCTTACTGTAGCCTTCAGTTACAACAGGACCGATAATATTCTCAATTATGACATGAAGTTCATTCATTTTGAAGGGGGTAGCAGTATTACCGCAACGATACTTGGAATTAAAAGAATTTACTACCTTACTATAACACGAAGCTTGCGACAAATGACTTTCATCTACCAAGACAATGCCAAAAGTATCTCTATGCTTTTTTAGGTAATGTTGCTTGGAGGGGTGCCACCATGATTGCCAAGACGAGAGAACTATTTCCAGATTTTCAATGTCGTCCCAGCTATGATCTCTCAAAAGAGCAACTAGTTTACGACCAGCCATTTTCTCTACATCATCAATATCTGTGTGCTCTCGTATAGTTCTATGAAATTGCTCTAAAATATCCCATTGGTGGGAAAGTATTAATGCCTTGGTGCCAGTTTTACATACAATGTCAGTTACCGTAACGGTTTTTCCAAACCTTGCAGGGCAACAAAGTTGTCCATAGCCTTTTTTTCTCCATTCACTGGAAACTTGCTGCTGATTTCTACCATAAATATCAGTTTCGGGAGTGAACAAGGTTGTACGCATCGAAATAGGATGCGTCATAGGAGGACAAACCCGGCGATCTTTTATCTGGATGCCTGTCGGTTTGAAGACTTTTCGAATCTTCCCTAGGTCGCCCCTACAGAATCCTGTGACAGACCCATTTTTATACTCTCGATAAAGAACTATCGAGATTTTATCATCAGGATGATCACCATCAGGGTCAGGAACCTCATAAGTCCAAGAATCCCTCATGTCTGGAGTCACATACTTAGTTGGTACGAAAAGCCTCTCTCTGAGAATCGCCTTCGGAGGACTCGTTTTCGTTATTCTCCTTGGCACTGTCAGACTCCTCGTTATTCACTACATCTCCCCCAACGATATCACCGGTAACTACATTTCCTTCTTTAACTTTATCGGTGTGAGAATTTCTTATATGTTGTGCTAAAGTGATCTTATTTTCGCTCATTTAATCCTCCCACCCATCATCGTCATCGTATAGGTCATCGTCATCGTCATTTAACTCATCTTCATTAAAATCTACCTTTCCGCGATCCACATCAGATTCAGAATCAGATTCGGGTTTGATATCTTTTGGGGGTTTTTCCTCTGTAGGGAGAGGGGCTGCCTCTATTTTGGTTTTTTTAGTAGAAATTTTTTTAACTGCTTTGCTATTTTCTTTCGATTCTCTTCTCTCTAGAGTGGCAACTTGTTTAGTGGAGGCTTCTCCTATGCTGAGAATGTCTTCATTCCTGAAGAAAATTTCCCTCCCTTTAGATTGATTTCTGTATCCACCTACTCTAAAAATTACACCGTGTTCTGTAACACTTACAATAGTACCTACCTTTGTGGCTGATTTTCTATCAATATGTTTCAACTCGTATATTTTGCTATCGCCGTTATCAGACATTATATTACTTTTACCTCTCGTTTATTTCCTAGTTCAGATTTATCTGAAGGCCCTTTTTCTAGAGTTTTCACTAGTTTCTTTAGAGTAGAAATGGACTTCTCTAAGCCCTTTACTCCGCATTCTGGACAATACTTATCAATTTTTTGATATCCAGAAAATCTGTTTACCTCTCCATGAACCTGAAGAACCACATCAGGGGCCTTTACTTTTCTCTCGCATTTTCTACAAGAGTTTCCGCGAGGCCCTGCTGTAACTGCCTTTACTTTGAAAAACACTTAATTTCCCCTATAAATAAGGACTTTGGAGGTTCAATTTCCCCGGGGCTCTTTTTTTCTGAGCTTCGATCGCTATACACCTCTTGATCAGCGATTATCTCCGTCACCCTGTAAAACGTTTCTTTCTTGTCGGTCCTTGAGCTTCCTCAAATTCTGTTTTGCAGCTCCTTCTAAGGATACACCTAAACTGGTACACAGCTCGCTAACATACCACAAAACGTCACCTATTTCGGAGGCAATTGCTTGCCTTTTTTCTTCGGTTATAACTGAATTGTTATCGCGCATTATTTTTTTCAGTTTGCCGCATATTTCTGAGGCTTCTGAAGATAGACCTAGCGTACAATAGACGATAGACTCCATTTCTGTGTTTTTGGGGTAAATAGCAGTTGAACTCGTTTCATGCTGAAATTCCTTGAAAGTCATGCCTCTAGCCTTTCTGTTGTGCCTCTAATCTTAGGAAGACTTATTAAAAGGTTGAATAATCCTTGAAACTCTATCGCTGAAATCAAGAGAACATGATTCCTCTCTATCATCTTGAATTATGTTCCATATAACTTCTCGCAATTCTATGCATTCGGATTCCAATTACGAAATTCGATAACTTATAAAGTGACTTGGTTTTGTGCCTTTAGAATTAAGATGCTCTAATGTACCGTCCCACCCTGCTGCTTTAAGCATTGCTTCTATTGTATCTAGAAGGTCTTTATTTAAGATATCTTCTGATTTTATACCAAAAATCTTTGAAATCGATTAACTAAGTTCCTCATTAAATTTTCTCCTTAGGGAGATCATCTCTAAGACGCATGAAAACAGGGAATCTAGCTGATTGGCTTACAGCTTTTGCGTCCTTTTGCTGAGTCATTTCGATAATTGTACCAATCAGTTCGTCTCGCCTGTTCCAGTGATCTTTTCTGTTTGCATCACCTCTAACATTGCAACTAGTTTCAGCTCCATTCCTGAGTCGAACTTTATAGGACCCAGCCCAATTTGAGTTCCTTCCAGTTCCGGGAAGAACTTCAATAATTACACCATCTAGAAACTCCTCTTCTTTCCTCTTTAGCATTGCTGAAGTCCTGCTTGGAAAGTAGGGGGCGTCAAGCATTTTAATCATGCTTCCTTCATATTCGTCCATGTTTTGAACATGAGCTTCATCCAACTCTTCTCGATTAGAAGCAATTATCTGTGGCATCAAAACAGTGGAAGAATTATCTCCCAGTTTGTTTACTATGGAGGCAAGTTTCGCTCTTCTCTCCACAAAAGGGGTCTTATCCATCGCTATAGCAGGGTCATATACGTCTAGGTTCATGATATCAAATGCCCAGAAGTTTAAATCTCTTCTAAGTTCAACCCACATTTCCTCGAATACCCGGTCACGGCAAAAAACCCCACCACTATAACCTGTTTTCAACATTGCTGAAGTTTTGCCCCAGGGAGACTTATATCTTTTTCCACCGTACATAGAAAGAGGGCCATCTTTCTCCCAATTAGCATAAATTTCCCCGTCCACAGCTCCTGTACCAATTTGGGGACCAAGCTCATCCATAATATGCTGAAGAACTTCATTATACTCTTTGCCGCTTCTAGTTTTTCCTACCCCCTTACCATCTTGGAAAACTAGAGTAATTCTAAGACCGTCGCACTTTGGTTCGACTGCTACTGGATAGTTTATTTCAGTTGTACTGCTGAACTTTTCAGCCAAAGAAACAGCAAAGCTAGACCTTAAATCCGGCCAAATTTCTCCAAATGTATTAACGTTTACCCCTACTCTAAGATCCCTATTGATAACTCTGATGTACCAAACTGCTCTTTCAGGTGGAACAACTTTAATAAATCTATCAATAGTTTCCACAGCAGACAATCCTGTGAGTCCTCTAGAAGCTAGTTGATCAAGAATTTCTAGAAATATATCCCACTCTTCTGAGACGTTGTAGTTTGGGCCAAAAGCAGAAGCCATTTTGGGCAAAGTTTTAGGCTCTTTATAGGATATTCCGTAAGTTATTTTCCAATCATACGCCCTAGTAAAAAACTCTTTCAAAATGGGATTTTTTGCAGCGGAAGACAACAGCGCTTTCTTCTCGTTGCGCTTAGAAGTATTAGCAAGATTTTCTAGACATCGGATTGCGTTCTCAAGGTCTTTCATATTTTACCATTCAATTCTATCCGGAAGCCGGCATCTAGAACTTTAGGGCTTTTCTATATTTATAACTGTTATATTGGCCTCTTGTAGCATTGAAAAAGACAATTTAATGCCAGATGCCCAACGATCAGGAACACCTTTAGGTGCGTAGTACACTACTCTTTCTACGCCTGCTTGTATAATAGTTTTTGCACACTCATGGCATGGGGGTAAAGGGTACAAATACATGGTAGTTCCCTGTGAGCTACCTGTGTCTGGTTGCGTACACTGAATAATAGCATTCTCTTCAGCGTGCAATATGTACTCATACTTTAGCGGTTTTTCATACCTCTCTGCTGTGTCTTCCAATGCAGCAGGCAATCCATTGTAGCCGGAGCTTATGATTCTTCTGTTCTTGACCAAAATCGCGCCCACTTTAGTGGAGGGGTCTTTTGACTTTTTAGAAACTACGCGAGCGTGCTCAATGAAGTAGTTGTCCCAGGACAAATAGCCTCCTTCAAGGTAATCAAGAAACTTATGAACAGACTCCTTTGTATTCCCTATAGCGTCTAATGCTGTGTTACACCGCCAGCATATAATGCCTCTCGCCTGACCACTGTTATGGTCGTGATCTACCGGAAATTTCTTGGTACTATTACTGTAGGGGGCAGAACAGATGGCACATACGTATCCTTGTTTGGCAAACAAAGCATCGTAGTCTTCAGATGTTATAGTCTGAAACTTAGTCGTCATCTGTGTAAAAATCCTTCCACTCTTCAAAGTCTATTACCTGTTCATTACCACTTATTTCCTGCTCGTATTCAAATTCAATTTCCCCCATAGAATCAAACATTACGGAAGAAAACTGATCATCTAATCCGTCTTCGCCAAGTTCCTGCTTTTTAGGCTTTCTGCCTCTTTTTTTAGGTGTAGACTTTTTTATTCTTTTTTTACCTTCGTCTGATTCAGGATCAAACGAATCAAAAATATCTAATAAACAGTCAACAGAAACAGACCATTTGTTACTTTTATCATCATATACTTTTAACATGAGACCTGTTTTTGTCTCGTAACTATTATCAAAGTAGCACCTAAAATCTGCACCTTTAGCTCCATACTCTTTTTTAGAGTTTTCATCATATACTTTGATTTCTTGTCCTTTTTTTAGCTTTTTGCTGGCCTGTAAGGCTTTTTTATCAAGTAAAACAACTAGATCTGTGATAATAAGATGTAAATCCTCTAAAGTGGTGTTCTCTGTCCTGACTAACTCTCGGACCCCGCTTAAAAGCCTCTCACCGTGCTTTGATATAGGCATGAAGTTCCTTTAGAGTATTCCTTATGAAAAGATCTTGCGGAAATAGAATTCAGCTAAAGTTCTATCTTCTGTAGACGATAACCTAGCTAGTTCGTTGAAAGACTTGACAAAGCAATACAGAATTGCTAATATTTGAAGGTCCTCACTAAACTGTTACTCAGGGAAAAATCATGCCCATTCCTAAAGCATTAGCAAATAAAAAGACTAAGGCTAAAAGAGCTAAGAGTCTTAATGTTGTAGAAATTATCCGTGATGGGAGAATTTTTTGGCAAACAGATAGCAAAATTCCTGAAATTATCCAGGCTGGTCTCGGATTTGAGGAGATTGAAGAGGGTATTTTCGAGGTAGAGAGGCCCAAATCAACCTATCTTCCTGAGTTCTGTAGAAAAATTGAAGGTTTTGGCTTCAAAATCAATCGAATCAAACAACAACAAGTAATCTCCCAAGTTGCTCCTGATCTAGATAAGGAAGATCAGACCGAAGGTAAAATTAAGCTCAAAAACTACCTTGAGGCTAAGGATGCGGCTGCTAAAGCCAAAGAAGAGTCAGATTCAAAAAAAGAAGAACTTAGAAACTGGATGATAATCAACGGAGTTCCTAAGGATCCATCACATCCATACGCCCGTGTAGCTAAAATCGGTGATTATACGGTACATAATTCTTGGGTAAAGGGACGTGAAACCAAATGGGATGACCGCAATACCTCTGTCGTGGAGGATTGGTCAGTTAAGGAAGGATTTGCTAATGAAGTGGTACAAGTAATTGTCTACAAAACGATCTCTTACTCCGAATATAACGATTATGGTGTCCCTGAGGGCTTTGAGGGTCAGATAGTTATCAAAAAAGACGCTTACGATTGGTATGTGCGTATAGGTGCTGTCCCGGATAATGTTCACGACTCTTTTGAATCTCGTTCCAAAGGATACTATGGCGTCAAAGTTGTCGAAACCAAAGAATCATCTTGTTCTAATTGTGTAAATGAAATCAAGAAGACGCAGAAGTTTTGCGGGGAATGCGGGCATAAGCAGTAAAAAAGAAACTGTTCTAAATTATTTAAGAGAATATAATTCTGAACGGCTTATATCGCTAAAGTTCTAATTTTTTCGGACGATATAGAGTATAGCCACGGTGGGCGTGGTAAACAAAGGAATCGCAAATGAATAAATCTTACTTTGAAAAAATCGGAATTCTGGGGTGGGCTAATATCGAAGGGATTATCCTCGGTGCCATCCTCTCAAACAAAAGCGTTCTTCTTAATGGTCCTCATGGATCTAACAAGACTGAAGGATGCCAACGTATCTCCGAAGCCGTCTTCGGAGAAGAGACGAAATTTGTTCCTTACGATACTTCTCTCGTAAACGCTGACGATTTGCTGGGCTTTCTACATCCTAAGAAGCTAGCAGAGGGTGATATCGAATACATCGAAACCCCAGATTGCATCTGGACTGCGACATCCTGTCTACTGGACGAAATCAATCGATGTAACCCATACAATGCTGCAAAATTTTTCGAAATCGTTAGAAATAGAACGATTAACGGTAGGTCTACAAACCTAGAGTTTGTTTGGGCAGCTTGTAATCCTCCTGACAAATACAACACTGCTCACATGGACCCAGCACAGGTTTCTCGATTCATCGTGCTTAATGTCCCGTCATTTAGCGATATCTCAAACAGGGAGCGACGTAAGATTTTCGGAATTTCCGATAAAACCAATCCCGGAAGTCTCAAAGACTTGATGGATAAAGCTCGCTCTGCGAAGATTCCTAAAGCCCAAAACAAGGCAATTGAACAAAAAGTTCTCAAAATTTCTGAGATCCTTAATGGTAAAGACATTCAGTTTTCAGGTCGTCAAACTCGTGACCTGTATAAACTGTTTTCCAACATGGATAGGGTGTCCCAAACATTCGAAGACATTGACTTTGACACAAATATTTTAACTCAAGCTGTAATGAGTCTTGTCCCGGAATGCACTGGCTTGATCAGGTCTACGGTAGACAAAAGGAAAATTGAAGCAGAAGTGAAGGGCATTCTTCATGGTTTCAAGCTTAGCGACCCCGTACTCACAGCATCAAATGTAGTCGAGCTTTGTGAGGCAAAGATTAAGGATGCCCGCGGCCATGCTGCGGCTATTAGTGACATGCTAGAACAGGAAAACGACCCTGAAATGGTTGCAAAGGCTTGGGATGTTGTTAAGAATCGAATCGATATAGAGCCAGAAATTTTTGATTTACTAAGACAATCCTTCGCTGCTAGATCAGTGGTGCTATCCCTTGACAAGGATGCAAAGGTCGAAGATGCTTTCAAAGCTCTCAAAAGCACCCTAACCAACTACGGCCCAAAAGCACTTCGCAGCGGTAGAAAAAACAGGAGCAAGTAAAAATGTCTAAAGAAATTGTCTACGAAGGATCTAGAACCTTTGGGTCTAAAAGACTAGCAGAAATTTGGGCAAATGAAGTGGGAAACGACCGAATGGCGTGGTACGTTGATTACTTCTTGGAGGAGCCTGCTCAATTTCAAGTTCGCCTCCTCGCGGAAGATGATGCAACCGGAACTGTAATTCGGGCTACAAATGAGAATAAAGAACAGAGAGACCCTAATGATCCCGAAAACAGCCAGTGGGGAAGCGAAGACGTTGGACGTTGGTTCATTCATGAGCTTCCAAACGGGAATGCTGTAGAGCATAGGTGGGTTCTACTTTTTACCTCTCCTCAAGGAGAAGTTTGGGGAATTCACATCGAAAGGAATCTAATCTTCTGTTTCGGTCCAGATTCCCTAAGCCTTCCCGCGGAAAACCTCTGGGATATTTATGTCGAACATGGTTTGGCTGGTCCTATGATGGCTAGTAATAATAGAAATTCTAAACTGCTCGCTTTCATCGATCAGCCTGACGTGTTTGGTTTTATTGAGAGAGAGGATGTACTCCAACATTACATGGTTGCTCTTGCCGGTGCTGTTGATAGTTAGGGGTCGCATAAATTGAGCCCATCTCAAGCGACCCCAGAGGGCGTGCCAGTTGCGATTCCTGGCACGCCCTCTTTGTAGCTAAAGTTTCCATTGTGGGTATCCGAAAGATAAAACATGAGCACTAAAAACGTAAAAACTTATCTAGATGGTATTAAAGACAAAATCAAGGCAAACGACCTTAATGGCGCCGAGCGTGATCTACATAATATTCTTCTAACAGAAGACTTTGCCGAGCTGTATGGAAACAAGGACCTACCGGTGCTATGGGGGCATATTACATCCCTTACCCTATGCGAATCCTTCAGAGACCATCCCGTAGAAACTGCTATGGTAAATCTCCTAGATGGTAGGGTTCGAATCAATCCTAAATTCATTATGGAGAAAATTAATTCTCTAAAAGATCTTTTGTTTGTTGTCATGCATGAAAGGGACCATAGACTACTTAGACGGATCTATAGGGTCAATTGGGGTCGTTTAAATAAGATTCTAGATTACAATGAAGAATGGGTTTACAAGATCCGAAATGTTGTAGAAGACGCTTGGATTAATGCCAGTGTAAGATCCCAGATGGGTATTTTAGCTACGCTACCTGAGACATTCTATTGCTGGTCTGAGGCAGACGCGGATAATCCTGGGATGCCTTCAGAAAGTAACCCTAACGGGTCAGGCTTCGATCCCAATATTCATGTTGTTGGTGAGCCAAAATCCGAAGAGTACGCTATTCTAACTTGTCTTTCAAGTTTTGTTAATAAAGATATTAGACGTTCCCACGAGGGTCTGTATACAGATGCTCACGGTCTTCGAGCTATTTTCGGGGTAGGAAACCCGAGAGCGGGAAGATCTATGCTGTCCTTTCCAGAGTGGTATGAATTATTTTGTGATTGGCTTGAAGTCCACAAAGACGATCTAGATCGGGCTGGGGCAGACAGTGAACATGATGGGGATTGTCCCCAACATCCCTCTAACCAGGGAGAAGGCCAGGGAGAAGGCCAGGGAGAAGGCCAGGGAGAAGGCCAGGGAGAAGGCCAGGGAGAAGGCCAGGGAGAAGGCCAGGGAGAAGGCCAGGGAGAAGGAACAAATTCTGACAATAGAACTGATAAAAATGATGGATCAGGAAACAAGCCTCAACCTGGGAAGCATACTCACAGAGGATCTAAGCCTTGCACTTGTAATGGGGGAGAAGGTCTATTCTCCAAGCCTATGTCTCTTAAGGAGCGTCTTGCTAGAATCCCAGATATCGTAGTATCAATTGATGGTTTGGAAGAAAAGCTAGACAATCTTGAAAATGAGGATCTTCGTAAGGACCCTAACGGCTCTGACTCTGACATTGAAGTTTTTGCAGAAGGTGGATACAACGGAGCTTCTTGGGGTGGTAACCTTACTCGCACTGAGGTTGTTCCTAAAGAAGTACAAGATCTATCTGAAGTAGACAGAGAGCTGCTGGAGCTGGGTGGATCGGTTCTAACCGAGTCTTTTAAGACTAATACCGTTCAAATCAAAGGCGCTGTAAAGAAATTTGCTGACGAATTGGTTCAGAACATCGCCACTATGCGCGTTACCGAGCATAAGATCATCCGCCCTGATTTTAATATGCCGAATCGTCCGTCTCGGCGTGACATGATTCGCATGGGTATGGGTGATACTCCTGTAATGTGGGATACTCCCCAGTATCTTGAGCAAAATGAGCTTGTAATTTACACAGACGTGTCTTATTCGATGAATATGTGGTATTCTGTTGCTCTATACATTTCCAATCAATTGAAAGAATTTGGTTGTGAAATGTATCAATTTTCCTCTGTTGTGGTGAAGCCCATCCCTGGGCGCGATGATAATGTATTCATTGGGACTGGCGGTACCCATTTTCCCGCCGTGGCAGAGCACATTGTCCAAAAAGGGTTCCAAGCTGTAATTGTAATCACGGACAATGAAGGTTCTCTACAGCTAGCAAGAAATAGTGTTAGAAACAATTATGAAGTTGACCCGGAAGATGAAAATAACAAATGGATTCTTGCCATGAGAGAAATTGATGAACTTTATGTCATTTTCCTATGCGATGGAAATAGACCTAGAGACTTTGACCCTCAAAAGTATTCTTTTGGAGGACCTTGGGGCCGCTTCGGGTGGCAGCTATGCACAGATAAGATTACGGCTATATTTGAATCGGATGTGGAGTAATAAATATTATTTTCATGTAATAACCTAATTTTACAACTGGTATCGAAAAATAAAATAGATAGAAATTAAAGTTTCAGCCTGGATGTGTCGCTACACTAAAGGAACCCAAGGAGATTGTTATCTCCCCACTGTAGGGCCTCGGAAGCAGGTCCGAAACGAAAGCGAGAATAGAAATGACTCACCGAGATTACTCGGCTGCCGTCCTGATCGGACGCTTTCAGCCTTTTCATACTACGCATAAAGCACTGGTCGAGCACGCCCTGGAAATTGCAGACAAGGTTATCATCCTCGTCGGCAGTTCCCACGCAGCTCCCACCCCCAAGAATCCGTTTACGTTCGAGGAACGCCGTCGAATGATTAGCAGGTGTTTCAATATTCTAGGCTCGGGAAATCGTGTCGAGATCGAACCCATACGGGACTACTTCTACAGTGACAACACTTGGCTAGCTCAGGTTCAGGGCGTGGTCTCTAACTACATCGAGGACGGTGAGACGGTTGCTCTGATGGGGTCCTTCAAGGATAGTTCCTCATATTACCTAAATTTCTTCCCCCAGTGGGAGTTCATTTATACCAAGGTGCATTCTGATCTTGATGCCACCTCAATTAGAGAAGTTTTGTTCGACGTAGAGATAGGGAGAACTTGGGCGGACAAGGCTCTGGATGGAGAACCCACCGTCAAAGAAGACGAAAAACTGAAGCAGAACGATTTCTTTTTTGACAATCTTCCGATTCAGGTTGCTGAATTTCTTCAAGAATTTCGGAAAACCCAACGCTTCGGTCGGCTAGTGGAAGAATTCCATGCCAATAAAGCCTATAGAAAATCGTGGTCTGTTGCTCCCTTTCCTCCCACTTTCATTACGGCTGATGCTGTCGTTACATGCGGCGGTCATGTCCTAGTGGTGAAACGTGGAGGTAATCCCGGCAAGGGTCTTTGGGCTCTTCCTGGGGGTTTTATTCGAGAATCTGAGAGAATCAAGGATGCAGCAATTCGTGAATTGAAGGAAGAGACCAGAATCAAGATCGATAAACCTGTACTAAAAAGGGCTATTGTCGATAGTGAAGTGTTCGACTATCCCGAACGTAGCGAGCGCGGTAGAACTGTAACGCACGCCTTTCACGTCAAGCTTGAAGGCAAGTTACCTGAAGTTAAACTGACAGGAGCAGATGACTCTGTAAAATGTCAGTGGATGCCGTATGTTGAAGTAATGCGACGCGCGGACGAATTTTTTGAGGATCATATTTCGATAATTAGCAACTTCATCACTTCATAAATTAGATCTAGGGTCGCGGAAGAAGACCCGAAAAGAAAGGAAAATAAAATGTTCCAAAATCTACTCGATAGCAATTTTATTCTAGCCGCCGATTCCTATAAGGTTGGTCACCGTCTACACCTTCCGGCGGGAACTCGAAAAATTCATTCCAACGTAGTAGCCAGGAAACCCTTTGTGGATCAGGACCACAACATCAAGATCAACGAGATCGTAGTTCTCGGTCCCCAGATCGTATCCGAGATCCTGAGGTCAACAAAGATAACCAACAATATGATCGACGAGGCCGAGACCGAAATCACGGAGCAGGGGTACGAGTTTCCCCGGGCCGAGTGGGAATCCCTTCTAGATCTGGGATACCTTCCCCTGAAGGTTCGCGCCGTACCGGAGGGAACAGTTATTCCGGTTGGACTGCCTATAATGTCGGTCGAAAACACCGATGATCGCTTCCCTTGGCTCCCTGCTTACGTAGAAACCTGGGTACAGGATATCGTGTGGGTCATGACCACGATTGCCTCCAAAGTTCGCTATCTACGAAAACAAGTGAATAAATTTTGCGAAATCACAGGCACTCCAGTCGAAACTGCGGAATACATGGTTCACAACTTCGGTGACCGTGGGGCTGGTGGTAGGGACCGGGCTCTCATGGCCGGTATCGCACATGCGGTGTTCTTTAGCGGATCCGACTGCCTAGAGGCAAACCGATTCATCAAGAGACTCTATAACACCACTCTACCCACACTTTCTTCTGTGGATGCTAATGAGCACAGTGTTGTATGTGCTAATTCAGATTGTGAAGCCCGAGATGACAGTGCTGCTTTCAAGATGAGCCTGGAAACTCTGGATCGTGTTGTTAAGCAGGCTAACAGAGGGATCGGTATTCCTCTTATTTCTTCATTAATTGATACATTTGATGACGAGAGATACATCAAAGAATTCGTTATTCCTAATCACGAGCGTATTAAAGAAACCGGGGGTAAGTACGTCTGCCGACCTGATTCCGGAAATGCCGTTAAGAAGCCAGTAGAAGTCGTCGAATGGCTTCTTGATGGGGTTTATCCAGTGTGGTCTGAAAGAAACGAGAAAGGGTTTCAAACTCTTCCTCCGCATCTTGGCGTCATTCAAGGCGATGGACTGAAGCTCCATAATTTCAAGCAGATTTTTGACCTTGCTACAATCCGCAAGCTAGCCGCCAGCAATTTTGTTTTCGGATTTGGTGGAGGGATGACCAATGGCTCTGGTCGGGATGACTTCAGTTTCTCTATGAAAGCCACCGCTCGTATGGATAAGGACGGGATTTGGCGAGATATGCAAAAAATGCCCAAGACAGATGCCGACAAAGTTTCCCTTAAAGGTAGGGCTACTGTCCTCGGAGTTGATGGCGGAGTCGTTCTAGGTCAGGTGGGTCAACTTGGGGATATAATGCAAGTCATTTATGAGAATGGTGCTTCTCAGGTGACTACATTTGAGAATGTTCGCAAAAGAGCTAGAGAATGACTTCCAACAAGAAATCACCTAAACGAAATATCAATGTAAAAAGGGTGAAAAAGGGTGATAGAGTTTGGCATGTAGATCCGGTAAAATATGCCCAAGATGGGAACCAAACACTTTATGAGTGGACTATAGTTTCGATTTTGAAAACAAACACAGATGATGGTGATATAGCAGCTTTGTCTAAGCCGGATGAAACAAAAAGGGGCGGTATAGGGGAAAATAGGTGCAACGTCCCTGTATATGCTCTTTCTCTTGTTGGTTCCTAAAAAGCTATCTATTATCCCGTGTTACTCTATGCTGGATTTGATAAACTTCTTGAATAGCAGAGAGGTTCTCCGCCCAATTGCTTTCCGGGCATCCTTAGAATCTACAATTTCGCCTTGTGCTTCTCTAAGTACGTCTTCTTTCATAGCCTTAATTACTTGACCAGTGCCTTCAAGACCAATACCCTGAGGAAGTTTATCAAGAACGTGCCTAAGACGTTCATCAGTTACCCATTCTTCGGCAATAGCCTCGGCTTTCTCTAGTATCTTCAACTTTTCAGGATCAATTTCCCGTGGGGTCCTAGTTTCCTTAAATTCATCCCTCTTATGTTTCACGATGATTCTCTTTCCATCATTTCGTGTAACTTCGATAAGAGGTCGCAAGATAACACCCTCACGCATCTTGCCAGGACCTATACCATTTCGGATTGCCTGAATAGAATCTGCATCACGCTGAGCGTTCAGAGACTCAAGATCTGTAGATACCTTCTCGTAATGAACAAAGTCTATATCCATCCTTACAGCTACATCATGAGCGTTAGGTACAGTTAGCCAACAATCTCCAACCTTTACATCAAAGGCTATAAATCTAAGGCTAGAGCCGTAAGTTTCCCTCATGCGCTGCACTTTACCACCGTAGGCTTCACCATAGACCACCACGTTGTCATGACCCAATTCCAAGAACTTGGACCGAAGACCCTCAGCGTCAAACAGGGAAACAAAAGAATCGTGATTTGATCCACCTGAGAAAAACCTAATTATACCATCTTTCCATGCTACATGGGCAGAAGTACCGTGGATCTTCTCTAGTGCAAAACACTCCCTAAAGAGCATGATTTCCGTGTTCTTATAGAGGTTATCAATATGTAAGTATCCCATGTGGAACCCATCGTAAGATAGTCTTTGAAACTTTAATCTCGAAAAATTTCTCAGCTTTTCTCTTTTAATTTTCGTAAAATATGTTAAATATTGCTAACATGTATGGAATTCATTTTAAGTTTCCAAGCTTTTAAACACTCCCGACATAAGGAATCTCCGGTTTCCTCTATTCTAACCATAAACCAAGTTCCATCGTATGCCTTTTCACAAACAGAACAGGCGACTTCTTCAACAATCCATCTCAACTTATAACCGTACACCCGGGGCATAGCATTACTTGTTTAGCCAAACAACTTTTGGGAAAAACATCCCGACTATTTCATAGTCTCCTGATTTACTTGTTTCTACTGGGGATTCGTACTTTTCTCCGTAAATATCATGAGGAAGCCAACCTTCTGGAGTAAGAAATCCCCAATCTCTTTTTCTTTTGAGGTGGATAAAAAGAGTCCAAGCTTCGCCCTCCGCATGCTCTCCTATAGAAATTCTATGAAATAATTCTGCGTTTCTATATCTCTTGAAACCTTTTCTTCGATAATTTACTTTTCCATCTGCGGACCCTTCCCAGTATCCTCCACGTAGTACCCACGTAATATTGGACCACGGATGATCGTGATAATGATCTGGATCTGAAGCCCAAAATTGATGAATCAAAATACTAAAAAACCTGGATCTAAATATGTAGAATCTTTTCAAATAATTGTGAATTTGACCTGTTTCTCTATCTGCTCTGCGTATCATTCTGCTGGATCCTCTTTTATCCAGCCAACATGTCAATTTTTCTAAAAACATATCAATCCCTAGCTAATTTAAGCTTATCAGGTATTTTGTAGCTAAATTTCAAATCAGCTTCTGGAGTAATAATTGAGGAAATAAATCTAAGATCCTCTAAGTCAGCATCGGAAAACAAAGCTGCTTCCTTGCTATCAGTCCCATACACGGACATGTCCATAAAAGCATGAACTAATGCAACACCCCTATCAGAATCAGTATAGTCAGTCACTATATTTACTTTAGATTTATCTTTCCTTGCTGCTCTCTTCAAAGCCGCAAAAGAAGTTAAACCCAATAGATATTGACAAGAAACCCTCTGAAGAGGTTTAGAGGAGTTTTTAAGAGCCTTCGAGAAAACCCCATCCCGAATAGCGATTGACACAGGCTTTTCACTGTCCCTGAAATCTACTCTAAATTCTTCAAGATATGAAGGCTTTAATTTGGTTAGTCCCTGGTTAAGGGCACTAGGCTTCAAAGATACTAGCTTCTTAATTCCATTTACTTCATTATAGTCTATCAATACATTGGTAAACATGCTTAGCTTCTCAGCTACATCAAATATTACCACTCTAACTTTCTGCTCCGGAAAAAGAGAAGCAACTTTGCTTAAAGTGTCTACTCCTTCCACTAGCAAGAGTTTTCTAGTACCTTTGGGTGCTCTTTTTGAAAAAAGATCTTCTAGCACTTCTTTTGTGCTGTCTTCAAATTCCGAAGGAACTACGACGGTGGTAAATTTCTCACGATCTACCATCAAGCTAACCAGAGATGGTGGATGAAATACTACTCCAAGCATATGTTTCACCTTTAGTGTACAGTAAGGATACTTTTATTGTTCTTCTTGATAACCGACCAGTAGTTATCAAATTGTGCAGATTCGATCCCAGGGCGATGACTTGTGCAAATAACTGTGTCTTGCGATAGATTAGGAAGAAGTTGGGATGCAAAAGCCTCTTCTCCTAGCTGATCCAACCCATCCCCTACTTCATCTAGGACTATGAGATTACATTTCTTTCTAGGGCTTACAAGCTCAGCTAGAGAAAATATCATAGCCACAGCCAGTCGTTTTTTCTCACCCCCAGAAAGTTTACCAACGGGGTACTCCTCCGTCCCTTCCGGCGTGAATCTTCTTATGTAAAATTCAATATCAGTGGAATCGGGATCGTTATCTACAAAAAATTCCACTCTGGGCTCTTGAAACATGATTGTAGTGTATTTTGGTAAAGATCTGCAAATAGCATTGCAGATCTTTTTTAGTTGAGTTATTTTTAGCCCCTTAGGCCCGTAAGCTTCCTTCATAGCCTCGAAAAGGGCTTTTCTCTGCTGTGTGGACTCCCATCCTTCAAGCTCCCTTTCAAGGTCACTAAGGCGATTCTGTAGCTTCTCAGCAGTTGTTTTCTTTTGGGCGATATCTGCCTCTAGAACGGCTATTTCCGACGCCGCTTTCTCATAGAAAGAAGCTCTTTCTGCTAAAATCTCATACTCATTCTCCGGCATAAGATCAATTTTTTCCATATTAGAGAACTTTCCCTTAAGATTCTTCAAAGTTTCTAACTTATCTAGGGATTTTTCTAATTTGCGGGCTCTTTCTGTATATTCAGAAAGTTTAGACACATCCAAGGTATCCGGATATGCAGAGATGGCAGATATTACTTCAGACAGTCTTTTCGCTATTTTGGCATTTTGCTTTGCGGTTTCCAACACCACGCTTAATCTATTAACCTCTTTTTCATAAGAAAGAAGAGCTGCTTTTTGTTCATCAATAGAACCTGAAGGCAATTCTCCTATTTGGGCTGACAGTTTTTCATAATTTTCCAGTCGTTTTGTTAATTCCCTTAGAGCAGAGATCTCTGTTTCTGTGCTTTTTAGAGCTGATGTCATAGTTTTTACTATATTCTCAGATCTTTTTCTTTGCTCTTCGATAGCCTTTTGATCAAGAGACTGCCCGCATGTAGGACATTCTGCTTCCGTTAACTGAGACATTTTTTCTACTGTGTTTTTAGCCTCAGATAGGTTGTGTTTTATAGCCCCTAGAGCACCTTCAGCTTCTTGAAGCCTTTCATTGACATCGCTTCCAATACCGCTTATGTCTGGCAACTGTTCCTCTAGGACGATCCTTCTTTTGATGCCTTTAAGGTTGGAATCCATTTCAGAAACTTTAGATTGAGCCGCCTTAAGAGCCTTAGCAGCCTCTTCTTCTGTCATTTCCTGCTTGTCTTCGTATTCCTCTTCTAGCTCTAGCTTCTCGTCTTGCAGAGTCTTAAGATCTTCAAGCTTTTCTATTCTAGCATTTAGCTTGCGTAACTTACTGTGTCTTGCTTCTGATTGCTCCTCTACATCTAATTCCTGCCATTTGGGGAATATCTCGTCGAGTCTACTTCTGACCTCCTTACGCTCTCCCTCTTGAACCCTTCGAGAATCCTCTTTTCTGAGTTTTCCAGTCCAAATCTTTTGCTTCTCTTGAACAAATTGTCTAGCAGCCTCTATGCTAGATTCGTAGGCATGAAAATCATCTTGAGATAGCTCTACGTTATCTAGCTGTTCTCTTAATTCGTTTCGCACAGCTACTTTTTCAGATAAAACTGCAATTTGTGATTTTATATTCTCTAGTTCTTCGTCAACTCCAGCTTTAACGGAGTCATATCTATCCAAACTGAATAGATTTGATAAATAATTTCTCTTTTCGGACCCTTTTCCCGAAATTAGCACATGCCCTTGTCCTTCTTGTGCAAGGTATATGTATCCTCTGAATTCTTCTTCAGTAATTCCTATGATTTCTTTTATGTACTGAATACAATCCTGCATGTGGCGAGTGCCTTTTGGGGTCACCTCTTGTCCATCTTTCCAAATTTGGTAGCCGTCTTTTCTTTCTTTCTTTTTAGCTCCTCTAAATTGGAGAATTTTATATTCATGTCCATCTACTTCCATTATAAGTTCCGACATGTATCCGTTAGCCGCAAATTTATTCCTAGAAAATCCTTTGGAGGTAGATGAAAATAAAATGTGCTGTAAAACTTCAAAAATGGTGCTTTTTCCGGCACCATTACTTCCACCTGTATCAGTGTTATTACCAGAAAGAAAGACTCTTCCTTGCTTCTGTAACGGCACTACCACTGTGTTATCAAAAGTAACCGCATTCTTGAATTTCAATCTTTTGAACTTAATCATAAATACCCATACCTATACATTAATAACCTTGCTGCTGGAGATAACATATCTACAGTAATCTTAGAATTGGGTTTTCTATGTCTATTGGTGGTACTTGGAACCTCTGCTATAGCTTTTTCACAATCCTTTATAGTGATACTAGAACTAGACTCGCTGATAAGTTGAACCATTTGATATAAAATATCTGAAGTCAAATCTTCCAACCTGTATCTAACATATGTCAAATCAGATCTTTTTAAAGAAGAAAACTCAATCCACAGATTCCAATTAATCCACCAATGTATTAGCCTTTGAATCTCTTCTTTTCCTTCTGGAACCTCTCCCCCACCATGTGGCCAAACCCAATCTTGAGTGTGATTCCATATAAATCTTTTCCAGGGAAGCTCCTTTTTGTAAAAAGGATCCGAAGATAATCCTGCATTCTCATCCCAAGTTCTAAAATAGCTGTCCCCTCCAGAGGGTAGATTAGAATTTAGAACTTTTATAGGATCTCTAACTTGGTGAAAAACTATGGTGCCGGGAGGGAGAGATTGTATGTAGGGCACGGACATCCAACTTGCGTCTCCAAATATTTCGGAGACACTAGTAAGTCTTACCTCACTCCTCTTCAGACCAAAAAACTGCTCATGACCACATCTCAAGCCTATCTTAGTTAGAACGGTTGAGATATATTTGGTACCGGAGCGAGGTAGCGAAGCTACCACGTACCGGATATTACTCATTCTTCTACTCTCTTGTCCTTAATAGAAAGAATTGTCCTAACTTTGAGCTTAGCTCCAGCAGCTCCGAGAACATGTCGAAGTGCTCCAGCCGTTTTTCCATTTCTTCCAATTAGCTTACCCACATCTGACCTATCTACATCCACATCGAAAAAGATGGTACTTTCGGAATCATGGACTCTAATATCAATAGAATTTTCATTATCAACTAGAGCTTGAACTATATTGTAGAGAATGTCCTCTAGAACTTGTGCAGCACTTCTACCCATGTGTAATATCCTTTCAACTTTCATTTATGTCAAACTCGATAGGACAAGCACCGCCCTCGCAGTCAAGTCTATCTGAGTCTACAGCTTCTTTATCAAATCTGTCGATTTGGGAAATTAACTCCTCATATCTTTCTTTAGATATTTGTTCCTCCGGAACGTATATGTAAGCACTTTCATTAATGCTGGGCATTACAGAACAAGCCCTTACAGTAGATTGGTTTTCCAAAATCATCTGAGAAAAGCTGGAATAGTCCACCTCCTCTGGTCTATATTTAAGGGTATAACTAGTTTGATTGTTCTTACCAGAACCTCCCAACCAATATTTCTCAAGCAACCTTAACCATTCATACTGGTCCGAAGGAGGAACTTCACTGGCTACGACAACCTTATCACCCATTATATCAGCAATTGGCATCTTAGTCGGGAAACCTATCACGCAATGCCCAGCATACTGTTTGCTAATATCCTTAATAGGATAGCCCCTCTCACGATGATCTTCTACGGCCGGATCATCTAGTGCATACTGGACCCAACGGATGTAGTACGGCATAGCTGGTAGGTGAGCACCTTCTGTACAATTCATGACTTTGCTTACGGTACCACTAGGCTTGATAGTAGTAAAAGTATGAGGAATGGAGCAACCAATCTCTTCAGAAAAATCTACAGCGGAATTCTCTACAGAACGACGAAGCTCATCAACGAACGCCCAGAACTCAAAAGACTTCTCTTCATTGATCAAATCCCAGAAAGTCAAACCAAAATGCTGGTAAGCAAATTCATGAATACCTGTAAGCCCCACGCCTATTCTGTTGGTTCTCTCCACCTCACTCTTATACAGAGAAGTCATTCTGTTTACTCTCATCAAAAATCTAGACATTAAACGTGCGGCTTTTATAGCGTCTTCTTTATTTTCAACGTTAGACAAGCATATATCGCCTATTACACAGTAACCTCCCATTATATTTAATACAATCTCTCCACAGTTGTGTGCCACAATACCATTAGCGTCGAAGCAATGCGCTTCCTCTACTGTACAGTCGTACACAGCCTCGGGCTCCGGTAGTTTAGTTATAGCAGATATCTTCGAAATAAAGCGTTCTTCGTATTTACGAGAGACAGGATCAATTATTTCCACCAGTTTCTTCTGCTTAGAGGGATCATAAAATCCAATAATATCGCTGAATCTAAAAATGTTAGATTTGGAGATAACTAGCTCATACTGCATTTTTGTGGGATAAGAAGAAAGGCTACCTTTGCCGTTAGGAAGCAAACGCTTTCCCTCTTCCCTTCTCTTGTATATAGATGAAGCGATACCAAAGCGTAATAGCATTCTTTGAATAGACTCTAGCCGAGGTAGGCTAGATTGAGCTAAACGTATAGAACGCCCCTTTGTTGGACTGCCCTGAACACTGCCGTCTGCATCAAACAAGCCACGTAGGAACCCAGAGACAAAAGACTCGCTGGACATTTCCAGAGAAGGAAGCAGCTCTTTATCACCCGGGGACACGTAAGCGCTTGCCAAGGAATCTAAGCGCCGTGTAGCTACCTGAGAGGTTTCTCCACAGTTCTGAATCTGTCCAAAAGGTACAGAGGACTCTATGTTGGGAAGTCTTTTAGCTATACCAAGAGCTAATGACGCTAGGGATTCCTTATGCTCCCCCCAAAATCTAACATACGATGGATACTTTTCAGGGTTGTGTCCGCCGTCCCCCACTATCTCGCCAAGCAACCAGCCATTATCGAACTCTACAGTGTTGCGCGCAACCTCTGTGCAATTGTTTGATAGGACAAGATTGTTGCCTACAGATAGGTCTCCAACCGCCACCCATTCTGTAGTTGTGTTGTACCCGCCGCCATATTTTTGCTTGCGGCTGGTCTCCACCAGAAGCTTGTGGTTAGCTGTTGCTTTGAGCTTATAGCCGCGAGCAGTTTTCACCTCATAGACGGTCTTGATACCTGTTTCCCAGAACCCTGAAGCTTTGTACTCTTTTCCATTAACTACAGCAGTAAAAGGTTTGTTTATTAGATCTTGTACCTGTCTTGGCCCGTGAGATGTATTCACCCATGTGTCTGCTGTTACACACGGGTTCACGATAAATTTATACTTCTTTTTCTTAGCCCATTTCAGAGTATGATCGATCATATCCATTGTGCGGTCATGGAGATTAAGCATAGTGGACATTTCTGAACTTATGTAATTATCTTTGGTAACTTTATCTAATCCAGTTTCATTGTTGGTTAAAAGATCTACGTTCAAGAACCCAGGTTCACCTGTTTTGTCAAAGTAAGCAGCACCAACAGCAGCCTCAAAAACTCTACGTGCATGCGAAGGCTCTGGTCGAAGGGCCTGTTCCCAAAACTCAGCGTCTACTGTCACACTATTGTTAGCTGTGTATAATTTAGCTTTTTCAGACTCTACTCTTTTTATGTCAATGAATTCTATAACGTCTTTGTCTCTCCAGCTTTTTGTAGCTATACGAGCGGAATTGTGTACTAAAATACCGGAGCCTAGAGAGAATTCTTCAGCTTCCACTGTAATATCAAACGTAGGGCATTCGTAACAATCTAGCTTTACTTCTAGGACTTCTATCGGGAAAAGACTTACATCCTGCCCTGTAATTTTTGTAAAAGTCTCTGTTAACATCTGAGGATTTCGTGGAGACCATTTATGTTTATCGGGAAAGTCTATCCACTCGGAAGGAAATCCATAAGCATGTGAGCTTCGTGTTACATTAACATTTCCAACAGAAAATTTAGAAGAAAAACATGATACCTTTTTAGCAAAATGTTCTTTGAAGGTTTCTCCTTTAACAGACAAAATATAAATAGTTTTCCAGCCCTTTTCTTTTCTTTTTTTCTCTTTTATTACAGAAGCTATACCCAAAGAAACAAGCAACGCTTGAACTTCTACTACATAGCTTTTGTAAACAGAAGATACAACTTGTAGTGGTCTAGTGCTAGAGGACCCGTCAGCATCAAACAATCCTGCTACATAGGCAGCTCTAATACTCGGCAACCCCTGCAAAATAAACTCGGGAACTTTTAGGGCTTCATTGGGCCGCTTAATATATTCTCTTAGGAATATTCCTAATTGCTGGGATTTGAAATCCAACCTAGCTTGCTTTCCTTCGAATTTTTTATACGAAGATGATATTCCGAAGGAATTCAATGCATTTTGAGCCCGTTCTTTAATATCCAATTGGTCTTGATGCAGAGCTACAGCTCCATAGCCCCTATGCGCAGGCTCGGAAATATAACCATCTCCAGCAAACAAACCTAAAAACCAAGCTATCTCTGGGGTAAGTTCTGGGATTTTTATACCTACACAGGTAGTAGAATGTTTTGGCTTAACATAGGAAAACTCAGGAAGGCTGGTTTTTGTTCCCGGGATTTCATGAGAAGGAAATACTAACCTATCTCCAGATTTCAGCTCACCGGCTTTCTTCCATATGTAGTTACCCTTGTAATCGAGCATGACTGCAACCCGATGATCTTTAGTGCAGTCAAAGCTACCCATTTGGGTTATAATTCTACTAACTGTTTGAATACCTTGGTCTAAAGTATCGGTAACTGTACTAAAACCTTTGCTAGTTTTTACTTGGCAACCTATCTTGACAGTTTCGATGGGAATAAGACCGCTTTCAGCTTGGACTAACGTACCAGCAGGTAAGCAACGACGAATGCCGCCCACAGCTACGCATGACGATAGATAATGGTCTATAAACATAGCCTGCTTCCAAGGCTTCATGCCCGCACCTTTGATAGATGCTACTTTTTTCAACACTCTAATAAATGGAACAGGACCAGAAGCAGGGCGACCTTGTTGTCCTTTAATGGGGACTCCTTTTCCTCGAACTTTTGAAAAATCAAAAATGAAAAGCTTATTTTCATGCTTATGTTGAAAAGCCGCGGTTTCTAAAATTTCTACCACCTTAACCCAACCTTCACCAGAATCCTCTACTTCAAACCACCTCACCTCTTCGGATTCACTATCATATTTATGCTTTGCCTCAGCCAATGATTCTATACCTTCCTCGAAATCGGGATGATTCTCGTCAAGTACAAATCTAGTGTTAGGCATAAAACTCCAATCCACTCTACATAGGTCCGAATCGTAACAACGACCAACCCCAGAACCCTTCAAGAGTAGCCAGAATTTTATAAAGCTAAATATTGCAGTAGAGCAATTTGTGTAGCTCTCCATGATCCGGTCAGGCTGACCTAAATCTCCATGCTGGAGATGCCTTCCAGAAAAAGGCATTATTCCTGCCTTGGCAAGAGCCAAGGTTTCTTCCAGTTCTGTCTCAAAAACTTTTCTAGGTCTGGGATCTAACAGGAAATTGCCTTGAACTACCTCACTTACACGATCAGACCAACTTTGAAACCCTGTCTCATTTCTAGCGTTTCCTTGTCTTCCAGTTCCGTCAAGCTTACGGGCATACTTGTTTTCCCATACCGACCTAGGCATCCCGGTCGGAACAGAGAATTCTGACATATCTTTACTCCTGTGCGGATTCCCCTTCGAAATCCGATCTATTTTTCAATCCGATCTATTTTTCATGGTTACGATTCGTGCAGTAAGGGCTGTCAAAACTCTGTTAGAGTCTACAGTCCTCTCTTTAATTAAGACCATACTTTTTACCATCTCGTCAAGCATGTTTGACATTATTTCTAAATCTGTCCTATCAACAACTTCTTTCACCTTATCAGCCCAATTACTGGTGTAAGGTGTAATCAACTTTTCACTTACCAAAGCATGGATAGCTTGTTCATGGGCTTCCATCAAACATGCTAAAAAATAATCCACATTTTCAACAACATTAGATATTCTCAAAGCTATTGCATATTTACCCTTATAAACAGAAAGAAGATACTTATGCAAGTAATCCCTAGGTGGTATTAAAACAACTTGCTCTACAGCGGAGACCACACCTTCAGTCTCGTTAATGTTTCCCCCACCAGAGGAGTAATTAAAAACAGCTTCAAGAGCATTCAAAGAATCTCTAAGATGCCCACTTGTGAGGTGAGCTATTTTCTCTAATACATTTATCGGTAAAGCAATTCCTTCTTTTTCAGAAACTCTTTTTAGAAGAATTACAGTATTCTCAAGACTTACTTTTGATAGCCTAATCTGATGACATCTTCCACGTATTGTATCTGGCAACTTTTCAGGCTCATTTGTGCAAAGTACAAATAAAGTTCTAGAGGGAGGTTCTTCAAGGGTTTTTAGGAAAGCCTGCTTAGCTTGTGGGGTCCATTGGTGTATCTCATCCAATATATAGACTCGATAATTCTTTCTGGGGGAAAACTTTGCCGCCCTTATTAATTGCCGAACGTCGTCAATACCTCTGGACTCTGCCCCGTCAATCTCATGAGTATCTATTAGCTTTTTTGAATCAGAAGGAATATCGTTTACCGTTCTAGCTATGATTCTAGCTAGAGTAGTTTTGCCAGACCCTGTTGGTCCTGTTATAAGGATAGAATGAGGAATATCTTCCCTAGATAACAAACCCCTAATTTGCTTTACAGCGGCATCTTGACCAACCATATCGTCAAGAGTTAGGGGACGATACTTAAGTGCAAAAGACATAATGGCTCCAGTTCAGCATCAACTTGTAAAGAGATAAGTTCTTCGCTAATTGTTTCTAACTATACAATCGAATAATCTAGTGACTTTTTCGTGCAACTCTTCTTCTGTTCCGTTATTATCAATAATGATATCGCAATCCCCAGGTTTAATCTTGATTGTAGGGTCCGCTATATTGACTCTTTTGGACGCATCGACCCATATACTAAGATCTGATAGGTGCTTGGATGCTAAAAATTCTACCCTGTTTCTTATACCTACGTAAATATCATATGTAGAAAGAATTGCTGAAGACAATCTTGATTCATCATTTTTATTATAATCTCTTATTGCTTCATACCACTCTACTCTACGATTTGTCCTGTCTTCGTAACACTCTTCTATAGTATTATAAAATATTCCTAAATTTTCCAACCAGGGCCTAACGACATTTTCTGCACAAAACATGGAAGAAGATCTAAAAGTCAATCCATAATTTTTATGAATAATTTCCCCAACAGTATCTTTTCCGTGACGGCCGGATCCTATGATAAAAAGTTTCATGACAAATCCCTTACACGTTGATCTATTATGGCCCACACCTTTGTAAGTAACTCATCCCTGTTGGGCCAGTTAGAAGGCATATCTATTTCGAGTAAAAATTGTCTAGATCCGTTGTAGATCAAATAACTCGGAACATTGAGACGACTGAACACCTGTCTCCACAATTTATCTAAAATACCTATGTGCTTTACAGCGAACAAGATGTACGGCTTTTCAGGTAAATTAACATGCCCATCATAAATATACCCAGCGCAAGCAGATAACACCGTGACGGACTCCTCACTTCCCAACCTGTTTAATAGGTTGTTAATTGGGGACCCAGGTTTTGGGCACTGCCTACACCTCATATTTTATCAGTTCCTTGCCTCGTTTTTGCTCATTCTCTGTCGAATCTTTTAAAATGAAGTAACTCAAAGTCTTCTACCTCTGCGTCTTCGGAGGGTTTGTCATAGACTGCTGCGATATAACCGCAACGGTCCAGGGGACCACCATCAATTGAACCTACAATTCCGTTTAACATACCCAAGAAACCCAAAACAAATTCGTCCCCCTTGGACAAAATTTGAATGCTAGGGTGATCCACAACAGAACCAGTAACAGTAACCTTCCCTTTCAAGCAAAGGTCACCTAGTGCCTTCCTGACGCTATCGTCCTTAATCAGTTGATTAATCCTATCAATCAACACATCGGCCAAAACTTCATCTGATACGGATACCTTACCCATTTCTTACCTTACTTTATAGTTTACGTTCTGTATGACTATTGCTTAACGTTAATCACTTCAACATCGCGAAGAGAATCAATTGTTTTACCCCCTGAATATGTAATTCCTGAACGTAGGGCACCGGAATATCTCTCAATAAGTTCCTCTACCGGTTCTCCTATATCTAGATACTTCACTGCCCCTTCTGGACACGTTCCGTCCTTTAATCCGCCTCTCCATTGATTTTGAACATGTCTTGACGCCATACCTGCATACAGCTTTTTACGTGATCCATCCTCCAAAGTCACAATATCCCCTGCACTTTCTGGACAACGGGCAAAAATCGACCCAGCCATAGCTGACCCAGCTCCCGCAGCTATAGCTTTCACTAAATCCCCTGGCTCTCTAATCCCACCATCACTGATAACTGGCAGACCCAGTTTCTTTGATATCTCCTTAAATTTCAGAACAGCAGAATATTGCCCTTCTGTAAACCCTGCCATAAAAGCTGTTTCGCAAGCGAGTCCTCCCCCCACCCCACATTTCACAGCATCGGCAAAGCCCTCGACTTCATACATCAATCCAACATTGGTTGTGTTTCCAATTATCAACTTTACAGGCAAGTGAGTTTTGATTTTTTTTCCAAGCTCTATAACAGTATCGGTGTAACCATTGGCAATATCGATGACAATGATATTAGCACCTACATCAACAAACTTCTTAGCCAGCTCAAATTGTTTATCTCCTACACCTATTGAAGCTGCGACATTTTTACTTCCTGTTGCTGCAAGATCTTTTACCTCTTGAATCAAGTTTTGATCTGTTGCTGCGCGATGCAGTACACCCATAGCACCAAGCGAATCAAGTTTAGCGCAAAAGGAAGAGTTACATACTGTGGACATGTTGGACGCAATTAAAGGTGTATCTAACCACACTCCTCTGACAGCTTCAGAACGAGTATCGGGATCTAATCTAGATGTGCAAATATTTTTCTGCGGAACCAAAGAGACTTCATTAAATTTGTAACTCCTAGTTAAACTAGTTTGGGCGTCCAATCCAGTACATAAACCAGAAATGAAATCTCTGTTGATTCCAAATCTTTCAGCAAGTTCAGAACACGTAACTCCGGCAGAATACAAACTATGAATAGCTTTGAACTCGGCATGGCTGAATCTGTCTGAGTGCTTGCTTTTGCTTTTCATTCCTGAATCTCCAACCCAGCCTTCTGGCCTACAGTAAGCACCGGCTCTACCTTCACAGACATCCTTGCTCCCGGAAACTTTACAAAAGCCCGCAGCGCTTGAAATGGATTAGCCTTTGCAGATTCAGAATCGGTCTCTGCCATCTTTTGGGGATCTTTCTGGGTTTCTTCATCATAATATGAAAGTGGGGCATCGTACTCAACCTGAAATCCTATGGTAAGGCGCATCTTCTTAGTCTTTGGCTTGGTGATGGACACTCTAGATCTCCATTTTTCGAGCAGATTTATCATACCAATATACCTTTAGTCCAACAGGTACTCCGAGCCTGTTGTGTAGAGTTTTCATTTAATGTACTTCTCCGCTACCCAAGACAGGCCCATCTCTTGATACTCAGGTGAAATACCTTTAGAGTTGAGATATTCAGCCAAACCTTCCGTTAATGAATCTGTAAATTCTACCTGTACAGCCTCTTGCTCCTCTTCGTCTTTAGACTCTGGGGCAGCCCCACAAGTTTTGATTACATTCCCAGGCAGTTCAATGATGCCCTCAAGGGGACCTAGATATCGAATGTAACAATCCGTAGGCCATTCTTCGGGCTTCTCCATTAAGGTCACCAAAGGCTTTATCCCCTCCAGCTCAAGCAGCTTTGTAACTGGCTCTGACCCCATTTCCACTTCCACAAGTAAAACACCCTTCGGCTGCGCATCTCCGAAGTCATGCTGGATCGGAGCACCGCTATACCAAGCCTTTTCTCCTATCTGCTGACTCTTATGAATATCTCCAACTGCCCAGTAATCTACGAAACCAAGATCAGGGATTCTTGGTCCACCACTAATGTTGTAGCCAATATCGGTGTTGGCACCGCTGATAGTAGCATGCAACATCACTACGAAAGGTTTAGATCCTGAAGCCTGACCATACATGTCTTCGACTTTGGCCTGAAGCTCCTTGGTTGACATGTTATGGTGAACTACAGGGATGACAGCCAACTCAATGTCGTCTAGCTCAACCAGTTGTGGCTCCCCGTCTACGATGTATGTGTTGCGAAGACCTCCATTGGCCGCAATCATAGCTGGTAGCCACATATGAGAGTATCCCGCTGCTAATTCATCGTGATTGCCGTTGGCAACGATCGTGATGAAGCCTTCCGAATCAAATTGAAATAATTTCTCTATAAAGAGCTTCTGCTCAGTCCATCGAATATTCTTGGATTCGAAGATATCTCCTGCCATTAGAACAATATTTATATCTTCGTTCCTAGCTGCCTTGTAAATGCCATCTAGCATCGCAGATTGTCTATCTAAGTAATCAGGAAGAGTTCTGCTTTTACCTATATGTAAATCAGCAGTGTGTAGGAATTTAACCATTGTCATGCTTCTCCAAATACTTAGCTGCTTCTTCCGCCCATTCCTTTTTCCGGGCGGTCTCTTTTGCAATTTTTTTATTGTCGTTAGCCAAGATCTTCCTCAATCTTTCTCAAGAACTCTCTCCAGTCCTCCGGAGAAGAACTTACGTTAGCCTCTAGCCTTGATTCCGGGTGAACTTCTCCGAGATAATCAGCTTCCATAGCTGCATCCCAATCTTCTATCCACTCTCCGGGAACTGGCCCCAAAATCATGTCATCCCACTCATCGAGTTCTTCTTCGATGGCGTCATTGTACTGCTCTTCTTCTAGAGTTGGTCGTCTGGGGGTATTCATTTTGCCTTGAAATCCCAATCTCCGTGCCCGACTCCATCACTGACAGCTTCGTACACTGATGCCATTCCTGCCATTTCCATCAACATCTTTAGAGAAGATCGGCCAAAGACGATCGGATGAACTTTAAAGTGATGCTCAGTAAGATGCCACCTAGTCAACCCTGTGGTGTCGTTCAAAGGCGTCCTTACGAATAGAACCCCTCCCGGATTAAGCAGTCGTTTGACCTTCATAACTACCGGTAAAGGATTATGAAAGTGCTCAATGATGTGGGTCATGCTAATGAGATCATACTTTCTATCGAAGTCGTATTCCATGAAATCAGCTACACCCATGGGAACACCCAGCTCTTTTCCGTACTCTTCGGAATACGGGGAACCATCGATTCCTAGCACTGACTTCACATCGTGTTTGGTGAGCATGAAATGTAAAAAGAGTGGATAGCTGCACCCAATGTCAAGAACAGACTTGGGTTTATATGATTTATACAACCTACTAGCTAACCATTCAAAGTGCGCAGCTTCCGACTGGGCGTTAGCCTTCATATTACCCAACTTATCGTCAGCTTCATATTGAAACGGAGGCGGCGGAAACTGTAACCAAAGACCACACCTAACGCATTGCTCATAGGGTAAATGCTCCGGAACATTTTGACGTGCGATTTCTTGTTCCGGTGTTAATACCACAGGATTTAGAGATGTACTGCCACATACCGCACATTTAACCCGAGTATGGGTATTCATGCATCTTCCGATTGTTCAGTGTCGAAGAATCTCTCGAACCCTTCCCCACTTCGGAGCTGACCCCAACAGGCTTCTCTAAGCTCATCCTTATGTTCAGGATCCAAGATCAAAGCTTTAAATCCAGCCGAATCCACAGTTAAAACATCTTCTCGACCGGGAACTGAAACTTCGAACTTGGTGCCAGCTTTGGCTAGCTGTCCTGTTTTCTTTAGATACTGGAATGTGTCGAACACAGGATCGATCCCAGGGCCTGGGCGGCCATTATCTTCGAACCACCACCTTATCCAACCAGAAGTGTTTGGCATAAAATCCTTACATTTCTCGTTAGTCAGTTTGCTAAAACTATATCGATCCTTACCTTTACCATCCCAACACGTCTCCTCCTGCACTCCGGATTTGCCAGACCACCCAGCAGGGCATGCACGCTTCGTCAATTTGACTCTATTATCATGAGCATGCTTTAGAGCATTACCTCCAGGCGGATATTCCGGGTTTCCGTAGGTCACGCCCGGTTTTTCACGAAGCTGATTGGTGGCTACTATCGTAACTCTTTTATTGACTATAGCGGAAGTCACACCAGCTAGGTTTTCGGCCATACAACGAGCCAAAAGAGCTTGTGCCCCACTTTGGTCCTTCCAATCTTTGGCTGTTTTCTTGCCTACCAGAGCCTCGGGCTTCATAGCGGCAATCGAGTCGATGTAGAAAACAGCTTGGGCTCGTCCGTCCTCTGCCGGAACCCATACTCCTCCACCTATCTTTCTGGTAACTCCAGTATCAAAAGGAACACCTTGACGTTGAGCCTCCGCCTGAGTCATGTCAAGAACGTAATACCATTGATCGTTGTATAGACGTTTATCAGGCATTTGGTGTAACAAACGACTCATGAATTTCAAAGATTTTTCAGCAGTATCGGGAGCATAATATCTCAAATTTGGGCCAGCATTAAATCCGGCCTGTGTACCAGCCTCCGCTTGTGCTTCCTCACTTCGAAAATCACCATACAGATTAACCCCTATCCTGTTCCAATAGGAAGGGTCTGCGGAACCCTCATGGTCAAAAAAGAACGACTCTATATTCTTTTTCTGGGCCTGCGCTACTGAACTTGCACAAGCTGTTGATTTTCCCCCCTGCTCGGGTCCATACTGACCACAAAACCGACCGGGATGGAAACCACCACCTACACACAAGTCATATATTAGCAGCCCAGTGGAAACAGAACAATCAACATAACCGCTTCGTCTTAGACTAATCGGAGTCATACCAACACTTTGGCTAGTTTCTTCGATGATGTTGTCCATGTTTGGCTTCCAAAAGCCATTTGTGTTTTGCTCTGCAACAGATTTTTTACGTGCAGCCATTTAAAGCCTCCTTAAAAGGAAAAGGAAGACGGGTGTGAATATGAATTCCACACCCATCTGCCCATCCACCTGCTTATCTAGTCATCATCATCCCAGTCAAAGTCATCATCATCCTCTTCATCATCTTCAACTGGGGCAGGATTCTTCTTAGAAGATGTCTTTTTAGCGGCTGCCTTTTTTGGAGACTTCTTAGGAGAAGAAGTTTTTTCTTCCTCTTCATCAGAATCTTCATCATCTGATTCTTCATTTGCTTCGGAATAATTTTCGTTCTCTTCATCTTCATCATCAAGATCCAAGTCATCATCTTCGTCATCGAAGCTACTTTCCTCTTCAACCGAAGCAGATTTCCGACGACTCTTTGGAGATTCTTCCTCCTCCTCGTCGTCACCATCATCGTCATCAATGAGTTCAACTCCTGCTTTCATAGCTCCCTTCTTTTTTGGGGAAACCATAGAAGCCTTTACTTCGTCTGGGTCTTCCCCTCTCTCTACGACAAAGTAGCCATGGCGAAGAAGTGACTCCCGAATTTTCTCAGGAGAATCCTTAGGAAATATATTGACCTTATCTGGAACAAGTTCTACCTGGGCCAGCTCTTCTTCTGTCAAAGGCGAAGGGTCACCTAATTGACAAGTGTATTTAGCCTCAGCATTCGCATCTGGATCAAACTTGAAGAAAAGATCATATCCTTCTTTTTCATCTGTAGGATCTACAGTCTTCTTAACCTTTTTTGAGTAAAGATCAATCACGTTCTGCACTGATTTCAAGAACGCTGTAGGAACAACAGCAACTTGGATATCAGATTGCTTCTTAGCTTGCTGAACCTTCTTCTTGATCGATATACCTTCTCTTTCTTCTTGGCGATCTCTATTAATGAAGAATATGACGTAGTTTTTGGTAGGCTTTAATCTGCCCCACTTAGTTTCACCGGTTTCTGGATCTGTATACTCATAATGTGCTTTTCTATACAGGCAATTATCACCGACGAAAGTTTCAGTATCGGAGTCAAAATCCACACAAACAGAAGGATACATTTTAGCTTTTGTTTTATAAGGATCGTAAGCTTTTGATGATTCAGTAGGAATCCAAAATCTCATGAAAGGTTCTACATAACCAACAAGACGAATTGGAAGAAAATCCCCCTTGGCAGCTTCTCTAATGTCCACTACATCAAAAGGAAGTTCCTCTTCCCATCTAACTCCGTCATCAATGGAGGTTTTTGCTTGACTGAATTTCTTGCCCATAGTGTATCTCCTATATTTCTCTTTTTATGGCCTGTTGCCGTTTGGTGAGGTGCAGTCATGATACTGCTGGAGACTCTTTATTCAATTGTATGAAAGCGCATGAGCGCTAGCGATTGTCTCAATTGCTCCTTTAGGATATCTTCTTCGTCCAAAGCAGAGCTAGTCTGCAAATGAGATATAACACCGAATCTAAGACAAAGAAATTTTTCGGAAACTGGATCTAATTTTTCCAGCATTTTTTTTATTGCTAAACCAAGTTCCACTTCTTCTGCTTTTTGTACTTGGTAATCATCCGTTAAAGTATCACTTAACTTGGTAGATCCCCATTCTTGCTGTATAGGCTGATCTATAGGTACGAGCTTGATAACATTTACGTACTGTCTAATTTTCTCACTGTTTTCCTCAATTTTTTCTCCCCGTTCCAATTTATTATACGCATGCCATATTGCACTAGGTATTTTGAAAAAACTAACTTCATCTTTCAGGGCAAGCAAAATAGCTTGTCTAATCCACCATCTAGCATATGCACTGAAGTAAGCTTGTCTTTCTCGGAAAAACGTAGAAATAGCCCTAGTCAAGCCAAAATAACCAGCTTGAAAAACATCCTCAGTAATAGATCTAGAATTTCCAGATAGCTTCCCCGCTTCAGAAAATACAAGTCTAAGATAAGGATGAATAATAGAATTTCTCAATTCTAAATATTTACCGTAGTGATATTTAATAGCTTTGGTTGTACCATATAATCTCGTTTGATCTAAACCTGTTGCCCTTTCTATAGCATCTTTCCCTATTCGAATGCTTCCTAACTTTGCTCCAAAAGAAGCTTTTAAAGAAGTACAAAGAATAGCTTCATCCATGCACATTTGTTCGTATCCTTCAGTAATTCTCAAAAAATCTTCAATCAACTCTTCATACATGGAACGAATCCAATGCATATCTTGCAACACTTTTTTGGTTTCTTCAATACTGAACAAAGTTTTTCTATTAGAAGTAAGATGGAGAAGCTTTCCAGATAGTGTTAGCCATTCTTGGAAAGAATATTTATCCTTATCAAATAGTACTCTGTTGTATGTCATATTTCCCATAGCCCTAACAGCTACTTCAGATAACCTCTCTTCTACAAATTTTGTAGGAGAATCTAGTAAATAACACACACAATTCCAGATTTCCTCGTCTATGGAATCAAATATATCATTAATAGAATCCCTGGACAATAGGGCATCGCTATTGAACACTCCGGATCTTATAAATTCCAAGCTATCTATGTCTTTGTCTTCGTTTCTCATTATCTCTTAGTATGGCTATTTTAACTATGGGTGATCTGATCAAAGCTGCCACTACTAGGTGGCCGGGGCTTAGAGACAGGGCTGCGCGTGTTTATGTGCAGGGTATAAAAACGGGATTTAGATCTGATTGGTCTGTTCCTGACGCGGCTTACGGCACCGGGGTCCAAGAGGTCTCCTTCACTACACTCGCTTCCGATTCCAAGACCGATCGTAGGTTCCGTAAGCCATACAAGACGGTCTTCCGATTCCCACTCAATCCAGCAACGGGGAATCCATACCCACCCGGTACTGGTACGGAAGATCTTCCAGTATGGGTCAGTTGTAGCTGTCCTTCGTTCCAATTCTATTGCGAGGTTGCTCTCAATAATCAGAGGAATAGCGACATTATTCATAGCGATGGTTCCTTTCCTAGGGTTAACAATCCCAGTAGGGAGCCTATAATTTGTAAGCATATTTTAGCTACAGTTAATTCAGCCGCACAAAAAAGGAAAAATATACCTGTAACAGCAGAAGTGACAGGAGAAGATCCCGCTAAAGTAACTAATAGAGATACTGACAATATTCCCTTTCAGGGGAAACCGAAAAGACAAACCCCAACTGATTCGCTAACGGCCTCCAATCCCAAAGGTTTACCACAAACTTGGCTTGGTCGCTTGGTGTACATACTTTTCGGAGAACGCACAACACGTTAAGAAAGCGCACCCCTATATTGGTTAAGTAGCTCCACTACTTCTTCCCACATGAATTTAACTAGCTGGTTTCTGTCACATGAAGATATCTGACGATTCAGATCTCTTACATCTTGTCCCAACATAGAATCTACATCAGCGTGAACCCGCAGTTTGTTTAGAGTTATTACTCCAATCCTCAAAAGTATAGCTTTCTCGTTTTCATCATTAGCATCTTCGCAGAAGCCCAGCATCCGATCCAACAAATTTTTAAACCGGATACGACTTATTTGATCCATTTCTCTCCTATTTGTTTAGAATCCCTCTTTCAGCTTTTTCTGCTTTTCTTTTCTTAATGTACTCTTTACGCTTTTTCTTTAAATAGTCTGCTCTATCGGGCCTAAAACATTGGGACGCAAACGGGCAAAATCTCATCTTCTCCGCATATTTCTGATCCGGACAGATAGCCTTAGCATCTTCTAAATTGCCTCTTTTTAATAAATTTTTAACCCCGGGATAATCTTTTCTAAAAGCCTCCAATGTCTCGGGTGCTAAATTATGAAAAATCCAGCGCATCCTGTTAGGATAATCTCTAGGTACGTAGCAAAAAGCAATTCCTTCAATGTCCTGATCCAGTCCCCATTCCCTAGGGGTTGCTACTGCTGCATACGTTCCTGCTTGATGCACATGCGGAGGATCTGGCTCTTCCATTCTTTTTACAGAAGATGAAGAGGGTTTCGTCTTTACCTCTAAAAGATACAACCTTCCTGCGACAACTAATAGCCCATCACAAGACCCCTCAAGTCCAGAAACAGGATCCTTTATTTTAAACTCTTTATATCGAGTAGCGAATCCTTTTTCACAGGGACCCTTTTCTGGGCCGATAGGGTTACCTTGGAGGTCAAGACCTCTTTCCCACTGAAATCTTTTATTCCCGCAATATGGGGTACCCAACACTGGGCTAGATACCCAGTAGCATTTCTTACACTGCCATTTTCCGTAAAGAAAACCTGATCTGCCCAAATACGTTTGTAGAACATCATGAACAGAAGATCCTATATTAACAAAAATTCTTTCCATAAAAGAATCCCCTACGGAAGTCTCTATGGGATCTAGCTTAGCGAAAAGATATTCCACCTGACAAAACGGCATCGCAGAGGGACGAATCCTTACTTGATAAGGAGCCGTCCAACTTTCATGCTCTAAAATAGTTTTAGAAACCGTTTCAAGAATATCGTTATGATTTGGGGACATGTGTAACCTTTAGGGTAGTGGAAAGACTTTCTCTAAAGTATCGACATGGATATAGATCGAGATTTTGTAATAGACCAGCTAGAACGTGTTTGCGCAAAAACAAAAATGACTAGAAATGATCTTGTGATTGTTTGCCCGTTTCATGCTGATTCTAATCCATCTTGTAGCGTTCATATTTCTGGACACAAGATGCCAGTTGGCACTTATCACTGTTGGTCATGTGGAGCCAAAGGGCCATGGGCCAGATTGGCAGAACAACTCGGATTAGACGCAGGAGAGGGCTATATTCCGGAAAATCCTTTTAGGGCTAAACGCAGAGCCATACAAGAAAGAATAAAAAGTGATACAGAATTCGGAAGAGATCAATTACATAATCATATGCCTTTGGGCTCCCAACCATGGGAACATGGGCCCTTTAGGGGTATCTCTGAGGAGTTTCTCATTAGATTGAATTCAGAACGATGGTATGATGATAAAAATCAATGTTATAGAATTGTTTTTCCAGTCACAAATTCCAATGGAGTAATTGTAGGCTCAGTTGCAAGACGAACGGATAAAGAAAAACGTATGCCTTGGCTCAACTCCCCAGGATCCTGGGCTAGAAAGGTACTATTTCCTCTCAGTATCATACCTAGACCCCTTACAACTGTGGTTCTAGTCGAGGGTCCTTTTGATGCTATAAGATTGAACTATCTAGGTATACCTACCCTGTCTATTCTGGGAACCCAGAACTGGTCTTCTCAAAAAATAAGCATCTTAGAAGCTAGAAAGGTCAAGAAAGTAGTGATATGTATGGATGGTGATAAAGCTGGGAGAATTGCTGAATATAAAATTTTCAAATCCCTAGAAGATACAAAGATAAAAAGAAAGAGATTCAGGCTACCCATAGATATGCATTCCCCTATAGATCCCGGCAACATGGACGAGGAGAAAATAGAGGCTCTACGAGAGTTTGGTGGGTTTAATTAGGCGGGGCATCGTTAACTACGTCACTAGCATCTATTCCAACGCTATCAGAAAAGTCAACTCTGGTCCCTACAGTAACACCTTCATCTGTAAACCCAGGATCACTAAACCCTGGTCTCCACCAGTGTACTAGTTGAGAAGAATTAGAATAATTTCCTTGATTCACAGTTAAGTCTATAGAATGGTTTCCGTTGAACACCTCTAGAACCGCAAGGTTGGACAGTACAGAATTCCATATAGCCACGTGTCCTAGATTACCCTGCCAGTTATCGAAAGTACCAAAGTTCACATCCATTTCCCCGTAACGTATTCTCCTATCTGGGCTATCAGCCATAGTGCCTGACCCGCCTAACGCAGAATCGGGAGAAACTGGAGATCCGTTTCTCCATACTGATATAGAAGTACCATTCCAAGCAACAACAGCATGGTTCCATAGCTCATCTGTATAGAAATTATTGTAAATTTCGAAATTTATCAAACCACCACCAGTTCCAAAATTTTCTACAACTAAACCTCCTTGATTGTTAGAGTACAGTTGGATTCTATTTGCAGCCGTCACACTATCTACTTGTATTTGAACTAGGGATCTAGGATTAGCCGATGGAAAAACAGAATTATCTGATTTAGCCCAGAAAGATATGGTCCAAGAATCAGCAATGCCAATAGGGTTCGTAGAAGTATTCTTGAAAGCCTCAGAAACTCCATCCAGAGAAACTGACTTCAATGCGCCGCTTATTATTTCCGATGGCAGTATCTCTATGGCTCCTGGGTAATCTCCTATAATCTCTACATTGCCTGTTTCTGAGGTTAGAGGGTTAACAAAAGAGCTTGTTTGAGTATCCATAAAATCCCTGCTCTTAGTTGTCAAGTCTTCCCCAAATTTATAGTAATGCTTTAAATTTTCCGCAGATTGGTATACGCTATCGTTATATCTCAAGTCTACACAATATCCCTGCGAGAATATAAATCGAGCTTCATTTTGGCTTAACTCTTTGTCCCAGATACCAACGTGCCCTATCTGCCCAACAAAATCAGTATCGGCACTAACATTTCGTACCGAACCACCTATTTCTAAGAATCTAGATTGGTCCAATGGTCCGGCCATGGATCCAGAATTAACCACACCAACTTGTTTTATTCCGTTTAAATACAATTTCCAGCTTTCGGGAAAATTAGAAGAATTGAAAACAAGCAACAAATGTTGCCATTCACCTTCCTCTAACACACCATCAAAATCTATCTCTTGAGCTATAGATCCAGCGCTGTTTCTAGCTACCAACCTCAAAGGATCGCCAGAAATAGTACCACCTATAGATATATCTATCGCGCTAGTCTGAGAAGGTGCTTGAGGCCCAATGTACATTAAAGTTTGAAAAGCTGTATCTACGTCTTCAGGTTTAACCCAAATAGAAATTGAAAATTCATTAGAAATACCTATTGGTAAGGCAACAGGAGAACTAAGTGCGTCTGAAGGGCCAAAAAAAGCTGAAGAACCGTTAGACGACAATCCCGGAACCATTATATGCTGCTGTGTAACAGTTCCTAGCCTTGTGGGCAGAGTTAATCCTCCGGATAAAGACCAATCAGAAATAATTTCATCACCTACGGAATTATCTTGCTCACCTTGACCAAGCCTCCACCAGTGTACCAAAGAAGGCGATTCGCTGTAGCAAGCATGTGCTATTCTAAGATCTAAATCTCTCCATCCTCCACTATATATGGATTTAACGCCTTCTTCAGAGAGAGCAGTTGACCATAAAGCAACAGACCCTACAGCACCGTTGAAGTTAGAATTAATACCTCTAATATCGTACCCTATGGATATTCTTCTACTAGCATCTACCGTAGAGGGTACGTTAGGGGAAACAATTATAGAAGTATCATCGAGGCCATTAACAAACAATCTCATAGAAAAAGTATCGTTCTTGCAACCAAGGACATGGTACCATCTACCAGTAACTATGTTAGTATCTCCTGTCTGAGTTCTGGAGTTCAGTACACTAGATACGGTCCATTGAAAATGGACCTGACCAGCAACGTTCACGACTTGTAAAGCAATTTGATTTTGACTATTGTTAACAGATGTCAATCGAACAATATCTGCTGTATTTCCAATAGAAGGAACAGAGTCTACCCTTACCCAAGCTGCGACTGTTAAAGCGTTTGCGATCCCTAAAGGGGTGAAAGAGCTACGGCCTATGCCACGAACCCCTCCAGTAACAAAAAAAGAACCTTCAGGCGCATCCCTTATAACTTGGTCTTCAAGTGACATTATAGAGAAACCATATTTCTATTGTTTGGGGTAAAATCTGCAACTGGGTTTTCCGGATTTCTTCCAATTTTATACCAAGCCACTAAATCGTTTTGGCCATTATAACTATCGTGGCCAACCTGTAAATTAACTCTAGATCCAGATCCGTGATTCCAGATTGTCCTAATTTCTGTTTGGGTCAGCGCTCTATTCCATACAGCAACTTGATGAAAACGACCAGAAAACAAATCAGAAAAATCCACTTTGGAACCTATGGACATGGATCTATTTGTATTCGTTTGGGAACCAGCAATATCCGTAATGTTGTTAACATTTGATGACTGATTTTCTCCGTTTCTGTACATAGAGAGAACAGACCCGTCCCAGGTGACTGAGATCATGGACCATATATCATTGTCTCCAAAGAATATATCTGATGTAGCTTGATACCTCTTTATAAGTACGCCACTACTGTTGAACAGTCTAAAATTAATGAAATCAAACCCAGAAACAGCAGGATTCAGTGTGATATCAAACCTATTAGTGTTTGACCCTGCAATGCTAGCTATTTGAAATAAAGTCTGAGTGTTAACATTGTTTTCTAAATCCGAACCTCTTACCCATAAAACAACAGTGAACGCATTTGTTATGCTCAAATTAGAATCAGAAGGGATTCTTGCAGCATCGTCTACTCCATTAAATATCACACTAGACGCATGAAAATCTTGAGACTGCGGGTTAACAAGTAACCCCCCTTCACGAGCGCAACCAATAGTAGGCTGTCCCGCCCCAAGAAGCCTGTAAGGTATGTCTCCCGACAATATAGGCATTATTTATCTATACCCCATCTGCTTGGCTCAGGGTTTTCTAAAAGAAAAGAGATAACTTTTCTAAAATCTCCGTCAAATCTGAAGCCCCTATCATCAATATACAAAGCAGCTTGAGGCTTTTCTAGACTTACCGGTATATTAGGAAACCCCCATTTTTGTAACCATTCCTTTATTGCATCAACTCCCCCAGATACATTAGAACGGCACGAATAAATTACTAACTCATAGCGATTAGCTAATAACCATCCAATTACTTCAGATGCCCCCTCTACTGGGGGTCCCCCTGGGACAGGAAAATTTTGCTCTTTTTCTTCATATTTATGAAGAACACCGTCGAAATCTAGAGCAATAACTACATCCGTGCTATAAGGCATACAAATCTCCTGTGCTATTTGAAAGATAATCCGCTTGCTGTACATGTCCTTTACACTAAAGAACTGAAGAATATAAAGATTCGCAGTAAACTGGCCGATTACAAGAGAAAGCTCATGCAATAAACACAGATAGAATCGTGTAATGAGAAAACATCAGCTCTTTTCAAAAGCTTACGATAAAGCATCCACCATTAAAGCTGGTGGCAAAAATACTCTTTCTGAAGAGGAAGAAGTAGAGCTTAAAAAGTTTCTGTATAGAAAAGAATTCAAAGAAGCTGACTGCCACATTTGTGGGCGTAAAGCTCTAAATAGAGATAGAACGAAACAAGGTATTCCCGTTGGATTGAGAATCTGCGGCCCCTGTCTTTTTAACAAACCCCCCGAATGGGGAAAAGAATCTTCTCATAACTCCTAAGTACAATTACTTTTGTAACAAAGATAACGAAATCGAAATAAAGCAGATATCCGGTAAGTTCAAAGTAATTATCTGTTGAATATAGAGATTAGAGGAAACTATAAATGTGGTTACCACCAGATGTTCTGGAGCAGTATGAGTCTCAACAAAGGGAAGCTCTTTTAGAAGCCGAAGAGAAAGCTGAGGAAGCTAAGAGAAAAGCGGAGGAGGATGCTAGAAAAACACCAGAGGAAAAGCTTTTCGAGGCTAAAGAAAATTGTAAAATTGCTGGTGATAGGTTTTGTTTAAGGGTAGTAGGGATGCTAGACCGTGAAACTTCAAAACTTGTTGACCAATTTCCCATTCTTGAAGGTCTAGAAGATGAGGTTTCAGAAATTGTAAGTTTAGGCTTTTTAATAGCTCTTGACAAGGAAATTAGGGAACGAGGTCTTCTTCCATCAGACGAGGAAGATGAGAAAAAATCGGAAGAAAATGAAGCAGGAAAACGCCTTCCTTAAATGGCGTTTGGGGACTGCCGTCAAATGGATTCACAGATTCGCAGTAATTCAAGACTACTACTTCGCGTCCTAATTCGCGGCGTTTAATTGGGCAGAGAGAAGATCTTCGTGGCGCAGTGTCTTGAGTACAACCTTGCTGCGCAAGGTCGGACACCTCAGATGGCTCAGAAGGCTTTTCTTGAAGCGCTTATCCAGACCCATGCTCTTGTAACGCAGCATGGAGCTGCGGACCCATTTGGCTACTTGGGGCCAGCACCCGCCGAGGCTTGGCAGGCTTGGCAGGCTTGGCAGGCTTGGCAGGCTTGGCAGGCTTGGCAGGCTTGGCAGGCTTGGCAGGCTTGGCAGGCTTTCAAGGGAAATTAAGGTTCCTTTGGTATACTGACTATTAAGGCGGTTGCCCCGCTCAGGCAGATAGTGGTTCGGGTGTGCCCCCTGACAGGACTCGAACCCGAGACCATGGCCGTGGAAGAACCGCACTCTATCCATCTGAGCTACAACAGGGGCGACCACCGTACTACCTACGCCCCTGGGCCATCGCACAGCTCGGGGTCGTTTGCCTTTAGTGATGAGCGGGCGATACGGCGTGTTCTAGAGATTCTTTGGGATGGGCTTACATACCCCACACACTTTTCTAACTTGCTCTTTGGGCGTTAACATCTCAGCACCACATCTACAGAATTTTTTAGCCCCTAGGTGAGAAATGGGGTAGATATCGTCCGTAGTTGCTTCAGATGGCTTTACTTTGGTCATCCACCCATCAGCGTTCAATTCATCCAACAATCTCTGGAGACGACCCCTAAGGCTGCTAGGTCCGCCAGCCGATTTGGCGGAAATTAACCTTCTGAACTGTTGGCGGGTTAACTTCTCTGTCCAGACAAACACGTTTGTTCTAGCAGAGGTGTTATCATCAATCCAAATTGAGTCTTCTGGAAGACCTATCTCACTGGCTACAAACGAGTGCCATTTAATATTTGCTTTACTTATCGGCATCAATTGTACTCAATAATGTCAGAATGTGGCATGTCAGGATCTAGACACATAGGAATTAGCCATCTAAGATTGAATAGAATTTTCTCTTCAAAGGGAATATGAAACGCATTGAAAACAATAACTTCTTCGTCAGTACAGGTTCTTAGTTTATGGAGAGGAATATCAAAAGCTTTAAAGACTGTTACATTCCAATCAAGACAGCCAAAGGAAGTAACTCTTAGCCACTTTTCTTTAGGAATAAGAAGTCCAGTTTCTTCTTTGAATTCCCTAATTTGAGCTTCAAGTGGATTTTCCCCTTTTTCTATGTGGCCACCAATTCCATTAAGAATACCTTTTTGCCAATCTGGCCTGGACTTACGAATTAAAGCAACCTTTGTATTAACATCTACTTCTTTCTCGGGGGAATCAAAAGCAAACCCCAAAACATACAGACTCTTTTTCCCAAATCTTTTGTTCATGGATTTTCCCTTACGTTTGGTATAATTTCAAAAACAATATCTTTTTCAACTCATTTGAACTTCTTAGTCCGTGCCGGGATTTTACCTTCCCAGCATTTCTTTTCTTATATTCAGAACTTCTCATTCTTACCCTGATAGCTTCCGCATAAGCAGCATTTTTAGGGTCTTTTTCACTCAAAGCAACCTTTTCTACCCCAAAAGTCTGCACTATAGCTTTGATTTCATTTCTTTTGGATCTAATGTTATCAAGCTCTTCACTAGTCGTATCTTTGGTCCAAATTCGAAGAGTAAGTTTTTTATTCCCCGTAACATACACCCTAGACAAACCGATTCCGAGAAAATTGGCAACCCTTTCTCTGACCTTTAGAGACAGGTCCTCAGAGATTCCATTACCTTTGATTTCATCATTAAGTTTTTTGGAGATAGGCATAGTCTTCTTTTTCGCCCTAGACCATGTGAAACTTTAATCTCATTCTTCTAGATCATTCGATTTTACGTAGCGCTCCGCTAGCTTGGGAGCTGCATAAAGCACCTTTTGAATATCCTTTTTCCCCAACTTTAGTAGCATCATGGAGCAGCAATATAATCGCATATTCAGTGAGGCCAGAATCTTGAATTTTCTCTAAACCATCTGCCACCTTGTGTATAGAAGAAACCAACACAGATATAGGGGTTTCATCATTTGTTTCCACAGAAAGAGGATGTTTAATATCTTTCTTTGGCAGTGGCATTTCGTCTCATCTCCTCTTTAGCTGCAAGATGTCTTAATTGTCTCTCTAATTCTAAAATGTAATTTCTAAGATTGTTGTTCTCGTCATCTAATTCTTTGATCGTTAACTCATTAGCTTCTTGAACGCTCATTTTTCTTTCGCTGCTCCTCGATCGCTCTTCTCCTGTTTGTGGCTTTTTTCTTAAGAGAAGGGGCTTTAATCTGATCAATGTTAAGTCCTTTGATATCTAGATAGCTGTTAATTTCATATAGTTTTACATCAAATAGAGGGATATTTCTTGTTGTTATTCATAAGGAATTTCTCAATATTTCTTTTGTTCTAGAAGATATTGCCGCTATTACTGCCTCAATAACAGCCTCTTTTACATCTGTACCAGAATATATCAAACTTACACCTGCTGTGACTCGGTGGACTCCGCTTTCAGACACATGAACAGTGTTTCCATCAAAAGTCAACGTTCCAGATTCTTTTTCAGACTCAACTGCTACAGTTTCTTCTAACAACTTGGTAATTTTATCCGCTACTTCTATCGCTTTAGCAAATTCTGAATTCATATAGTTTCCCTGCTTGTAGTTACTTTTGCCTTACTTTAATTATAAAACTCACAGTATATCCTATTCAATCTTTAGAGAAGTGTTAAAACATCCGAAGAAAAGACCTCAACATGGTTATCTAATCGTTAACCCGGTGAGCTTGGGTCGTTGACCCGTATCGAGCGTTACTGGCGATATACTTGACCCGACTCAGCCTGAAAGGCTGTTTAGGCCAGAGCTGTATCACTAGTTAACCGGATCCAGGGTTAAATATTGTTAACCGGATCCAGGGTTAAATATTGTTAACCGGATCCAGGGTTGGGGTAAATAGTGGAACTTGTTAAGTGTCAAGCTCAAGAAGAATTCTATAACCTCATATCCCAAGATCTCCGGTGCCGACTGGATACCATGTTAACCGTGAGATGTGACCATAACTGGTGGTCTGGTAAAGCTACTCTATCCCTGGAGAAATTTGAGAATCTCATATTCCGACTATATCGGAATTATGGTCGTTTGACGGGAGACCAACTCCCAATCATTGGTGTCATATCACCAACTAAATTCACAAGGTGGCCCCATTTCCACGGTGTTATCCAAAAGCACATTGGCACCGATGAGAAGCCCGTGTCGGATGAAAAAGCTCTCGAAGCAATTGCTAAAAAGTTACACCTCACCATAAAAATCACTCAACATTCCGGTAATCAACTTGATTACGTTGCCCGACACCTGCTTCGAAACGGTGCTATGGTGTCTCTTGGGAAACATGTTCGACGTAACTGGGACCGCACTGACGAATCTCGGGAAAAATCACGAGAAAACAAGAGCAAGAGCAAGCTTAAATAAACTCTAACCTCTGTTAAAAAGCAAAGCGAGATGCTCTCTTTGCCGATTTCTTTCCCTGTCTCGGCCAAAGACCCCTTCGGCTTCGAAGGCGCTTTGGGAAGCATGCCACGCAGCCCCCAAGGCTGCCTCTCCTGGGTTCTGTTTGACGCAAGAACGAAAGCACTTGAGAGCTTCGTTGGCAGATTTATCCTCGCTGCGTGGGATGAGCCTACGGCACATTTTATGTATTTCCCGGGCCACGACATCCATACGGGGTCGATCGTTGCTTAGAGATGATTCTACAGCGTCTCGAAGCAATTTTACTCGGGCTTCGCCGAAGCTCTCTACAACCCTCCACTTGAGCCGCTGGGCTACGTCGGCCGCGAAGGTTCTAAGGACCCCTTCGGGGGTAACTTCGGGACGACACACGGCGAACATTACATCCCCATAATCGATCCACGTCCTTCGTAGGATTTCAGATACAGTGTATTCTTGGGTACCTGGGTCGTTGGACTCTATTTGATCTCTGGCCTTGTCATATCCCCAACACAAGCCAAGTTTAGCAACTATCTCGGGATTCAATTTACCGGTAGGATTCCTAGGCATTTTAGCTTACCCTCTTCTGGATCTCTTCAGGAGCGTCTAGAAGGTAGGGGTTCTCTTTCTCGGGGATATGGTAATCAAAGCTGGGGACTTCACTTTTGATGGATTCTAAGACCAGAACCACGCCGTCGAAATACTGTGACAGATCCTGCGGGGCAAAACCTCCCGAAACCACTACATCTTTATTCTTTTTGATTTTCTGTAGTATTACATTTCCTAGCTGAGAAGGCTGTGTGAAAATAGGCCCAAGCTTCCCCATTAACTCGAATTCGTTTATGATATCGTATTCTACATACCCTATTGGTTGTCCTTTTGATAACAAAGTAATCTTCACGTCTAATATCCTCTCACAGTGGCGATAATCAGAGCTAGGTGCTCAGGGTCCTTGGTGGCTAATTTCCGAAAGTACTCAGGATTGTACAGCGCCTGAAGCCCTGTTGAGATGAGTTCAGTGGCTGGGTTGTTTGGGTTGTCAGGCTGGGGCATTCTTTCCCCGTAGGATTTTCCAGCGTAATCAATGAAGAATTTTCCACTTTTGAAACGTTCGTGCTTTTGATATCCCCTAATGGTTTTGAGCTTCTTGCCTCTGGTTCTATTATCATAGAAATCAAGAATTCTTTGATGAACTCTTTGATTTCTGAATTCTAGGTGATGACCAAACTCGTGTACCACAATGTCAGGAGTAGCGTGCTGATCTATGGCTATTACATTCTGTTCCTTTTGGGCGTAAGCCCTTAGAACAACATCATACTTCCATTTAATTTCTGTTAATTCAGCGTTGGCCGGGTCCCTTTTAGAAGACAAAAGATCTTTGTGTAAAATAGAGGTAAGGTGGCTGATGGAGTGTTCAATTGCGTCTAAATGCGTTAGCTCCAGATCGCCTCGTGTTCTTGCTTGCTGGCGAATCTGCATCAATTGCTTGCCCTTTTCACCCGCATAATCGGGATCCCTTGGATTGATATCGTCCCAATCAATGTTGGCAAAAGAATTAATTATTTTGCCAAATGTATTCATATCAACGGATGTATTCTTATTGGCTTGCAAAAGCCCGTCTAGAAGAGAATTTCGGTCTTTTTCAATTTGTTCGTAAACTTGTTTTTTTACAGTTGCCTTGCCTTTTACCCTTCTAACCTTCTCAGCTAACAGATTGTCCATCTCTTCTATCAAGAATTTTTCTTTTGTTTTGGATTCCTCAGATAACTCTCCTGATCGTTGTCTTCTTTCTTCGTCAAATTTGGAGAATTCTTTAAGAATCTCTTCCTTTCTTGGCTTATAAACAGATTTTTCCCATTTGTTATACGCTCGTTCTGACTCTCTGAGGGGGCGAATACTGTCTTTTAGTGAGTCGAAATCCAAACCAAGGTTTTTAGATTCAACCATTGCTTTTTGGGTTGCTTTTGTGTAATCGTGAAGGTAGGAATTCTCAGTCCACTGCTCGTTGCGTCTAAACTCATACCACATCATGTCATTAGCTTCTTCGTCCCCAGCTCTAGCAGATTTCTCTAGAATTATCTGGGCAGCTTTGGGGTTGGGTAGGAATGGAGACTGGTTTATCATATGCCCCATTTCAGTGGGCTTCCCCATAAGAATTTCAGCTAAGAATGGACCGTTGGTCTGCCCTCCTGTTTGGGCCCATGTGTCAAAAGTTCTTCGAAAACGCTGCATCTTCTGTTCAATGAATTGAAGTTCCTTATCGTTTTTAGGACCTTCAGGGAAATCTCTCCATGCTAAATCTGGAATATCGTCAAAACTCATCATATCTGGCTTGTTTGCCAGAGTATTCCATTTTAGAATATCTCTTGGATCGTCTTCACGTTTGGCAGCTTTATAGCGATCAAAAGAGTGCTCTATTTTAGCAGCCAAGAATGGGAAATTCTGGCCTTCAAAATTCATGTTGTTGAAGGTAGTTTTAGTTCCTTCTATGAAGTGCCTACCTATTGGACTCTCTTTTATCTTATGCCACAGATCGTTTAACTTACCTGTGTATTCATCAAGACTCTCAGAGTCCGTGATTTGCATCTTATTCCAGCGCCCCAATTCCTCTTGTAGAGAATCCATTTCGAGGCTATGTTCGTAGCGCTTGGTGGCTTTCGCCGCCATTTGGATGGAGAACCCAATGATATTCATTAGGGAAGAGGCATTTTTTAGATTTTGATACTGGGCTGAGATTTCCTCAGGTTTGAGGGTCTTAGTTTGGCGGGCAGGATCAACCGCTTTTTCATACTCAGAAGCGTAATCTCTTAGAGGGTCGGGATCTTGTTGCTCTTCTGGGTCTTTTTCTTTTTCTGTCTTGGGCTCTTCCTCTTCAGGAGCCTTGTCTTCTTTTTCACCCTTTTTTGGCTTAGTTTGATGCCAAGGAATGCCTTTTTCTCTACGCTTCTCAGCGCTATTTTCATCTGTCCAATATGGATTTTCACCGGGTTCGGGGCGGTGAGCCTCCCCATCATGGCACTCTTTTTCCTTAGGAATCCAGCCTTCTCCGCAGGGCTGGTCGTCTTCTGAGCGAGGAATTTTGTCTCCCGCAAAAACGGGCTCATCCCAGGAAAATGGTCCAAAGCTTGCCATATCAAATAGATAACGGTTAGGCTTCGTCAGGGGAATCTGCTTTTAAGTCTTTTATAACATCTTGAAGATCGTTACCATTCAAAACTTTATCATAATTGTAAGTTTTGTTGGTTCTATGGTCTTTTACTTGCTGTCTCGGTTCGTGATACGTTCGGATTCTGTCAGTTTCCGATCTAATAATTTCTATTTGGTGAGCCTTTTTCATTAAAGGTACAAGCTGATCAGCAAGACGCTTAAAGGCTGCTTTTTTGTTTTGTAGTTGGGATTTATGTTCTTCAGATTGAGTTGTAATACCTGTTGGTTTGTGTTTGATTCTACAAGCTGAATCTGTCTTATTTCGGTGCTGGCCTCCGGGACCAGAGCCTCTGTAATAAGTTATCTCCAGATCTTCTTTTCTAACGGTTTTCGGCCACATAGTGTATCCTCAGTGATATAAAAGCGGCGGGATGGTCGGAAAGCCCATCAAACTCTAAAGCTCGACCGCTATCGAGTATATCAATTTTAATGTTATCTGGTGCCCTAACAAAAAAGTAATCTACTGTTTCGAACCCTTTTATGTACCCTGTCACATTAGTGAGATTAGTTTCTTGTAAAAACAACCCAAATTCTGGTTCTCCAGGCTTGCTGTTAAAATCACCTCCGGCTATTATAATAGAATCGGAAGGTAAAGAATTTACAAACCTTGCATACTCTCTAATCTGATGGGATCTTGCTGTAGTATCAGCAATACTATTACCTGCATCCATGTGGGTATTTATAACACATAACGGTATTTCGTTGTTTAACAGAATCTTACTAACACTGAGCCCTTTAGGGACCCAACAATCTGATGATTTGTTTCTCCATCCAGAGCATTTAGAATAGGGAACGAATTTATTCTCTGTGAGAGGGAACTTGCTGTATGTAGTTAGCCCGGGCTTGAACCACAGGCCATCAAATATCCAAGCTATAGGTATTCCCCATAGCCTAACTTTATGGGGCCTGTACCTGTGTTTCTTAGTTCCCTCAAGGAAAGAAGAATAACTAAAATCTTCCTGATAAAGAACTACATCGTAACTTCTAGCTCTTTGAAAGATATCTAAGTGTCTTCGGTGTGGGTTATCCTGCTTGGTTAATATGTCAGGCAAACCAGCAACATTCAGAGTCAAAAATGTTACAGCTAGAACTTTAGCTGTAGTTACAGGATCCATTCATAACCTTTAGGGTTCATTTTTCTTGTACCCCAAGTTCCTGTTCAAATAGTTTGGTTATCTTTTTCAGATACTTTTCTGGTTGTTTAAAACCATAGCAAATATCCCTTACTAGTTCAAACCTGTCTTTGTCTTTCCAATCATCATGAATTTCTTCTAATATACTATCAAGGTTTACAGAAGCAAAGCAATTTATAGAGGTTTTGGCCATCTTATCTGATCTCCTGTTCTACTATTATCAAAGGAATCCTTTCTTTAGACAAAAGTCATACATAGTAATACCGGCGGCTACCGCGACATTTAATGACCTTACTGACCCTAGCTGGGGGATGCTCACAATTTTATCACAACGTTGAGACAAACCCGGTATATGGTCTAGACCCTCTCTTTCATGCCCAAAGACCAGCAGAGGGTTATCAGGCCAATCAAATCCCGTCATAGGGAAGGAACCTTCGATGTTATCTATCCCTATCCATGTATACTTTTTGGGGATATTTTCCAAAGCAGTATCTAAGTCACTATAGTGGCTTAGGTTTTCGTAAAGGTACGTTCCCACGCACCCCTTTCGGTTATATTTCCTCCTGCCTATGTAAAAAATTTCTTGACCGCAGAATGCATTATGTGATCTAACTATGTTAGCAATGTTAATGTCATAATCAATATTTAGAATCAAAGAAGCAAAGGGCTTACGTCGTAGGCTTAGTTTACTTCTAATCTCTTCTACTTCAAGACCTTTGAATTCGTCAATTACATTTCTGGTGTCAGTGGTTTCCATAATTTAAACCAACAGCTTTTAGTAATTCCCAATGGCAGAACAGGATGTTCCTGACATTGATCCGTCAGGGCGGCGAATTAGAAGAACAGAATTTTCACCTTCAAGTCGAGTAAGACTACACCATAACGTACTAATATCGTACACTTCCTGTTGTGTTTGTTCCGGGGTAGATTGCATAGTAATTAAGATTGTCAAGCTACTTGCTTCTGAACTAATTTGGCAGTCTACCCCTTTCATAAGGAGGCAAGCTTCGGCTGTACGCTCATGGGATTCAAAGTCATGAGGAACATATTTTTCTAACTGCTCTTGTGTGGAAGAGCATCCTATAAGTACCAGAGAAACAAGCACAAATAGGAAAATCTTTGTAGTACAACTCACTGTAGACCCTTTCGTTTTTGAGCTTCTACTGCTTTACGTCTGTTGCTTTTAGTTTGTTCTGCTGGAAATGCGTGAGGCTCGCATAAGATTCGACCCTTTAGAGATGGGTTACGGCACCTCTTTACCTGACAAGTAGCGATATCGTAGCATGTTCCTAGATTATCGCAAATTTCGCATTTTTCACGTCGAACAGATGCAGATGGTGGGGGTTTATTACGACCTAGGCAAGATTCGCAATAAAACATTTTAGTCTTTGCGGATGCGCTGTGGAAGTTCGTAGTGTTCTAATCTTTTGTCTACATATTTCTCACGAACTTCGTTTACTTCATCAGTAACTTTAGAAAGCTTGTTAGCTTCATCATCCGTTAAATCATAATCGAGCACAAGACGCTTTAAGAAATCAGTTATTTTATCAAAAGCATTTAATGGTGAGCGAATGGCTTTCATAAATTTCTTCTTTCCTTTCTTTTGGGCAATAATTGCCTTTTATATTTTTTAACATGGTTTTCTGTGTTAAATGGGTTCATGAAGCATATTTCATTACCAATTGAAGCAGAGTCCCTGTAATGAGACCTACTAAAAACGATAATGTTGCCCAAAATCTTCTGCTTGATCTAATCCTTTCCGTGATTGTACTGGCTTCTGCAAGTCTGATTGAAGTGCCGGTTTGCTGTGAGGGCTCCCAATCAAATACCATCTTGGTGATTACATCACTAGGGACTCTATGGGAGTTCCTCCAAGCAGCTTCGATTGGAGCTGGATGAGGTAATTCTACAAAAGCTACAACATAACCTGCTCTTTGGGCTGCTTTTACGTAAAGGTCAAAATGTTCGCGCTTTACATTTGTATTGTCACAAATAACACAATCGTCCCCAGAGAACAAAGAATCCTTGAAGTTGCTTAGATTCTGTTCATGTCTTTGGGGAGCAAGATCGGCGCTCCACTTATATTCTCCATCGACCATGCATAAATCATCGGTGGAATGAATAGTCGCGGTGAGACCACTATTTTTGAATGTTTCAGCGATAATTTTCGCTACCGTTGATTTCCCGCTACCGGGAATTCCTCTCATGACAAATGCATATCTCATAAAGACTAGTTTTCCTTTGTGTTTTCGACTGCTTCTTATGACGAGTTATCTTCTTCCCCAGATTTTCTACATATGAGCTTTTCGACGCCCCTGGGTGAAACTTTAACCTTTACCGGAAAAGAATACTAATACTCTCTTCATTATTAGTTCGTCGTATAGCTTCGGCAAGTAGGGGTGCTACTGAAGCCACTTTAATTTGTGTTCTGGCTACATGGCTATCAGGAAACTCTAGGGGAATGGTATCTGTAGTAATAAGGGTTAGTTTTCTTTCTTGTATATTCTGCCAAGCTCTACCGCTTAGAACAGGGTGGGTAATAGCCGCAGTTACGCTTGTTGCTCCGTGTTCAAGCAAGGCTTCAACCCCACTACAAAGTGTCCCAGCCGTGTCAATCATGTCATCTACCACAATGCAATGACTATTATCTACTTTACCAATTAAGTTCATCACTTCGGATTCGTTAGCTTTTTCTCTTCTCTTATCAATAATTGCTAACGGGGCGTCTAGTCTCTTAGCATACTTTCTTGCTCTTCCGGTGCCGCCAGCGTCAGGAGATACAATAGTTATGTTCTCTTGGCTATTAAACATTTTTTTAATTTCTTCTAGAAGAACTGGCTTAGCAAAAAGATTGTCCACTGGAATATCGAAAAACCCTACAATCTGTAGAGCGTGGATATCAATAGTCATAACCCTATCTGCTCCAGCAGTTTGAATCAAATTAGCTACTAGTTTAGCAGTGATTGGCATACGAACAGCATTTTGGCGGTCCTGACGAGCATACCCGTAGTATGGGACAACTGCCGTGATTCGTCTGGCACTAGATCGCTTCAAGGCGTCTATTAGGATTAGAAGCTCCATGAGGCTTGTGTTTGATGGACGACAGGTACTCTGCACCACAAAGCAGTCTGCGCCTCTAACATTCTCTTGAATAGCTACCTGCACCTCTCCGTCTTTGAAATTGCTTACCTTTGTCTTTGAGACCTCTATGTCCAAGTCAGCCGCAATTTTCTTAGCAAGCTCCGGATTGGAATTACCTGTAAAGACTCGTAAGTTGTTCACTTTAATAGATTCCTTATTAGGATTAAGCAAAATATTGTCAATAATAAAAAGACGTGGGAAATATTGGAGCTAATCTCCCCTTAACGTTAGATGTAATGATGGTAACTTCTAAGGAACCTTGTAATTATCTTGAAAAATTCTCATGGTCTTTATTTCGGACGACAAAACCCGAAACTTTAGCTTATTTTATGGGCATGGGTATAGTGCAGCAATTGCTATGGAAAACTCCGACTTTAGGTGAATTCACTGATATTTCCTGTGCTGAGCTAGTCCATTTGTTAAATAAAGGTAGATACGCCCTCATTTCAGGTGGAAATAGTCATGAGGCTTTAAAAAACGAAATAGAAGAGGCAGGATATAGGGTAACCCCAGCCACAGGTAATTACGGGGGAAGAACAGAACCTATGTTCCTTGTACATGACCCAGATGTTAGAGATATGGTTGCTCTAGGCTCAAAATACCTACAACACTCTGTTGTCATAGCAGAAGCAGGTAGGCAAAAAATGATATTTACAAATGGCCCCCACAAAGGGCGTATTAGGGCCGGTCGTGGCTGGAAAATAGCGACCGGCCTTGAAGGCCAATTCACTGAAATCAGTACAACGGACGGAGAAAAGGTCCGATTTTCTTTACAGTTTTGAGGTAAAATATAAAATGCCTACACAAATCGATGAAGGGGAGACAAATGCAGCTTCCCCGAAAATACTACAGAGAAATTGCTAGACAATTAATAGAAAACCCAAATCATATTACAGCAGCCTGCGCTGTAAAAGCTATAAACGATCTTTTGGATGATCGGGCCAAGCTTTCTCTGAAACTTGCTAAACAAAATACAGTGCCTAAAAAGAGAAAATGGTTCTGGAGAAGGTGGATATTTGGCTAGGGGTGGATATTTAATTCATCACATTTAGCATGATACTCGTCCATAGCTTCATGAAAGAGATTCCACGCTTCGCTTTTATCAGCGTTTGATGATAGGTTTAAAACAAGAAAGGTTAGTCCATCACAGACTGATCTTCTTTTTTTGAAATTTTCTTCTGTCATCCAGTGAGGGTTGCGTATTAACTCATAAAATGTCAACACTTCTTGTTGAAGGTGTGACAGGTCAATATTTAGACCCGGTACTCTTACCCGTCCCATGCCAAGAAAATAACCACCTTACTTTGTCTTTTTTAATTTTAATTTCCCTAAAAACTTTTAGACCCGGTAGTCAAAATTGACTACCGGGTCCATTTCTTTTCCATGCCGCTAGTCGCGGCGTCCTCCCTGGGGTTTACCCAGGGCAGCCGAGACACAGCCGGATAAGATAAGCTGTATCCTTTTTCGTCTTTAGTCTTTTGGAACTACTAACCTAGCCCAACTTCCGTCTAATTTCCACAAAACCCTAAATACTGAAAATGGGAATACTATAAACCCATATAGAGGATCCATTAGTGAAATATACTCGATCTTACGTTCTGTGTGAACACCTGTAATTATAGTAAAGTGACCTTCCCTATCGCTACATTTATAAGTAGCAACTATAGGTGTACTCTTTTTACAAATTTCCCTAATGTCACGATACGTGAACTTAAATCTAGCAAACTTAAAGCTGTGTTTTTTCAAACACTGTTTAACGCCTTCTTCGGTTGTTCCATGAACCTTGTGAGATTTGCAGTCCCTTTTGATATCTTCTACAGTTATATTTCTTTTTTTATAGGAAATTATATGGTGAAGTACGTGAGGAACGCAGAGTCCATATTCGGGGTTTTGAAGTTTCACAAATCAATACCCATAATTATCGTTAGCCAACGCCAGTTGAGCTTTGTCGGGTTCCATTTTTAGAACCTTACTTGGGTATTGTATAGGGAGGCTTTCTTCTCTCTCAAGTCTTTCCGAGATGTGCGTGGGGCCCCAATTGTATGCAGCCAACGCAGCATGTAGATTCCCTTCAAACCTATTTATCAGCTTTCTAAGATAGAAGGTACCCATTCTGATATTTGTTTCGGGGTGAAACAACATTTTTCTTGTATAATTTTTGATGTTTAACTCTTTTGCTATTTGAAGCCCTGTTCGTGGCATTATTTGAGTAAGGCCGATGGCCCCTACACGGGATACTGCATCGGGATTACCACCGCTTTCCACTCTGATAAGGGAAGCTATTAGCCATGGGTCCATATCAAACTCTGAGGAATATGATTCCAAGGCGTTAGCAACTCGCTCTGCGAAAACCCTGTCCCCAATTAGTGTTTCTTCTGCTACTTTATCTACTGTAGCGTTCCACATTGCCTCTTTTCTTTCGAAGAGAAATTTCTTGTATTCTATTTTTGCAACGCTTTCCGTTTGTCTGGGGAGGTAATTTATTTCGGCATTGTTTGTTCCACTTAGATAGGTTTTTGGGAAACCAAAATCCAGTAGAAGAAGAATTACTCCAACTAGAATCGTTAATCGATGCTTGTTAATTGAATAATTCTTACTCATTAGTAAACCCCGATTTAGCTGTTTTCTACCCCTATAGGTTAAGCTTATTTAGCTAGAACTACACCCAGCCGGCGCATCATTTGGAAACCTGTAATCACCCTTTCTGTATCGTTATTTTCCCACATGAAGAGAAAATCAATAACTTGTGCCCCGTTAGGGGAATCATAGAGCTGGTAGGCTTCATATAGATCTATGAACAGTTGGTGTCTCCCTTTTCGCCCTTGGTACATCCCGCGCTCATCCCGGGCGTGGAGTTGGTTGGGTTGTATACGTTTACGCACAGGCTTAGGTTGTCCCTTCTCTCTTCGCTTTTTCTGCTTTTTCTTGCACAGGGAAGTTTGTGTCATCGTAAAACCCTTTGATGCGTTCTAGTGAAATACTATGGAACTTTTAAGTAGGTAGGTGCCCAAAGAACCTAAGAAAGCAAAAGCTAGCCCCCAGCCACATTGAGAAAGAACTTTCCTATCTAGGACCGTCTTACCTGACCCCGCTATTCTGGTCAAAGCTCCTACCCAAAAATAGAAAGCTATAAAATACCCCCATGAGAGTAACCGTTATCAAGACCAGATTTACATCCATTTCTTGCCCACTTCCTCTTTCATCTCTGTTTTAATCTTCTTCTGTTGGAGAAATATCAATATTACGAATTTTCCAAGCTCTCTTTCGCTTCCTGAACCAAGATCGAAACCTCATCGCGCTTTTCTCGGTGCGGAAGATGAACCCAATGTTCCTGACCCCGAAACCACAACCCGCCCCGGACAACTCACCTCGAAATTTCTTCGCCTGCCTACCTAGACTAACCTCGAAGTCGTAATCGAAAGCTTTATCGAAGTCGGCGTCGAATTCTACATTAAGGTAATATGACATGTAAAGACATCCTTTTCCATTTCCTCTTTCTCTAAGAGGGTAGCGGGGGCAGGATTCGAACCTGCGGCTTTTAATTATGACACTTATTAGTTCTACTAAATCTCTGCCCCTTAGGCTGAATACAGGAAACCTTTATTTCATGGCAAGTTCTATTGCCGTGTCTGGCTGCTGCCTTGTCTGCCTCTTCTTGGGTAGAATAGGTAAGTCGGGATATAGCCCCGCAGCTCCAGTGATCTTTCCAGTCCATGGATCGGTTCTGCTCATTACAGTACCAGAACCAACGTCCTGCTCTCCAAGAGGTGCTTGACGGCATACTATTTCCTTTAAACCTCAACCATTAATTTATGTTCTCTCCAGCTCTTCGGGACCCAGAGGGAATATCGCGTTTATTTTGCGCTTGCCTGCGCTCTGTGCGGCTGTGTACCTGTGGTAACCATCCACTAGGTTGTTATCCTCGTCTATCAGGCAAGAGAGGAAGGGCTCCATCTTTTTTGGCGAATCACCTCCGGTATAATATTCTGCGTACTCCTCAATGGCATCCCGATCTAGCTTTCGATAAGCCTTAGGTACCCGTACGTCATTTAGATCTACCTTCTTTTCTCTCTTTAGTTATAAACAAAATGGGTTAGGACATAATCTACTGGAACCTCTTCGGTATATCTACGAAGACCAATATTCCAGGCAAATAAATCATCCACTCTTGCCTGCAACATTTGGGATTCCTACAACTGGCTCTCCTGCGGAAGGGCTTCGTGTTCCCATACTGGAAATATCTGATAGGATTGAAGAAGCTAATTCTGGGGAGTTTCACAATCTATCCCTTTCCCATTAAATATCAATTATTGTTTACGGAAGCCCTTCGGACAGAAAAACACTAACGAATATTGCCGCAGACACGCAGAGAATGATATAGAACATACCGATACTGATTAGTGTTTTCATACATTTCCTATCGTCACAACAGATTTGAAACTTTAGTGGCACTCTTCTGAGGAGATTTCCTCTTCTTCGGAAGGATCTGAATCTTTTTCTTCGTCTACAGTCATAGTAGCCGCAACTTTTTCAACAAGCTTTTTTGAAACCTTTAATGCTAATCTATCCGCTATGGCGTCAACCGCAGCGTCCTCGTTCTCCGATGCTGCACGAGCCGCGTCTGCAAGCCTTTCAGCAACAGCATCTAGAGTTGCTTCGGTAGTACCTGCTGTGTGACCTACAGGACCGGTTGGGGCTGTAGCCCCCAAAGACACAGCGACTCCTGCTTCTGTGAGCTTCTTTTCAAAAACCTTATCCATGGGGTCAGGGTCGTCCTCTTGCTCCCATATCCACGCAATTTCTGTTTTACCTCCATGACTATGAACATTCATGGCGTTCTTAACAGAAGCATATACATTTGTGGAACCGTCTTTACCTAGCCAGCGTATTACGCATGTTCCGTCGCTAGCTTCAAATACGTCAGCCTTGTTGTCCCCGACACCAGAAACACCATGTATGTCTTCATGACGAAGAATTCTTCCGACCCTAACGCTCATTTTATTTCCTTTTAGGGTGAAGTTGAAATAAACTATAAATTTACTCTAAATCGTTCACCAGTTTTTGGCGCGTAAACTTTAGACTAACGGAGATTCTCCTAAATAATCACCTATGTGAGTAGCATTGATAATGCTATTGTGTGACAAAGAATTCTTCCACATCGTTTTCAAAAAGGTGCCAAGAATCAACTAATATGTTAACATATCCACCAGTTAGCTTGATTTTGGCCTCGGTGTGTTAATTACATTTAGACTCAAAATTAGCATTATTTGATCCCTAGAATTTTAATAGTCACAGTGTTGACAGGACTTTAGTCGTGCTAACTGTTCAATTCAGCGAGCAGAAAGACTCGCAACAAAAGGAGATAAAAATGCGAACTGATTCTATTTTAGATGATTTTCTTCCTACAGTTTTATCCATGCCAAAAAGGCATAACGGTCTAGCAGGTAGGCCCCTTTGGGGGATTTCTATGGTTGGCAAAACCGACGATAATGGAAATCTTACATTTTCGGTAGATGTCCCCGGTATTCCTCCTGATTCAATCAAAGTAGAAGTTCGTGATGGAATTTTAAGTATAAGGGGGGAGCACAAAGAGCGTAAGATTCATAAGAGCTTTACCGTTGATGATAGATGGGCAACAGACGCAATAGAAGCTAAATATGAGTATGGAACTCTTTATTTGACTCTAGGTGAGAGTCCAAAAGTTAAGCCAAAAACAATCCCAGTTAAAACGTAAAACGGAAGTAGACAACCGGGACTGGTTTTTTACAACATGCCACTTGAGTGGGTGAGTAAGAAATGCAGTCCCGGTCTATTTATTAAACCTGTTCACCGTTTAGGTACCATGCTTTTGTATCTTCTCTGGGCCAGAATAGCTTCTCTTCTTCTAGGAACTGGCCTAGTCCTGTACTTAAACTCACTAAGGGATATTTGCTCACCGTTTAGGTGCCATTCTTTAGTTCCGTCCGCCCACTCAACAGCAGGACCATCTTCACGGTGACG